TTAAATACCATGGCAAAATGTTGCCTCTACTGCGGAACACAGGAGAAGATCGTCATAGACATGACGATGTCCCTCGTGGAAGGGGAATCGCCGGTAGCCATCTCCCTGTGCGAACAGCACCAGAACAAGACGCAACTTCCGTCTCTGAAGAAGGCCTACCTAAAGAAGAAACAGGCTATCGAGAAATTGAAGCAGCAAGCCAAGCAATACGGCTTCGACGTCATGGACACTGCCCCGGCAGGGCAGGCTATCAAAGTCTCAGTGCCCGCTAAGGCTGCTGGGCCTACTATCGTGCACGTCCAGAAATCTGGAGAGCAGACATCGCAACCTGCGCCCCAGGCTGCGCCGGCTTCACAGCAATCAGACGCTCAATCTGCCGTTTCTACGCAAGGAAGGCCTCTACTTGCCAATGTTCCGGAGGATACCGAGGCACCCAGATTCGCTGCTCACGAAATCGACAAGAAGAAGGCACCAAAGGTCCTATCAACCACGGAGCAGATTTACGAGCGTGGAGACGGCCTGCCCATTAAATTGCCGAAGAAGATCGTGAGCGAGGCGGGCGAGACGAACATCCGGGTAGTCCAGACCGGTGGGGACGCTGCTATGCAGGCGCGGCTCAAGAACCTGAAAAGCCAACTGGACCAGAACGAGAACGCGCACTCCTTCAACAAGGACGGATACGCCCTGCGGACATGCACGCTCTGCCAGGGAAAGGGGAAGACGGCCATCAACGGTCAGATATGTACGAAGTGCAACGGAGCTGGTGAGGTGTCGAAACTCTAGGGCCTGTCGAATTTGCCCTTCCTCTGAAGGAAGCCGGAGTGCCTTGAGCCCTTCCGCTTCGGTCCAGCGTCCCCGCCCATCAGATCCCCGCCTAATGGACTTCCGCGGCCAATCTTCCCCTGTACGGCGCCAATCGGCGCATTGAAGTAAATCCGATGCCTCGGCTTGAGCGGCGTATCTTGATTACCAGATCTCTGTGGCAGGAGCTTCTTTTGTGCGGGGTATGATCTAAGCGGGTCCTGCATTCTCTTGAAATACCGCAGACCCATGGCTTGCTTGAGGTCGCCTGCTGTGGATTCGAATAGCGCGGTCAGTCTCATTTTGCAGCTTTTAGGGCCTTGTCCCTCTCAGGTTGTGGGTTTGGCCCGCCCCCGGTCCAGGGCGGCTCGTGAGACATTTCGTGCTTGTCGGCATTGGAGGTGAGGTCGACCAGCTCGTCCATCCGCGGATTCCAGCCAGCAGCCCTCTCTCCGCCCTCCACCAGCTCCTTGATAACCTTGTCGACTGACTTCAGGGCGAGGTCGCGGTCCTCTTGCGGGAGGCCCATGGAGCGCATTTCGGTGTCCATCGCCAGCTTGAACGTCGGATCGTCGATGTACTTGTGGCAGTGAACCTTGCTGAATGCGGCAGTGAGGGAGTCGGCGAACTTACTTTCGGAGATCGCAAGCTGGTACATATCGTCGATGGTCTCTCGATGGAACTGCATGAAGTGAGAAGACTCCCGCTTCACCTGGTCCGGCTTGTGATAAGCCAGACCTAGCCTAGCATCCTGGTGCAACATGTTGCGGACGGCTTCCAGGAGGAGCTTCTCACTAGCGTTCATGGCAGTCTCCATTTAATGGTCAACATATCTTTGAGGAAGGCTTTATGTTTAGACAAAATGACATCGTCCGTTTGAAGGAAGAAAAGCACGTCAAATATGTCTCCGGCCCAAAGGGCAGGCCAGCCACGCCCAAAGGGGATTGGATAGTCGTCGGTTCCATGGGTGCGGATCTCATGCTGGCTAGAAACAATACTATCATCCGAATTCCCATGGTCGACGTCGTCAAAATCGCTTCGTATGACATGGGCAGGATTCTCAAGGCAGTCGACGACGCAAAGCCAGTATTTTAATTGAGCGCGGCCCCTTTAAGAGTATCCCATGGCGAAAGAAAAAGATGAGTCCCAGGACTTCAAGGCCGAAGAGCAGGCCATCAAGCACGCTTGGGATTCCGTCGAGAAGGATTTCGGCAAGGGGTCTGTCATGCACGGGCAGACCATCATCCGCGACGTTGAGGCTATTCCGACGGGATCCCTTCGTCTGGACATCGCCCTCGGGATTGGGGGAGTTCCTCGTGGCCGTATCACGGAAATCTATGGCCCTGAAGCGTCAGGGAAGACGACGCTCTGCATGGAGATCGTCAAGAACGTCCAGGCCGAGAAGGGCCGGGCAATGTTCGTCGACGTCGAGAACGCCTTTGACTCTGCCTACGCCAAGAAGATCAACTTGGACATGGACAAGCTCTACCTTTCCCAGCCAAACAGCGGCGAACAAGCCTTAACCATCGTCGAGAGGTTCGTAGCATCGAATGCCATGGACCTTATCGTCATCGATTCCGTCGCCGGCCTGGTCCCCCAGGCAGAATTGGAAGGCGACCTCATAGATAAGCAGATGGGCGCCCAGGCAGCCCTCATGTCAAAAGCCTTACGCAAGCTGGCGCCCATCGTAAACAAGACGAAGACCTGCGTCATTTTCACGAACCAGCTGCGAGAGAAGATCGGAGTCATGTTCGGAAATCCGGAGACGACATCCGGAGGCCGCGCTCTGAAATATTGGGCGTCTGTCCGGATCGAGATCAGGCGCCTTTCGACCGTCAAGGAAGGAGACGATGCCGTCGCCATCATCGTCCGCGCCAAGGTCCAGAAGAACAAGGTCGCCCCGCCGTTCCGCCAGGCCGAATTCAAACTCGTCTTCGGGAGAGGCATCCAAAGGGAAGCTTGCATTGCCGACATGGCGGAGCAGTGTGGTATCCTGAAGAGGGCCGGCGCCTGGATTTGCTTCAAGGACGAAAAGATTGGGAACGGCATAGATCAAGCTCTTAAATTCCTTGTAGAAAGGCCCGAGATAACAGCGGAACTGGAGAACCTGGTCCGGGAGGAGATCCGGAAGAGGGACGTGATCATCAGCAAACCGGAGGAGGAAGCGCCGGAGGAATAAAAGATACGCCAGGCCCAATAGGAGTCTGGCTATGGCTATTGTCAGCGCATTCCGGATCGATGACGTCGTGTATCTAAGGTCCTCGGCGCAGATCGGCTTCCTGGAAGCCTACAAGATCAGCGGGATCTTCCAGCTCAGGAACGACCGATATGTTTACACGATCGACATCAACAGGAGGCCGCCGTCCGCTCAGACGCTCGGCGACCATATTGACCTGAAGCGCATCCAGACGCTCTACTTCACGGAAGATGAACTTCTGACGTTCTGCGAGGCAGAGACGCTCGTCGTGCAAAATCTCGAGAGAAGGTTGCGGGAGGAAAGGGCTCGGCTTGCCGCCAGATGCTCGGTTTCACCGGGATCGGGAAGCACCGGTCCGACTCCGCCTGGAAGCGGGAGCGCCGGATCAACTGGGAGTGCCCCATGAACAGACGATCTCTTTTAAAAGCCCTCACACTCCTCCCATTTGCACCCCTGCTCGGACGCAAGACAGAAGCAGCCATTCCGAATGGAGAAGACGACCTAGCCTATTGGCGGCACAAAGTAGAGCATTGCGAATCGATTGGGGACCATAAGAAGGCAGAGCTTTACCGCAGGAGACTGCTGCTCGCCGAGGACGTCGCTCTAATCCACGACATCCAACGGGCCAGAAATGGTCGGAAATTCTCTATGCACGTGGAACGTGTTGGTCGGGAAACTCTTTGCGTCACGATTCCAGCCGACCTATCGCCCCAGGAGGCCGTGAAGTATCTCGATTCCATAAAGAGACACTTTCGAAAAGTTGGGTGTCGCAATGCACGACGAGGTCTGGCACAAGCATATCTATTTAGCTGAACAAAAAGAATGTCAGACGAACAGACCCTTCACGATAAGGATTCTCGCACGTTCGGCGAGAACGAAGAGCAGGCGATCATAGCGCTGGCCTTCGACCTACCAGAGTTCTTCAGTTCCGTCGTGCCCTACCTCCAGATCGATCACTTCAAGCACATCCCGTCCAAGTTCCTATTCGCCATCATCAAGAAACTCATAGAGAAGCACCGGGTATCGCCGACTCGCGGCCTGGTAAAGGACATTGCCAGGAAGAACCTGACGGTCGATGACGACTACGAGCCGATCATCTCCCTCATCGACAAGCAATCTGATCCTCGGGAAGCTCCGGTCGTCAAGCAGTCCGTCGTCGAATTCGCCAAACGTCGTGCCCTGGGTCTCCTTTACTCCAAAGAAGTCATGGAGGAAGTCTCGCGCGGGAACTTTGACCGCGTAAACGAGATCGTCGAATCAGCCAGGAAGATCACCGACGTCAGCCAGACGGGAATCTGGTTCTTCGAGCGCGCTCACGAGCTCTTCACGGAAGAGAATGAAATCAAGTTCACGACGGGCTTCCCGAAGCTTGATAGGTACATCAACGACGGCGGGCCTACGATAAGCGACGTCTTCGTCTGGATGGCTCCGACCAACGTCGGCAAGACTTACATGCTCTGCAACACGGGAGAGGCTAACGTACGGGCTGGGCACAACGTCGTACACTTCTCCTTCGAAGGAGACATCAAGAAGACCCAAGTCAGGTACGCCGGCGCATTCACCAATGTGCCGGTCGTCACGCATATGCATCGGATGGCGCACAAGGATCAGATCACGCAAATCCTGAGCCGATGCAAGGCCCATTATGGAGCGGAACTCGTCCTCTACAAGTTTCCTGCGGACGAGGTCAGCGTAGACACCCTCCATCAGGTCATGGACTTCCTGAGGCGGAACAAGGGCTTCAATCCGAGAGTCGTGATTATCGACTACCTGGAACTCATGGTCTCGCGGAACAAGTTCATGAACCGGGACGATTACGCTAGACAGAAGTCCATCTCCACGGAGCTGTGCGGATTCGCCGACAAGGAAAACGTGGCAGTCTTCACGGCGACGCAGACCAACCGGTACGGCATGAACGAGGAAGAGCAGTCCAGCAAGAAGACGGCCGGGACTGGCGGCGGGAAGTCAATCGACCTGGATAAGATCGCAGAGTCCTTCGGGAAATCTATGCCGCTTTCCTACGTCGTGAGTATCAATCAGACGAAGAACGAATACGAGGCCGGCTACGACGCGAGCCGGGCTGAAAACACAGCCGCCCGAGCGAGACTCTTCATCGCCAAGAATCGGAACGGTCCGAAGTCCGAGACAGTAGCTATCCGTATGAACTACGTCACCATGAAGGCCAAGGAGGACGAGCCGGCCGTCAACATTACGACGGTAGGCGGGAATTCCTAATGCCAACTTACAACTACATCTGCGAACATCACAAGACGGAAGATAGTCAGGATTTCGTCTTCGAAGTCAATCACGGCATGAACCAGAAGCCGGAAGTCCTCTGTCCCCAGTGCAAGAAGCCCTGTAAGAGGACTTGGCTGGGGATGACGTTCCAGTTCTTCTTCCCTGGCAATGGGCTGGTCAGAGATAAGGCAGGCGCCAGGCGTAGTATGAACCTACACCAACTCGAGAACGACGACCCCTATGGTTATATGCGCCAGCCGGGCGAGAAAGCGGACTTGGTGGACAAGCTCCGAAAGGGCGGCAAGCACCAGGGACACCCGAAGGTCATCGCGACCCACGGGATCAAGAAGAAATGAGCTACTGTGGAATGCGTTTTCCAGGGTCGCCAGGTCTACTTCAAATGAAAACGTGGTACAGCGCCATCTGTCGCAAATGTGGAGAGGGCGCGCAGATCTTCGTCTCAAATCCGAGCTGTACTATGGCCTACCTTGGAGAGAAGGATAAGGAGATTCAAGCCTTCCTAGAGAAGCACTTCGGATGTGAGCTCGAGCTCATCTGGCGGGATGACCAACTGGACGCACTCTTCAATTCGGGCTGGAAAGTCAGCATTCTCCCGGGCGTCTGCCGTTATTTCCGACCGGAAAGTATTTCATCTCCGTGTCCAAGCACGCCTTCGTAATGTGTCAGTACACGAAGCAGTCCTCTCGTCCGCTCATGGCTGCCTTCATGGACGACGGGAGTGATGCCGTCAGATCGTACCCCCTGCTTCTCTCTGGCGTCGGTCTCAGCTTGAAGACGGTCTGGGAGAGCGCAAAGGCCATCCTTGGAGAATTCAAAGGGAGTCCTCTTCCCGCCGTAACGATGAACGACTTCAAAACGGTCCTTGATTTCCTGGACCGCGAATGCAACCTACTGGCGCATCCGTTTAACGTCTGGGATTTTGGCATCCCGAAGCAGCCGAATTACGGTACGTTGTCCGCCGAGAGGGCCAAGGAGATCTGCGAGAAGCTCGTCCGTGGCGTTGCCAGCATCCAGCCCGCTCCCTGGATGAAACTGCTCGGAAGAGCCACGCAGGTCTATCGTATGCTCCAGAAGCGTGGCCTCATGAATGGTCACCTTCTCGCCTATCCTCGATATATCCTCAACACGGTCAGCGGCCGGTCAAAGACGCTAGGTTTCAACGTCCAAGGGACGGATGCGTCTTACGACGTAAAGCACCCCGATGAAGAAAAATCCTATTTCATCCATCTGGACTGGATCTCGGCAGATCTTAAGGCTGGTCAGATCCTGAGCGGAGACGAGCTTCTTGCAGAAGCCTTCAGGAAGTCCGACCCCTACACCGTCATGGCGAAGGGAGATCTGACCCGGGCAGACTGCAAGAGCATGATGATTCGCGCTCTCTACGAAATGGACCAGGATAGCCCGGCCCTTCAGTTCTGGCCGGATCTTCAGAAATGGGTCGCCGTCGAGAAGGCTAAGCTGGAAAACAGAGGCTGGACGGAGTCCGTCCTGGGTAGAAGGTTCCGGATGGCTACAGAAGGCGATCCTCTCCACAATATGAGGAGCGTATTTAACGCCTCGCTCCAGGGGACGGTGGTGCACGCCATGCATAGTGCCCTCTGGCAGATTTACAAGGCGATGCCCGACTGCATCGTGGCAGAGATGCACGACTCGATTACTCTGGCGGCGAATAGGCACGCGATCAAGGAGGTTCTGAACGTCGGCGTCGAAGCCATGCTCCATCCGTTCAAGGACATACTGGACAGCAATCCGACGTTTCCGCTCCGGATTTACGTCGGCCGTCATTGGAAGAAATGGAAGCTTTACAAGGAAATCCGATGACAGCTCCCAAGAACAAATGGTTTGCCGACAACATCCCGGAGGACGTTGCGAACATCGTCGTCCGCATCCACGTCAAGGTGCCAGGCGGCGGAACTATCTCTCGGGACTTTAGGACCGACGTAGAAATAGACTACGACAATCTCGAAGAGCAGCTTGCAAGGACGCCAAGCGCCTTTTCCTACTGGGCCGGAGTCATGAGTGAACAGAAGATGGTCGTCGGCGTCTTTGAGCGCAAGATAAAGAGGCGCAGGGCCATCGTCGCAGAGCAGATCCTTAACACGGCAAAGGCGGAGGGTGTCTCCCTGCGCGCCGCAGACATAAAGGAGCTCATCGAAGCAGATGACATTCTAGAGAAGCTGGAAGCGGAGCTCCTAATCGCGCAGAGGTCCTCCGGCAAGCTCTACAACATCGTAGAGGCGTTAAAGATGAAGTCTGAGCACTTGCGGTCATTGGCGGGCTTCAAGAGACAGGAGCTCAGGGACGCCGGCAGCGTGTAAGCCGTATTTCACGGAGAACCATTAAAGGAGGAAGTCATGACCGTGATCCGCGAGAACGAGGACATTGCCAGGATCCGCAAGCTGATGCAGGACAAGAAGGGCGGCGGGCAGAAGGATCCGAACGAGTTCCGGTTCCCCAAGGCCAAGGAAAACGAGACGCTCACCTACTACATCAAGTTTCTACCGCCCGTTCCGAGCATGGGCGACCTCTGGTTCTACATGAACGGCAGCCACTTCCTGGACATGAAGCGGCTGGAATGCCCGCGCATTCATGAACAGGGGGCGGAGTGCCCGCTTTGTCAGCTCGGCTTCCAGCTGATGGACGGAATGGACAAGGAGCAGAAGAGCAAGATCGCCAAGACGTACCTCGCCAGGAGCTACTACGGCGTCAACATCTACTTCCCACAGTCTACCAACGTCCAGGAAGACCTCCGCGGCAAGGTCTTCTGGGCCAACATCCCGAAGACGCTCTACGACAAGTGCGAGGAGTGCATTCTGCGGGACGATGCCGGCAGCGAGGACGATCCCGCGCCGTTCGGCCTGTTCTACGACGAGAAGGCCGGGTACGTCATGAAGGTCGTCATCAAGAGCAAGGGCGGCTACAACAACTACGAGGAGTCCAAGTTCCTGGTCACGACCAAGGGCCCCCTGTCCAAGGACGAGGCCAAGATCAAGGAGATCCTGTCCAGGCGGCATGACGTGCCCACGAAGTTCGCCGCACGCGACCTGGCAGCGCTCCAGGCGAAGGTGGACAACATCCTGAAGAAGTCGCCGACCACCGCTGGCGATGATGCCGGATTCCATGAGGACCACACGGAGGAAAAGCCCGCGGCAGCCAAGCCCGCCCCGGCCGCGAAGCCTGCGGCAGCCAAACCCGCGCCAGCAGCAGCCAAGCCTGCTCCGGCCGCAAAGCCTGCGGCAGCCAAACCCGCTCCTCCTGCAGAGGAATTCCAGGACGAGGTTACGGAGGAAGCCCCTACCAAGCCGGCGAAGCCCGCCACGGCGGCTAAGGCTGCGCCGGAACCTGAGGAATCACCGGCGGATGGCGGGCCGATCGCGGATGCGGAAATCGACAGTCTCTTGAAAGAGATCAAGGACGAGTAGCCGGTCTCTGCTGAAACGTAATCGGAGGCGGGCGCGGGACACCGCGCCCGTTTCTTTATGAAGCATCTGCTGGTAGACGGCCGCAATTCGATCTACCGCGCCATGTTCGCGGGGATGGCGGACCCTGCCTTCCGGAAGTCCGGATTCCATACCGTCATCATCTTCGTCCGGTTCCTCCACCACTACCTCCGCACGTTCAGGCCATCAGAGATCCACGTATTCTGGGATGACAAGCCGGAAAACCTCTGGCGTCGGAAATTCTTCCCGGCTTATAAGGCCCAAAGGAAGGCGGAGCGCGACAAGAGGAACGCCTTTGATGTCGATAAAGTCATGGCGGATTGCGTCAATGTTGCCATGACTATCATACCAGAGATGGGCATCCGGATGTACTTCCGCGAGACCCAGGAAGCGGATGATCTGATCTACGCGTTCATCCAGACCCTGCAGGACAAGGAGTCCGCGACGATAGTCTCCAGCGATAGCGATTTCGTACAACTCGAGAAGGGAAACGTCCACGTCTTCAATCCGATGCACACGGGACACCGGAAGGAATATAGGTATCCTCTTTTAATGAAGTGCATGATGGGCGACAAGGCCGACAACATTCCCGGTTATGTCGGCATAGGCCCAAAGAGGGCTGCGAAGCTCTGCGAGAATGATGGTGAAATGAAGGCTTTCCTGAAGGCCAGGGGTATCAAAACGCTCGTCGACAATAGGTTCCTCATCGACATGTCGAAATGCCCTTTCGTTGAGGACAACGTCAAGTACGTCAAGGCTATTAGGTCCTCGCGTCCTGTCTTCAACGGGCCTGCTATCGAATCAGCGGCCATGCGGCTCAAAATCCGGGGTCTCATTGGGGAATTCCATAGATTCGTCCTCCCATTCAAAAATCTAACCAGGATAAACTAAAGGAGAAAAAGATGGCAAGCGTACATGTCGCCTCCACGATCATAAAGCCGATCGACGCCACGGGAAACGTAGTAGACAAGAACAACACGACTATCAGTGTCATGACCAAGAGCAGCTCGGAGATCCGCGTCGACGTGGCCGGCTTCCCCACGATCGAGGCGTATCTTACAGCTGAATATGCCGATGGGTTTAGGCTTATACACATGGACCAGACCTATATCGTCACGGATAATACGCTAATCGGCAGCAATCCATAACGAGCCAGCTCCCACTGGCTTGACCTAGCTGGCCCGCAGGTTCGTGCTTGCGGGCCAGCAGCGTATATAAGTCAGGGTGAACAATGGGCAATTCGTGGAAAGTCGCTGAGCGAAAAGTAGCCCGTCTCCTCGGCAAGTGGGCTTGTGGAAATGAAGACGCTCTCCGCCGGATGCCCCTCCAGGGGCGCATGATGGAAGAGTATCTCGGCGACATCATAGTAAACGAGGCGGCCCCGGAAGATGTCCGGAAGAAGGGTGCTGCCTTCCTCAGCAAGTTCATGATCGACGTCAAGAAGAGGATAACCAAGCAGAGCGCTACGGGATGGCATTTCGAGCAGTTTCTGACCAGTCCGAAGCACCAAATATTTGCCTGGTGGCGAAAACTCGAGGGAGCGGCAAGGAAATATAAGAAAGAGCCCCTCCTGATTATCACCAAAGGGGACAGAAACTGGTTTATGTTGGTGAACTATGAACTCCGCAGCACGGACCGCGGCAGCCTTGTCGACCTATGGCCACAGAGTAAGATCCTGATAATGTGTGGCGGTCTTTCTTTGTGGGCATTCAACCTGTTTGACTTCCTGAAGATACCCGTGGAGGCCATATGGCCTGTGGAGCCTGCGGCAAGCGCCGAGAGCAGCAAGGCGCAAGCGTAGCCCCAAAGGGCTCACATATTGCCATAGGTCGCCCTGTCATTAGCGTCGGCGTTGCCGAACGCTGCCCCAGGTGCGGCTGGCCTATGAGACGGGTACATAAGTTCGACAGGGAGAAGAGGCAGCCGACGCTCGCCCTGGTATGTATCAACAACCACTGTAGGTTCTCTCAGTGACGCAACTATGCCAATCTCTCCTACTCTGGCTCATGGCCGCCCTGGCCGTCGAGGCCGTCACTGAGATTGTCGTATCATCCAGCCTATTCTTCGGCCTCCGTACCGGCATTTCGCGTCTTCCAGGCCGGATCGGGGCGTTCTTCGGCGAGCTCGTTTCCTGCGGCTACTGCTTTTCCGTTTGGGCAAGCGCAGCCGTGGCATGGGCCCTTCCGGGGGCCCTCTTCCCCGGCGAGTATGGCTGGGTTGTCGATATTGCCTTGCGCACGTTCGCACTTCACAGGGTATCTAACTTTATGCATGGCAAGATAAAGATGGCGTGTGACCGGCCACCCCAGGAGCATGTCCTGACGCTGTTCATCCGGGAGAAAAACGATGACCAAGGAACTGAAACTGGAACCAGTAATAGTCAAGAGCCAAGCTGACATCGTCCAGGCCCTCAAGCCTTTCGTGGACGACAAGCACCAGCTCAGGGCTTCACTCCTGGAAGGCTTCGAACTAGTTAAAAAGCGAAAGCTGTTCAATGAGAAGACGGATTCCGGTCTGGACGTGGACCAGATGCACTTCTGGGTCGATGACCTTATCAAGCAGCGGATGGGTGGCAAGCGCAAGGACATGGTCGTCGTCTGGGAGTTGCCAGAAGGGAAGTTCCAGTTCGAACCTCTAACAAAGAAGCTTTCCGATGCCTGATCAATCAGTGATGGTGGACCTCGCCCATTATGCCGCCATAAGCACTTGGCAGCCTAAGATGGGCGACATCGTAATCTGGCACGGCTGGTTTACGCACTGGTATGGCGTCGTGAACCAGGTCCAGGCCAGTGGGCACGTTTCCGTTATCCGCGGCGGCCTTCCGCTCCTCCTGTTCACGATGGATCAGGATTCCATGCAGAGGAAGACGAAGCTGGTTCACATCACGAAGATCAGGGCGTCCCGAGGCGGAGAATGGGCGGCTATTCAGACGGCCAACAATCAGATAACCTGGTTCGTATGACGCCAACCATCCTCCCCTATGTCCCGCTCCTCGAGCTGAAGGATGTCAAGCCAATTCTCGGGCGCCTTTGTTACTTCATAGAACCCTACAAGCTGGAAGGCGTCGCTGTAGTCATCTATCTGTCCAAAGGGCTCTTTCACGTAAAAGCCAGCAAGTGGAGTGGAATGACGGTCTCTGCTGACCTGGACGTTACGAAGATCAAGAAAGGAACGCTGGAAGCAGATATTCTGGCGAGGTGGATACCGCACATCATCAAGATTATGAAGTATGCGAAGATCATCCAGGCAGAGTACTATTTCAGTGGGATGATGCTCGTGGACGTAAGGCTATCCGTGGACAAGTTCATCGGACCCGGCATGCTCCGGGACCTCTTTGCCAAGACCATTTCCACCCAGAAGATCTTGAAGGTCGCGGCTGCGACGGAAGAGGAAATGAAGGGCATAACCGCGATTCTGAAGCCCTCTGTGTACAAAACTATAGTAGCCGGAGATGATATGGTCCCCCTTTACTGCAAGATATGAAACTCAAGAGACTTCACTCCAACATCGCGGGCGTAACCCTCGTGAGGCCGCTTCCGATGTTCCTAGAAGCGAAGCGAAAGCGAAAGGCGCGCCGCAACAAGTAGATATGTCATGCCCCTCATCGAATTTGTCAATCCGAACCAGCATAGCGTACACTTGATGGGTCCGGACAAGAAGGTCATCGTCGTAGGCGGCAAGCAGAAGGTCGTCCTCCAGGATTGGTTTTCCAGGTATGCGCCCAACTTCATCCGACCGGTCCGCGGAGTAGAAAGGGATTCCATCTCCGTAATCAATCCCAATACGCGTCCGCAAGTCCAAGTCGCACGTGCCACCCGACCCAAGATCCCCACTGGCATAAAAGGAATTCGAGTAGAATATGCGAATCGTGCGATCAAGGTATTGAATGAGCGGCATGGCCATCCGCGCCAGCCAGTAAACATTAGGAACCATGGTCCTATCGTCGGAAAGACGACCTTTCACGGGGAGGTCGCGACAAAGTATTTCCAGATGATCATTCCGTCTTTCAGAATTTGCCTTTCCAACGACATTGGCGTCGGCATCCTAAGTTACAACAGGCTCGGATCCATCCAGCGACTTCTGGCGTCTATTGCGGCTCACACGAACCTCCAGAGAACAACCGTCTTCGTCAGCGATGAGTCATCCCAGCCGGAAGTGAAGCAATGGCTGCGGACCGTCGACTGGATCGTCCTTTTGGACAATCAGGAACGTCTTGGGGTTGCAGGGAATACAAATCGCCTCATCCAATGCCTAGATAGGTTCAGACATAAGGTCATCCTCAATGACGACGTCGAGATCCTGGCCAATGGTTGGGAGCAGTTTTATCCGGTGGCTACGGCCGAATCCGGGATCCATCATTTCTGCTTCAGACAGCTTGGCGTCTATGGCGCAGCAAAGACTGGCGTCGTAGAAACCAGAATCAAGGGCAGGCTCATCAAGTCGGTCCATGATAAGCCGCAGGGCGCCGTGATAGCCTACGACGATGCCGCGGCCAGGGCCGTCGGCTTCATGGACGAGTCTATGGGGCTCTATGGAATGGAGCACGTCGACTGGTCCAATCGCATATCCCTTTCCGGCATCCAGCCGCGAGGGTTCCACGACGTGGAGGGCTCGGAGCAGTTCTTCAAGCTCCATAATGAGTCTTCCGCCGTCGAGGGCAGGGTTCAGCTGCTGCTCAAGGCGCGAGAGCTCTGGGAAAGCGTAAAGACAAATCCTGCTCGAATTCACGTCCAGCGCACGCCGCGTTCAGACGTACCGAGCGTAAGCTGCGTCATTCCCTGCCGCGGTTTGGAAAGACAGAAGTCTGTCGATGCGGTCATCGCCTGTATCAAGGGCCAGAACTTCCCCGCCGTAGAGATCCTGGTCGTCGAGCAGGACGAGACGGAGAAGATCCGCCTGAGCCAGTTCGCTCGGAAGTTATTCATCAGGGCACCACGCGAACAGCCTTTCTGCAAGGCAGTCGCCTTCAACAAAGGCGTAGCAGAGACGAAGCATCTACAGCTGGTCTTGCAGGACGGGGACATTATCTTCCATAGGGATTATCTTAGAAAGCTCATGGGCGTGCTGAAAGGGCAGCAAGGAGCCCACATCGGCAAGGAAGTTATCTACATGGACAGCGCTAGCACGAGTGAGATTATTTCCCAATTCAGAATCAGCGAGAGCCTGAAGTCGAGCCAGGTCGTCGGTTATTTCGAGGGAGGCTCTCTGGCCTGCACAAAGCAGGCGTACTTCGCCTGCGGCGGGTTCCTAGAGGAGTTCATCGGGTACGGATGCGAGGATTGCGACTTCTTCAATAGGCTCAAGAACCTCGGAAAGTTCTTCGACGTGCGGACGGAGGCCTTCATCCATCTAGATCATGGTCGCCCGCCGGGATGGAAGGAAATTCACGTGAAGAATAAGAAGCTCTTCGCCAATCTCAAGGTCGGGCATGACATGACCCAATTGTCGGGATATTGTCGCGGAAAGCTGCGTACTGCCGGGTACGGCCCCCTCATGGATAGCCTGGGCATTTAGATTGATGTGCTCGGAGCATTCTTTTAAATTCAATTAACGCGTGATAGCTCCGAGCCAAATTGACCCACACGCATACCAATTGGATGTTATCCTTTAGATAGCCAGTCGAATTCTCTATCCTGTCGATGCTACAGGAATTTAGATGACCTCCCTGGAGTCTCATCGGCACTTTCGTGATAGCGCATCGTCCTTTTTGACTCTTATAAAGATCACATAAGAAATAGAGCGTTAAGTTATGGTTAAAACCCTTTCGTCTTTTGAATATTTTGCTATGAATACGTTGTCTTATTACTCGGAATAAATGCCTGAAGTATGTTCTGATTTTGGTATCATTGGTATTGTATTCCCGACCGCCGCCATTTCTAAACTGTTTTAGTGTTTCTCTAAATTCTCTGGCCGTATGTCTTCGACGGCCCAAATTTACCCATTTGCATACCAGTCTAATATTTCCTTTGTTATACCCCATATTGTTATCGATGCGGTCAATAGATACTGAAAGAAGATGTCTAAAGCAGTGTGTCATTTTAATGCCGGTGGCTTTACATCTTCCATTTTGACGTTCCCATAGCTGCATTAGGTATTCAATGCCAAAATCGCAAGGTTTTCGTAGCCTTGCCAGAGCGGATCTGAGGAAGTTTTCCGGAGTGCTCTCTCTGTGTTGTTTTATGGAGTCGTTGTGCTGCCGTCGCCTAGCCGGGCTACTTTGCCTTTCTCTACTTTCTAGTCTTTTCTTTAATTTCCTACACTCATAACAAATATTCTTGCGTTTTGGTCTGAAGCGGGATAACTCGGTAGTGCCACATACGTTGCACCTTGGGGTAAGATTAGTTTGGCTTCTTGATAAATGTTCCCTTGCGCGGCACCCACAATGTGGCGGGTATGATTTTGCCACATAATTCACTTCTGATATGCACTTTACGCATTTATTACCACATTCGCAGTAGAATTTATAGAAAACGCGCTTTGGTTCATGTTGCATATGAAAAGGGCGACTCACCACTTTTAGATGGCCGACGATAGTACCTATCTTTAGTCGCCGATGCTGCGAATCTATTGGCAAAAAGTACATAGATGATATGCGCGTGCTATTACCACATAGACCCGGGGGCGCTTTCAGCTTCATATCAGATGGATGGCTCAATGCCTTCATTGCCGCGGGTCACCAAGCGCAACGCTGGGACGGCAAACAAAGCTCCTGGAATATATTTGATCCGGATCTGATAATCGCATGTTCTGGCCACCGCCAACCCATACCCGCACCGCGCGGCAGAACAAAATTGGCCGTCCATGTGAACCCTTACGGGCCAGAAAAAATTAAAGGCATTGATGAGCCACAGGAGGCTATAAACTGGACTCTCGCGCAACGGCCAGATGCCGTATTCGGATACGGCCACAAAGACGACGGGAGATTCTGGGAGTATTGGACTTCAAAACATGGCATCCCTTGGGTGCCGATGGCTACGGCCGGGGATGCCACTGTCTTCTATTCCAGGCAAGGTCTAACAAACGCCCCGGTGCCGCGCGACATCCCCATAGGGTACGTTGGCGGTCGCTGGGATTACAAGGCCAAGAATTTGGACAGATACCTGTTCCCCCTTTTCTCAAACAAGACACTTGGCTGTAAAGTCCATGGCTGGGGCGGTTGGCAGCCCGGGATCAGCTCTGGTGTCATTCGGGACGAGGACGTGGCTGGTTTCTTTTCGAGATGCCGAGTCTGCCCCTGCGTTGCCGAACCCCATACCACGCAATGGGGAATAGATTTACCAGAGCGGGCATTCAAGGTCATCCTCTGTGGCGCCCTGGCCGTCCACGATCCTATAAAGGGCCTGGAACGATTCTCGCCGAACATCGTTATGGCGAATGGGCCGATGGAGTTCATAGAGCTCTGTGTCAAATGGTCCAGACCGGAGATGGAACCACAGCGGCAGGAACTCGCCCGGAGACAGCGAAGGGACATCCTGGACGGGCACACTTATTTCCACAGGCTGGCGGGGTTGCTGAGGACGGTAGGATTTGTAGGGGAGGCGGATAAGATGCTCGAGCACGCCAAATCAATAATCTAAGTCGGTTTCTCCTCCTTCTGTTCCGCTTCCAGCTTCGCGACGAGTTTCTTCAGATCCACGAGCGGTACCTTCTCCAGTTTGATGCCTTCATCCAGGAAGGCGAAGTCCACTTTCTTCTTCCCGATCCCATCCAGGACCTTCCGGAGGGCCGCCCCAGAGGCCTTCATCCAGAATTGGGCCTTTTGCTGGCTAAGCTTCCTACGGTATTCTATCGCAAGCCTAATGATAATGAGGTCCCCGTCCGCGAGGGAAAGTTTTTCTATTACGGATTTCAAGAGAGCGTCCTTGACGTCGGGCGCTGGTTCGCCGCCAGGCAGATAGGGTGGTTTCGGAGATCCGTTGTTCATGGGGGTCCCTTTTGGATTATGCGTGTGAAATACAGGTAGCCATCGCTATCGTCCTTGCGGACACGAGGATGTTGCCGATATAGAGTTCCTCGACGAGGACAGCCGGCTTGCTCTTGTCGCTATGGAACCAGGATTTGGCAAGGAGGAGGGCTTCGTTGGGCCTATACTGTCTTTCTGAGTGCGACCAGGCGAGATTTTGTGGCAGGAACGGATGGCCTTCTATGCTCGCCATCTCGCGGTAAGCCCTGTAGTATCGTTCCTCTTTTCCCGTTGGGATGAATTGTGATCTGTCGAGATGCGCTGCAATGAAGACCTTTCCGTTACCTGTACCGCACGGAGAACCCGTATATCTGACAGTGTAAATAAGGGTGCCGGCGCTTTTCATGTCATTAATATCGGAAGAGCTACAGATGACGTCTTCTTTGGACGGAGGGAAGAGAGAACCATCCCTGACGTCGGCCCCCAGCCGAACGGCAAAATGGCTGATTTTCATACAGATATTTAAAACAGACTTGGATTCTGTTGTCAATCATTTGTGTATCTAATAAATATGGAACCACTTCGCCTCAGGCTCGTGAAGCAGGCAAAGGAAGAGGAATCAAAGTACTTTCAGAAGTATATCGTCATCAAGAGAGAGAAGATTGGCGGCCTATTTGCCAAGTTCATGAAGGCCGTCTTCAACGCAGACATCGGCCCCCGGGAAATCGAGACGTTCAAGAGTACGCTGGATGGCATGATGAATCTCCAGGGCCTCCACTATTTCGTCGTCAATCTGGATGAAAAAGAAGGCCGGGAAGCCATGATCCAGTACTGGCTCTTGAAAGGCTATCCTCGCGAAGAGATAGAGAAGTGCATCCCAAGTTTAAAGGAAGAAGCCAATGACCAAGCCAAAGGCAAAAGCTGAGCAGAAAAAGGAAGTCCCACCGTATCCGGTCGTCCCAGCAGACCTCCGGGAGATGGCAGGCCGGATTCAGTTTAGCCTGAAGCCGAGTCCCTTCGTAGCGGACAAGGCTGCGGACGACTTCGCTACCTTCGTGACAGCGAACATCAACCATAGCGCCCTCCGTATACTGTCTCTGGAAGCTAAGGTGAATGGCGACAACCCCACGGTTGCGATCCAGAAGGCGGATGAAGCCTTCGGCGGAGTTGCGGAATTCATTTTCGTACAATGCCCGTACTGCCACATCCCACTTCACATCATCGACAACATACACCTCGCGAATTGCCCCGAAGTCCAGAAGAAATATTCCGGCAAGACGGAGCTCTGGACGACTGGACAGTGCCTGAAGGATTTCCCGGATACCCAGATGAGATCCTGGCTTGCTTCCTACATTGCACATCTTTCAGTAATGGCGCCCGGCCCGGTTGCTGAGACGAGCCCGATTCCGCCGCGTCCGGCAGTCATCGACAAGCGCAAGGGGTTGAATGCGATTCAGCCCAAGATCCGCGTCGTGGGGCAACCTATCCGGGTCCAGCCACAAGTTTCTGCGGTATCGCAGAGGAAGGGATTCGTACCGCCGCGGATGCAGAGAGGGTTCCGGAGGTGATTACTTCTGGCTTTTGAAGAACTCGACTTCGCCTAGGCGCTTTACGGCTCCCTTTCTCGACGAAGACGTGCCGAGATTCTTCCCCTTCTTGGAAAGGACTCGCCATTTCCCGGGGCCGATCTTCTTGATGCGTTCCAGAATCACATCTTCGGCAAGCAGCTCGAGTTTCATAAGGTAGCTTTGCTGTGATCACGCACAAGGAATGTCGAAAGAACCTCGGCGGATGCGGGCAGGTCAAGACGGTCGAGGAATTTGGCGTGGACGTCAAGAACTGCGATGGCCGTAGAAACCTTTGTAAGATCTGTGCGAACGCGAGAAGAAGAGCGGCATACAAGACCAAAGGACCTACCGAAGCTTCTGCGCCCCCGGCATGACCTCGAGCACGGCATTCTTCGCCCAGTCCCAAATATCCAATCTGAGATCCTTTAGCCCTATCGACGTGATAGGATAATTCTTGGTCTCTACCACTTTCTCTTTTTCTACCGCTTGCACTACCATGATTGGGCCCGCTTGTACGCGCCTCTCCTTATTTAAAACGCCGAAGATTGTCCTGGCCAGGAAGAGGGGTATGCTCTGCGTAGCTTGTTCCGCCTTCTGCATGATATCCGCCCACTTTTCATCCCTCGATTTCTGCTTGCCGGGCTTACCCGTTCCAAGGCTTATGAGATAAGTCCTCTCCGCGACGGGCCTGCCACCGGCGCCGGCGCTTACGCGGCATCTTATGACGTCGTCGCGGATGGTGTCGCTAACGGGGCTGGGCCAGTTAAACTGGAATGAGTGGAAGTCCTTCCCAAGTCGCTTAATTCCGGAGAACACCTCGCTCTCCAGTATCTTAGCGACTTGGAGGATGTCTATCTGGCCTGCTTCGGCTTCATGTAAAAGACAAAGTCTCATAGCGTATATTTTCTTTGTATTTAAGAAACGGAGCGGGAAAGATACAACATGGGCAAGATAGTCGTCCTGCACGACAAAGAGCCAACTCGGTGCCTAGTAGGCACCATAAATCTGAATCAGGACGGGCGCTTTCCTGTCTTCGCCGCTGACTATCGCCAATCAGCGAACCAAGAGAGCGCAAGCAAGCTTCTTCGGTTCCTGTCCGGGCAGCAATTCATTATCCTAAGGATCTTCAGTAGTACCTACCACGTGTTCGTCGATGAGGATGTGGCGGTCCCGGTCGCAATCGACGGGAAACTCTGTGCCATAAACTGGCGTCTAAACTACCAGCCCAATGAGTCAGATCACGTTGCGTTCTTCAAGGCACTTTTGGAACACGGAAGCTGGGTCCTTTGCGTCGTCACGCAGGACAAGGTCCTTCGGACCGTCGTCGGACCCCGATGCCAAATCATAACTTCCAGCGTCGTGGATGCTACGTTTGAGAATACAGAAATTTTCGATCGCATTAGCACATAGGAGCTAAAATGCCGAAGACAACGGAAGACCGCCGGATTCTGATCATGGCCCGCGATTTCCTACAGGATGGGATTCAAGGAAACCCGGATGCCGGAGATAACGCTACAGTAGTGGATTGGGACAGGTATGACAAGGTCATGTTGAACATCAACGGCTATCTGAACAAGACCCAGAAGAAGGCTCCGAAGAGATGAGGATGGAAGAAGAAGTGTTCAGATACCAGGCCCTTATCGTAGCTCTCGTCGTGAGCATTATTCTCATTGTCGTAGACCGCTTCAGAAAGAAATGATCCGATTTCCGAGTTCGCCGATCGGACCAGAAGCTATCTCGCCCGCCTTCCTCCCGTCCAGACGCCATTCCTTCCCGTCCCAGACCAGCACGCCAAATCCCTGGATGGAGATCTTCTTGCCAAGGCCCTCTGCAGTCAGCGTGACCTCCCTGACCCCATTCACGGGGGCGGAAGAGACGGAGACCTGGACCGCCTGCGGCGGGTTATTGAACCCCTGATTACCAGGGGTCCAACCGCCCCAACTGCCCTGACTGCCTCCCTGGTAGCCTCCAAGACCCTGCAAGCCCACAGACCCTTGCCAGCCCACAGACCCTTGCCAGCCCTGGACTCCCGGGCCGCCCACAAGCCCTTGTACGCCCAGAGGCATGTAGACTTCTTCGTCTACCGCCAACGGATTCCAATTAGGATTGACAGCTCCGGGAGCTGTGATCGGCTTCGGGAGGATACTTGCCTTTCCCTTCTTGCTTGTCCATTTCTTGATGAGTTCTGCTAACGGGCTCATGTTAGATCCACCTTTCTGCCTCCCATCTTGCCAAGCGGCAATCCCGACGGCTTGTCTATGACCGCGGGAGGGGAGAGTGGGTCGCCAAAAATAGGAACCTGCTTGCTTTCCAATTGCAGGATCTTGCTTTCCAATTGCAGGATGCCGAGCTGCTTCAATTTCTGCAGCGTCGCCATATCGCAGTTCTTCAGGACCTCAGCGGTGATGACGCCTGGCAGGGTTGCCGCGCTTGGCTGGACAGGCATTTGTGGCGCCGGAACTAGCTCAAACGTATTTGGATCTAGGACGGTGAGAGGACTTTGGAGCTTTTTTACGGCCTTCGTAATCGACTCGAGATTCTTCATCGCCTCATCGAGCTGTTTTTGCACATTTGGCGCGCCTTCTTTTTGGGCCTGCATTTCCTCTCGCATTTCCTCCGCGACCTGCGGAAGAAATACCTCCATATCCTTCAAATTAAACGTACCTTCGAAGGTATCCTGCGGATCAGTTCCTTCCCGCGTGACCACGATATTAACATTCCAGTTGCTCTTGATCGGCCCAACGGTAATGTCGTCGAGGAGGATGTTGCAAAGCCCGTTCCAGCTATCCTGCACGTCCACTGTCTTCTTGACGACCAGGGCCGGTTCATAAGGCGTGCCCATGTTCGTTATCTTGATCTTGAAGACCATCGTCTTCTTTTCGAGCGATTCTGCGATCTTCTGAATTTCGTCCTTCTCGGATAGGTCCATCACCTTAGCGATGCAGGAGGGACCGAAGTCCGTATCGATCTGCCCCCGGATGGTTATACCGATTTTGTTCCACTTTTTGTCTAGTGCGGTGAAGAATATTCCCGCAGAACTCTGTTTCTTGGAGAAGAACTGTCTATATCCATCTTTTGAGAGGGGAGGACCATCGTTGAGTTTCTGTATAGCCTGGAAGTCTGCGGCCTTCTGCACATAACGACCCTGGTTGCCGCCTTGGCCGCCCTGGACTCCAGCCCAACCAGATAGAGGCATGGGAGACATGGCTTTTAAATACGAGACAGTGAATTATTGACGCCAAACGAATCTTGTGGTTTGATGCCGCCATGGAAACAACCTGCAGGTACTGCCAGGGCGTGGCCGAACGCACAGAAGATAAGTGGGATGGTGCCTATGTCTGGGTCTGCCACGGATGCATACGGAGGATGATCTACAACTTCCAGTACAAGCTTGTCGGGATCTCGCCGGGCATCAAACCTCGCCCAGCAATTGATTTAGTCTCTGCCGTAAAGACTCTGGGTATCCAGTGCGTGAAGGAAGTGGAGGCGGCTCCTCAGGAGCAGCATTAGGGAGCGGAGGCGGCACCTCTGCCTTCTTCTCCGATGCCAGGTTCGCTACGGCGGCCCGCACGTCCTTCTCGATCGCGGCTTCCCATTCGCCGCGGACGTTGTTGTGCCAGAGGTTCTTGGGAATCGTCACGCCGCCCACTTCCCACTCCAGGACTTCTATTTCTGCCTTCTGGCCCGGAGCCGCGACCGCAACGCCATCCGCCGCGATGGGCCTCTTCTTGCCGAAATCCGGCTTGTCATGCTTGAGCTCGGCCCGCCAGTCCACCTCGATGATGTCACCGACCGAGCGGTCATTGGTAAGCTTTACATCGAAGAACGTCCGCGGATCGAGAGCCATCGCATGGCGCCCGGAAATGACTTCGTTGATCGCCTGTTCCAGCCGTTCCAGGAATGTCATGTCTGATCTTTGCTAAAATAGGGGACTATGCTTCCGTTATGTGCCCTATAGAGGACGGCGTCGGGCCATTCCTTCCCGATCGCGTCCAGGACAGTCGGCTCGTCATCAATTACGAACTTGGGTATGTAATTCTTCCTTCTAATGGCATCCACCTTGTATTCCGGCGCTTTTAGCATCCGCTGGCCTTCCGGCTTCAGGATGATGTCCGTCAGCGGAATGCCTTTGAGTATCTTCATGGCGCTGTTGATCATCTTTTCCGGCCGGCCGGAGACGGCTACCACGGGGAGGCTTGACTTGCTGGCCAGGATACGGATGAAATCGTAAATGGCTCTATGTGGCGCATCCAGATGCGTGAAGGCGTCGTCCAGGAACATCTTGAAGAACTGACTGACCTTGTCCCTATCCTCCTGGGATTGCTTCGCCTTCTGTTTTAGGGCATCCAGCTTTTCTTCCCAGTCCTCGGGGGTGGCCTCGATGTCGAGCTGCCTGAGGGACTCTACTGCCCGATTCCCGACCGCGACGAGGGTATCGTCGATGTCGGTTATGATGACCTCGAGGCCGAGGACTTCACAGAGCAGACGTTCGAATGCCATACGATACTTTTGGTTCGTATTTTAATTCCATGGACGCGCCAAAAGCCAAAAAGTATTCCTTCATCGACGAGGTTGGTTATGTCCCGAATGAGATTATAAAGAAATGGGCGGGGGTCATAGGTAAAATACCCAAAGGGCCTCTGCCCAAAATCATCTCAAGCCAGGAAGAATTCGTAAAAGAGTTCGGCACACCCTCACCCGCAAATTCATTCGAGAAGAATTTTACATTTCCCTTGCTCAAGACTTCGCCGATAGTCTGGTCAGCGTGCAACCAATGCCGACACCGTCCATGAAAGGGCTGAAGGCAGCCTGGTCCGTAGAGGCTGTGGAAGACCTAAAGGCGGTTCACGGCATTGACATAGGAGAGCGACTTCAAGAAGAACTGATCCAGGCAATGTCCCAGCAGATGGCCAAAGAGGTCGATGAACAGATTCTTAAAGACCTTATAGAGCAGGTCCAGGAAGCGAAGCGTAGGGTGGCGATAAAGGCAGAGGAGAAGAGAAGGGAAGCCGTGTGGCGCAGTACTTTCAGCGTCATTGGCCGGAGATATTTGGACCCGGAAGAAATAAGAGCCGAAGAAGAGTCGGAAATCGAGACAGTGGAAAGAAAAGTCATCGTGGTCGTGCCGGACTTGCCGTTCGGATTAGGCTGTAGGCGGGTTCTGGTCTAGATTCGGCAACTCAGGTGGGGCTAGCTGCACAGACTCCCACCGCGGACAGCTCATGTCATCCCAGGTGCCTTCCCGGGTATTGGGATTATCGGGAAAAGGCGGCTTCATAGCGCAATCCCCGCAATTCGTCTGTTGGAATTGCGTATAATGCTTGCACGTCCCGCAGACCTTTTCTTGATCTGTCATGTTAGCTCCCCAGCTTGCTCAGGACCTCTTCCGGATTCGCAGCGAAGGTCCTTTCCTGCCCGGTGGACGGTTCCCTTCGGAAGCCGAGGTTCCTGTAATACTCTTCCATCCCGGCAATACTATTCAGCCAGATCTGCTTCCCGGCTGTCCTTGCCTTCCCGGCCAGGCGTCTCAAAAGCATCGATCCGGCACCCTTCTTCGTGGATCCGAACATGTGCATCCAAATGACCTTCGGTTCCTCAGACCAGGACATGGCGCCGATGACCTCGTCGCCGTCCAGCACGGCAGTCCGCGCCATGTCGTCGTTGGTCAGAGCCCCTACGACGAAATTATTATTCTCCTTCTCCAGGTCCACTTGGTCGGCTAGCTCGGATTTCGCACCCGGGCGCAGCTCAACAATGCGATAAGAAGGATCGGCTTCTGTCAATAAGGATAAGCGCATAAAATAACTTTGCCAATGGAAGAGAAGGGGAGCGTTAGAGGGCGACCGCGGTGAGCTTCTTCTCGAGGTCTTCAAGTGTACTGTCGTTCTTCACGACTTCGTCTGCGTCGTCTGCGACCAGTTCGTCGGAAAACCCGCCATCGACGCCGGGCCTGTCTACCCAGATGACCTTATCGAACAGAGGCCTGACGACTCCGAGTTGCCTTCTGGTCCGTACCCCGGAGACGACATCCGCCTCCCGGACCGCCTCATCTACTGGATAGGCTGCGTCCTTTTGCTGCCTAGCAAGGCCATACTCCCAGAGCTGCTTCCGATATGTCTCCTTATCGGCCAGGATCTTCTCCGGATCGAGGCCTTTCTTGGCGGCGAAGTCGCGGATGATGTATTTAGAGGTGCTATCGACAACCTTGACACCCAAGATCCTGCCGAGCATCCGGGTTGCTTCGGTCTTGCCGGACCGCGTGTATCCGAGGACGAGGATTTTCATGGTATTTAAATACTTGAACGGATATTCCAGTACCTGGTTTAATATCTTTGCAAACGTATCTAACTCCTCCAGGAGGAAGCCATGGAAGAATTGATGGGACAGCTCCGGCTGCTTCAGAAACAGGATCTGGAGCTTGAGAGGGCCAAGAAGCGCCTGCGCGAAGTCGAGAAACAGGCCATAAAAGCAGCCTTGACTGTCATCGGCCTCGTCCTTTCCGCGGTCCTCTTCGGCCTGGCTATCGTCTATTTGGATCTTGATACGCCGATCTGTACCTACCATCTGCTCCTACTATCGCCTTTCCCCTTCATGTGCTGGGTTCAAGGCGTTCAGGGGAAGGAATGGGAAAAGTTTAAGAAGGATATGGAATACCCCGGATGAAGCAAAAGAATGCCCTGGAGTCCGGCTTCTGCACGGCGCTTCGCTGCCGCGTGTTCGTCAGGAATGGAGATGGTGTGCAGTTCGTGGACGGAAAGAAGGAAATCCAGCGCTATTGCTGGAGGTGCTGGCTGCGCAAGGTCTTGGACGAGATCATGCCGATCAGGAGTTGACCAGCCGTATTTCATTTCGGGTGGCGTGCGGGGTCTGCCGAATAAGTGCCTTGTGGCACAAATAAGGCAGGGCGGCTCGAGCCGACACCATACCTCGCGCGCCGCCCGCCCTCGGAGGCTAGACAATGGGTTTAGACGAACCTGTTTGTCGTAGATGCGGAAGACGCGACTGGCCACGCGAGTGCCACGAGGGCACGTGCGCCTATGCTGACGCCGTCCCCGTCGAACTGGGTCCTGGTACCCAATATGGACCAGACCCGGAAGCGTCACCCTTCTACAAAGAAGAAACTAATAAGCCCCATATCGTAGGCGACCATGTCCTTGAGCTCCCTATCAGCCATCCCGAACTCTTGGAGAAGCTCAAAGTCGTAACTGCAGAGCGGGATGCCCTGAAAGCCGACGTCAAGCGGCTGGGTGGGACGCTGGGGGAGAAGATGCTGGAAAAGGTGGACGGGGCTCTCAAGACTCTCTCCGCCGTCGAGGACTCACGGGAAGCCTACCATAAGGAGCTGGTGGCAGAGAATGAGAAGCTGAGGGAAGATGCCAAGCGGCAAACAGACCTCGCCCAGGATTATCGCGAGGACAATCGAAAGCTCCGGGGCGCGGTGGAGGATCTCCGGGCGCTATTCGCCGAGGACCGGTCCTACGATGACAAGAGCATCCTGGACCACATGGACATAGCGGGGGTGTTGCTTCACAATAAGTGTGGAGAGGTGGGATTCGTACTCAGCAATAAGTTCTCCGGCTGGATCAAGAAGGCGCAGGCCGTCATATCGGGAAAGGCATGAATAACAACATCCTGATCGCAGCGCGCGTGGCGGCTGGCTACCACCAGCAGCAGGTCCGTAAATATACCGGTGCCCCGTACATTGTGCACCCCGCCCGGGTGGCTGCCCGCCTGACTCGTCATCCCTTGGGGACCGAGGAAGGCGTCTGTGCGGCGTGGCTTCATGACGTGCTGGAGGACTGCCCCCAGGCCAGCCCGCGCGATATACGGCTCTCGTTCCATACTGACTACTTCCTGGGGAAGAAGACTGGCGATGAGTGTCATTTCGGCGAGCGGGTGGCCGACCTGGTCCTGGAACTCACCAATCCGTCCAAGCAGCACCCAGAACTGCCCCGGGCCGAACGCAAGAAGATGGACCGGGATCACCTGCTTACCGCCTCCGTGCAGGCTAAGCTGATCAAGCTAATAGACCGGACGGACAACCTCCTGGAAATGGGCGATGCGCCGGCGGATTTCGTCCAGGTATATGGGGAGGAGTCCAAGCTCCTGTTTGAGGTGCTGAGCGGCACGGATGTGGGGCTCGAGCAGGAATATATCGCCGCCCTGCACGCCGCACTCAGGAAAGTAGGACGCCCATGACGAGATGGACTGCACTAGCCATCTACGAGGGAGGCGACGACATCAAGTGTGAGGTGGGAGGCCCCTGTACCGAGGAGGGCAAGTTCACGGGCTGGATCCAGCTATACCGCGACGGGATCCTTCACACGCCGCTTCTGAGTTCGAATCCCGTCTTCGACGACGCAGAATCTGCCAAGAGGGCGATGGAGAAGATCGTGGCCGACGTCCGCGCTCTGTCGCTTGATAAACTGATGTCCGCCTAGGGGCCTGGACCAGCAAGTGGCTGGTCCAGGCCCCATCTCTAGGAATCTGTTCTGGCTGCAGAATCACCGCGCTCCGCCCGCCTCTTGAGTTCCTCCACTTTGGACGCCACCCGCTTGCGGCATCCTTCGATCTGTTTCCCCAGGAGATCATAGACAGAGATAGCGACCGTGGCCCGTGCTGTCGTTGAACTAATGTACCGCTCGAGGCCCAACTGCTTCGCCAGGCAGAGAATGGACTCGTCCCTACCCTTCCCTCCAAAATCCCGCCGGATCTGTTTGGGGATCTCGGAAGCGACCTTTTCGGTAACCCACTTGCGGAGCCCTTCCTCGGGCGTGGCCATTCCAGGGCGGCGCACCAATTTTGGCTCAGGCGAACAAGCCTCCGCCAAAAGTTCTCTGATCTCAGCGTCGTCAATTTGGGTTGGCTTCGTGTGATATGTCGGCGACTGTTTCTTCCTAATCTCGATGAATTTCTCGAGCTTGCCGCGCACGGCCATGTCCCCGTCGCCGCAGGGCCTATCCAGGATATCAAACATGGAACACGCGTTATATATGTCCTCAATGGTCTTCAGATCGCAGCACCTCAGGTGCTCGTATGTGATGGCCTTGGCACGTTCTTCGTTAGTGAACCTATTCGGCGTGCCGTAGTCGAATACCATCCGCATTACCTTCTGGACCCGGCCGTCGCTCTTGACCTGCTTACTCATGTCGTGCCTCCTTAGTAAGGGGGAATAATCCGCACTTCCGTGAGATACGTTTGACCCGCGAGCTCGCTCCTATTGTTGTATTGCTCTAGATACAACGAAATCCTTGACGGGAGATTCCCCTCTGTATTTTAATGATCTAGTTGGGTGAAGGTTTTCGACAATCCTTTCGGGAGGCACGAAATGGACGGGAAGAGTCCGGCCTTCCGGCGTTCCGCAGACACGGAGGAACTCATCCGGTTCCTGCGGAGCAAGCCGGTCGGTGAGATTGTGTCGCATGAGAAGTTGTCGGAAGTCACACATCGGCTGGCCGGAAATGGTGCACACGTGGTCGCCTCTGCCTTGAAGACCCTCTGGCGCGAGCGTGCTTTCTGGCGTCCGATCCGGGGAGTGGGAATCAAGCGGGTCTCGAACGAGGAGGCGGTCGGGGTGGCCGACGAGGCGGGCCAGAGGATCGGCCGGAAGGCGAGGAAGACGATCGGGCAGCTGGCTGTCATCGACATGACGGCGCTCGACGCCAAGCAGAAGGCGGTGCTGAACGCGGCGGTCACGAAGATGGGCCTGCACAAGAAGATCGAGTCGCCGAAGGTCGGAGAGCGGCTGCTGGAGACCTGCATCGCGCTCCAGAAGAAGCTGGACATGAAGCCCGCGACGATGTTGCTGCTGGAGTAATGTCTGAGTCGGGGCACGGCTCGGCCGGGCCGGGCGCGGCCAGGCAAGGCAAGGCGGCGGCGAGGCTGGGCCAGGTGGGGCAGGGCAAGGCAAGGCAAGGCTAGCTCTTTTACAAGAAGCATTACGTGAAGACGCGGCCGGGCAAGGTACGGCACGGCGTGGCTGGGCTTTGCAGGGCGGGGCGCGGCCGGGCCGGGCGAGGCAAAGCGCGGCAAGGCGGGGCGGGGCAGGGCGCAGCGAGGCAAGGCTAGCTCTTCTTACAACACGAAACATTGACTGCCAACTTGACCGGGCCCGGCCTGGCACGGCTGGGCGAGGCAAGGCAAGGTGAGGCAGGGCATGGCCGCGCCCGGCGGGGCGAGGCACGGCAGTGCACGGCAAGGCCAGCTCTTCTTACAAGATCTTCTGTCCGAGGCGGTGCCCGGTGGGGCCAGGCGGTGCGGGGCCAGGCCCGGCCCGGCCTGGCTGGGCGAGGCAGGGCAGTGCGAGGCAAGGCTAGCTTTTACAAAGGAATCTTCGGCACGGCGAGGCACGGCAAGGCTTGGCGCGGCGCTGCCGGGCAGGGCCTGGCCGGGCTCGGCGCGGCAAGGCAGGGTTTCTTTTTTGGAGATCCGTCAATGGTTGCGAAATCGAAGGCGGTCGTCGCGGAAGCCGGCACGAAGGACATGATCAGGCGGCTGGTCCGGCTTCAGGGCATCACGGCGGTCATGTTCGACCGGTACGCCGGGGACAACGACACGAAGCTGGAGCCGATGCAGAAGCTCTACCTGGACGAAGAGCGCAACATCTGCCTCCCGGCGGCGAACATCCACTCGTTCCTGTCGGCCAAGAACACGGTGTCGGCGCCCAGGCGGCTGCGGGGCAAGAAGGGGCTGTCGATTGCGAATTCGTGCCTTTCCTTTACCATCATCGAGCCGATGATGATCCCCTTCCTGAAGGACAATCAGCCGATCAAGTTCGGGAAGTTCGACGGGGATAAGGACGCCCTGTCGGGCTGCTACATCGACCGGCGGGTTGCCCGGCTGAAGGATGGGGTGCCGAACCCGAAGGTCCGGCCGGTCCTCCCGCTGCCTTGGGAGCTCGAGTTCCAGCTGACAATTCTTCCGAATACCGAAATCCAGGAAGTGCAGATCCGTAACCTGATCCAGGAGGGTGGCTACGCCATCGGGATCGGGACCTACCGCGGTGTGTTCGGCAAGTTCAAGATCTTGAAGTGGGAGCCGATTGACTAGATAGAGAGGGCCTGGGCGGCAATGCCCAGGCCCTCGATGAAATATGAAAGCATCCAAACTGAAGCGCAAGCATCGCACGAAAAGAAGTAGGTGGTGCAAAACAGAATTGCACAACCTCTGTCATGATAGATGGTGTAGATGTCAGTGTCATACCTAGTTCGATATGCTTCTCGGACCCGTATTTCACTGGTAGGGATTGTTATCCAGTCGGAGGAATAAAGATGTTCAAGAGGCTGACTGACCTCTGGCTTGCCTGGCGTGCTCTGACCAGCAGGAAGCTGCGCCTGCCTCAGAAGGGCGAGAAATGGGAAGCGAAGACCTGTCCGAAGCACGGGTTGCGGACCAGCTTTCAGTGATCTAACATGACAGCCCAAGGATTCCAGGAATCGACCGCGGAAGCTCTTCGCCAGAGGGTCCAGCAGCTCGAGCGAGCCCTGTGTAAGATGCACGGGTTTGACGGCAAGGCGGAGCGCTTCGCCGGTCAGGAACCCTGCCGCTTGTGCGGCCTCCCGGCGGACGACATAGTCCACAGCGTTTCTGCCCTCCGGGAATCCACGGACCAGCCATCAGGAGGATAAAATGCTTACCCTGCTTACTCGCAAGCAGATCGAGGCACTCACCGACGCGGAGGCCAGCAAGTATCTGGCCGAGAAGGTGATGGGGTGGACATTCTCCTACGGCACCTGGTGGACGGGAGATATCAGCCGAACGAGTTCTTATGCCGCCCAGTTTGCCACCGATCTCAACCAGGCTGTCGAGGCGGCGGGGAAGATGGGGCTGGAATTAGAGGGATTGACTTTTGGTCTCGTCTGGAATTTAGGTACGAAGAAGTGGATGGCCGGATGGGGTGCCGTAGTGGATTGGATGTCGCATAGCGCCCCCGCCCGCGCCGTCTGCAATGCAGTCATTGCAGCCCATGAGGCGAAACATGCTTAGCCAGAAACAGATAGCAGCGATGACCGACGACGAGGCAGACGTCTTCATTGCCTCCAAGATCCTCGGCATGACATGGAAGTCCTGGTCCTGGGACAAGGAGGGGATGGACCTCGTCTGGCCGTCTCCCAAGCCTTATGCCGATGACCACGGCTGCTGGGAGCGCGACGACCGCGCTACCGGAGGCGTCTTCGAAAGCGAGTGGGTGAACATCCCGGATTCCCACTCCTGGACGCCCGCCCGATGCATTGATGACGCGATGGAGGCGGTCAAGAAGATAGGGCTGCGCCTGCGCGTCGGCAAGCGACCTGCTCTCACCGGGCGCTTTAGCCTGATCTACCACGAAGAGCTTGACCTGTGGGTAGCCGGGTGGTTCTACGTCGTAGGAACCGCGGATGACGCGTGGAACGAGGTCGACTGGGAAGGCACTGCCAAGCACCCCGCCCGTGCCGTCTGCAACGCGGTGATTGCGGCCCATGAAATGAAAGGGAAATAAATGACCAGACAGACGAGATGCAGCCTGGGGCGCCGGGGACCTCAGAAGATCGATGCCAAGTCCTGGTACTACGAGTGCAAGGGCCGGATAGAGGTTGTCGTGGAATTCAGAGGCCCCGAGGGCAACTACCTCGGCACCAAGATCGTCAACATCCAGGCGTCCAGGCTCAAGCGGTCGCTGGCCCGGATGGACAGGCGAAAGAGCCAAACTGTGCGGAGTACGCCTCGACGGTGAGGTCACTGGATCGGCCCTGTTGCCACAGCACTATTAAGGAAGAGTACTGTGCCAGAAAATCCTGACCTCGGCTTGCGCCCTACGCAGCTACGCTTCCTGCGGCTGGAACCCGAGAGGTCCCTGACCGAGAAGCTGGACTTAGCAGTAGCCGCCCTCCAGGCGGTCTGCAAGGAAGACGGGCCCGGATGCGACCTTTCGCCAGCTGGACCCTGCTTTCACATCGCCGCGGAAGCACTGCACAAGATCGTCATCAAGTAACCAGGAGGCACAAAGTGGGCGACCCTACAAGTCACGAGGCGCGAATTGATGCACTGACCGACGAGCGGGATGCACTGAAGGCCGGAGTAAACGGTCTAGTGCAGGAATGCGATATGTTGCGGACTCGGATAACCTGTGTGGAGGCCGCATACGAGAAACGCATCGCCACTCTGACTGCTGAGCGAGATGCGCTGAAGGCAGAGGGCGCTGCATGGCGCGAGGGCGCACAAGCGGACATCGACTTCACTCTCTTGACCCGCGAGGAGGCCATTGACAGGATCAGAAAGCTGGACGATCCCAAGCTTCGTCCGCTGATCAAGTGGATAGCGGAATCCCTGGCGTTCGGGCGGGTAGCTTATGACGTCAGGGTCAACATAGCCGAGGCAGAAAAGCTCGTAGAAGGGATCGTGGAAGGCCAAAACCCTGGAATCCCTGCTGGCGGCCTTGCTGACCATACACCCGACGTGAAGAAATGGCCCCCTCTGGACCCCGGTACGAAGGTGAAGACCACAAAGCCTTTCTGGTCTGGCCGCGGTGACTGGACCGGAGAAGCTCTGGCGTCCAGGAAATGGGGCGTCAAGGGGACTATCCTCAAGCACCACGACTCCCACGGCCTTTGTTACGAAGTCCAGCACGAGGATGGGACGGTGGGCCATTATGACCCTTCGGAACTGGAACTAGATATCTCACGACATTCCTGACCCGGGTTTTTGATATACTTCTTTAGGGGCTAATCCATGATAGATCCAAGGCTCTTCACGGAGATGGCGGTCGAGGCGGAACAGTCATCCAAACGAATAGCCGCGCTGGAGGCCAGCCTCTCGGAAGCCAATCAGGAGGCGCGCCGGTACTGCACTGAGCGGGACGCCCTGAAAGCGAGACTGGAGTACTGCACTGAGCGGGACGTACTGAAAGCGAAATTGGATGACACGGAGACTAGCCGGCTGAAGGAGGCACTCCACCTGGCATGGGGGCTCGTCCAGTGGATGAGCGGGAGCGCCGACTTCGCCCCGGGCGGCAAGTCCCATGACGGATGGATCAAGGCGCAGTACGACGTCGACCAGATACGCCACCTGATCAAGGCTACCGCGCCTGCGCAGGAAGTCAAGGGGTAGAGACTATGATCGATCCGCATGAATATGCAGAGCGATGCGTCAAGGGGCGTTCCCATGAGACGCAAGGGCGGAGGATCGCGTCCACCGCAGTCCTGATCCGCGCCGTCCTGGCTGATGCACTGCGGTGGGCGGAAGGCAGATGTCTCGCGAGGGCGCGCTCGCACGACCGCATCCGGGACCACTATTTTGCCGGGGCCTGTCTGTTAGACGCGGATGAGATCAAGGCCATGCGCAAGAAGATCGAACGCGGAGGACCCCGAAGGTGAACAAGCCTAGGGAGATCCGGAGGGAGCTCGCGCGCCTCCGCCGCCAATATAGGTGGGAGTGCGCGCATGGCTTCGTCAAGGACCCCGTGACGGGAAGGGATCTGTACGGCATGTGCTCCTGGACCGCCGCCATCTTCACCTGGGAGTTCAACGGACAGCAGATAGGCTACACCCACGGGCGCGAGCACGGATGGCCGGCCAACGACAGCGCGGTGATCGTCGCTAAGGACCTCGGCCACGACTTCTGCCTCATCGACGGCCGCTGGCTGGTGGACTTCTGGGCCTGGCGCGTCTTCCACGAGCGGGACCTCTACGACCTGCAGAATCCCAGAGACAATACCATCGTCAACGCCCTTTACGGCGACCGGTCCGCCTGGAGAGATACACACGATAGGTACATGAACTGGTGCGGCCATGACGTCGTAGGGGAATACTTTGGAGTCATAAGGCGGATCGGCTATCCGCTCAAGGGGGACCAGCTAGCGCTCGACAGGCGGATTGCCTCCGCGAGCAGACAGAGATGTGAGCGGGCCTGTGCGTCCTAGAATCCGGTCAGCTCATCCGCCCTATGATGGCGAGCGTCAGGGCGTAGAGCAGACACAGGATGATGAAGGCGGCGATGAGCTTGAAGCGGGTATTAGAGATCATAGGATCGGGACTTCTCCAGCCTACGGATCCAGGAACAGTACCTTGTGGACCTTCTGGACCAGCGCCTCGGACCATGGGACCAGGTCCTTGGAGAGCGTGGCGCTGTGCGTCAGGTAAGGGAGTGATTCTGAGAGGACCAGCTTGAGGCTTTCTATCTTCGCCTGGACCTCGGGCGGCAGAGGCTCACCGCACTTGCAGGTCTGCTTCATACCCTACCTTTGAATAGTTCGAAGGCAACGCGTGCGCGTGCGACGCGTCCGGAATCCCTGCCTCCCGCGTAAATAGGGCGTGCCTTACTGCACATGTCAGCTTTCGAATTCGCAGTCCGGCGGGGTCAACTACGCCACCGGACACCGGTTCTGTCCCTGGTGCGGACAGGTCCTACAGGGCCTTTCTCCTGAATACGCATTGTACAACCTGCTCGTGTGCGGAAGCATCCAGATAGGTTTTGTGAACAGCGGATGGATGCCATCCAGCTTCTTACCCTCACCTCCACCACTCACTCGCGTCGGACTTCCGCTTGGTGGTGACCTGGGTGCCCGGAACTTGTCTTCCGGTCTGGCACCCAGTTCACCCGTCTCCGGCAGCCTCAATTCCGGCGGATAGTTCGAACCCTCCACGTACGCATGTGACGCGCGAGAAAGGCTAGCCAGCAGGTCAGCGGCATAGTTCGACGAAAATCACGAAAAACTGCTGGTCAGCGGCCTGGAGGGAACCGGACCTTCTGGATGCCTGAGCCGCAGTCCCGCATTTCGTTATAGGAGATCTCATCCGGTCGGAGGAACAACCGGCTCCGAGGATTTCAGTTCGGGTACCTGCTTCTTAATGAGTCCTGGATACTTCTTCGCTGCGAAATCCCAGCATCTCTTGGTGATGTCTGCAATCAGATCGTCCGGGATCCCCTCTTCCTTCAGCCTTCTCTCATCTTCCGCTAGGCGTCTTTGTAATTCTTTTTCGAACGATACTCCCCTTCTTCGTGCGCTGAAATGGATGTCCGTAACCATTGCACCTATTTCGTGAACGTCCGTGATCCAGTTATAATACTTAGCATTGCCGTAGTGGGGCATAGACACGACGCGTGGGGCGAGGTTCCTGACCATTGATTTCGCGAACCAGTCTTTACGTGCGTCATAGGCGTCGCGCTTTTCACCAGATCCATATTGCCTCAGGTGTTCTAGTTCATGCCGCAGGACTTGTGCAACGCTCTTATACGTCATGCTCAAACTCTTTTGCACTCCTCCCCATCCAAGCTCCCACTCATGGTGACAATAAATGTTGATAGATATGTCCGCTTCGTCGTCAGAACGGCGTAAAAACGCCAAGCCCGCGTGCCAGAGCTGAACATCCTTTACTTCTACGCGGAGAGTAAAATCCCTAGCTACATGTGTCAGGGTGTCCTTGAACATGTCCTGAATGAGCTTCGTGGTGTCTGGGGGGAGGATGTCTACTGCTGCTGCTTTAGGCGGCGGATTCCATGGATCTCTGTCCCATTTGGCGACCTTTATATAGAACGTCGTATTCTTCGACAGTTCCGTCTTGCTCTTTGGGATGAAGTGCCGCTTGAGTCCGAGTATGACGGCCTCAGCCAGTCGTGAGGCGAGCTTGTCATATGAAATGCGGCGCCAACCTTCGCAGAGCTGCGATAACCTCATGTCCTATCTTTGGTTCAAAACTGACGATCAGCGGCATAGTTCGAACCCTCCGCGTACGCGATGCGCTCGCCGAGAAGCGATCCGAAACGGGACCGCCCGCCCGCCCCCCGCCGCGGCCCCCGGGGGGGGCGGGGCGGCGCGGCCCCCCGGCCCCCCGGCCCCCGCCGCCCCCCGCCCCCGGCGGCCCCGCCGCCCCCCCGCCGGGGGGCCCGCCCGCCGCCCGCCCCCCGCCCCCGGCGGGGGGGGGACCCCGACCCCGGCCCCGCGCCCGCCCCCCGCCGTCCGGGGGGCGCGCCCGCGTCCGCCGCGTCCGGCCCCGCGTCCCGCCCCCGCCTGTCCCGGGGGCGCGCCCGCGGCCCGCCGGCCCGGCACACAACGGAGGTGTCCCGTGGTCGGCTTCCTCGCCCCCGCCGCGCCCGTCGCCGTCCGCCGCGTCTCCGCCCTCGTCGGGCCCCCCCCCCCCCCCGCCCGCGCCCCGCTGGTCGCCGGCCCCGCCGCCCCGCTCGTCGGCCCCCGCCCCGTCTGGGTCCGCGCCGCCCCGCTGACGGAGGCGCAGCTGCTGGCCAAATACCCGCACATGATCCCCGGCACCCTGCGCAAGTGCCCCGCCCGGGGGCAGCAGGCCGTGGACATCCGGTGCGCGTGCGGCGCGGTCCGCACGCTGTACACCGGCGACCTCTGGCACGTGCGCCAGTGCCGCGCCTGCAAGGCCGGCCGGTAGACACAGCGACCCGACCGGGCGCCCACCCGATCTTTGGGTGGGCGCCCACGGCACGCGATCCCGCTTCCCCGAGCCAGAGGAAGCGGGATCTTGCGCCGGCTCCCGAGTCTCCTGAGCTCGGGAAGGCGAATTTGCGTCCCCCTTCACGGAGGTGATGCGATGCAGGCACTCATCCAGGCGGAGAAGGTCGCGAAGATCGTCCGCGCCCCCCGGAACATCCGCGTCGAGGTCGTCGGCACCGAGCTCGTCCTGCGCGTCGACATGACGCAGGACCTCGGCCCGTCCAGCACCGGGAAGTCCAACCTGGTGGCGACCGGCACCGCGAAGATCCCCGGCTTCAGCGGCCGGGCGTCCTTCGGCCTCAACGTCTGGTACAAGTAGACCAGACGGGAGCGCCAATACGGGAGCGCCAGCCCACCCGCACGTTCACTCGCGCGGGACCTGGCGCTCAGGTTTTGGCCCTCACAGGAGACCGAACATGAAGATCATGTCCGCCCGCACCTGCCTCGACGAGATCAGCCTCATGGGAGTCGTGGAGCTCGCCAACTTCGGCGGCCCGCTCCTGGTCATGGTCGACTACAGGGAGCGCGGGCACGGCGACTACGCCGTGTCCACCCGCAACCTGAAGCCCAACGGGGGAAGGTACCCGGGCTCGTCGCCCTGGGTGGAGTACAGCAGCTACGGAGAGGGCGCGCCCTCGCCGATCCCCGAGGTGGAGGCCGAGGTGAAGGCGCTCCTGGCCGACGCCCCCGTGCTCGGCGACGACTTCCTCAAGGTCCACTAACGACGACTGAGCCGGCGTGCAAGGCCGCCTCCCTCGACCCAGGAGGCGGATTTGCCTGCCGCTTTTGCCACATTAACCCTTTCTCAGGAGACGCAACATGAAGAGCGCGAACATCCTCGCCGGCGTGGCGTCCGTCCTGCGCCGCCCGATGGACGAGGGGAAGCTGATCCGCCGCTTCCCGCACTTCGTGCCCGGCAGCCTCCACTTCGACGCCACCCACCTCAAGTGGGCGTGCAAGATCGAGTGCACCTGCCAGTGCAGGTGCGAGAGGCGCAGGGAGGTCCTCGTGTCGGACCTCTGGCAGGTGCGCTTCTGTCAGGAGTGCACGCCCTCGTGCACCCGGGGGTGAGAGACCGGGAGCGGCAGCGTGGCCCCGCCTGACAGGAGGCGGACTTCCCACGCTGCGAGGACCACTGGCGCGTCTACAACATCGCGGCCTAGTCAGGAGACCGAACGTGCCCGAGGAGAGCTGGGGGAAGACGATCGCCGGCGTGCTCGCGTTCGTGGGAATCTTGGCATTTTTGTGGCTCGTCTTATAAGGAGGGCAAACATGCCCCGCGTCAAGACGATGCGCGTCAGCCTCACGGAGAAGCGGTTCCGGCGCGAGCCGGACCGGGCCTCGACCCTGCGCTTCTCCGTCATCGAGCGGCTGGGACCCGACGCCCAGGAGCGGCGGGAGCAGGAGCCCGAGTTCCTGCAGGCCCAGGCCGAGGGACGCGCGTAAGCGCGTCTACAAGACAGGAGAGTTCCCACCCGCCTGCACGTTCACTCGTGTCAGGAACTGGGAACTCTGGCTTTGGCGTTTTGCGAGCGCGTCTTTTAAGAGGGTCCCATGCCAGAGGACGCCCTCAAACCCGACCAGGTGAAGATCCTGGCCGCGGCAATGGCCCTGCTGTACAAGGTCTGCGACGGCTCGAACGAGTCCGTGCGTCAGGAAGCGGATCCGATCGCGTCGCTCTTGCGGAACTTCATCGCCAGGCACAAGTGAGGAGGGTCAGGCCATGACAAAGACCGAACGCGTCATGGTGGCGAAGGTCGCCAGGGAAGTCCGCCTGGTGATGCGGGTCGTCGGCCGTCACGACAACGGGAAGGTCAGGGTCTGGATCCGCCAGACCCTCACGCGCTAGGAGGTGGAACGTGCGTTACGCAGTCTACATCGGCATCACCTACGCAGAAGCGACTGGCGTGGTCTGGCAGGCCGCCGACATGGATGAGATCATCCGGCGCGCGGGTAACCTGACGGCAACGCTCTTCGGCGTGGAGTGCCTCGACGTCGTCTGGTAGCGTGTCCGTTTCCACGTCCTTTTTCAACTCTCTACAGGAGGTGTACCATGGAGGGCTTGCTCGCCCCCGCGGCCCCGCTCGTCGCCGCCGCGCCCGTCGCCGTCCGCCAGCCGCTCGTCTCCCCCGCCCCCCGCGTCTCCGGGACCTTCCCGAAGGACGCGCCCTGGGCCCAGCGCGCCGCCCCGCTCTCCGAGGCCGCGCTGCTCGCCAAGTACCCGCACGTCATCGCCGGGACGCGCCGGTACGACGAGGTGGCCCGCAAGTGGGCCGTGGACATCCACTGTGCCGACTGCGGCGCGGTCCGGATCGTCTACACCAGCGATCTGTTCCACGTGCGGCAGTGCCGCGCGTGCAAGGCCAAGGCCCTCGCGGCCAAGGCGTAGGCCATCTCCGTCGGGGGCCCGGCAATCTTGCCGGGCTCCCTGCACTTCAGGAGCATCCACCCGCCTGCACGTTCACTCGCGTAGGACCTGGATGCTGATCAGCCTGTCCGTCTTCCACTTTTCTTCGGAGCCACAACCAAGGAGGCTCTATGTCGCCCGCCGCCCAGCCGCTCGTGTCGCCCGTCGTCGCGAAGGTGGCCAAGGCCGCCCGCAACATCTCCGTGTCCGTCGCCGACGGGAAGCTCACCCTCGTCGTCGACCTGGGCGTCGACCTCGGGCCCAGCTCGTCCGGGAAGACGAACCTGATCGCGTCCGGCACCGCGAAGGTCGCCGGCTACGACGGGGTGTCGTTCGGCCTCAACGTCTTCAAGAAGGCGAAGAAGGCCTAGGCTCATGGTCCAACGGGCGCGGCCTGGGCGATTATTGCCTGACCTAGGCCGTGCTTTTGGGTCCTGATCCCGCAATGGGCACGATCAGGCAACCTGCTCGGAGCGAGAGCTCCCATCACACGCAAAAGGAGGGCGGACATGCCCCGAAGGTGTCGATCTCCCCCGGCCAATCCGCCTGAGAGATCCGCCGTGAGCCAGGCCGGTTGAGGCACGTCAGGCACCCAAACAGGGTAGGCAACTACCCAGAAAGGCAGGGAATCGAATACTCCTTACATAGCGCCACCTGTCCACCAAACTTCTGAACAGAGAGATGTCTCTCTTCGGTAGATCGGCTTTTGGACAGGTGGCGAACCGGTTCAGGACCGGCCTGACCGCGACGAGGACAGGACGTATAAAACCTGTCCGCTCCGGCTCCGCCAGGACACCGTTCATTCGGGTCTGGCGTCCCGTCGCGGGGAGATCGGCCCCTTTCCAGGAAGGTGAAAATATGGACGAGCTGACGCAGCAGATGCGGGACCGGCTGGTCGAGATCCTGCTGACCAGCTCGAGAGATGAGGCGATCAAGTACCTGCGCAGGCAGGGCGTCCCCGAGGACCGGGCCATCGTCTACGTCGACGACGAGGAGAACCGGCTTCTCGCGTAGGTCGGCGCACAAATATGGGTCCGAACGATGACCGAAGTTCGGTATCCATGAAGAGAAAGGTAACCTGTTGGCAAGGACGGGGTTTCCTTGCCATTCCGAGTGCCACGGACGGGCATTGGATCGGCAATTGCCAACCTGTTCATCAAGCAACTAATTCCGACGGACGGAAAGGCTGGACGGCTGGTCAGCAACGTTCGGGCCGGAAACACGTGCGACGCGGTCGTTTCGAGAGTTTCGGGTTGCCGCGGTCTGGCAGGACCAGCCCGACCAGCAGACCAGCACCCGGCCTCTTGGATCAATTCTTCAACTCACACGCTTACACGGACCAGTTTGGACCGGTCACGGACGCCCCGGGAAGGGGAAGTGGCCACGTTTCAGGAGGGGACATGAAGATCGTGTCAGCCACGTACGCAGGCCTCGAGCGTCCGTTCACCAAGGTCAAGGTGGCTGTCCAGTTCGAGGACGGGACGGTGGACGAAGGCACGATCCTCTTCGAGAACGAGGGTCGGGACATCGATTTCGAGGGCTTCAAGGACGGAGACCGGGTCAGCGAGGCCTTCCCCGATCTCGATGAGGCGGACTGGGACAAGATCGAGAAGCCGGTGAAGGAGGGCATGGTGGAGTACGCGATCGTCGGACACTGACACAGTTTCCGGCCTTTTCAGGAGATGGGACATGCCGAAGCAGGAGGACAACTCGACCAGCGCCGCGTGGTTCAAGCGGGACCCCCGCAAGGTGGATCGGCCCGCGAAGAACTTCTTCCACCGGCCGCTCACGGTCAAGCTGGACCATCTGGTCAGGCTCAAGCTCGTGCAGTGCGGCTCATGATCCAACGGGCGCGGGCTGGTATTCCGTAACGGAAGCAGGCAGGGAGTTGCCCCGCCGCCAGCCCGCGCTTTTGGGTCCTGATCCCGTGAGGCTCTTGGGACGTCCGAGGACGAACGTGGACCTCCTGTTTGCTTCCAAGGTGCAGACCCAGGAAAGGAGACCCATCCATGCGGTGAATGTACAGGAAGTGGCGACCCACTTCCGTCCCGTAGACCGGGCTGACCGCGACGACGCGCCAGGCCGTTGATTCGGGCTGGCCAACGGCGCCGCGAGTGGGCTGGTCTCCGTCTCTCCCACGTCAGGAACGTCAATCTCCCCAGTCACTAGGTGAGTAGTTTTCTTTTTCCCGGAGGAAGACCCGGGAATCTTGACGAACCGCAACTGAAATGGAGGAAGCTGGGCAAGGTCGAAGCACCCGCACTTACATCCGCCAGCTCGAGAAGGCTGGGTCTCTTTCCCATGGAGGGCTAACCGATGACCGAAAACGAGGCGACCAAGGCGATCGGTGGGATTCTCGGGTTCCACGGGGGCGCGAGACATGGCGACTGGACGATCCAGGTCGGCGACGAGACCTGGTGGGCCGGTAGCGTACGGATCGAGGGGAACAAGATCCTGATCATTCCCATGGACCCGACGAATCAGACCGTCGAGCTGACGGTCCGTCTCCTGAAATAGCCAGGCACCGTTCATTCGGTTTCAAGACATCGCCCGAGGAGTATGACGCTCTGATCCTCGAGTTCTTCGAGAAGGACTTCAGGCAGCCGCACGAGGGGGGCTAACCGAGGGGATCAACGTCGTGGACTCAATTAGGGGTTGGACCATGACCTTCGCCGAGACGCTCGCTGCAGCCATCAAGCTCCTGGGGCCAGACGACTCCGTGTGCGTCGGCGTGGACGCATGGAGCTACCCGGGCGGCGACACCCGCCTGACGTGGGACGTCTGGAGCGACAGCCGTCGCATGCACTGGTACGGGTCGACGCCCGAGGCGGCACTCGCCGCCGTCCAGTCCACCTTGGACGAACTGGCGCACGACGCACATCTCCGGATCGAGGCCGTCCAGATGTAGTTCCGGATTCCCATTCCCCTTCCGTATTTCAGGAGGTAGGCCATGTTCCTGATCCGCGTGGTCGTAGCCCGCCTCTGGGCGGTCCTGACCGGCTTGGCGATCCGCAGCAAGGGCGGCAGGAACGCGTGCGCCTACTGCCGCGGGGCGGGGTGCGTGCCCGATTCGGGCCTCTTCTCCGAGGCGTGCCCGCTGTGCGGCGGAACGGGAACGTCCTCCCAGGAGGTGGCACGGTGAAGCCGATACAACGCCTTATGTCGTTCTACAAGCTTAAGGGCAAGCGGCGGAAGATCTGGACGCGCAACAGCCCGTACGACGCCAAGAAGGCCCTCGCCAGGATGGATGCGGACTGGCAGGTCGTCCTGATCGCCAGGTGGGGCAAGACCTATCACCGTCAGTACTGGGGCGAGCTCTACCCGCCGAACCAGCGGACGGACAAGATGGGATTCTGGTATGGCGGTGCCTGGTGCTGCCCGGTGGACACCATCGGTGAAGCCATGGACCTGCTCGTCCGTGAGGCCCGAGATGCATCCAAGGAGGCAATGTGATCTATACACAACAAGCTCTTGGTGAAGTACGACGAAAAAGCGGGATCTCCCTCAAGTCGGTATGTGAGAGGAACGGATGGGCCACGACCGAGGCCCTGGCGCTGGCGAAGGACGCCTCTCTGGCCACGCTGGACGAGGTCGAGCGGCGCTACCTGGACGCGGCGAAGGCCTGCGTCGGGAAGGGGCACAACATCGAGGCGTCGTACGTCCATGAGCTGACCGGCAACGTCATGCGGATCCTGAGACAGGAGGTGAGGGGATGAGGAACCTGGATTCATCCTCCCTGCCAGAGCCTCAATTAAGGGCGGGAGAGATCCTGATCCCATCCGGTCGCGTCGGCGACGTCGACCTGTTTTCGGCCGCCAACGACGAAGACTTCTGCTCAAGCAAGGAAGAGAAGCTCAGGGTCCGGCAGCGGAACAGGAAATCAAGAAGGGGGTGACGGGATGAAGGTCATGGTCCGACTCGACAAGCACAAGCAGAGAGCCGTCCGGGAGCAGAACTTCAGCCTGGCGATCAAGATCCGCTGCGAGATGCGCGCCCGGAGCTATTGGACCCTGTCCACCCTGCTCAGGTCGCTCCTGGGACTCGATTCCTTCGAGAACAGGCGGATTGAGAAGGCAGCCGAGGCCCTCGACCTCCTGGCGATCGGGAACGCCCGTTTGGCCGGCACCACCCACGAAGCCCTGTTCGGCGACGGCGACAACACCTACGGCGTCGACCTGGGAGATTTGAAGCTCCTTTAGGGAGGATCAAGGTGAAGAAGGCAAAGTACACTCCCATGGATGACCTGCGTCAGATCGTCAGCTGCATGGACGAGTACGGGCAGCTCGAGCACGAGGTGGAGGTCATACTCTGGAACGAGGACTCCAAGATGGGACAGGTCCAGGTGAAGCTCATCGACCTGGACGAGAGCAACGACGAGGTCGGGGGCAAGAACCCGGCCTTCACGCTCTCCTGGGCCGGGCGCTTCTGCGGCAGGCCGATGCTCCGGATCAAGGGGCCGAAGATCGACGTCCTGATCTCCCCCATCCCCAAATTCGTGCTGGCCATCCTGATGGAGGCGTAGCCGACCCGGGAATCTTGAAGAACCAAATGGGAGGTGACATGATCGAGACCAAGACCAGCAGCAGGGACCAGGCGGTCGAGTGGCTGGAGAAGGCCATCCCGAACTTCGCCATCCGAGTGGCTCCCGTCTACCAGGCGCTCAACTGGACCTGGTGGATGAGCCCCGTCTCGCCGGATGCGGCTGCGATCGAGCGGGCGCTGCGGGAGCTGATGACCCACGTAAGGCAGGGGAGCACCTCTGCCGCGACGGGCGGGCTGGTGGTCGAGCTGACCGAGAAGTGCGGGACGCTGGAGGCGCGGCTGTCGATGCAGGTCGATGAGGAGCGCAAGTTCATAGTGGGAGGTGCCCGATGAAGGGGAATAAAGCCTACGTGCAGGTTGACCTGCACCAGGACGGGCGGGACGGAGACAAGATCCTCTACGCGCCGAAGTCAGTCCTCGTGAAGCTCGCGGGCATGTTGAAGGCACAGAGCACGGACGAGAACCTGGATGCCATGGGATGGTTCCGGCAGCTCATCACCTGGGACGGGAAGCCTACGAAGAAGTGCCCCGTGGTCGGAGCCGGGTCGAAGGGAGCCAAGGGATTTGGTAGGGCGGGAAGGTCGGTGGACCTGGACCCGCTAGACAAGTGCTCGGTGGAAGAGTTCATCATGGAGTTCTCCGAATGAGACCCATGCAGAGAGGAGGTGCCCGATGAAGGGATTCAAGTTCGACTTCGAGCTGGAGGGCGGGGTGAACGACGAGCACACGTTCACGATCGCCTTCAACGCGACGCCATTCTCCCCTGCCAAGACGCAGGGGGACCCGGACGACTGCCACGACGCGGAGGGAGGGGAGATCGAGAACCTGTCGGTCTTCATCCGGGTGCCTTGGTCTCCGGTCCAGCACGAGGTCCCCGAGTATCTGTGGCCCGCCCTGGGCTTCGACAGGGACAGTCTCACCGACAAGTGCCTCGAGCACGTGAAGGGCGAGGACGAGCGGGCGGCGGCCGACGAGGGGGACCGCAAGTGCGACGAGGCGAGGGATCGGCGCGGGGTGGAAGGGGATTAGGGGAAGGAGACAAGTGATGGACACGGGCTTTCTCATCGCCTGCCTGGTCTGGCACCTGCACGACAGGTTCTACGCGACCGACACCGAGGTCTATGCGAAGGCCGGAGGCGAGCTGATGCGGATGGCGGACGAGTGTGGAATTCCCTGGCTCAAGGTGGCGGGAATCCTCGTGATCAAGCCCACCGAGGAGGTCTCATGAAGGCCTATTTGGTCAGCGAGTGCTGGTTCAGCCGGGGCGACGTCCGGATGAACGAGTGGCGGGCGGGGATGACCTGCCTGCCGCTAGTCGGGAAGTCCTGGCGGTGGCTGTACCTCTGGGCCCTGAACACCGTCCGCTGCCTGCGGGCGCTGTTCTTCTAGGAGGCTTAATCTTGGCAAAGAAGAGCCGCGGCGGGGTGACGGTCCGGTACGATGGACCCCTGGTGGGCCCTCCTCACCCAAAGGCGCAGCGGTACGTGAGCAAGGTGACGGTCCGGTACGAAGACGGCAAGGAGGGCGTGTTCCTCGTCATCACCCAGAACCGAAGGGCCAGCGACGCGATCCTCCTGCTGGAAACGTGCGAGCAGGCCAAGGCCACCTATCCTTCGTACTACAGCAAGAACTCGCACAAAGAGCCGACGTCGGTGACCGCCGTGATGGTCGGAGAGATAGACGTCGCCTTGCCCGAGCGCCCGATTTCCAACTCGATCATTCGGCACCTCTGGCAGAAGGATGTCACAGCCACATAGGAGGGGGCATGATCTACCTGATTCTCGTCGCCATCGTGATCATCCAGGCCGTCCGGTACGTTACCACGATCGGCGACCCGTCGACGCACCTCCAGGCGTCCATCGACGCCTGCATCTGCCTGATGGTCTTCCTCAACTACGAGACCTACGCGATCCTCAAGAAGAAGTGACGTCCGTCGGCACCATTAGGAGATCCACATGATTCCCGCCATCTCCCGTCTGGCCGACTGGCGGACGCAGGGGAAGTCCCATCTGGTGCTGGAGGCGTGGAGGCGGTCGGTCAACATCCCCCTGATCATCCCCGTCCCCCTGCGCGAGAGCGTTGCCCAGCTGATCTCGCTCCGGGAGCGGGTGTCCGCCTGCTGGGACTTCTGCCCCGGCTCCGTCAAGGAGGTGCTGGTCACCCGTCAGCTCCCCCGCAATCAGGCCCGTCGCCACGTCGCGAAGGTCATCTCCCGCCTGCCCTACCGGCAGGTGATCCGGCTCAACCCGAAGGTCGCCTACCGCGTGGTCTGGCAACTCATGTAACCTACCGTTTCACGTTCCTCTTTCTCTCTGGAGGTGTCCCGATGGAGAAGTCGAAAGGCCTGTCGCTGATCCCCGTGCTGCCGACCGGCGTCGTGTCCAAACTGGAGGTCACCAAGGACGACCTGATCGCGGTGGCCGTGTCCAAGAAGGAGCAGGCGCTCCTGGCCCAGAAGGACGTCGCCGAGAAGCTCGCCTCCGGCCTCGACAAGGACGTGTCGACGAAGAAGGCCGACCGCGAGAAGGCCATCAAGGCCGCCATCGACGCGAAGTGGGGCGCCGCCATGAAGAAGGCCAACGAGGCCCTCAAGGTCCTGGGCGTCGCCAGCGACAACTACGTCCGGATCGTCAACGTCTGCCACCCGGACGAGGACGACGACAAGAAGGAGAAGGTCACGGTCCGCACCTCCCTCTGCTCCGAGCTCGAGATGTCCGTGCCCGCCGAGGTCAAGGCCCTCAACGCCGAGATCAAGGCGCTGAAGGCGAAGCGGGACGCGGCGTACGAGGACCTCTGCGACGTCCGCAAGCAGCTGGCCCAGCTCCCCGCCATGGAGCGCCAGGCCCGCGCCAAGTGGGCGTCGGCGGTCATCGGCCAGACGGCCGAGGGCCGGAAGTTCCTCGAGGGGTTCGCCGCCGAGTAAAGCTGGCGTGATCGCCATCGGTGGCTCGGCTCCGTGGCAACGGATAAGCCAGGCTGAGCCACCCTTGATGCTCACTTCAGGAGATTGAATGTGGGAGTCCTGAGCGGTGCGATCGCAGCCATCAAAAATGGAAGTCGCTGGGAGCTGACGGACGACAAGGTCCGGGCGGCCAAGACAATCGACCAGGACATCATCTTCGTGAGCGACATCGAAGCCCTGCTGGCCGAGCTTACCGACCGGTACCCCCAGGAACCCGATGCCGTCTTCGTCCAGAAGATGAACCCGAACTGGAACGGGGTCGGCGTGAGCGAACACCCCACCGTCAAGCCGACCATCCACGTCAGCCGTGCCATTGAGCTCTGTCAGAAGTACGGACGGATCAATCTCGATCCCAATCAAAAGAGCTTACCCAAGCGCTGGGAAGAGAAGGGCCTCTGCCGCTGTCACATTTACAGCAACGACGTGGTCTATGACCCCGTCAAGGTCCAGAAGAAGCACAAGCACGCAAAGGCCAACGCAAGACGGGCCGAGCGCGATGGACGCCTCCCCTACGAGATCTACAGCTCGATCTGGTACGCGCTCGGGAGGAAGGTGACGGCGGAGTACGGCTTCATTGCCCGGATCTGGGGACCCAGTCACTACACGTTCATCTACCAACACCTCCCCGGCTTCGTCAAGTGCCTGAGCACCGTCACCGACCGCTTCCGGTTCAAGCCCTATATGGACTTCCTCAAGCAGGCACGCCCTTACAGGCACGGCATCTTGAAGGCCGAGCTTCCCAAGAAGGAGAAGGAGGCGAGGGCCACCAAGGCGGCACGCACGTACAGGCACGGCATCCTGATGGCCGAGATTCCCAAGATCAAGGCCTGGCAGGAGTTCGGCAAGTGGCTCACCGCGGAGATCCACGCGTATTGCGTCTACTTGCGGACCAAGAAGGCCAAGAAAGGCAAGGAGGGGAAATGAGGGGAATGACGCATCGCTGGCACGCGCCGGTGGACCCGGAGTGTCCCGAGGTCGAGAAGTTCATGTCCTCGCTCTTCGACGACCCGATGACCGAGGCGTACGGCGCACCGACGGACGACATCACTGCGGGCTGGGAGAAGAAGCACCGCGCAACTTGCAAGCGCTGTCAGGAGTTCGGAGCAGCGAACATCGAGGTCCGTTAGGAGATTGACCATGGCGAAGAAGAACCCGCAACCGCGCATCCAGATCGCCGCGACGCGCACGTTGAGCATGGTGCCGTCCTTGCTGGACGACAGCGTCGAAATCGACTCGCTCTCGGATGACTTCGCCAGGGACGGACTCAACGTCGACGACGTCTTACAGAAGCCCGGCAGCAGGAAGGTCGAGTTCCTCGTGTCGTGGACCCTGCCCGCGTCGTTCAAGGGGTTCAAGATCGTCAACCTGGAGGCGATGAAGGGGAGCAAATGAAGCCCATCCTCCTGCTGGACGTGGACGGCGTGCTCAGCATCGGCGGGGATCAGCGCGAGACGGTCCACCTGCCCGGTACGTACCTTCCTCTCTGGGCCTGCCGGAACTGGAAGTCCTTCTTGCGGAAGGTGGACCGGATCTCGGAGCTGGTCTGGTGCACTTGCTGGATGGAGAGGGCGAACCGGGAAGGCGGCAGGGATCCCCGAGAGGCCGCACATTCCCATGGTCGCCATCGAGAGGAAGGATCAGGACTGGAAGTGCGTCTCCGTCGACCACATGTTTCCCGATCCGGCCCGCAAGCTGGTCTGGGTCGAGGACGGATTCCGCGACGACACGCACGAGTGGGCCAAGCGGCGCGGGAACGTGAAGCTCATCCACGTCCGCTGGTTGAGCGGTCTCACGAAGCGGTCGATGCGGAAGGTGATCCGGCATCTAGAAAGGGAATAGGACATGGCGAATCTCTCAGAGCAGGACCAGAAGGAGGCGCTCGAGATGCTGTGGGCGTTCTTCATGGAGTGCGGGGGAAAGAGCGACCCCACCCTCAAGCTCTGGGTGGACAAGTGCGACGCCTTCTTCAAGAGGCTCAAGCCCACCGAGATCGGACCGAAAGCGGCCCTGGCGATGAAGGCATCCGAAGCCCAAGACCCCGACCCGAAGGATAACAAGATCAGGGTCATGTTCAAGACCCCGGACGTCGTGGACATGGCCATACAGGAGGCGATCGGCTCAGGCACGGACGAACTGACGGAGATGCGCGAGCAGATCGAGGAGGCCCTGTCGAAGTTCGTGAGGTGGGGTGAGCAGATCACCGTCGAGTTCGACACGGAAGTGGGCACGGCCACCGTCGTCCCCCTCTAGGAGACCTACCATGTCGCAGACCCTTCTCGGCGTGGACGGCCCGATCGGCTGGACCGACCACTACACGACCCGGCGCGGCGTCCGCGGGAGCAACACGATCTTCAAGCCGGACGCGATCGTCGCCATCGACCTGTCCGTCCCCCGCTTCTACAAGCTCACGGTGCGGAACGGGAGCACGCGGCCCTTCGTGGCCACCGGCAGCTTCCACGCGATGTGGGAGCTCTGGAAGCACCTCGGCCTCTCGGACGGCCAGATGGAAGAGGGATCCCTTCCCAAGAAGGCGGACTACGCGTCCATCTCCCCCGTCTCGGGCAAGGGCTCGAACCTGTTCGCCTCCCGCGGGGGTGAGCACCGTGAGAACCTGCTGGCCGCGGACCTGGTGATGACCGCCGGCATCGAGGACGTGCTCGACGCGTGGGCGGAGCTGTCCCGCTTCGGCTGGAAGGCCAACATTCAGGCGGCATAAATCTGGCAAGGAGCCAAATATGGACGAGATGGAAGCGTTGCAGAGCCAGCTCGAGAAGAACCTGGGCCTCGGCCAGAGGCTGATCGACAAGCCGGTCAAGCCGAAGCCGCCGAAGGCCGACGTGCCGGTGCTGGTCGTCGCCGAGGGCCAGACTCAAGCCAAGCCGGTCAAGACTCCGGGACTCGCCATCGTCAAGGCGATCGTCGACAAGAACAAGAAGCTCAAGCCCAAGTCGGAGACCAATGCGGCCTCGGCGAGGGCGATGAAGAGCAGGAATCCGGACGGGACGAAGAAGCCCAGAATCCCGACGCTCAAGACCAAGGGGCCGGACGAGGCAGCCCTGCTCAAGAAGTACCCGCACGCGAAAGCGGGCACGCTCTACTACCAGCCCGCCGCCAAGAAGTGGACCATCGAGATCACCTGCGCCAAGTGCAAGGCGGCGCGATTGGTACATACCTCAGACCTCTTCCAGGTCAAGCTGTGCGTAGCCTGCAGAGGCGCGAAGTCGACCAAGCAGACGGTATCCACGGAGCAGAAGACCAAGAACATCGAGGCCCTCGCCAAGGAGATCCTCGGATGAGGAAGATCTGGTGGAGCGCCTGTGCCGTGGCACATGGCGGTTCTTGAGCCACGAATCGAAGATGGTCTTTGCCGGGCTCACCGGTATCTTCGGCCTCCCATCCTTCCTGCGTAAGAAGGAGCGGGAAGCGAGGAAATGTGCGCTGCCCGGATGCGACAAGCTCACCACGCACAATGGCGGGTATTGCTGCGCCGAGCACTGCAAGCAACACAGGGAGATGAAATCATGAACGCGACAACCAAGGCCCCGACGGATCAGCAACTTGAGCTGATCACCCAGGTCATGGATAACCTGGCCAGGCTCGGGAAGGGGAAGGCGATCGCCGCAGAGACCCGCCGGCTCACCGTGAAGGACGGCGAGCTCAAGAGCGAGTACGAGCTCCGGCAGGTGAACTACGGGCTCAAGCAGCTGATCAAGCAGGAAGAGGAGAAGGCGCGGCCCAAGCCCGTCCTCGTGGAGGAGACCAGCCGTCGCGGTCCGGATCTGGGCCTTCAGGAACTCTAACACAGGAGGCATCATGAACCGACTCTTCTCTCTAGTCATTCTGCTGATCCCGCTCACGATCCTCGGTTGCGATGACGGGAGCAAGGACCGGGAGATCAGCAAGCTCAATACGCAGCTCCAAGCTGTCCTGCGCGAGCAGCGGGAGATGGAGAAGACGCTGCCGTCCGAGCAACCCGAAGTGCTCAAGGAGCTGACCGTCACCAAGGCCGAGTGTGCCAAGCTCCGGGACGAGCTGGCCGCGACCAAGCACGCTCTCGCCTCCTCGAACGAGCGGATTCCTGGCGAGATCCTGCCGCTGGCGATCTGGCTCAAGGAACTCCAGAAGCGGCTGGATGCGGTCGAGCCTCTGGCACGAGGGGCTTCCAGGAAGGGACATACGCACAGCTACAAGAAGGGCGGCGACTCATTCCTCTCGAGCACCACGGGTCCTGACTAGGAGGAGCCTGATGACCAAGGTTGACCAGTTCGTCAGCGACGTCAAGATGATGGCCGGCAAAGTCCAGAGCGTCAGGCAGCTGGACAAGAAGTTCATCCCCGCACTGGCCGACTACATATGGGATCATATGATGGGCGAACCTGACGAGCTCTCGGAAGAGGACGTCGAGAAGATGATCAAGGCCTTGCGGGACCAGCTGTACGGGATGGACGAGAAGACCCGCAACTGCATCGAGGCCGTCCCTGCGTAGTCTCCATTCTCAAGATTCCCCAATTGAGGAGAATTCTAGACTGTATTTCAAATAATTGACAATAAGATACGCTCCCTGATAGAATACGCCTGTTGACGGAAGCATCCACCCCTTTCTAGGAGTTGCGACCATGGCGAAGACCTCCGACAAGACCATCGACGTGAACGACCTGCTCGCCGGGCTCGCGGCCAACAAGCCCGCGACGAAGTCGAAGAGCAAGACCCCGACGATCACCGTCCCCGGCATCGACAAGGACGTGGCCGCCTTCCTGAAGGCCAAGCAGGACAGCAAGAACGCCGCGGCAGCGCAGGCGACCGCGGAAGAGGAAATCATGCCCAAGGCCCTGGCCGCCCGCATCAAGGAACTCCGCGCCCTCGGCCGGTTCGAGAGCGCCGTGGTGCTCAACGAGGCCCTGCTGCTGGTCACCCAGAACAAGTACAGCAAGGTCCCCACCGACGCCAAGGACGCGCTGGAGAAGGCCTTCGGCGACGAGATGGACAAGCTGGTCAAGAAGGTCACCGAGATCAGCCTCAGCGAGAAGGCGGTCAACGACCCGGACGGCCTGAAGCGGATCATCGAGGCCATCGGCATCGACAAGTTCAAGGACTACCTCGTGGTCGAGCAGTATTACGTGCCGACCGAGGCTCTCCACCACGGGATCGTGATGGACGAGAAGATCGAGGCGAAGGCCAAGGGCCTGCTCGAGCAGGGGATCCTCAAGCCCACCAAGCCCTCGCTCCGGGCGAAGTAAACCACACGGCCCGCCGTCCGCATCGGGCGGCGGGCCTTTAGGGGATCAGCCAACTCAAGGAGATAATGATGGATTTGGTCAATCAGAAGCATGTGGGTGGTTTCGATTTCGGCATCGAGGACAGGAGCCGGGGGGTGGTGGCTTTTGCTTTCCCGACGTTGGACGATGCCTTGAATGCGACGGTAGATGGGCTGGTCTACCGTTGGGATGGTTCGGCCTGGGTGAAGATGAGTGAGGAGGAGAAGGAGAAGACGGCATGCTGAAGATCAACACGCTCGTCGTCCTCCAGGTCAGGCAAGCCAAGCGCAACGGCTTCCTGTCGCCCCGCTACCTCGTGGCGAGGAAGGTCGGCGACATGGTCACCATCGGCCTGATCGGGAGGGCTCACTCGGAGACGATCCACGCGGTCCTCACCCTCGACGGAGTCAAGAGGCTGGAGGACGCGCTCCACATGGTCCGCACCGTGGGAAGGGACATCCAGATCGGCATCGTGCCAAGGAGGGAGGAGCATGCGCGAAGGGTTTCGCGTCGTCGGTCCTGACGGGAAGGCGATGCCGGAGCTGTTCCGCGAGGTCCGGCGGGACCGGAGTCAGGTCGAGGTCGAAGACATAAAGAGCGGCGCCCGTGCGGTCGTCCACTGCACGCGGATCATCTCATCCAAGAAGGAGGAACAGATGGCGACGCAGAAGGTGAGCGGCACCCCGAAGTTCGACTTCAAGTCGATCGCCGGCGAGCGCTGGTCGAAGCCGATGGCGTTCGACCACAAGGGCGTGAAGGCAGAGGCCCACGTGATCGTCAACCGGATCACCAAGAAGTACCGCGCCTTCAACACGTACAACGCCTCCCTGGGCAAGCAGGGGAAGACCGGCAGCGTGTTCGCGTTTAAGGACTACGCCCAGCTGGTCGCCCGGCTCATGGACCGCGGCTACAAGCGGGTCGGCGGCGGCCCGACGGCCAGTCCCAAGCCCATCAAGAAGGCCAAGCCCGAGCAGGTCGAGCACCACAATTACCGCCCGGTCACTGTGAAGCCCGCCAAGGGTCCGGTCACCGTCATCCCCAAGGCGAAGCCCACACAGGCCCTCGCCCCCGCTCCCGTGAAGGAGGCTCCGAATGCGAACGTACCCGCTCAGCCCGTCGCTCCGCCCGCCCCTCCCGCGCAGTCCTGATCTGAAGGAGACGCACTACGAGGTCTGCAAGAGAGAGGGAATGACGGACGAGGAGATCGCCAAGGACTGGACCCAGGTCGAGAAAGACCTGCAGGCCCAGTTCCTGCAGGTGGTGGAAGGAGACCGGGTTTGATGGACATTTTCACCATAGTCGTGGCCCGCGTGAAGAATATCGACCATGGATCGGGGGAGTGGCATGGGCAAACCGTCGAGCCCGACCGCAACCCGAGGATCGTGTTCCTGAACGCCCGCCTCGTGGGCGGGAAGCCGACGTTCCTGTTCCCCAACACGGAACTCGTCGTGACCGAATCCCAGAGCCTTGAGGTCGTCGCCCGCCACAAGGACCTTGACATCGACGTCGCCAATGTCTGGCTCCGCGACTATTGCTATGACCGGGACCAGAAGCTCAAGGGCATCGAGTGGGGAGAGGCTATCGAGCTGGTCTGGGACGGGAAGTGTTATCGGGAGCTGGGAGCCACGGAGCCCGGCGAGGGGCTGTTCATGTTCGGCAGTTCCTACGGCGGGGACGGCATCAAACTGCCCATCGCCACGAAGCTCGGCACCCGGTCGATCTTCTACAAGGAAGGGGAGGGGGACGAGGAAGGCAGCATCAAGCGTCCGCCCATGGGATTCCAAATGGGAATGAAAGCATGACCAAGGAGAGTCCATGAGCGTGGACTATACGACTTGGCTAATCTGCGGCATCAAGGTCAAGCGTTCCGATTTGATGCCGGAGCGGAAGGTGTCCGGATGCGCCCATCCGAAGAAGGGGGCGAAGTTCTGTCCGGAATGCGGGAAGCAATCGTGGACAACAGAACCCCGCCCCGTCAAGGGCTACAATGAAGACGACGGCGAATACTTGGGATACCGCGTCTACCCGGTCGGAGATTCCGAAGGCGACGAAGTGATCGTCGGCAAGCAGGTGGCAGAGGTCAGGAGTGATGGACCGTTCCTGTACAACCCATCCACCCTCGACTCCGTGCGGGCCTTCATGCTGAAAAGGTCCGAGGAATGGGAACTCAAGGGGACGTTCGGGGTATGGCTTGTCCTATACTGCTCGTACTGAGGAATAGTTGACAGGGGATTTCCCTCCCTGATATACTGTTCCTAGGAGAACGTATATGAACATGGAAGATCCGGACGAGCCAGAAGAGTTCGAGGGGCCTGACCCCAACGGCGAATACGGGGGCGCCTTCGGGGGCGGCGAGGAGCCCGAGGGAATGCCATCGCCTTTGGAGATCAAAGGCATGCTGGGGGAGCTGGGGAAGATCCTGGGCGGCGGCAACATCTTCGCTACCGTCGTCCCCTCTCTCGTTCCCTCCCGGTACGCGAGTCTCGTGTGTCCGCCCAGCCCGGAGGACGTGGCCAAGCTCAAGGTGAGGTTCGACCAGCACGTCGCCGAGGCGAAGGCTCTCATCGCCAAGGCCAAGGACGAAGGCAGCCCGCCGACGCAGGAGATCATGCAGTCGCTTGGACAGGTCGCCCAGGATGAGGAACTCCTGAAGCGCGCCCAGTCCCTCGTGAATTGAGGACAGCCATGGAAGACAAGCACTGCGACATCTGGCGCATCACACTGGCGTCTGGATCTACGGTCCATATCGCCATCCAGGTCAAGTCCAAGACATCCAGCCCGGAGGACGCGTTAGCCGCACTCCGCTCAATGGAGTTGTACAAATCGCTCGTCGTGAAGTCCCTCGAGCGCGTGGGTGGAAGCGACTGCTTCTACTTCTCCAGTCTTGAGGTAAGGAAGGCCTGGTCCGTCGTGATTCATGCCACCTAGGAGGCCAGATGCCCAAACGCGTTCCGCCGAAGTTCCGTCGTCTCCCGACCCTGAACGAGACCGCCTCGGTCCTGGAACCGGGAGCGCCGGAATTCATCACCATGGAGGTCAGCACCTCCCCCGGTGAGGAAAAGAAGAAGATCATCTACATCCGACAGGACACGCTTCCCGAGAAGCTGCGCAAGGACGTCGGCAAGGCGGTCATCGAGAAGTGCCTCGGCCTGCCGCTGTTCCAGACCCTCGGGAACCTGGGCCAGCGGATCCTCTTGGGAGAGGACGCAGTGGAGCCGAGCGACCCGAACGGTCCCATCCGCAGCGCGCTGGCGGACGCGAAGGCCTCCGCCGACGACCTGACCATGGAGGGGGACAAGTGAAGTACCACGGGATGCCCCCAATTCAAGTCAAGCGCGTTGGCGACAAATTCGTCTGTGTGCAGGGCAAGCTGCGCCTAGAAGCTTGGAAGCAGCAACTAAGGAGGGATAGTGTCCAAGCATGAGATGGTCATCGGCAACGACGGCTCGCTGCGGATGGTCTATGCCGACGAGCTGACCCCGCTTCTCTCCTTGGGGAAGGCCGAAATCCGGCGGGCCAGCCACGTCGAGCCGGCAGGAGTCCGGTGGGTCGTCAATCTCAAGCCGGTCGGCGGCCCCCGAATCGGACCGTTCAGGACCCGGGCGAAGGCGCTCGCAATCGAGCACGCCTGGCTCGTCAAGCACAACATCCCGTTCCCCAAGGAGGCCTAAATGTCTCATGTCGCTCGACTCGAGTTGGACGTGCTCGATCTGGAAGCCCTCAAGAAGGCGGTCAAGGCGTCGGGCCTCCAGTGGAAGGAAGGCCAGAAGCATCACAAGTGGTACGGTTCGTGGGTCAACGACTACCACGGGGCGAACGCCGCCTACCACCACGGGATCAAGCCCGAGGACTACGGCAAGTGCGAGCACGCCATCGGCGTCCCCGGCAACTCGCAGGCGTACGAGATCGGCGTCTGCAAGAACCCCAACGGGAAAGGCCACGTGCTGGTCTGGGACTTCTACGCCGGCGGACACGGACTGCAGGCGCTGGCCGGGGACAATTGCAGCAACATCGTGAAGGGGTACGTCGCCGAGGTGGCCAAGAAGAAAATGACGGCCCAGGGCTACACCTGCACGCAGACCAAGCTCCCGACGGGCGAGGTCAAGCTCCAGTTCGTCAAGTACTAGGCGACTTCCCCCAGCACAGGAGCCTGACCGATGCACACGATCACGCTGATCATCGACAACAAGGGCGGCCTCAAGATCTCGGTCGACGGGCTCAAGGGCACCGCCTGCAAGGACGCGACCAAGACGCTGGAGAACGCGCTGGGCACGGTCAAGGACGACCAGAAGACCAGCGAGTTCTACCAGCAGCCGCAGGCCAACAACCAGCAGAAACTGGGACACTGATGACAAACAAGATCCTGAATCCCAAGCGGAAGGTCCTGGACGAACGGCTCCTCCGCCTCGTCTGGCTCGTCGCAGGAAAACCCGGAGAGGAATGGGCGGATGGGCCGGTACAGGTTCCCGATGGCGGAGGCTTGCCAGAGCTGGAATTCAACCCTGCGGTGGCGGAGGCCCTGCAGATCATCGAAACTCTCGACATCGAGACGTGCGCATCAAGGCCATGGCTGTACGCGGACCAACAGATCGGCTCCAATTGCCTGACACCGCATGAAGCCGCCGCCCGCGAGATCAAGGCGCTTGTCGCTCCCGTCCACCGAGACGGCGAATGGGACGTTGCCGACATCAGGGAGATCCTGACCCGGCACTTCACACCCGAGACGCCGTGCGTTCCACAAGTGGAGAAGAAATTCCACGTCGAGCTAGTGCTGACCGGCGGCACGAAGGCCGTATGCCTCAAGGCCCAGTCCTGCGCGGACGCCGAGACGAAGGCCATGAAACAGGCAGGCGAGCAGATCGAGGCACTGGGCTTCCAAGGCGTCGACATCGAGATCGTGTCCGTGGAGGAGGGACGGTGAAGACCACGGTATTCATGGTCCGGCACAAGCCATCCAAGCGCTGGCTTCCCAAGACGGCCGACGTCGGGTGCCAGGACGCATCTGGGTGGGTGTCCGACCTCTGGGACGCCAGACAATACAAGGGTGAGGAGTCGGCTCGTGCAGCCATCTTTGCCGCAGGCGCCACTCCATACGGGATTCAGGCTTACCGTCTCACTTGGGAGCAAAAGAAGGCCAAGCGCCAGGCCTACGTGGACCTGTGCGAGGTCGTGAAGGTGGATGTGAATTTCACCCTTACTTCGATGCCGTCGCGGTCAGCCCCGTTCGGTCAGGTGGGTGGCCGCGTATTGGAGGCCTAATGAGCGACGAAAAGCACATCATCTGCCCGTTCGAAGACTGCCATGCCAGCGGCGCCTACATCACCGTCCACATCGAAGCCGAGGACGTGACGGGCTCCGGCATCCAGCACACGGCCCTCTGCGGCCTGTGCAACAGGACCTTCGACATCACCGAGGACGAGTACGACCGGCACGTCGACCAGATAGAGCATGCCCTGGCGCACGCAGGCTCCGTTCCCCACGTCCATTAGGAAGGAGACCATGAGCTTCGTGATCGTGGAGTACCAGATCAACAGGAGCGGTTCAGCCATCCTCAGCGACCTGGACAAGCCGCCGACCTTCTTCGTCGGCTATGGCACCAAACAGGAAGCCGAGTCCGCGCTCAAGAACCTCGGCGCGAAGTGGAGCGATTGCTCATACGTTCTGACCTCAGACGATCGCCCAGGCGATGCCAACATGTGGTGCATCGGCGACAGGTCGGAAGACGAGGACAAGGACAGCCGCCGCAAGTTCGAGATCTTCGAAGCCAAGGACAAGAGCGAATTGCGTTAGTTCCCTTTACAGGAGGTTCGCATGTTTGACAGCTACATCAAGGCCCGCTATCCGGTACTCATGGTCGTGAGCCCCGAGGAGGCGCGCGTCGAGCTGGAGCTCGCCAACACCCTCAAGGAGCTCAAGTGGAAGGTGGTCGTGTGGAGCCACACGGACGGCTTCATCGACGCCAACGGCAAGACCATCGACGAGGTTGACGACCCGGTCGCCGCCCTCGCGAAGATCCGCGGCGCCGAGAGCACGACCACGTTCGGCGAGAAGGTGGTGTTCCTGTTCCGCGACCTGCACCCGTTCTTCCAGGTGCCCAAGATCGCGCGGCTCATCCGGGACATCGCCCGCGAGTTCAAGACGGCCAAGAAGACGCTCATCATGATCAGCCCGCTCAACGAGCTGCCCGTCGGGCTGCAGCGCGACGTGACGCTCCTGGAGTTCGGCCTCCCCGAGAGGGCGATCATCGGCACGATGATCGACCGGTTCGTGACGGAGAACAAGACCGTCGTGGGGGACGTCGCGAAGGACGAGGTCTTCGCCATCGTGGAGGCCTGCATGGGCCTGACCACGGTCGAGGCGGAGAACGCCATGGCCAAGGGCGTGGTGGACTGGAAGAAGTCCACCAAGGACGACCCGAAGTCCAAGGTCCAGATTTCCACGCTGGTCATGTCCGAGAAGGCCAACGCCATCAAGAAGTCGGGCGTGCTGGAGTGGTACCCTGCCAAGCAGGGGATGGACGACATCGGCGGGCTGGTGGTGCTCAAGGAGTGGCTGAGCATCAGGAAGCTGGCGTTCACCGAGGACGCCCGCAAGTACGGCCTCCCCGCCCCGCGTGGCGTGATGCTCACGGGCATCCCGGGAACGGGCAAGTCCCTGGCGGCGAAGGCGTGCGCCGCCAACTTCGGGGTCCCGCTCATCAAGTTCGACGTGGGACGCGTCTTCGGCGGGCTGGTCGGCCAGAGCGAGGCGAACATGCGGGTCGCCATCCAGACGGCAGAGGCCGTGGGCCGCTGCGTGTTGTGGGTGGACGAGATCGAGAAGGCCTTCGCTGGGATGTCCAGCTCGGGCCAGACGGACTCCGGAGTGAGCGCCCGCGTCTTCGGGTCGTTCATCACCTGGATGCAGGAGAAGACCGCGCCGGTCTTCATCGTGGCGACGTGCAACAAGATCGACGGACTCCCGCCTGAGCTGCTCAGGAAGGGCCGCTTCGATGAGATCTTCTACGTCGACCTCCCGGACGAGAAGGAGCGGGAGGAGATTCTCAAGATCCACATCACCAAGCGGGGCCGCGATCCCAAGAAGTTCGACGCCCAGGGCCTCAAGGAGTGCGCCTCCAACAGCGAGGGGTACTCGGGGGCGGAGCTGGAGGAGGCCGTGATCTCGGGCCTCTACACCGGCTTCTACCGCAAGGAGGAGCTCAACGACATGCACATCCTGTCCGCCATCCTGCGGACCGTGCCCCTCTCCCGGTCCCGGAGGGGCGACCTGGAGTCGATGAAGAAGTGGGCCAGCGACTTCGCCCAGAACGCGAACCACCGCAAGGAAGAGGAGCAGAAGTCCCGCAAGGTGGACGCGTAGTCAAGAAGGTGGGGGTCCCAAATCGGGACCCCCACCGCTCATCAAGGGAGGAAGATGTGCCCTGTTTCACGAGGGTCAGCATCGAGGTCAAGGACCAGGCAGCCGCGAAGGCAGCCGCGGAGAAGCTGAAGAAGGACCACGGCTGGGAGTCCAAGATCACCAAGCTCCCGAACGGGATGTACAAGGTCGAGCCCAAGGAGCAATACCCCGGGTTCGAGAAGCTGTTCAAGAACGAGTACGCCGCATCCCTCGCCACCGCGAAGGCGAAGCAGGCGGGGTACACCGTCGTCCGGATGAACAACGGGAACGAGATCCAACTCACCCTGAGGCAGTACTAGATCCTATGGCTGAAAGGACAACACTATGTTCTCCTTTACGACAGTCACCATTCCGACCAAGGCGGAGCTCGGGGAAAGAAAGTTGGAGCTCGAATAGTGAGGAGTGTCTCAGGCATAATGAATGGGGAGGAAAGATGAAAGAAATAGTGCTCAAGATCAACGACGGGGAAGTCAAGATCCATGCAGAGGGGGCCAACGGTCAGGGTACGGCCTCCTTCACCGAGGATCTGGCCAAGAGCCTGGGCAAGATCGAGGAGCGGCACAAGGGGATGGACCACGTGGTCCAGGCCGACAAGAACCAGGTCAAGCAGGGGAACGGATGATGGTCAACAACCTGAACGGGGGAAAGTTCGTCCGAGTCAACGGCTTCGACAAGGTCGGCGGCGTCTGCGCCTTCGTCCCATTCGAGGTCATTCGCGCCCTCGGCCTTGCCGTCGAGCAGGGCTGCGACGAGCCGACCCAGCGGGCGCAGCATGGAGACCTGACAGTCGACTGGATCAGAGAAATGACACAGGCCAGCCAGCAGGTCAAGCAGTGACTGCGTACCAAAGGAGTTATCTAGGAATAGCCCGGAGCGCCTTAATGAATGCCATCATCTCCTCGTTCGTGTTCTTATTCTTCGCGAGGTTGATGGCCTTGCACACAAGCTGGATGTTCCCAGGCACGTAGCCTTTGGTGGAGTCGATCCGGTCTATGGATGCGCCATCAAGCCTGTATCGTTGCATTGTCATGGGAAGACCAGAAAGAGCACATTTGCCTTTTTGGTCTTCCCAAAGACCACACAGGAAATCCAGACTAACGCCCCACTTGAAGTTACTGCGTCGCCCGTGTGTTCTCCCTCTGCGCGTCTTTGCAAAAAGCCACCTGCGTGGGGAGCTTTCGTCGTAGGCTTGTATCAAGCCCAGCCGCCAGCGTTCTTTGTTGCGTACCCGGCATTTGGCGAGATAGTGTTGTCTGTAAGCTGCGTCTTCCTTGTACCGGCGCCTGTTGTACGCGTTGCATTTTTCCCGGTATTTGGGGTCTTTACGCTTACAAACCCAAGCACAAGCATAACACCTAAGACTGGCTGGGGGGAATTTTTTCTTTGGTTTGGTTACTCCGCAAATCTTGCATGGCTTGCTTTTGCGCGCACGATAGGCCAAGCACTTAAAACAAACTGGATAATGCAGGGGAAATTTCGAATTCGGCTTTGGCGTCTTGCACCAGGCGCATTTCTTCATAGCATTACCCCATGTTGCTTATGTTCTATATTTGACTATCCCAAGTGGAGGAGCACATGACTGCTCAGGAGAAACGCGCACAATTCTTCCTCAAGATGAAAGGTCTGGACTGCCCGATCTTGGGGTCGGTTGTGTTCTGGAACGTGAGGAACGTCTCGATCACCAAGGACGAGTTCACCAAGCTGCTGGAGGAAAGCGGACTCCCGACCAAATACGCTCGCGAACATAATTACCGCAGTGCCTTCATCCGCGCCCTGCGCAACCTGGAGGAAGGTCGGATCATCCGGCGGGTCAGCGAGGACGACGACTTCATCGTCTTCCAGTTCACGGCTGAACAGCTGACCGGCACCTCCGTCGGGTCCGGCGAGCTCAAGTACACGACCGAGACTCGGGTCATCGTGTCCAAGAGCAAGTACTACGAGACGAAGAACTTCGCCGAGGCCCTCATCTCCGAGATGCCCGGCTACACCGCCAACGCCGCGATCAACAAGCTGGTCCTCGAGCTGTTCGAGAAGGAGAAGGTCCGGTACAACTCGAGCGACATAACCCGCTACCTCCAGCGCATCATCGAGGAGGAGGCGGACCTGATCACCCTGCGGGACCAGGGCAACGTCTACTTCGTCCCGGCGCAGTTCAACGGCGTCGTGGAGAAGGTTTCGACTCTGGTGTCGAAGCTCTCTCCGAATACCAACGACGCGCGCTTCGAGTATCTCCCCGTGCCGGATGCCGAAGTCTCCAAGGTGACCCTCGGCCGGTCCGTGCTGGAGGAGCTGGAATCCGTCGTGAAGGGGCTGGCCGAGGAAGTCGATCAGCTGTCCCCGGACCTCACCGACAAGGGCAAGATCACCTGGATGGAAGCCCGGCTCAGGAAGGTCAAGAGGCTCAAGGACCGGATCGAGATGTACGGGGAGATCGTCCCCGACGTGAAGGTCAAGGAGCTCAACGAGTCGGCCGAGGAGCTGGCCCAGCGGATCCTGAACGTCAGGAAGCTGGAAATCTAGGGGAGGGAAGATTATGACCAACGCTGCAATCAGACGCTTTCCGATGACCGGACACTGGTGCCGCAGCGGTACCAAGCCGCGGACGACGCCGACGACGGTCAGGGCGCTCTGCGCCCTGGCGAGGAAGGAAGGGCTTCCGGTCGAGTTCAAGGACCCGGAAGGGAAGGTCTGGGCCGCATCGGTCCGGACGTCGAAGGGGCGGATCTTCAAGAAGAAGTTCCTGGTCTATCGTCTCTGGAGCACCGTCGAGAACGGGGGTCCGACGAGCTACGGCATGGAATTCCTGGAGGCGAAATGAGCCCCAAGTGTCCGAAGTGCGGCAGCATCAGGAAGTGGATCGAGGAGTACGGCCATTGCTTCGCCTGCAACCATCAGGTCATCGGTTCCCTGTGGCGCAGGCTGGGCAAGGCGGCTGCCGTCATCGAGATCCTCAACAAGGCGCTGGTCAGCAAGGACGGTTGTCCCGGTTGCGGTGACGCCATCCTGAACCGGATGGCGAAGCAGGAAATGGAGGCCTACGCGAAGGTCGAGAAGGCCTTCGACAAGGCGTTCCAGGCCGGGCTCAAGCTCAAGGAGACACCCAATCAAGCCCAGATTTCCTGACAAACCGTCTCACATCTATTCCTTGAAGATGATCAAGGAGGGCGAATACGTCGCCCAGCCGAAGCTCGATGGACACAACTCCCTGATCTTCCGAGAGAAGGGCGAACTGGTCGTCCTCTCCCGCGTGATGAAGCCGCTCGCCATCTCGGACGACATGAGAGATGCCCTCAAACTCCTGCCGCTCGAGGATGGCACGGTCCTGAACGCCGAGTGGACCTGCCGGCGTGAGGCGTGGAAGGAAGAGGGAATGTGGCTCTTCGACATGATGTACGAGAGGGGCGAGTGGGTCGGTCATCTCCCCGTCGAGGAGCGGTACGCGAAGGTGTTCGGGATCTACAACGGAATCAGAGTGGACGGTGCCAGATGGCCGATCCATCTCATTCCTGGTCAGACCACGGGCTACGCCGCGCTCTACAAGTCCCTCATCGGCGACATGAAGACCGAGGGGATCGTGCTCAAGCGCCTCGGCTCGAAGCTGGTCGGCGATTTCCATAAGTCGGTCGACAACCCGGCCATGTTCAAGCTCAAGTGGAGAGATGGATTATCTGGAATGACCCGGACCATCGTCCCGGACGAGGATCTCAAGACGAAGGAGGACTGATGACCAGCGATCAGGCGAAGCAGCTTCTGGCCCAGAAGGAACTGGACATCACCGAGGTCCGGAAGCTCCTGACCGAGCACTATAAGCCGAACAGGGATGGGCTGAGCGACGATGAGCTGTACTCCTACCTCTCCAACATTCAGTACATGGGGGAGACGGAACTGCGTCGGGAATTGGAGACACTGGCATGAGCATCACCGCGATCGTCGCCCAGCTGAAGGCCGCCTCCGAGGCCTATTACAACACCGGCGTCTCTCTCTTGACGGACGCCGAGTTCGACGCGCTGGTCGACCAGCTTCGGGAGCTGGACCCCAAGAACGACTTCCTCAAGACGGTCGGCGCCCCGCCGGCTGGCTCCCTCTTCAAGCCGGTCAAGCACGCCATAGCGATGGGCTCCCAGGAGAAGGTCAAGACGCTCGAGGAGCTGGGGAAGTGGTGGGACAAGCTCCCCGTCAAGGAAGTCGTGGTCCAGTGGAAGTATGATGGCTGCTCGCTCTCCCTGGAGTACAAGAAGGGGAAGCTGGTCCGGGCGGTCTCCCGAGGCGACGGGAAGGTCGGGGAGGACGTGACGGTCAACATCCTCAGGTCCACGCATATCATCAAGCAGCTCCCTACCCCGTTCACCGGGTTCATCCGCGGGGAGTGTCTGCTGTACAAGGAGGACTTCAAGAAGTACTGGCCGGATGGCTCCAACCCGCGCAACCAGGGCAACGGGGTCATGCGGTCCAAGGACGGGGCCGGATGCGAGCATCTGCGCGTCCTGCCGTACGACGTCGTCGGCACGGAGTCTGACCTGCTGATCGTGGGCACCGAGCTCCAGAAGCTCCAGTTCCTGGAGAGCTGCGGGTTCCAGGTCCACCTGATGCAGAAGCTGACCAAGCTGGAGAACGTCGAGAAGGCGCACGAGGCGATGGGCCAGGCGCGGGAGAAGCTGCCCTTCGAGGTCGACGGGATCGTCGTCAAGCTCAACGACTGCGCGGCTTCCGAGGCGATGGGCGTCTCGGACGACCGGCCGAAGGGACAGCGGGCGTACAAGTGGGAGGCGCTCGGGGCGGAGACCGTTCTCGAGGACGTGATCTTCACCATTGGACATACAGGGGCCATAATTCCGACCGGAAAGGTCAAGCCCGTCGGAATCGGAGGCGTGATCATCTCGAACGTACTCCTCAACAACGTGGAGGAGATCGAACGCCTCGGGGCCAGGCTCGGATCGACTGTGGCCATCATCAGGGCTGGGGATGTTGTGCCGAAGTGCATCAAAGCGGAGCCGACTTATCGGTGCTCCGGCTGCGGATTTGTGGGGACGGAGACGCAGCAGAAAGCAAAGCATGTGCTTTAATTACCTTCCGCTCAAGTGCGACGTGTGCGCTAGCGTAGAGGTGGCGCAAAATACGCGTGACCTGCTTACCACCGTAACGGATCGTGTAAGCTTTTGATGGATGATATACCTTTGTGCGGTGCATGGCACAATGCCGCACGAGGTACTGCTGGACCCATTGAACGATAGGAAGGTGGAGGTCGACAAACTCAAAATGGAGCTGGTACGACACCCTGCCGTTTCTCCACCTGTAAGCCGGAGAACTCCGAAAGTGACCATCGCCGTCTACAAGGCCGCGTACGAGATGTCGCCGCAACCGTAACGGTACTGTGCTTAAAATGCGGCAGTCGCCTTTCTCTTTAAACTCAGTCCAGCCAGCAGACAGCAGGACGTTCGCGAGTCTCGTAGAGTGAAGATCAAGCATGCAACACGGGTGCCCCGCATTTGTGGTGGTGAGCTTGATCGGCTTTTGGCTGCCTATGTGTGATTTGAGCATTTCAAGGTGCGCCACATCTCGCCCTTGTAGTGCCACCCTTACAGACCCGCTCCTGTTGAAACGACCCGAATGGCGTATGTGTCCATCAGCTAATAAGAACCCGAGCCAATACGCTTTCCGTTCGTTGTCGATCCGATCGAAGAAAGTCTCATCTATGGCATACTTTCTAAGTGCGACAGAAAGCGAGCGCCGTTCAACGCCAGCTTTTGCAAGAATCCGCAGAACTGCGCACTTTGGAATGCCATATTTGCGCGCAAGCATAAGACTGGACAATCCCTGCTTGTATTCTGTTATTATGTTCATGTTTTATGTTTGCCTTTAACATACTGGAGCAATTCCTCATGCAAATCAAATGCAAGGGTAAGATGGTCGAGCTCGAGCGGCTTGACAAGCCCATCGCCATCCCTACTTCATGCCCCGCTTGCAAGTCCAAGCTTGTGCGTGTCGGGCCAGCCCTCTTCTGTCAGAATGAGGAATGCGAAGGGCGTCTGATCAGGAAGGTCCGTCGCTGGAGAAAATCGCTGAATATCAAATTCTTGGGAGATGAGGTTGAGCTCGCCCTGTGGGATAGCGAATTGGTCCGCGATCCCGCTGATCTTTACGCGCTCACCCAAAAGCAGTTGGCAGATCTCAAAGTGGGCAATGGTCGACTCGGCGAGGATCGCGCCAAGCAGATCCTGGACGAGATCGGAAAGACCCAGGAACTCCAGCTTCACGAATTTTTTGGATCTTTGGGTGTTCGCTTTCTGGGCACCCGGGCCGCGAAGCACATGGTGGAGGACAACGGGCTGGACACGACCGAGAAGTTCTCGGATCCGGCATTCATCCGCAAGTGCCAAACTCTCGGACCTGCCATCCGGGAGGGCGTGGCCGCCGGCGTGGAGGCCAACCTGCCGCTCATCAAGAAGCTGCTCAAGGTCGTCAAGATTGCGAAGGCCGAGAAGGCGAAGCCCGTGGCAACGGGCGGCAAGCTGGCCGGTCGGGCCATCGTCTTTACGGGGGTCCGGCCCACGGGAGCCGAGCAGGAGAAGTTCGAGTCCCTGGGCGGCGTCGTCAGGAGCAGCGTGTCCAAGAACTGCACGCACCTGATCGTCAAGGCGCTCGGCACCGGCAGTAACAAGGCAATGGCTGCCATGGAACTCGGGCTGGACGTGGTCACCTACGACCAGTTCAAGGAGTGGCTGAAATGAGCAAGAAACCCCATCGCGGCTTCATGAATTCCGTCTCTATTTCGCTGGGCGAAGGCCCGAAGGACGACTTCATCATCGACGTCGAGGGCCTCCCGAAGGACGAGCTTCGACCCCTTGTGATCGATGCCGTCCGCGAGGCCCTGCGCAAGAACAAGAAGGTCAAGGACTTCACGGTCTGCAACTAGGAGGCTTGATGGCCAACCACGGCTACATCACGACCCACCACAAGCTGACAGGCGACAAGTTGTTTGACGCCCTGACGGAGATCAGCAAGGCTCGATTCGGCGGCCAGGTCAAGGTCGAGAAGGGATGGGACGGCTGGGGTCCTGGCGGGTGCGGGATCATCATGTGGAAGGATCACGCCCACCCCATCTGGCTCGGGAGCTCGCACAAGATCGAGATCCGGCACGGCTCTATGGGAGATCTGGACTCCTGGGTCGAGGGTTGCTTCATCAACGACCTGGCGTTCAAGTTCAACGGGATCATCACGGACGACGGGATCTGCGGCGTCTCATGGCGCGGGGAAAAGGGGAAGTATCCCACGCTCAAGGCCTGGCTGGACAAGCGCTACAGGATCCGCAAGGGAGGATTCACGGTCCCGCTCCGGAGGCTGTTCATCTGGAACCAGATCAGGGAGGCTAAGACGCTCCGGCCGGATCTCAAGAAGTTCCTTACCTAGGAGGCTTGATATGGGCGAGACGCTCAGCGAATGGCTGATCAAGCACGGCTGGAAGCAGCTGGACGGCAGCACGCTCTACTCCGGCGAGGGCGAGAAGTTCCGCAAGCCCAAGGGCTACGACGCCCATGGGGAAATCTGGATCGCTCCGATGAGCTTCGGTCTCCTGTCCATCGCACCCTACATCGCTGGCTATTTCGTCGACGAGGAGAACGCGTCCCACGAGTACGTCTTCGGCCCCGCCGCCGAGCAGCTGGCCAAGGCGATCGAGAAGTTCAACAAGGAGAACGAGGGATGAAGAAAGAGAAAGACAGAATCCTCATCCGGGTGCAGGAGTCCATGGACAAGCCGGGCAAATGGGTAGCCTGGTTGCACATCCATCCCACGGTCGGGGTCGAGGGGATGCAGCGTCACTACGGCAAGACGGAAGGGAAGGCAGCCGGGAAGGTCTTCGCCATGCTAGTCGACAAGCAGCTCATCGGCAATCGCGCAGTCGAGGTCGCCATCCACTGATGGCTCCCGAGTTCGCTCTGGCCCTGACCGCAGCTATGACTGTCTACTTCTTCAGCCTCCTCTGGAGTGCAACCCATGGCGAAAGAAGTGAAGTACTACCTGTGCAAAAGCGCACAACACAACAAGTTTTACAAAACCGAGAGGGACGGGCTCAAGCTGACCCTCTCATGGGGACGCGTCGGCGGATCGTCCGCGGAACAGGTCCTGGACTTCGCCACGGAGTCCGAGCTGGATGAGTTCCTGGCCAAGAAGCTCAAGGACAAGCTCCGGCCGCGTAAGGAGGGTCAGTACGTCGAGACCCAGATCGGCGAGCTCCGTCAGGAGGAAGAGGTGGCTAAGACGCTGGGCCACCAGTACAAGATCGCCCGCTTCGAGTTCGTCGACCTGCAGCTGTCGAAGAAGAAGCCCTTCGGTCCCCAGGTGGACGCGGGCACCCTCAAGATCCTGCAGAACTACGACGCCAACAAGTTCGTCTACGCCGAGGTCATGAACTCCTGGTCCAAGGACGTCACCCACCTGGTCATCAACAAGGACCAGGCCTGGCAGCTCAAGTCCATCGCCGAGAGCAAGGCCGGCGGAACGATGGCCTTCGACCGCCGATGGGACGTGGAGAACAAGCTGGTCGCCGGCGTGCGGATGGTGCTCAAGCGGATCGCCGCTTCCGTCATCGCCGCCCTCAAGAAGTTCGGCGACCTGGGTGGGCGCAGGCTGGGAGACGACGACGGTCCGTCGACGACGTCCAGCAACTTCGACTGGGGTTCGCTGGAAGCCGAGACCGGCGCGTCCAAGCAGGTCCTGCAGAAGTTCGGCAACCTCGGGTCCAGGGTTCTGGACATCTAGGAGGGGATGTGAAGAAGCCACAGCGGCGACAGAAGACCAAGCGTCCGTGGTGGACCACGGTCAAGGATCCCGAATGCGAGCGGTATAACCGCCCGCCTGATGCCCGGATCGAGTTCAAGTAGGAGACATCATCAAGAAGTATAAACTTACGTCAGATGAAGTCGAAGAGTTCAAGGACGAGGCCTGTTTCGAGCCGGTCAGCAAGCCGGACAAGCTGTCTCGCGTGAACGGGACTCATCGCTGGTTCCTGTGTCAGGCCGTCTAGGAGATCCTATGGACCGCAAGGGTCTGTGCAACGAGGACTGCAATCGCTGTCCGATCATCGGCGACCCCAACAACCGGTTGCTCACGTTCATCCTCAACAAGGCCTTCAACAAGTTCGGCGACGAGTTCTACAAGATCGTGCAGGAGGCGTGTCCCAATCTGACCTGCTGCTTCGACTGCCGCACCGACGACTTCTGCCACATAGAAGACTGCGAGATCATGAAGAAGGTCGAGCAGTCCGACATCCAGAAGCCGGAGTTCGGAGCTGCGGAGGTCCGGAAGCTGGACGTGGACGCAGAAGACAAGGAGGCCACATGAAGATCCTGGTTTCTTACGGAGATCACGGGAGGTGCGGCGCGCACTTCAACTGGACCAACTTCCTGGAACCGGTCATCCTGTCCGCGTTCCAGTGCGACAACAAAAACTGCGGGTGCGACCGCGCCTTTTCTGGCATCTCGTCTCGCAAGGCGACGACTCGAGCGGTCGTCGTGGAAGTCCCGGTCGCTCTCCAGGAGCTGATCGACGCCTGTATCCGAAGCAATAACGCCGCTTATCCAGGCGTCTCCGACTCTGACTGGTCCACGAAGTCAGCAATCAAGTTGATTGATCTGGCTCGGGAACAGCCGGTGGGCACCGTCGTCGCCCTCAAGTTCGTCCGCCACCAGCCCAAGCTGATCCGCCTCGGCGAGACCACCTTCACCGACTAGGAGGCCACATGACCTACAAGATCCTCCAGGTCAAAGTCAAACGACCGGGCGATCAGGTCGAGGTCGAGATCGACTGGGTCAAGCAGGAAGGATACAGGCTCACCGTTAACGATCCGGAGGCTGGACCGCCCGACGTCCGTTATTACGCCAGGCTCTCATCGGCTCTGTGGGCAGCTGCCCCAATCATCAAGAAACTGGAGACATAGGAGGCCACATGAAGATCGCGTTCGCGGCGGTCGAGTACGACCCGGAAATCCACGAGCCGCAGACTCCCTTCTTCTACGAGGCTGATGTCTGGAACCGCTCTCTCCCGGTCAAGCAGATCGCCGAGAATCTCGCCAAGGCGATCCTGGACCAGGAGGAGCACGACCTGAAGGACGGAGGCGAAGAGAGTGGGGAGATCTCCATCGACCCGCGTTCTTCCTGGGGAGACATCGAGATCGATCTGGGTTCCGGCAATTCCCTGTTCCTGGCGTTCCCCAAGGGATACGAGGCCGTCAGGAAGGCCTTCAAGAAGCTGCCCAAGTCCAAGCTCACTCGGGAGTGGGGGATCGAGGACGGAGATCAGGAGGACGAATGAGCCGCCAGATGAAGTGGCAGATGTCTGCCGGGAAGATCCAATCAGAGCTTAAGTGGCTCGCCTCGGTCCCTCCGTCAGAAATCCCTGCCATCCGTCAGCCGGACCACGCGTTCTATGAGCGGTTCGACCGAATCTTCGGCATCCTCTACATGGCGCAGGACAAGAAGATCGATCCGGACCGGATCGCCAACGCGGTCTGCTGGAAGACCGAGGCTGGTCCGGGCCTGCTGGAGCTTACGGTCCGACCAAACTAGGAGGCCACATGAACGCCTGGATCATCGAGGATGGCGAGAGTTACCGCATCTTCGTGGACAAGACGGGAAAGATGACGCACGACGAGGTGCTGATCCGCGTGTCGGAGGTCTTGTTCCCCTTTGATTCCACATCCCGGTCTACGGATGCGCAGCTGCGCTCGATGCTCCGGACGCGGAAAACGCGGCGGCACTGGATCGTGGATGCATCAGCCACAAGGCTGCACACGGCAACGCGACCGTCTTGGGAGAAGAACGCCTCGGACGACACGGGCCTGTTCACGCTCGACGTCAGCACCGAAGCCGTGGTCCAGCTGAAATAGGAGGTGAAATGAAGACGCTGACCTTTACCGTCATGGGCTACCACGAGTTTGAGGAGCTGGTCAACAAGAACGTGCCAGAGGCGAAGGGGAAGTATGAGTACGCCGCATGTGAGGAATGCGGCAACGACATCGACAAGGCTTACGTGGGCGTGGACGGGAAGCTGGACCCGTACGATCGGAAGGAGCTGGCGAACGGAAACCTCCAGTACCGGTCCTGGCCGCTATTCAATCTGCTGGTCGAGAAGGGCATCCTCCAGCCCGGCAATTACCTGATCCGAGTTTCCTGGTAATGGACACCCCACTCATGCGCCGCTGTATGGCTTGTGGCCGATCCGTCCCCGAGGACAAGATCTGCAAGGCGCGGGAATGTCCGGCCATCAAGCTCTGCGAAGACTGCAACAGGCCGTCCAAGCGGATGCTCATCCTGGCCCGAGCCATGGGACACAAGATAGGAGGCGGGCGATGAAGATGACAGAAGCACAGAAGGCGGCGATGCTACGCCGGGACGAGGCCGTGACCTTGTACGGCGGCGAGAACTGCGGGTCCGCCTTCATCACGTACGGCAGGCGATGGAACAAGAAGGTCTATCTGGCGCGGATCTACGGCAAGATCTACGAGTTCTGCGAGAGCGGGACGATCTTCACCAGCGCCAAGAGGACCAAGCTTCCGGAATTCCGCCATCCGACCCACTGCAAATGCGGCGGTAAGCTACTGGCATCCTTCTCTATGTGCCGCCACCGGGAGATCACCGAGAAAGGGAAGCTGGGCCCATGGACGAACGGCGGGGAGATCGATCTGGACGGCTACGAGTGTGAGGAGTGCGGCGAGTTGCTGGATGCCTAGGAGGGAAGATGACCAAGGACGACCTGACCAAGGAAGTTGCCACGCTTCTTTCGAGGCGCGGCTTCCACGTGGATTATCACGAGGTCTCTGCCCTTTCCACCACTCTCGTCGTGCGGAAGGTGGAGACCCGCTCGTGCCCCACCAGCAGCCGCGGTCTCGTGGTCACCCAGGCCAGCGACTTTGAGATCACCATCAAGGAGGTCAAGTGATGGATTCCAGCAAAACGATCGAGCAGCTGGTCGCCGAGTGGAACGACTACTACGAGGGGATGGGAGAGGAGATGCGGCTCGAGGATCTGGCCCCCAAGGCCTACGAGGAGCAGGTCCTCGACGCGATCTTCGGCGTCTGCAAGTCCTGGTCAAAGGCTCTCGAGGTCTTCAACCACAAGGACAACAATGGCGGCTGGATGTACGGTGACGTTCCCAAGCGCCTCCGGGAGAACGCGAAGAAGGAGGGGAAGAAGTGAAGCGCAACCCCAACAAGATGGACCCGGAGTGCGTCAAGCTCTGCAACGCCATCAACAAGATTCCCGGCCTCCAGACGACAGAGTCCTGCTGCGGCCACGGGAAGGACGAGTTCAGGATCTGGTTCGAAGTCAAGAGCTTGAAGAAGCTGCCGATCCTGCTCTACTACTTGGTTCCCTGCCATGTGAGTTTCCGGTGGATCTGCAGGGTGAGGACCGACTGCGCCATGAGTCCGGTCCTTTTCGTCCTGGAGAGCGAGGACAAGGGCAAGGAAGCGTACAGGCAGGCCAACGTCATCGCCAACAAGATCCTCGCGTACCTGGACTGCGGGATCATGTGAATGCTTGACGTTCAATCCCTCCACATGCTACCATCCCCCGATGAGGAGGCGGAGGAAATCTATGCCCCTTGAACAGAGGCCGTACCAGAGCCGGATCGTCGGCAAGACGCTCCAGGCTTACGACCGCGGTCTCATATCGGTGCTCGTCGAGTCGGCCACGGGGAGCGGCAAAAGTGTCATCGGGTTAGAAGTTGCCCGCCAGATGCAGAAGCAGGGATTCAAGGTCGGCTGGGTTTCCCTGCGTCGCAATCTGCTCAAGCAGGTCGCTGGCATGAACGAGGAGTTCTTCGGCCTCAAGGACATCGAGTACATCTCGCTGTTCCAGAACGAAGTCCCGTCGTGCGACTTCCTCGTTCTTGACGAATGCCAACATAGTGCCTGCGGAACGTGCGTGAGCCTGCTGAACCGGATGAAGCCCAAGAAGTTCCTGGGCCTGTCAGCCACGCCCTTCCGGACCGACCGGATGCAGTTGTCTTTCCAGAAGGTCATCAAGGACGCGGGCATTCACGTGCTGATCCAGCAGGGCTACCTCGCGCCTTACCAGCACTTCGTCATGCCCGAGTACAACCCGGTGACGGTCTCCAACTTCTACCTGCGCGAGAAGGAGAAGTGGGGCAAGACGCTCGTGTTCTTCCTCTCGGTGGACGAGTGCTACCAGATGAAGAACCTCCTGTGGGAGAAGGGCGTCGCCTCCGAAGTGGTCACTGCCAACACGGACCGGGATGCGCAGCTCGAGATGTTCGAGAAGGGCGAGATCCCGGTGCTCATCAACGTGTTCATCCTGACGGAAGGCTTCGACTGCCCGTCGCTCAAGACCGTGTTCGTTCGTCCGTCTGGCCGCGGTCCTTCCATTCAGATGGGAGGCCGCGTCTTCCGCAAGCACCCGTCAAAGGAGTACGCCCAGATCGTCCAGTGCAAGCAGACGCGCTTCGCCTTCCCCCACAAGGTGAAGGCGCTGGCTGAGTGGGTCTGGGTGCAAGGATCAGAGGAAGGACAGTGGCGTAGCGTCGTGGGCAACGAGAACGTGGCGCTGGCCCAGGCGACGTCGCTTCGGATCATCGCCAATTCCGCGTCCGTGAAGCTGCCTCAGATGATCCAGAAGTCCCTGAGTTCTCGCCGTCGCCGCAACCGGGGAGAGTCCCTGGGTGGGTGGCTCAGCTCACAATAAGGAGAAGACATGTACGCCATCGGGCACGTCATCTACGGGATTCCGCTCACCAAGGAGATCGAGAAGGTCTGCAACAAGGTGCTCAACGTGGAAGCCGGTGAGCACGACGGAGGCTTCTTCAAGACGTTCTATTCGGGGAGCGGGGACACGACGCCCGGCTTCTGTGGCGTCGAGCTGGCCTCCTTCGACGAGAGCTCCAACTTCCTCTTGTCCAAGATCACCAAGACGCCGACAAAGGCAGAAAAGGCGAAGGCCATAGCCAAGATCGCGGCGCTTCCGAAGGAGATCAAGCGGATCATGCCCCCGATCGGTGCCTGGGTCGTTTGGAGCACATCCTAATCCTTGACAGGGGATTCCCCTTCCGTATTTAATACCGGTGGCTCCAGTTAGGAGGGCCGATCAGAGAGATCTGTGCGCGTGTCGTTTTTCGTGGCCCGACCACGTGGGGCGCAAAAGCAGGGCAACCTGCCAGCACCGTCCACGCAGGTCAGGAGACACAAGATGAGCGTGAAGGCACCTCTCAACGCCGCTCCCGGTGTGAAGTTCGAGACCGTCGCAACCAACGTCGGTGACATGACGGTGGTCGCTCCTCCCCGCGTGGCCTCGCTCTCCCAGCTCCAGCTCGGGAGCCGCCGCATCCTGGAGGGTTCGACCATCACGGTGGACGGCAAGTCGTACGGGACCAGCCAGCGGTTCTGGTCGTCGCTGTGCGCCCGGTTCGGGATCAGCCCGAACATCTTCAACCTGTTCGACCACAAGGAGGTCTTCGACCGGATCAGCGAGAAGCGCAGCGGCCTGATCGCTTCGGGCGGGGATGGCGTCCGCATCCTCACCGAGGTCAAGGGTCCTGACGTCCGCTTCCTGGGTCTCACCGGCCCGAACAAGCCCTACGTGGACTACTACGGGCTGATGAACATCCTGGGCGAGCACGAGGCGATCGAGGCGGAGTACTCCGACGGCGAGGTCACCAGCAAGCACAAGCTCTCCAGCGCGGGAGACCTGGAGATCGCCGGCGAGAAGTACGAGCCCCGGTTCTGCCTCAAGACGCCGATCGACGGCTACGGCAATCCCTCGATCTACCTGGAGCTGATGCGCCTGGTGTGCTCCAACGGTGCGACCGTCCTCTCGTCCGCCTTCCGCACGGAGATCCCTCTGGGGAAGGACAACAAGGGGGACGTGTCGGACGCGCTGGTCCGCATGATCCAGACCTACTCCAACGACGAGGGCTTCGCCGCCGTGGCCGAGCGGATCAACAACGCGGCCAAGTCGTGGGCCTCCATCCGTGAGGCTCGCTCTCTCTATCAGGTGCTCAACCGGTCCTGTCCGTTCGCGACCTCCTCGACGAATCCGGAAGCGAAGGTGCCGGAGTCGAAGGACCAGCGCGACTCGAACATGCGCATCCACGCACGGTTCGGCGGGATCGTCGGCGACCTCGTGAAGGTGTACGGCCTTTCCCAGGTGGAAGGGCTCAGCGACCGCAGGGCGTCCACCCTCCCGGTCCAGACCACGGTCAATGACCTGATCAACTTCGCGACCGAGATCGCGACGCACCAGATCAAGGACCCCAAGGCGCGGACCGACCTCCAGACGTGGGTGGGCTCGATGCTCTGCCGGGAGTTCGATCTCGAGGGCAGCCAGGAGCAGTGCAAGGAGTTCAAGGACTTCTTCATCGCCCGGACTGGCCAGGTCGTCGAGAAGGCCAAGACGAAGCTCAAGAACAAGGACGTCCTGTCGGGTGACGGGAGCTCCGTCCTCAACAACTAGGCCCGATCCTTCCCTGCCGCCTGCCCATAAAGCAGGCGGCAGGGTGTCGGAGGGAAACCCATGTCGAACACGCCGTCCGCTGCGCCGACGCAGGTCATCATCTTTCACAAGGAAGTGGAACCGGGGAAGTTCGACGCCCTCATCGCCGACAGCCAGCGTTCGCTTCCCGTCGAGGACGGCTGGCTGCCTCCCCTGAACCACGAGCCCGGACAGAAGAGCGTCACCATGGCGGAGCTCCAGGCGTTCGGTGACGAGCTCAAGCACGACCACGTCAAGGTCGTCTTCCAGCGCGTCCTGGGATGGAACTAGCTTCCGGGCTGATCAGCCCGGAAGCTGATCAGTCAGGAGGTGCCTATGGCCTTTTTCATCCGACACGCATCCACCAACACATTCTATGGCCAGATCAGAGGAAAGCCGCCGCTGAACTGGCCCGTCGACATAGAGCAGGCGCGGCCCTACGACAGCAGGATTTCCGCGCAAAGCGCTGTCGTCCAACTGGCGTGCACCTTCGCTGGCGACCGACCCAGGGAGATGGACTTTGCGCTGGACATAATCAGCCTCCAGGGAGTCAGCCAGGGCACGAAGGTGGTGCGTCGCGCCAAGTACAAGGAAGCCTACAAGAAGTGGGAGACGCTTCGCGACGCATGGGTGGAGGAATTCACCGTCGTCGACGTGGGAATCGCCGCTGCCGTGAAACTGGTGAAGCTCTCCTCTGAGATGCGCCAGACCATCATCAGGAAGATCGCGGAAGACAAGCTGGCCAAGTCGCCCAACGCCATTGGCAGCATGGGCAGCAGGATTCTCAGCATCGAGGACTTCTAGGAGAGCGAACGTGACGCACTGGAAGACGAAAGACGTCGTCGAATTGCTAAAGCCTCTAGCCGCCAAGGTCGAAGTCTCGGAACCGGGAGGGGACGTCGACACGGAGAACCTGATATTGACCGCGAAGGGGGCCAAGCGGGACAACCATCTGTGGGTCTGCGGGTTCCGGACTGCCGATCGTGATCCGGTCAAGGACCCGGCCGACACGGATGTCGAGAACGTCGAAGTCAAGGACGGACAGGACTCGCGGGGAGGCCTCAACACCGACGACGAGGCGACCTGCGTCATGTATGGGAGGGTCTGCTCAACGCTGCGGAAGAAGGGATTCTCGGTCGTTCCAACACTCGACGATTACTTCTAGGAGACACCGACACCATGGAACACTTACTCGACATCCTTCTGGGCGTCGTGCTAGGCGTCGTACTGATCCAGCTGGAGAAAGAGTGGCACTGGTACAAGCGCATGTGCAAGCTGGGGAGGAAGACCATGGGCAAGTTCAAGGTGCTCTACGAGGTCCGCCTCGAGGACGACGACTCGGTCCTCGAGAAGGGCGCGGTGGTCGTGGAGGCAGATCGCGACGGCGCGTTCCCGCAGGCCTGCAAAGAGGTCATCACCAGTCTCAAGAAACGGGACCGCGACGTCGTCTATGTCGCCTGCGTCGCGGTTCAGGAGGCCAAATGAAGAAGGCCTGGCAAAAGAGATGCCTAGAGTGCGGACACCAGATCTTCAAGCTCTGGGCGTCTCACGAAGAGTGGGCTTGCATGTGTCCGTGCCACAAGGTCGGCTGGGAACTGCACAGGCTCGATAAGACCAAGGACAACACGAAGGCCGAGATGTTGCGGTCGATCGAGCGCCACTTCAACAGGGCTGAGTGCGAGCTCCAGGCAACCTACGCGAAAAAGCTCAAGGCGCTTGATCGGTGGTATATCAAGGCACGTCGCAGGCTAGTGGCCCAGATGGCCATTTCCAAGAGGAAAGTCAGGAACCTGAAATGAAACCCATCGAAACCAGCTACGATCCCCGGACGCCGCCCGAAGTCGTGAGGATCCTTGAAAACTGCAGAGTCTGGCCGCACGCTCGTCGCATCCGTGTCCGGTACGGCCACACCAAGAAGGCCGGGCTTGACTGGCTGGAGGAGCATGATGTCGAAGGGACCGTCGGACGGAGCATGGGGCCGGTCAAGGTTCCGCTGATGATCCACAATTCCAAGTCGACAGGCGGTCAAGCCATCATGGACGAGTGCATCGTCAGGATCATCGATACCAAGACGCACAAGGTCCTGTACTCGCACCCGAAGTACCGGCACCCGAAGTTCACCATCCGAGTCAGCGGCCGTTCGGAGATGCCCGCTGTCGTCATGGCCGACGGGGAATTGCACGCGTCGTTCCCCAACCGGCGGGCTGCTGAGGCCTGGGTCAAGAAGATGAGCCTATGACCGAGCAGAAGCAGGCAAGCTGTTTCAACTGCGGCCGGAAGCTCAAGATCAACGCCGATGGATACTATGCCTGCAAGCGGTGCGGATTTTGGCGTGAGGCCGACAAAGCACCCAAGGAGGTCATATGCCTGAAATCACTGCGTGGCCCGCGGTCGAGCACGCCAACTGGCCCAGCTGGACGCAACCTCAGCTGACGGCCTGCCATTCCAAGGATGGCAGCCTGCTGGTCCAGTACGAGGGACAGAAATGGGCCCTCTACTGGGAAGGCAACCTTTACGCCGGGACCTTCTACCCGTTGCTGGACAGAGACAACTGTGCGGTCTCCGCCACCGAGTGGGCGGAAGAGCAGATCAAGACCATGAAGGCCCACCCTGCTGCAGGCAGCATGCTGTGGAACGCCCAGCACAAGAAGCTGGTCGACCGGCCCGGAGCCAAGACGCCCGGCGATCTGGACAAGAAGCCGGAGGCTTCGTGCTCCCACGAGGCCACTTCGAGCTTGCATCCCCTGGATGCGTCCGGTGCGATCAATACCAAGGATTTCCCGCAGGAGGAAAACCTTCCCGCTGCGGAGCTTCCCCGCAAGAAGCGGAAGCTCTTCACCAAGAAGGACGAGCGGGACGCCGAAATCTAGGAGGTTCCCATGCTTCGCCGATTTGACGTCTTCGCGGTGTACAACTTCGTCAAGAACGTCAGCAAGGGGATGCCCGTCTCGCGCGCCAAGGGCGACGCCCTCTGGCTGGCCAAGCACGTCGCCGGCGGTAGGCGTTTGAAGGTGGGAGGGGGAGCCCTGGAGAACAAGCCCTCCCCTGCCGTCGAGGCGGCCAAGCACTGCGCGTGCAAGAAGGCCGCGCCAAAGGGTGAGATGATCCCGGGCCTCTTCGCATGGAAGGAGCTCTCCGGCATCCCGCAAACGGACGCGATGTACGACCGGGAGATCATCAGGCGGCTGGGACAGAAGTTCTACGAGGAGACGTTCCTGCCCCGGATTCAGGATGCCATCGCCAAGAAGCAGAAGTACGAGGAGATCCGGGATTCGCTGCGGGAGGAGCTCGAGCCGACGGCCACGCTTCAGAACTATCAGGCCTTCCTGGCATCTGAAGACGCTCCGGTCTCGCTCAAGATCAGGGTCGACGGGGAGGAGGCATGACCCCATTTGTGATTCAGAAGCACCTGGCCAAGAAGGCCGGGCTGCATTACGACTTCCGCTTCGTCGAGGGCGAGGTGGCTCCGTCTTGGGCGATCCCCAAGGGCTTCTCTGCCAAGAGCAAGAAATCCCGCCTGGCCATCCAGACCGAAGACCATCCCGTCTCCTGGATGGGATTCGAGGGAGAGATCGCAGCGGGCTACGGGGCGGGGACCGTAGAGATCTGGGAGAAGGGCGAGCTAGAGATCGAGGAGCGGACGCCGGATCTGGTCCGCTTCCGCGTCGATTCGGGGAAGGTTGCTGGTCAGTGGACGCTCAAGCGGGCCAGCATCGCATCCGGCAGCCGCTGGGTCATCCAGCCTTACGTTCCTCCGTCCGGGGCGACCGTCGAGAGCGTGCTCCCGCGGTCCGGGATCATAGCCGCGCTGGTGGAGACGGCGGAGCGGCTGAAGATCGCAGGGGAGAACCAGTACAAGGCCGTGGCCTACAAGAACGCGGCCAAGGCGATCGAGGAGCTCGACAGTTTCGAGCAGTACGACGGCAACATGCTGCTTCAGGTCTCCGGCATCGGGGAAGGGATCGCCAAGGCGATCGGCGAGCTGCGGGCGACCGGGACCACGACGCTGCTCGAGGAGCTGCGCGGGAAGACCCAGCTCAAGAAGAGGTTCCCGCACGCCGAGGCAATGTCCGTGGCGACCGCCATCGTGGAGGCCCTGCGCAAGCAGTTCCCCGACGCACGGATCGATGTGGCCGGGTCGCTTCGACGCGGCAGGGATCCGAAGGACATCGACATCCTGATCGCCGGGGACGACGGCGAGGTGGCTTATTCCCGGTTCTGTCGGACGCTCGGTAAGAACCTGGACCTCGGGGAGAAGGCTACGTCGATCGTGAAGGAGGGCATCCAGGTCGACCTGCGGATCGTCCCGAAGGTGGCCTACGGAGCGGGGCTGCTCTTCTTTACGGGAAGCGCCGAGTTCAACATCAAGTGCCGGGTCAAGGCCAAGACGATGGGGCTTCATCTCACGCGCTACGGCCTCACGGATGTCGCGGGCAACATAATTGCCAGGGACAGCGAAAAGCAGATTCTGGACGCGCTGGGTATCTCATGGTTGGAACCGAAAGACAGGTAAGAGGGTGGCTAATTCTTAGGGGAATAAGATGGACGTCAACACGACGATCATCTACATCGCCTTGATCGCTTCTGGCACGATCATCTGCCTGAAGATCATGGACCTCTGCTTCCAACTCCTGGTCCTGCGGCTGACTGCGGGCAAGCCTCCCACGACGAATAAGGAGGGCTAAATGACCGAGAATAGCAAGAACATCACGGACGAAGCGATCGTCAAAGCCGCCAAGCGGCTTCACGAGGATGAGGGCGCACTGGAGGTCGATGAGGCATCCGCGCCCCTGCCGACCGCCCGGGTCTCTCGCAGCAGTGAGGGCGCTTATGTGCTGGCCTGGGTCTGGGTCCCATACGACTCCGTAGCCAAGTAGGAGGCTTCATGACCGAGAAAGTGGACGAGACGGAAGCTCTGCGCCGTCATCTGGTCGGCGAGATCAATTCCCATCCCACCGAGAGGGAGACGCTGGAAGCGCAGTACGGACAGGTGTGGAACACGGAGGAGCTGACCCGCGACTTCAACGTGCTCGGATTCCTGGCCCCGTTCGCTCGCGTCGTCCGCAAGGCCGACGGGAAGAGTGGACTCGTGAGCTTCCAGCACAGGCCCCGCTATTACTTCTGTTTCGAGGAGACATAATCAGGAGGACATAGCCTCGGTGGCGGACGCGCATTGGTTCCTCTTGGCACGGCCCATCGTTGCCGTTGCGTGGTGGAGAAACTCGGTCCATACCAGATGCGTTTCGTTGTCTGATCAACAGCGGATCGCATGACGAGTTATCCAGCGCGGGTCTGCCCTTAGGAGGACGCCCGGTGGCCTCCAGCTCTGGACACTTCCCCCGTACCACGCTGGGCGGCAAGTCCCAGCCAGAGTAATGGGATCGGACACAAGCAGGTGAAAACAGTAGATGGTCTCTCCTCAAAGAGAGTGAGAGTTCAGCCGGGTGCAAATCCTGGTATGTGATTGGGCCTAGCAGGGGCGTGTCGAGATCCGCGCATGGCGGAGCTTTACTCGACCCGCACGCCGCTGGGAATGATCACACCGCCTGCACCGTGGACAAGCCAAAAGCGGCTAGGCTACAAGGAACCGTTCAAGCGAGCCGTCGTCCGTCGCCGAGGACTCTTTAATTCTTCCCTCCTAATTCCCCCTTTCTGGTACAATACGACATGAGCAAGGAGGCAATGTGATGAAAAACAGCGCCAGAAAGCGGTTCGGCCAGGTGCTCCATGAGATCAGGAAGCATAGGGGCATGACGCTCGAGCGACTTGCTGAGCGATCTGGAACGTGCAAGGGATACCTGTCTGGCATCGAGAACGGGAAATGCAATCCCCCGTTCGCCAAGATGACGATCCTCCTCTGCAAGGTGCTGGAGATGAGCCCGGACGGACTCCTTCTTCTGTCTGAGGTCGCCAAGGCTCCGATCGAGGTCCAGCGTGTCTCGGCATATACAGGCTTCAATGAGCGCGCCCTGCTGGAGACCGAATTCCACCTCAAGGATGCGCTGAGCAGAGAGCTCTAGGAGAAGCCAGATGCAGATGATCGACGGCATTCCGGTCTGGGGCGTCCCGCAGGACAACGCGGTGGAGCAGATGCGGACGTGCAAGCGCACGGCTGCCCGCGTGGCTCTTATGGCCGACCATCATCTCGGCTACGCCGTGCCTATCGGCGGCGTCGTCGCCTACCACGGGCGCATCAGCCCGTCCGGGGTCGGGTACGACATCGCCTGCGGGAACAAGGCTGTTCTTACCGACGCCCCCGTGGCGGAAGTGCGGAAGAACATCGCCAAGATTATGGACGACATCTGGCACAGCCTTTCCTTCGGCATCGGCCGGAAGAACAAGGAAGAGGTCGAGCATCCGCTCTTTAACAGTCCAGCCTGGGACGTCGGAGCCGTCAGTACCCTAAAGGTCCTGGCCCGCGAACAGCTCGGCACGATCGGCTCGGGGAATCACTTCGTGGACCTCTTCGAGGACGAGGCGGGGCGCGTCTGGATCGGCGTCCACTTCGGCTCACGGGGCCTGGGCCACAAGATCGCCACCTACTTCATCAAGGCAGGCGGCGGCAAGGACGGCGTCAACGTCGAGCCTGTCACCTTCGATGCCGAGTCCGCGCTTGGCAAGGACTATCTTGTCTGCATGAGCCTCGCCGGCCGCTACGCTTACGCCGGCCGGGATTGGGTCTGCGGCAAGGTGGCTGCGCTCCTTGGTGCCAACATCATCGATGAGGTCCACAACCACCATAACTTCAGCTGGCTGGAGACGCACGACGGCGCACCGCTTTGGGTAGTGCGCAAGGGCGCGACGCCTGCGTTCCCTGGCCAGAGGAGCTTCATCGGTGGCAGCATGGGGGACGGCTCCGTCATCGTGGAAGGCGTAGACTCCGACGAGAGCAAGGTCGCCCTCTACTCCACCGTCCACGGCGCGGGCCGCGTCATGGGTCGCAACGAGGCTGCGGGCAAGCGCAAGAAGTGGGGACAGCCCCGCGTGGGCGGGAAGATCTCCAAGGAGATGATGACGGAGTGGGTGAAGAGGGAGAACGTGGAGCTCCGCGGGGCCGGGACCGACGAGTCGCCCCACTGCTACAAGCGGCTGTCCGAGGTCCTCGCTCACCATGAGGCTTCGATCCGCATCCTGCACAAGCTCTCGCCGATCGGCGTAGCGATGGCAGGCGAGGACGAAGAGGACCCCTACAAGGACTGACATGAAGAAATTCAAGCCCGGCGACGTCGTCTGGTTCACCAAGTCCATGCGCAAGGTGCGGATCATCGAGCGCCTCAAGGACAAGTACTACGGACAGGCGATGTTCACGGTCGAGCGCATCGACAACGGGAAGCAAATGACCGCAACCGAGAACGGGCTGGAGAAGCCGTAATCAAGGAACCAGACATGCCCAAGCGGTGCCTGATCTGCAAGAGGCGGAAGCCTGCACCGGACCGTGGTGGCGGGCTAATGTGCCACAAGTGCCACGCCAGAAGTCAGCGGACGATCAAGACCATTCGAGCAGCTTTCGGCTTCGGGCCTTTGTCAGCGCTCCTGAAGAAGGGCTCAAAGGGGCGGAAGAACCTGGAAGAGATCGAGGCGGCTAAGAAGCTCAAGTGGGAGCTGGACCATCCCTGGGACGAGAAGCGCTTCCAGAAGAAGGTGCAGCAATTCATCCAAAGGCGGCTTGGTAGAAAGGACAAGCGATGAGCAAGCCCGAATGGGAGGGCGATCTTTCCGGCGACGGCGGGACGGCCATCTGCAGGGCCACGCACAAGGGCAAGCCGGTGACCGCGTACATCTGCACCTACATCGGCGGTTGCGACTACGGGTACGACGCCTGGCTCCTGGAGGGTCATGTGGCCAATCCGGCGAAGTCGAAGGCCAAGAAGATCTGGGAGACGTCTGCGAACGTCGATGGTGAGGCCGAGGACGAGGGGGAAGAGCAGGAGCAGGACGACATCGACGAGATCTTTCAGAGTTCCCCCGAATCCGCCTGGCGGGCGATCGGCGGACCCGAACTGAAGTAGGAGGTCAGTAATGAACTTCAAGGACGTCAAGGCATCCGATGAACCGGGGAGCAGCATTAGCCTGGTTAAGCTCACCGGCAAGAAGGTCAAGGACGTCGTGGGTCACCTGACCACGGAATTTGGCGATCCCACATTTCAACTCTCCAAGATCGTGCTCGAGGACGGGTCGGTTATCCACTGCGAGGGCGAGCACGACATGCCGTATCTTACCGGCATCCCTGGCGTGAGCGACGAAGATCTTGAGAGCCTGAATAACGAGGCGCGCAAAGCCTTCAACGAGCATTACGGCATCAAGGACGAGGAGACCGAATGAAGCCAGGCAAGGCAGAAGCTTTCGCCAAGGCGCGGGCTCTCCAGAAGCGAATGCGCGGCGGACCCTGGAGAATCAGCGTATGGTATAATCACGGCGGATGGTGCTACGCGCTTCGTATGGGCTCGTTGAACCTCTACCCCACAGACTCCGGCAAATACTTCGACGGCAAATACTTCTGTCTCATGAATGATACCCACGGCGACAGCGGAGGGCTCCCTGCCTTTACGGAGGATTACACGTACAGGGACCCGAACAAGGCCGTCGCGAAGCAGATCAAGGTGGCTCGGCAGTACGTGAACAAGCTGGACAAGGTCGTCCGGTTCGTCGAGGATCGCGTCATGATGCATTTCAGGGGGAAACATTGAGCAATCCCAATGCGAATTGTCTCAAGGCCAAGAAGTGTCCCAAATGTGGGAGTTATGGACCGTTCAACATCTGCGTCAAAACAGTCGTCAAGATGTCCGACTCCGGAGACCGCGGGTTCAGTGAGCTAGACTACGGGCCGACGAGTACGGCAGGTTGCTGTACTTGCGGGTACTCCGGAATCTGGAAGAGCTTCGACGATCCGGAGGTCAAGTCATGAAAGAGAAGATCGACCCCAAGTCGCTACCGCTTGCTGCCCGCATCACAAACGGCAAGAATCTGTTCCTGAACCAGGACGCCAAGATGAGTGGGGCTACCTACGGGGTGCTTTCCACCTTCTGGCGGATCGAAGGGCTTCCGGGCCTTTATTCCTGCCAGAGCAGGCCATTGAATGGCGTGGCATTCGTCGTGGCCGCCTATGATCAGTGCCCTGGCCCCGGCCAGAAGTCCAAGCTCTCCTGGAGCAAGTTCGTCCGCGAGACGGCCGTCGAGAAGGTCCTGGGGCTCTCCGTGAAGTGATTGACAGGAATTATTCCCTCCTGTTTTACTAGGGGTTCGGCACCTCTCAAGGAGACAGTCATGGAAGACCAGGTCATCAAGGATTCCAGCAACGTCCGGCTCGGTCGGATCCACCAGGGCAGCGACGGTCGCCAGCAGCTGATCGACCGGGGCGGCACGGTCAGGGGCACGTACGACGCGAAGACGGACCTGACCCGGGACCGCGGCGGGAAGATCGTCGGCCGGAGCGGGAACCAGCTCACGAGGCTCCTCTGAAAACAATCCGCAGGGAAGAACTCGACTCGACGGCCACCAGAGCGGGATTCAGAATCCAGGCGGAGTGCGGTGGATACCGCATCATGAAAGATGGTCGCGACGTGTTCCCGAACGCCGGGATATGTCCGGTCGCATCGAAGCGCGAATGCATGATCTTTCTGCTGGGGTGGCTGGAGTGCAACGAGCGACGGGCCGGTTAACGAGGGAGGAGGAAAAGCGTGATACCCAAGACCATGACACAGCAAAGGCACGTAGTCAGGAACGCCCTGGCTTCCGTCCGTGCAAATCTGGCGACCGCCATCGCGAAGCTCACGATCTATGACGTAGTCGGTGCCCAGAACCGTGAAGTCCCCATCCCCGACATTTTCCGCGAGGTGGACGAGGCCTGGGCGGAGCTAAACAAGCTCCACCAGGACTTCGATGAGGGAAAGATCCGACTTGGATAGGAGGCTGCTATGCCGACCTTCGGAGACCCAGGCAACAGACGCGTAGTTCAGGACGTAGATCCTGCGGAGATGCGCTACGCCTGGTTCTCCAAGAAGATGTGCGTGGCGGATTGCGGCGAGGTCGCCCTCTACGAGATGGAGGACGGCAAGGTCGCGGAGATCACGTGCGTCAGCTGTACCGCAGAACACGGATGCGGACAGGACGACATGCAGTTCGTCGGCAAGACGACGACGTCTGGCTACCGGGGCAGAAAGCTGGCTATGTCCGTGGCTGACACGCCCTACTTCTCGGTCCCGTTCCTAAAGGCGATTAAGCTGAGATTTCTAGACGAGATGAATGTTAAGATCATCTACCACTATCATGACATCCCAAAGCCCAGTATGGAGAGGTGCTCATCGAATGAAACAGCTCACCCTGCGCGCGAAGCTCAGTCAAGGCAACCTCTGCGAGAAGCGGGACGTCTTCAAGCTTCCGTGTCAGGAGGCCCTCGCCTGGGCGATTGAGCTCATCGAGAAATATGCGCCCAAGGCTGAATGGGGCAAGTGCATCGAGGCTCAAGCCGAGGACTGGTCGCTCAAGTGGGTCATGTCCTACGGCGACTGGACGCTGGTCCAGGACAAGAAGACCGGCAACGTCGAAGCCAGCGCTACACAGAAAGAACCGGGCCCTGCCAGCCCTGATTACCAAGCCTTCGTCATCGAAGCCGCATAAGCTGGGGATTGGAGGAGTGATGAAGATCAAGCTGCCGAAGCAGGAAAAGGATGGGTCCGTCAAGCTGACCAAACAGACAACCGATTGGCTCAAAGCCAAGTTCGTTGAGCACCATCGCGCCATCGACGCAGCAGAGACGGGCAGGGCCATCAGCCAGAAGGATTACGCCATCAGCCAGAAGGATTACCTGCAAGCCCAGCTGATCGAGGACGAACTGGGCCGGCGCGGCATCCAGGTGGAGATCATAGAGCGGAAGATCTGGGATTACAAGTTCACCGCCAAGGGGAAGAAGACATGGGAGAGCTGGCCGTAATCCGTGACGGCTAAAGCAGCCTGGGTGGCGGGGGTGCGACGTTCGGGCGGCCGGTCCGGTCAATGACCTTGTAACCCTTGTCCAGCATCTGCTGGATGACCGTGGCCGCGTCCGTCGCATTCGGGTCCAGCAGGGTCGCCGCTTTCCCGTTCGGGCACAAGGCCGCCATCCGCAACCTCTCCTTGGCGACGGGATTCAAGCGGACGTCTGCCGTCTTCTTCTGCTGTGCAGGCGCCTTGTCCATCACCGACGCAATACGAGCTACGTCATCTTCTGCCGTTTGAGGCAGGGGATCCTGTGCTGACCGGCAGACTTGCGCCTGGACAAAGAAGGCCGCTGACTTCGCCTGCGGCCATGGAGCGTTTCCACTCATAAGCTATCTTTGGTGAATCATGAAACTTTCCCACCTTCGCGTCCTTTCTGTCGACTGGGACTGGACGTTTCCGTCGACTGACGAGTACGACTGGGGGCACTCGGAAGACAAAGCCTTCTTCTACGACATGCTCTGGGCTACCCGTGCTGGTAGCGTAGGGATGACCAACAAGAAGCGGGCCATCGACCACGTCCTCCCCGAGGAGCGGTTGAACGGCTTCTGGAAGCGGACGCTGGATGGCCATCCGATGTTCCTGGCCATCGTTGACAGCCACAAGGGCCTCTATGAGTGGCTCAAGGCGAACAAGGCCACCCAAGCCGACGTCGTCAATTTCGATGCCCATCACGACTTCGGATATGGGCGGTCCAAGCAGCTCGACTGCGGGAACTGGGCAAGGCTCGGGATGGATGAAGGCCTGATCCAGTCATATCGCGTGATCTATCCTCCCTGGCGGGAAGAGAACCCGGAGGATGATCCCAGGCCGAAGGTGCCGAAATCGTGCAGATTCGAGCTTTCCACGGAGCTCCCGCCCAAGGACGCCTATGACATCGTCTTCATCTGCCGGTCGTCCTGCTGGACGCCCAGCTGGTGCGACGACAAGTGGCTCGCCTTCATTTCGTATTTCAAGCAGTGGCCGTGGCTTTGGGATGCCAAGTGCTTTGCGCCCTTCGTCCTGAAGGAACGGAAATGCAACATGGCGGAGGCCCTGAAGCAGGCAGAGGATTGGGGCAAGATGCTGGCCCAGATGATGGCCAACAAGGCGCGGAACGCGGACTACGAGAAGCTGAAGGCAGCTTTCTAGGGAGGCCGCATGCCGACTTTTGGCGATCTGGGAGGCAGGAACCTAGAAGGCAGACCCATCGAGTTAGAGCCGGGTGGACCTCCTGCCATCAGGATTGCCGGTACCCTGGTCCCGCTGGACAAGGATATGCCCGCCTTCGAGACGCGTCGGGATGTCACCATCGTCTCGATGCCAAATTTTGAAAACCTCTCACATGCCAAATTCCACGTTATCGTGAATTCGACCGTCGTCATCATATGCAAGAGTGCAGAGCAGGCAAACAAAGTGGCTGAACAGGCGATGCAGACAGCGAGCCCACTCCCGTTTGTGAAAGGAATTCCGACATGAGGAACCGAGTAGAGCTCGACAGCCGTAACGGCACGACGCTCTTTGCGAGCAGGCGCGACATCGCGTGCCAGAGCATCGACGACGACCTGGACAAGGTAGATGACGCTCTGATGGAGCTTGACGTGGCCGGCTTCCTGGCTAAGCCCGCACCCAAAATGTCCCAGAGGGCTGCGATCGGCCGCCTGATCTGGGCCTGGCACAAAGCCGCGCCGCGCCACGACGAGCACGACCTGCGCGACCCCAAGGTCGGCAAGAAGGTCGTCAAACAGGCTCGCAAGTTCCTGTCTGACCGGCTGCCGGAGCTGGATAGCGCGAAGGAGGCCGTCGAGGACGCGCTCAACTGCTAGTCGCGCAAAGGTATCTTATGCTGCTCAAGGCCCTCTACCTAATGGAAGTCCACGACACCAAGACCTTCCGCGTCATCAAAGGCGCAGGCAAGCATCCCGTCGGCGTGGTCAGGCATAACGACGGCTCCGCCACGGTTTCCTACGTCGCGCCGGCAACCTTAGGTCTGGGCGGCGAGAAGCGGCATGTCATCTCCGGAGAGTGGCAGCCCGAAGGCTCGCCCGCAGCGCTCCCCGCAGGGAAACACAAGCTCGTCAAGATCGCTGGTGCCGAGAAGCTGGGTCCACATCACTACGGCGGCCGGGATATGTGGATGAGTAGAAGGCTTGGCCATGCGGCCAAAGAGGTTTACGCAGACGCGCCAAAGCCTTCGGACGACGAAGCGGCCGACATCGAGCTCGCCAAGCAGTACGCGAAGGAGCACCCAGTTCCGATGCACCTAGAACCTGAACCGGAAGAGAAGCCGGCACCCATTCAGCTTCCGCATCCGACGCCACAAGTAAAGCAGCAGGTCTAAATTCTTCCCACCAAGTATTTCAATCTGGTACAATCTTGTAGGTGGGCAGAATACCCAAACAGGAGGAGAGATGAGCGAGCCGAAGGCGAAGACGAAGGCGTGGTCGTCCGATGCGAACAAGAACGCGGAGCGGAAATCGGCCGCCGAGGCTCATGGTTTCGGTGTCCTCTCGCCCGCGGAGAGGGCGGCGCCCCCCGTTGCGGATCAGAGCGCGAAGCGGAAGTCAGCCACCGAGGCCGAGGCCAAGACCGCGCTGCTGACGCCCCTGGCGCAGATCGAGAAGCGCACGCTGGCGACCGGCGCGGGCCAGCCCTGCAAGAAATGCAAGAAGCCTCTGCCCTGCGACATTGTCCGGGTGGAGAAGGGACAAGTCCTCAAAGTGGAAGGGATCCCCTTCGTCGTCGGCGTGAGGGCCGACTTCGAGATGTGTTGCCGGTGTGGCAACTTCTTCTTCCACAAGCCGTAGTAATCTTCCACAAGCCGTAGTAAGGGTAGAAATGAAAATCGAAGACGTCAAAGTCGGGATGGCCGTCAAGGTCATCGTGGGCGCGAGCAAGGAACCTCGCATTGGTGAGGTCATGAAGGTCGACGTGAGTCTCCGGTATCCCGTAGAGGTCTTGCTCAACGGATATCGTCACTGGATGCCAGTGGGCTTCGACGAGATCGAGCCCGTTGAGAAGATAGGAGGCTGAATATGGGGTCCTGGGGATGCGGAATGCAGGCGAACGACACGGCACTCGACTTTATTAGTCCGCTTGAGAACAGGTCGCTGAAGACGTTCAAGGCGGGTCTCGCTCTCGCGCGCATCTTCCGCAACGCGGAACTATGCGGCTCCCATGACAAGAACTGGGCCGTGTTGGGAATCGCCGACTGGATCTTGGACCGCGTGCCCGCCAAGAACCTCATGGCCGTCAGGCCGATCATCGACAGGGCACTCAGGGGGGAGCGTACGGAAGGAAAGCTCAAGGGATGGAGGAATCCGCAGGAGCGGAAGGACGCGCTGTCTCGCTTTCAGGCGAGGCTCGACGGCATAGATGATCTTGTCCCAGATCCAGTCCTGCCGCTTCTTCTCCGGGAGGTGCCGGATGTACTCGTGGACGATCTGATCGCGCCAGGGGTTCTGCGCCGGCCGCAACCAGGACAACACAGAAAACATGGGGCGGGAAATATTCTACTGTGCCAAGAAGATCGACAAGGACAAGCTGATGGGAGACAATGCGGGTCTGCTCGTGCGGATCTGCATGGGGGTGAAAAATGGCCGACCCGCAAGTCGTGAAAAGGGAAATGCCGCTAATCCTGGTCGTCGACGTGATCAGCGGAAGAGCGCTCAATGTCTTTCCCGCTGAAGAGGTCACGTGCAAGAGAACAATCGACGAGGCAGGTGAAGCCTCACTGGAAAGGAACATGGACATCCCAGCCTGCGCCTTCGATGCCGCCGAGAAGCACCTGAAGGAGACAGGACACGAGACGGTCGTAGCCCTGACCGTGAGGAGATTCAAGTGAGGGATTGGCCATGGAAGTGACCGTGATATGCCCACGGTGCGGTAGGCGTTGCAGGGTTAGAGTCGACAAATCGCCAGAATCGCCGGAACAGGTACCGCCGGTCCCGCCGCACCGGCCAGTAGCAGACACCCGGCCCGGAGTGTCTCTAAGGGCCTTGAAGAAAACGCGCTGCACATAAACAAGCAAACATGAGCCCTGCAGTCGTCGAGATCATAGGAATAGCCATTATTATTGTCTTTGGTCTTCTGGATGGCTGGGGCATTTTTATGCTTACCAAGGAAGCAATTGGCAGCCGGGAACCGAAACCAAAGCAACCGCTCGGGGGCACCGTCCGCAAACTGGAACCATAACATGCCAAAAACCGATCGGGACGGACACATCGATCCTGAGCTGGTCCGCATGAAGCTGGAGGACCAGCTCCAGATCATTGCAGCCCATTTGGACCTGGAAGGTTTCGCATACATCAAGATCACGCGCACAGCTGCACAGGACTGCTTTGCCAAATGCGTCCCGGCGACCGGACCAGCGAAGTTCTCAAGCTGGAAGGCATGGACCTCAAAGCTCAGAAGGCTGCCTTCTGGGACAAGCCCGCTTGCGTCAAGTGGGCAAAGGAAATTGCGACATGATGAAGTTCCTGCTGGGGATCGGCGGGCTCTTCGCAATCGTCTTCATCGTCATGGTGATCATGGTCTGGCGGAGGAAGAAGACGCGTAAGCTAGCACCCACGCACCCCTGCCACTGCTGCGGTGCCGAAGGCTGGTGGAATACGCGAATTCTCGGCCTTGAGGCCCTTCGCATCTGCACGCTGTGCGAGGCCTCGCTATCGTTCAAGATGACGGGATTGACGATCCGAGAGATCTGCTGTACGCATCACGGGAAGGTCCTGCATCAGGTAAAGCTTGAAGGAGGCGCGTAATGCCAAGCGTTAAGATACCATATACCGCCTCCGTCATCATCGGCATGGTCGCGATCTTCGTGATCTTTATTCTTGGTGGAATTTTAGAGTATCTGCGGCCCCTGCGGCCCGAGTCTGCTCGAGTCCAGCAGGTTGTTACAGATCAGAATCTGGTCGTCCGGCCGTCAGCGACCGTCCGACTGCCGCCGGGCCAGAAGCTAGTCCAGTACGAACTCACATACAAGTCTACGAACCACGGAATTCCTGATCCTGGACTGTCCTATCTTACGCGCGACATGCGGCCCGGTGAAGCCCCTGAGACTTACAAGCTCGTGCGCCTCCAGAATTATCCGATCCGGAACCAGCTCTATCCGCCGCCTGCTGTTAAAGACGTAATTATCATCGAAGAGCAAGCTCCTATCCGCGCCGAGAGCACCACGCCAGATCCTACCAGGAAGTAGCCGGATCGTATCCGTAGCCTACGCATCCAGGCTTAGTCTATCCTGATGTAGCCTTTCCCACTTCAGTCTTGTGGGATGGAGACGTACCACCTCCGGCCAGGAGGGAAAAGTATCTCGAAATAAGGCTCCGTATTGCACACGCGAAAATAAAATAGAGAATCCCTTATAGTAACTAAAGAATGGCCGACGCGCGATTCATCTTTGTCTGGCCCACGATCCGCCCCCAGATGATGCGGGAGACGCATCGGTGCTGGATACATAATTCCAGCAAGAAGTACCCCATTACCACGCATATCGCGGTCAACACGCCTATCCAGAGGGCAGAGCTCAATGACTTCCAGGACGTGATCATCGTCGGAACGAACAAACCTGGCCCCGTACACGCCGCCTTCTGCATCACACAGGCCCTGGAGTGTCCAGACAACCCGATCGTCTTGCTCATCTCCGACGACTTTTATCCACCGGAGGGTTGGGACGAATGGCTGGTCAGCATGTTCCAGTCTTTTGATGGCGGGCTCATGGTTGCGGACATTCTCCGCCTGGAATCAGACCCCGGAATCATCGCGCTCCCCGTCATGTCCTACAACTGCCTCAAGAAGCTCAACAAAGCAATCTACCACCCTGCTTACCATTGGCAGTACTCGGATGCGGAACTCTACCAGAACCTCATAGCCCTACAACTCCTCAAGATCACGGCTGGACCCAAATTTATTCATAAGCACCCTTCGCACGGTTTACGGCCACAGGATCAGTACGACGCCGTCGGTATTGCTCTCATGGACCGGGATCTCATGACGTTCCAGGCCAGAATGAAACTCCCCATAAGCGAGAGACTCAAATGCCCCGGTTTTCCATCATAATGCCCACGTTCCAGCGCAAGCATATCATAGGCGACACCATATGCCACATCCATAATCAGACGTTTGCGGACTGGGAACTCATCCTGGTCGACAACTTTGGTAGCGACTACCATGAGGCCGTAAAGCCTTATCCCAGAATCAAGTACTTCGTCTACAACGAGAAGCGCGGCGCTAGCCATGCCCGAAACTTCGGCGTCCAGCACATAAAAGGTGAGCTGACCTGCTTCTTCGACGATGACGACGTGATGCACCCCAAGTACCTCGAGATGTTCAACGCAATCTTTCAGAATCCAGGCATCATGATGGCACACTGCGGGATGCAGACGGGTGCAGAGACGAACTTCTCATTCGCGACGCCTGAGGTCATGGTCCGCAGTCAATTCGTGACTCCCACCTGGCTCCCTTGCAATTGCCACGACCAGATGTACTTCGACAAGATCGCAGTCGCGAACAGGTGGCGGGAAGGGAACCAGATCACTACGCTCAATGCGGTCCTGGTAACGGCACGCAGCAACCCCCAGGGCGGCCTGCGATGCGCGGGGGCTGCATTCTAATGGCAAGGGACGCGTACATCCTCTGGCCCACGATCCGACCAAACTGGTGCGCCAATGCACTGAAACGGGCGCCTGGCTCCTGGCTAAACCTGGCAGACCAGCCCCAAAACGTCGTCGTCAAGATAGCCGTAAACGTCGACGTGCAGAAGGCAGAAGTTCTCTCCATGCTGGTCGGCGTGCCGAACGTCGAGGTCCTAGTCGTCGGGAACACGCGATCGGGTGCGACGTATCCGACTTCCATCCTAGCAAAATCCTTCCAGGCTAAGCCGGAGGACATCGTCATCCTCGCTTCTGACGACTTCAGGCCGATCAAGTCGTGGAACACCTGGATGGCTAAGCACTTTGATGGATTCGACGGCTGCCTGCTGGTCAACGACGGCTACCAGACGGAACCGAGCGTGACCCTCCCCATCATGACATATAACTGCCTGTTAAGGCTGAACCGGATCATTTACCATCCTGCCTACCACCACATGTTCTCGGACACAGAGCTCTATGACGTCCTGGCAGAGCTCGGCCTCTTGAAGAACCTGAGAAGGCTGGACCAGCCGACGTTCGAGCACGTCCATTGGGCTGCCAATAAGCGTCCGGCAGACGGCTTTGACGAACGGACAAAGGCCCTTGCGGACGTGGATAGAGGTACATATTATAGGCGGCGCGGACTTCCCCTTGCAGAAAAGCTCAAATGATGAAGTTCTTCAACATCGACATGCACGTCTCCGTCATCGAGGACCTTTCCAGGACCCTCCAAAGCCTGGGGCATCAGGTCGTCTCTGTCAATATGTCCGGCCATAGCTGGGTCCTGGGGAGGACGCCGGCGGCTGGGTTCGGCCCCGTCAACACGCAGACCTGGCGGGATGTATCGGCGGATCAGTTCTATAATGCCTGCAAGGACCAGCTTGCCAGCTTTGATGGCTTCATCGTTACCTACCCACCATCTCTTGCCCAGATCTACGAGCGCTTCAACAAGCCCATCATCGTATACATGCCGATCCGGTACGAGTATCCCTACCATGATAATCCGGCTGGCTGGCAGCGCCTGAATGCCTTCTACCAGAGGATGCATGCGGCCGGGAAGCTTCTGGTCGTCTCCAATAGCGTTTATGACCAGGAATACTTCCACTATTTTACGGGGATCAGGCCGCTGTACATCCCCAGCATGTGCGATTACTGCGGGGTGACCTGGAAGCCGGAACGCGCAGGCAATCTCATTATGGACTGCAGAGGCCCGGGGGCCGTGGCAGAATGCGCTGCGGCAACGGGGGCTGTGCCAGTCCGGTCAGCCTACGGAAAGTATCAGTGGTCGGATCTCGTGAAGCATCCGGGCATGATACACATCCCTTACAACTGTTCCCTCATGTCGTTCTTTGAGCACTATTCGATGAACGTGCCGCTGTACGTGCCGACCCCAGATTTCCTGCTCGATCTAGCCCTGAGACATGGCGTCCTGACGGAGCTCACGTGGAACGGATACTTCAAGCTCGGACCTGGCTCCCGCATCAAGGGCGTCAGGCAGGACTTGCCAGACCCGAACGACTACTCGAATCTCAAGGGCATCAGGACCTGGATGAAGTATTATGACTATTATCAGCTCCCTCACGTCCAGCAGTTCTCATCGTTTGCGGATCTGAAGAGCAAATTTGAGACCGTGGATCGTCAGACCATAAGCCGACAGATGGCAGAATTTAATGCGCTCAGAAAGATTACCATCAGAGGTTCCTGGGCTGAGGCCTTAAAGACCATAGGTGGATAAAATGAGCAAGGACTTCAAGGTAGCTTGGCAGGCGCCCATCAGCGAGCAGGATTGGAAAGGTTTCCTGGCTTATTCGTTCGAAGAGCCAGATAGGACCCTCGCCTACGAGAAGATAAAGCAGTGGATCAATAAAAGTCCGCGGTTTAGCCCCTTGTCCCTTGCGGAGGCCGGGTTTGGTCAGTGTCGGGACTTCGAAGCCTTCTTCAAAGAGAAGCATGACGATGGGATTATAGAGTATCACGGGTTTGACGTTACGAAACAGTTTGTGGATTACGCGATCAAGACTTACCCTGGATATGACTTCAAGACCGAGGATTTCTTCGCCAATGATCATCCACAGTTTGAGATAACTTACGTGCGAGGAGTCCTAGAGCACCAGGCAGCCGACAAGTGTTATGAAGCCTTCGAGAACTTACTCAAGCGCACGAAGCTCCTGTCGGTCGTGTCCTGGTTCCTTACTCCTGGTGACGAGTATCTACGCTGGATACCGACAGACGGGCTTGCCCACGCAGGGGCCTTCGCAAGTACCCTCAGCTCGGCTAAGCTTGCGGAGATCATCCGGCGACAGGGCTTCACGCTCGAGCCGACGTCAATCGGCGGGAAGCTCACGAACTACGTCGTCTACTTCATGACGAGGAACAGATGACCATCGAGATCTGTCCAAATGGCGTCATGTGCACGACTCCAGGTGCCGTGGGCTGGATCGGCCAGCTCTATAACGCGGATCGGACCTGCCTGTACGAGACAGTGCTGGAATCCAAACCAAAGGTCATCTTCGAAGTCGGGACTTGGCTGGGCGGCGGAAGCACCTTCTTCCTGGCTAAGGGTCTCCAGAAGAACGGTTCCGGCGAGCTCCATACGTCAGAAACCGATGCGGCCATGCACGGGCAGGCAGTCAAGAATTATCAACGGGAATTTCCGGAGTTGCTCCCCCTTGTCAAGTTCTATCTGGGTAACAGCCTCCAGGTCTTCCCTCCAGTACTAGCTGGCAAGTCTGTGGATATCGTGTTCCTGGACGGAGCGGAGAACGCGGAAGAATCCGTAGCGGAACTCACCATGTTCGAGCCCTTCTTACATCCTGGGTCCATCTTCATGGCCCATGACTGGAACACGGAGAAGATGCGGTTGCTCCGGCCCATCATAGAAAATTCCAAGGACTGGAAGATCATCAAGGTCATTAATCCTCCGGAGAGCGTGGGCTTCGTTAAGGCAGTCCGCCTATGACAGTGCCCAGAAGCCTCTATGACGAGGCGTACTACAAGACGAACTGCGAGGGCTGGGAGCTTCCGCCTGGCCAGCTCAGCAAGCGCCTAAAGTCCTATGAAGGCTGGGTGGATAAGGAGCTTGATAAGGCTCCGGGCCAGACCGTCATAGATCTGGGATTCGGACGCGGTGAGATTTCGATCGTCCTATCTCGGCATCCGAACGTCAAGAAGGTCCTCGCCATAGATTACAGCCTGGCAGCCGGCCACTTCCTTCTATCACTTATGCGAGACGCAAAGGCGGTACTGGACAAGATCGACGTCATTATCACTGACGCAAGCCAGTTTCTTCGTCTTCTGAAAGATACCGAGATCAATCATATTGTCGCCTTCGACGTCATAGAGCATTTAATGCCCAACGACATCGTGACGATCTTCAAACACGCGGCGAGGTTAATCCCGAAGGGCGGCAAGATCTTCGCCATCACGCCAGTCACCCAGGCGCCGCCAAATGAACGCCACGTCTGGCTGGCCCGCAAGCCCGATGACCTGAAGCAATTCTGTCCAGACTTCGATTTCAAGTGCCTGGGTCACACCGGGAGCGGAGAGGATCATAAGTTCGAGTTCACGAAATTGTAGGGGTACCTATGGTTTGCATCCCTAGAATATGGAAGATTATGGGGGGTTCTGCTGCGGACGTCAAAATACACCCAACAGCAGCTTTAGCCGATGTTCTCATAAACGTTTCTTCTGGCTACGTTCAAATTGATGCCTATGCTTCTATTGCTCATAACACCATGTTGTTGACTGGCGCGCATGATTACGAACAGTTTGGGGCGGCTAGACAATTAGCCATAAAGAAGAACAGAAACATCATCATCGAGGAAGGCGTTTGGATTGCTAGTGGATGCATCATCGTTGGACCTTGCCGTATCGGAAAGCATTCCGTTGTAGGTGCTGGCTCAGTGATCACAAAGGATGTGCCGCCATTTGTTGTCGTTGTGGGGAATCCTGCCAAGATCATCAAACTCATAAAAGCAAGGCCTGTTTTATGACCCGGCGTGGATTTCTATGGTTGATGGCTTTGCTTTCCCTAAAGCCGAACAGTATGGAAGTAATCTCTGGATCAGTAATCCTATGGACACCGGATTACTTAACTATTGTTGATCTGACAGGAGACGATTAGATATGGATACATACCCCATAAACTGGCGGGATCTAATGATAATGCTTACGTATCGATGTAATCTCTCATGTGGAAATTGTATAGCCGGCTGCGGCAGATTCACACGTGGCGGCGCAGACGACATGTCGTTGGAACAAATAGAGAAGCTTTTTCAGCAGACAAAAGACAATAGTTGGAAATGGAACAAGATATGGCTATGCGGCGGAGAGTGTACTCTCCACCCACAGTTTCTTGAGATCCTAAACCTATTTAGAAAATACCAGCCTGCTTTGGGGCACCAAATCCTCATAGCAACAAACGGGGTAAACAACCTGGCGATGCAGAAGGCCATCATGAACCTTGGAAATTGGGGTACATGCGGCGTGGACGGGACGCACCTTAGGGTCAAGACTGATTTGATAGTGAATTCTAACAAAAGTGCTGGCGTACCTGCGCTAAAAACGATGTACGTTGCGCCCATGGACGTCCCTGAGCTCGCCAATAAAGATTTTTCGGCTGGATGCCCCATACTAACCGAATGCCCAGTCGTGTTGAATAAATACGGCTATTATATATGCGTGGGCCTCCAAACGGTTGATAGAATTCTAGGATTAGACGCTGGCATCAAGGATCTCAAAGAGTTTATACAAGGCGATAAAGCAAAAGCACAACTTCAACAATTTTGTAAATATTGTGGGGAATACAAGTTTTACACCAAGTTACCATTCTCCGAATCAAGACAATGGCTTATGTCGCCGACTTGGGTAGAGCTCAAGAAGAAGTACGACACTGCGCCTCCAGCCCTGACATTATTCTAAATCCATGATATCCTATACGGTTAAGTGGTGGGAACTCAGCGTCATGCTCACCTACAGGTGCAACCTTGCCTGTGGGAACTGTCTTGCCGGCGTCAGCAAGTTCACGTACGACGACTGCAACATGACCTTGGAACAGCTTGATAGGATCCTCAACCAGTTCGTTACGGAGAAATGGGAGCTCAAGCGGATATTCTTGACTGGCGGCGAACCGACCCTACACCCGCGCCTCGTAGAAGCCATCAAACTAGTCCAGGGATACAAAAGCAGGATAGGCTTTCAGATTTGTATGCAATCCAACGGCATCCGAGTCGACCCGGCTCTCCAGCAAGCCATCTTCGCTACTGGAAACTGGAGAGTCTGCAATTGCGGGCCACTGGACATGACTGACCCGGCATTCGATTACGTCATAGATTCCGAGAAGTATAAGGCGATCCCGGCACATAAGACGATGTATATAGCGCCCGTGGACGTGCCGGAACTCGCAGGTCGCGATTTCTCAGAAGGGTGTGGCATCATTCGGGACTGCCCGATTTGCGTCAACAAGTACGGCTTTTACGTCTGCCCGCCGGCGGCTACGATCGACAAGGTGCTAGGCCTGGACCTTGGCGTTAAGAACCTTCAAGATTTCAAGGCCAGGAAGGACATCCAACTTCAAAATTTCTGCAAATACTGCGGCGAGTATAAGTTCTACACAGGCCTGCCATTTAAGGAGTCTACGGAGTGGCTCCTGTCGCCGACCTGGATAGAGCTTAAGAAGAAATATGACGCGGCACCCTCTGTCTTGACGCCATTCTAATGGACACGCCAAAAGATTGCTTCATAAAGGCCTGGGGCATCGGCTACGTCGAGCAGTGGCCGTATACGATGCCCGTAAGCGACTTCATAAAGACGACCGTTACGCCGTTCTGCAACAAGCAACACGTCGCCTTGGAAGTCGGATGCGGTCGTGGTGTCTGGACTCAGAACTGCTTAAGTCCGAACTTCAAGAAGGTCATCTGTCTGGATGTAATACCTAAATCTGACTGGATTGCCCAACTCCCGAACGTTGAGTATATTGAGCTCCCGGACAGGAATTTCTCCTGCCTAGGTGTGGCGGATAACAGCGTCGATTTCGTGTGGAGCTTCGGGTGCTTCTGTCATTTGACAATGGATGCGGTGCGTGAATATTTGAAGAGTCTGTTTAGGGTTACGAAGAGAGGCGCCAATCTGGTATGCATGTTCGGCAACTGGCAGAAGCATCCTAATCTCATCCAAGTGGATAAAGGGGCAGTCTTTCCTCCGGATCAGTGTCCCTGGTTCTACCAGGACCTCGAACTGGTCAAGCAAGCCATACTTGACGCCGGATTCATGGACTTCGTAGACCTGGTCCCGGAAGTCAGGGACACCATCGTACACTTCAAGAAGCCGCCCTCCGGAGTCATCCTAATTTAGTCCGCAGTAAAATATACAGCATGCCAGAAGCAAGGCCACCCGCGGATTGGTTCAAGGTCTACGCCTACGAGCTCCAGAAGACCGAGATTCCCTTTGGCAATACGACCATCGGCCGAGACGTCCGCATAAAGAACCTGAGCGAAAAGGACATAGAGGGCATCGACGACGGCAATGTAGAACAGTTCGTGCGGAAGGTAGCTAATCTGATCATGATGGAATTCGCGCGCAGGGAAATTAAGGCTTCCGACGACGTAGAGCTATCCGAAGACGCCAATGGCATCTGGTTGGTACGCATCAGTTGGCCGGTGAAGCTCGGCCTGAAGGAATGGAGAATCTTCGTTCCGCTCGGCAAGAACGCCATCAGGAAGCCAGACGCACCTAGCAAGGCCAGGCAGGCATACGACGCTGATATGGCGCAAGAGCAGATGAAAGCCGCCCACTGGTACCACATTCAGAACAAGAGAACCTATCCGGGGTGCGACCTGTGCAAGGAGCAAGGTAAAGAGGAGAAGGGGAAGCAGAAACTCTTCGGCAAGACTATCGACCCGTTCGAAGACAAGTTGGACGGCGCTTTCGGCCTTCCCTGACACGCCCTGACACCCTCGTTGCCCTCCACGCGCATTTCAGATACTATCAGATAATCGAGGCCTCGGGACCCTCCGAACTACCTCCGGACACGCCCTCTAAGCCTTCGGATCAGCTCCTTGGATTCAGAGATAAGGCGGGAAGCCTCAAGGAACGCCTTGCTTTCACCAACGCCCTTGGATGGGGCGCTTAGGAAGCCAGGAAGCGCCTTGGCAGGGACTTCGGCACCACCGGCATCCGGTACGTCAACCCCACTATCATCAGACGCGTCAAGTTCATCAGGATCTCCTCCCCTCAATTCCTCATCTTCCGCCCGCTTCAACGCATCGCCCATCTTGGCGAGTTTCTGGGCGTGTTTCTCTTCGGCGGATTTTGACTTCCACCTGCTTTCTTCTTCTCCCGCTTCCCATTCTTTTCGTTCTGCGGCATAGTCCTTCTTGGCCAGATCGCGGGCAGCTTGGACGCTCGCGGGATCTCCAGGATCCTTAGCCACGTAGACCATGGTCCAGGCAAACTCTTCCGGAAGGTCAAGACCGCCTTCAACAGACGCCATGTCGCCCTTTGTCTTCTTGCCAACCTCGAGGGCGCGCCTGAGGAGGTGGAGCGCTTCGTTCCTCTCCTCCTCGGACATTTTGGACTTGCCAGCATCCCATCTCGCGCGCAGCCTTTCCGCGGCCTCCTCACCAGCCTGAAGGATCTTCCGTTCGTCGTCCGACAGCCTGTATGGCGCCTGGGCTGCCTTGGTTTCAGTCTTACCGCTTCTAGCAGAGTGCCGGATGCCGATCCGGATGACGTTGGGCTCTGGCTCTCGTGGCGTTTTTGTTGGACCCTGCCAGACCTTTCCAGGCAGTCCCTTATCTAGGATGATCTCGCCATCGTCGATACCAAGCGTATGGGAGACTTGCAAGGCAACGAGCTGGACGATCTTCTTCGGATTGTCCTTATGTGTGGTGAAGATCTTCTCCGGGATTGGCACCGCATTCGCTTGGACCGCCTTTCTTGATTTCGATCCCGATAGCTTGGGATCCGACTCTTCGCCGGCATCCCAGACGACTTCCTGGACGTGGCCGCCCACCTTCTGCTGCCAGTACCAGGCGTTGGTCATCCCCTGCGCTTGCACGTATGTCGACGTAGAGACGCCGGGGATGTCCTTCTTGCCTGCGTCGCGGTCAATGAGTTTCCGAGCTTCCTGATCAGAAAGCTTGCCGAAGTTGATGTAGAGCTGGACCGTTTCCGTCTTTCTGGCCGCGGCTAACCCGCTGTCTTCGCCCGGCAGCTCGTCAGTCGGCGTCTTCTTGGAGACGGCATGCCTTCCGACTGTCTCAGCGCGACCTTTGGGCTGCAAGGCCTGTGGGGCAGTCCTCTTTCTGCCACTGGATTCTGGCCTCTTCATGGCCAGGACGTTGGGGTCGTCGAAGTCGATCCACGAATAAGGGACGTCCACGCGCCAGATGCCATATCCACCCTTACCCGGGGCACCGCTTTCGTCCTTCGCGCTTATCTCCCGTGCTTGCTTCTTGATCTCTTCCTTGGAGATGTCCGGCGTAACCTCGTGTCGCTTTCCGACGAGGAGCTTCATGGCAACGTCTGCCATGACTTCTTTGGGGTCCTTAAAGGCTAGGGACCCGCTTACTTTCTTCAGAGGCTCTCCGAGATCCATGCCGGTCGTCGAGTCGTTGCTGACCATCTTGCCGTCGTAATAGACGTAGACCTGAAGGGCCGATGCTTCACCTGGGGCAAGCCTGTCCCGGATTATGGCGTAAGGGTCGATCTTCGCCTTCGCCTCCGGGCTCAGTTCTTTCCTGGGCTGGGCGAGGCATACATAAGCCCGGAGCGTCCTGGCCCTGCCGTCCTGCGTGAACGGTATCGAGACGCGATAGACGGCGCCGGTGAGATCCTTGGCGAACTTGTCGCCTTCAAGCGGCTTCCCCTCTCTCTCCTCGCGCCTGCGAGCCTCCGCCCCTTCCCTGCCGTAGTCAATAGTCCGGACGGCGCGGCTGGCGATCTCCTCCGGCTTTGCGTCGATGGAAAACCGGGACCCCGGCTCCGTAGTCTTAACCGGCTTCCCCGCTTCCGTCTTCGCCCTGACGTCGCCAGGTATGAGCGACTTATCGGTTCCCACGCCGTCGATGATCTCTGCGACGATGTCCCTTATGGCTTGTGTGTGGATCTTATCGCGATGGCTCGTAGCATAACTGCGATTATTCTGGTTGCCTTGGTCGTCGATTGCGAAGACTCTCACTGGGTCGGAACCTAAGCCTGGATCGGAACCTAAGCCTCTCCCGCCCAGGCTTTGCGTCAGCTTGTCAAAATCTGCATTAGCCTTTGCAAGATCCTCTGCTTCCTTGGAGCCTGGCGCATATTCTCCAGTCTTCGTCAGGGTCACCTGCGGCATAGTGTGCTTGATGGCCTTCTTCCGAAGCTCCTCCCAGTTTATGGCTTGGACGTAGTTCTTGATCCTGTCGTCAGCCTTGAGCTTCTCTTCCAGCCTCTTTACGAAGTCGCCGAACTTCTTTTCTAAGGTGTCCCCGGACATGAGTTGTACGATGATCGCGCCGATTTCGTCCTCCTGCTTGCCAAGCTCGTCCCTGAGCCGGTTGATGTCGTCGATTACGACCTGACTAATCAGAGTCCTTATGTCTGGCAGTTTCTCAATGATGCTGATCGCCTTGGCATCCCAGTCTGGCAGTTCTTCCTTCACTAGCTTCTTGACCGTATCCTGATATTTCTGAAGCTCGCCTTCGAACTTCTTGACCCTCTCCGTGTCGCCGCTAACTCTTGCTTTCGTGATTTCATTCGAAATGGCATCATATGTCACGCCAGCGAAGAAATGTACGGTAGCCTTCTTTTGGGCAGTCGAGACGGCATCCGAATAGTCTTTTATCGCCTTCTCCAGGGGCATTTTGCCGATCCTGGCGTTTTCCTGGAATTGCTGCCAGAGGAGCTCTCGCCAGGCGAGAAGCCATGCTTGCGCAAGGTTCTGTTCACCTTGACCAGTTTTCTGACTCTCCGGCTTTATGACTTCCGGAGTCGGTACGTCTTTTATGCTCGTCGTAAGCTGGTCTGCTTCTAGAATGGAAGCAATGGCTTCTGGGGAAGGCCACAGGTTATCGGACATGTCTTGGCTCATTCCCCACCCCTCCACCACCGCCACAAAAACAGCGCTATCGCTATAAATACTAGCGCCCCAATCGCCCCTATTTGCTGGCCTATGCTCATCTTATAGTAGATTTGCACGATCAAATCTATGACAGAACACGAGGGACCCATGGCAGAAAAAATGCCCACCCCGGAAGAGATCGCAGCTCAGATAGAGACTGAGCCAGAAACCCAGGGACAGGGTGACTGGCGCGGGCCTGACTGGCAGTACTCGAAGGACGAGGACGGGAGTCCGTTCGCGACGCTGGCCTTTCAGGGTCTGGATGGAAGCAGGCGCACGCTCAAGATCGGCATGAAAGTGGACGAGCAGGAAGGAAAGATCGGCATCAAGAAGTTCGTCCAGATCGTCCTCCCGAACGGCAAGATAAAGACGCAGGAGATGATAGACCGCTTCGACATGCTCGCCATCAAGAAGGCATTCAGGGTCCAGGACATAGACAACAGGGATGAGAAGCACATCCTGGACTTCCTGATGGATCCGAACATCGCCCGCAACGTGTGGAAGAAGCTCGTCGACCAGAGTATGGAATAGAGTATTTCACGTCCATGCGCATCCTGCTCGTTGACCGCACGCTTACAGGTCAGCCGCACGCCAATTGGAAGGAAGGGTGGGAGCTTCTCTATGCATTCGAAAACCTAGGCCATACTGCCGCCATAGCAGGCCCTGGTTGCCCGTTTCCACCCAAGGACATTCTTCTATTAGCCCCCGGCTTCGACTTAATCATAGCGACAGAGAACTATCCGGATAAGGACTGGGCCGGCTTCGACTGGTGGAACGACTGGAAGTACGTTAAGACGCCTAAGGTCTTCTGGGCGATCGACACCCACCTGACGGACTGCGGCATCGCCCACAACTACGTCGATCTCACCCAGAGAGGCAATTTCGACTGGGTAGCTTGCAACAACCCCAAGGATACCAGCAAGTTCAAGAACTCGTTCTGGCTGCCCTATGCCGCTTCTCGCAAGCATCATGGCGTAGACCTGGAGACCGAGAGGATCGACCCTATCATCCTAGCTGGAAGCCTGACGCCGGACAGGGTGCCTTACGTCAACAGATATAGGATGAAGCACGTCGTGGCTTATGGCCCCGACTACGTGAGGGCCATGCAGTCGGCCAAGATCTGCTTTAACAAGACCAAGAGCTACGACATCAATGCCAAATACTTCGAGATCCTAGGCTGCGGGGCATTCATGCTGGCGAACTGGAATGACGACCTGCGCGCGCTCATCAACCTGCCAGAACTGGACGAGATGCTCTGGAAGAACGATGCGGACCTGGATGCCAAGATCGAATTCTACCTGCGTCATTTCGTCGAGCGGGAGTTCATTGCAAGCAAGGTAAGACACCACATCCTGACGAACCATGCCTGGGAGAACAGGGCGGAGCTCATTCTGAAGTGTTGCGGATACGCCGGCGGCGCCACAGATGGGTGGGGGGACCCGGCGCCGCCAGCTACTGGGGGAAAGACTATTGAAGCGTCTCGTAGACCTTGAGCAACTTCTGATATATCTTTGGGTCGGCATCCACGAAGCTCAAGTCCATCAGCGGCGCATCCGACAGGTTGCGCCCGCCGTAGATGCTGAAGTGCTTTCCGTCCTCGAGCTTGAACAAGATGAGCTTCGCGTGCGAGATGCCTAGGATCTGAAACGTGAACTTGGGCCAGCGCTTGTCCATCTGGTCCAGCCGATCATCCCACTTCTCCTCCTTCTTGTGCATGCAACATTCTACGTTATCCTGGAGCTTGCATTTGCCAAAAAGAGGCTTGCCAATCTTGATCTCGACCTTGACATCGAGACCGTGGAGATAATCGAAAAGCTCACCCACGCTGCTGTGCCAGTCCTTCTTGCCCCAGTCATTCGTGAACCGCCCGTCCTGAAGTACGCCCGCCCAGAGGTTGTAGGTGGCGATGCGGATCTCGGCCTTCGGGCGGGCCAAGGTCTTGATAATCTTGAAGTATTCCTCGAGCGACGTAATAATCTTCATGTTATCCCTTTATGAGTTTGTCGCCTCTGCCGCCGCCGCCGCGTTCCAACGATGGATTAGGAAACACGTCCGCGATAGCCAGCTTCAAGCTGTCAATCGCGAGGTTCTCAGTTCTGCCGTAACCAGTCTTGTCCAATTTGGGGCACTCGGCCTTCCAAATCTCAGGCGGAAGATCCTTGAGCTCCTCCTTGTCTTGTTGGTCTATCTTGGTCGCCCTCGTAAGAAAGACCTCCAGCCTAAAATCGATCTTCATGCGTTTCGTATAACTCATCTTGGCCTCTGATAAGTGGAGCCGAAGAACGTCGTCGGCGGCTTCTTCCTGATCCAGGCGACGAACTTCTGGACCCGCGGATCAGCCATTAGTCTATCTACCGTGAAATACTGGGCGGCAAGTTCCTTCTCCGTGAAGATGACATGGACCGCCCTATGACAGTCGCGGCAGAAGTTCTTCGTGGTGCCGATGTTCTCCTTGGCTTCCGCAGGCATCTTGTTCCGCCTGCGGCATTTCGGTACGACGTGGTGTCGCGTGGTGGGTGCGGGGCGACCGCAAAGGGAGCAGGGCTTCATGCTGTCCTCTGCCTCTTGACTGCATTGACTGTCCAATGTTCGTCCGTGGTGACGTGACCTGCACGGACCCACTTGGCGACGAGCTTGTCCCAGTCGGCATCCCGTATGGTCCCGCTGTACCGAATGACGAATCCCTCGCGCTCCGGCCCATAAGCTGGCGGATAATTGAGCGTGTTCTGAAGTCCGTCCATCGTGTCGCGCGGCGCGAGAAGCTGGCCCTGCCAGATAATAGGCACCATCGGAATGCCGATCTGCTCAGCAACTTCTTTGCAGCGAGGCACATCCAACCAGGTGCCGGGCTCGAGCTGGCTCGACCAGGACGCCACCTCTGATCGTACGCCTATCAGAAAGAGAGGCGGATTGGGCAGCTTCTTGTAGACCAGGGAATGCACCGCCCAACACCATTCGGCAAAGACGGTGAACCCCTCTGGTATGCAGTGTCTGATGGAGACATGGAGCGCCTTGAGTGCATTGAAAGACGAATGAGTCGGCGGATGGGCGTGTGTCCGTGCGAAGACGGCATCACGCGTGAGCGCTACGTTACTGCCGTCCATCTTCTCACTGATGGTACAGGCTATTGGGGAGTCGAGGAAGAAGAACGAATCCCCGACCAGGTCGTCCTTCGAGACGCCGGGGCTCCATGGTAAGTGGCGGATCCGCGGGAACTTGTCGTTCGGCGGGAGTCTTGTATTCATTCTGGAGCTTCCCCGACTTTAATGTGCCCTGAGAAGTAATCCTCAGCAGCCAGCAGCATGCGTGCCCATTTCAGGTATTGAGCGCGTGTCCTCGGATCGATGAAGAACTGCTTATAGTCTCCGGGCTTATAGGCGCTCACATTGAACAGGTGAGTGTCCGGCACCGCAACAGAAGTGGGGATCAGCTCGCCATCATTATATCGCCCAAACGCCTGCCGCTCGCGCATCCACCTGAACACGGCGAGACGCTTCTTGGGGAACCAGTAAGCCACCTTAGCCACATAGCCAGGACCCGGATTCCCCGGGGGCTTATACCACGCCGCGGACACGTGCGGGTTCTTATACCGCCAGTTATTCTCCTGCCTATTCTGTTCCCTCTCCACTTCCTTATTCAGCCAATAGCCATGCTGGCCGACGACGATCGAGCCTTCCTTTAAGGTCTTATTGCACTCGAGACGATAGGCCTCGAAGTCCGGAGCGTCTCCATAATGCAGGGTGTTGGATCCGTCATAAACGAGCTCGACGGCAGCAGCGAAGCCACCCGGCGACCATAGCTGGACGGGCGGGTGCGGATGCAGGACCTCAGAACGGTCGAACAGGCCCTGGACGATGACGGCGATCCGGTTGTACTGCTTGATCCGTTTGGCTACCTCCGCGCTCATCTCATCGAAATAGACGCTCGTCTTGTCAAAGGGCTCAAAGTCTCTGGTCTTATCGCTCCACTCGTGAAACGGATTCTCTATCCAGCTCTTACCAGGATTTACTTTCCTCCACTCCTTCTCCTTGACGACCCTTTCCTTTTCCCTCACGACGAGGTCTTCGAACTCCCTCTTGGGGATGATTTCATTGACCCGGCTGCAAAACATCTTCGCCATCATGGGCTCGGAAAGATTGAGCTCGTGCTGGCCGGGGAAGATCAGATTGCCGAATTCCAGGTCGCAGTTCATCCGGTAGAGCCGCTCGCCATTCCGGATGTAAAGGAACGTCAGCTTGTCAAGCTCCTTCAGATCGAAGATGATCATGGCCTGGGCAAGGCTTCCATCATAATCGCGTTCCTTCTCGTCGCGGCGCACGCGGAAGGCGACGATGGACCTGGGGAACGGTAGGACACGGTCGCGGTTGCCGGGCTTGGCCAGCCAGGCATCGAATTTCTTGATATTGCTGAATTCCATGCCGCCGTGCTTGTAATCCAGCAGGCACTCCTCGTCCATGTAGAGGAGGCGCTGGAGGATGTGAAGCCTATCCGTGCTGTCTGCCGGCTTCCCGTCCGAGACCTGCTTGACGTCCTCGGTCAGTCCGGCATAGAGCGAGACGTTGAAGATGCGGTCGTCGATCTGGCCCAGGCGCTCTTCCAGCTCTTCGGACGCCGCCTCCATGGGAAGCGCCTGGGCCTGCATCCAAGTGGCCAGTTTCTCGTTGGCCTCCTTCACTTCCTCGAACAGCGCGGGGAGATCCTTCTCCTTGGCCTCGATAAGCTTCTTCTTGTACTGGTTCACGTCCTCTGAGGCCGCGATGACGGAGAGAGCCTTGCTCGTTTCCTGGGGCTGGGCATTGTGTCCGAGCTTGGGGAGTTCCGTAAGTCCGAGCCTGGCCATGATGTTCTTGATCTCGCCGAGCTTCTCCTGGACTTCCCTTCGGTACTTCATCATCTGTTCGCGGATGATCTTCTCGGGCTCAGGCTCCAACCTACACTCATCCAAAAGCTTGTCCAGATGGATGCGGGTATACGAACCAAAGGGATTATGACATTCGATGAAGTTGGACCCGATCTTGGTCACGCAAGCGAAGAAGCTCTTCTTGCGCAGGATTCCCTTGTCGTCATTGTCATCGATCCAATACCACTGGCCAAGTTCGATCAGCGGCCCGTCCGGGGGCAGTTGTTCCGCTTGCTTTTTGTCCTTCGGGATCAGATCAGACATCGGGCCTCCAAGGTATCCTCAAAGTGGTGCACCCAGAGGGAATTGAACCCTCATTCGCGAATTTAGAGTTCGCAGCACTACCATTGTGCTATGGGTGCAAAGCGGGACGCCGGTCCCGCAACCACATTATACTACGGAGGTACTATCGGGGTCAACCATTTGCCTCCGCCTTCTGCTTCCCCAGGTACATGGAGAAGTCCTTCCCGCGTGCCTTATTGTACTCAATCAGGTGCTCCGTGATCAGCCTGGCCCTCTTGTGGGTCTCCCACTGGAAGTGCCAGGGACCGTAAAAGCCACCCTTTCCATCAGGCACGCGGATGTTCAAATGCGGGGTCCGCAGGATGGCCTTCTCCTTCTTCTGGGTCTCGGCCAGGCCCTTGATCTCCGCCTTCATCGCCTGGACGGCATCCCACTGCTCGGTGGTGAGAATCATTGCTTGTCTCCAATAACTGAGGACGTGGAAACGGACAAGTTGTCGGGACAAGCAACGGCGGTCCTCTTGCCTACAACATGGTTGTCTCCTTTCCAAAGGTGAAACCGGGAAAAGAACTTCCTATTGGCGGTGGGTTCGGTAGCCAGGGCCGTTGCCTGACCGCCCATGTCTGGCTCCCTGAACAGGAAGCACCGAATACCCCTGGAGGTGATACGATCGTACTCGTGGAGCAGGTGTTGTTCGGAAGGGACCTGGCAGACGACGGTGGAAAAGCGTCCATCAGAGGATACTACACGGCCTGCGTCATGGGCGGCGTGGACAGCCTGGACGATCTGCTGAGGGAGTGAGATGTCGGTCCGGACGATGACGTAGAAATGGGTGGCAACCTAGGTCATACGCCCCTCCCTTCTGGTGGTTGAACGCTTGCCTGCTTTGGACGGCGTGTAGGGAGATGTCGATCCTGACGATGACAGACGACGACGGAGTGGTGTTCTCTCACGCTGAGAGTTCCCGCTTGCACGGGCTACTTGCCGGACACCCGCCGGAACTACTGCACTGAACGTGCAGATACTTAATCTTCGCTTTTCTCCCCTCACATACGGGACACGTCTGTGAGGAATCGTCAGGACCGGCATTTCCCTACTCCCTCTTTCCCTCCTTTCACACGCAATTATACCACAGGGTATCCGGTTTGTCAAGTATTTAGATACTGCCGCCAATTGCTATGAGAAAAGTGCTATGAGCAAGAAGCTATCCCCATCCCTGGTCCCTAGCTTTGTAAAGGTATCGGATTGCTGGAGGACGAGATCTTCGAGATCTTGAAAATGTGGAATGTCCGGCGGACGCGCATAATCAAACGCTTTCGATGCCTCCACAGCTGCTTCGCCAATTGTCTTGCTCGCTGGCCACTGGAACTCTTTTATGTCTCCGCGGCAGTACACGAATACGCTGGGCACGGTTACCTCGGCGGAATGGACCTGGCTGGCGGAGCGCATGCCGGAGTCGAAGTTCGCTTCCAGAACGGAACGCCTCCGTTACCTTGCGTCTTCTTGTAGAGGATGTTCTCGCGCGTGTTGTAATAGTATTGATGCCTAAACGTCTGGGGATCTGGGTCCGCATTCTGCATCGGCACCAGCCCGACGCCGAATACGCCCACTTCCCGACCGCGGCGGATCATCAGTTCGTAAATCGGATAGCTCATGTGGCGTGGTGTTGGCAGAATTTGGCCTGCGCATCCATGATAGACTTCGCCGCTTCAGAGACCGCCGTCTTGACCTTAAAGAAGTGCGTGGCGCTCATGGACGCCATGGAGCAGGCCTTTTGAACCTTCTCGACCAGAAGGCCGTACTCCTTACGATGGACGACGCTCCAGACGTCCAGGCCGGCGTACGGCTTTGCAGCAGCTTCAGAGTCGTCTTCCGATGCAATTATGATCCCTGTCGTACTATCGTGGCTCCGGATGCTCTGCACTACCTTTAGTCCGCCTGCCTTCTCGTCGATGATGACGCATTCGAAAGGCGAGTCCAGGGCACCTAGTTCGAACAGGACATCCAGGTCGGCGCCTACGATCTTCACGGTGTGGCCAGCTCCTCTCAGCCTCGAGAAGGCTGTAGAGCTGAAGTCAATGTCCTGCGAGAGAATGAGGACCTGGCACATGGTGAACTCACTTCCAAAACAAGGCCAAAAGAGCTAATACAATGGAAACGATGATACCAACGGCGGCTAAGTTTATTTGCAACGATGCGGAGCGCTTTTCCCTTACGGCATCAAGGCGACGTTGCGATTTAGCAGTCTGTTCGTCTTCATGATGCCGGACTATTTCTTTAACTTTGTTTTCAAGGGTGTTGAACCTCTCTTTATAGGTCACAAGCTCATCGTGATCGGCACGCGTCGACGCTGCGACGGAGTTAACTGTCGACGCAAGATTCCTGGACGCTTCGGTAAGCGTTGCCAGTTCAGTTTCCAACGACATATGATTCCCCTTCTACTAGCTGTAAGTGGACCCGCCGCTTCCGTTCACCAGGATCTCCAGGTCGTCGACGACCTGGCAGTCGAAGTGGTAACAGAAGTTGTCGACGCAGGGCGTCTCACCGCAGATGTCATTGATCCGTTCGAACTTAATCTCCGTAGTGGTGCCCTCTGCGACGATCCGGTAGCCGCCAGGGATCAGCGCGATGACCTGCCGGGTCACCACCAGCACGCCGCGCTTCATATAGAGGATCCGGCCTTGCTCGTCCTTTGTCAGGTAGCCCTGATCCGCCTGCCCTGGTACGCGCGGTGAGAAGATGGCTGTCGTTATGTCAATGACGTCGTCATAATATTCGAACATCCCGTCGTAGATGACGCCATAGTCGTCCCTGTACCTGTAGGTCCCGAAAGGCGGATACTTTCCATCTTGCACGGCTGGATTGCCTAGCATGCAGAAGCTGGTCTGGATCGTCCCATCGTAGAGAGTCGAGCAGGTGCCGACCTTCTCGTTCAGTACTAGCGTCTGGTCTACCGTGATCTGGTCGCAGTTGAAGTCGAATCCGCCGTTCGGCAGCCTGTATTTCTCTAGCAGGCAGCCGAGCCTTGCGTTTATGGCCGAGCCGGATCCAGATCCGCTGGATCCAGACCCGCAAGACTCGTCAAACTGATTGCAGTCGCAGTCGTACCGGAATCCTTCCTGGTATCGATACTCCGGATCGGACGGATCCAGCAGGATGCCCGATCCGTACGTGAACCGGATCGTGAACGGGCCTGATCCGGCTGACGTCTCGATGCTCATGACGGACTGGTCCGCCGGATAGCCACCGATGTAGTCGCCTACGCCCGTGGCCGACTTGAAGAGGCCGGCCACCCACATGGAATCCGTCGGCTTGATGCAGGCGACGGTCGTCTCAGTCACCCCAGTGAACGAGACCCAGGGCCTGGTTTCCTGTTCGACATAGATTGAGTGCGTGATCTTGAAGGGTCTTGCCTCCTGGTCACCGTAGGATGAAATGTCCGGGACCAAACCGTTCCCCTGGTATCCCAGTTGAACGGAATCGAAGACGAGGAATTCTTCGCCGTGGATGATCTCGATCCTGGCATTGAGCAAATTCTGGTCTAACTTGTTTTCCTGGCAGGTGATCAGCGAATAAGCATCGTCCCACGGCCTGGCCGTATAGTCGGGGTGCGTGAAGTCGTGCTCGAGGGCGTAGGCGTACGGGTGCCTGTGCCCCGGCATGAACCAGTTGTCCTTGTCGATGTCCAGCGACGGCCGCTGGATGGCGAGATAGGACAGCTTCTTGAAGTCGTCCAGATGGTTGAACGGGCTGTGAGTGTAGTGGATTAGCTCACTCGGCGCGTTGTACGCCCTATAGAGATTGCCCAAGTATCGGCTACCTTGCTGGCCGCGCTGCCTGAGGGTGTTTCCCCAGTCCACCTGCCAGGGATTGGGCGTGATGATGTAGATGCCCTTGCCGCCCATGAGCCTGCAGGGCCGGCACCTCACGAGCTCCGTAAGGTCCAGGACGTCTTCGGCGTCGACGAACGCCTTGACGCGACCGACGTAAGAATAGTCCGGTACCGGTTTCTGGGCCAGGTCGCACACGCTCGCCCGGTTGTCAGGCTGATGATCCAGGTCCACTGTCTTATCAGTGACTACCCTGTCCTGACCGTAGGGGTTATACTTGCATTCAGCCCGGGTCGGCTCATAATAAGGCACCCGGGTCAGGCTGTCGATGATCGGCTTCAGGCTGGGAGGAATCGAACGCGAATCGAAAGCCTTCCACGCCGCATGTTCTTCCTCGAGCCCGTCGAGAATCGCCTTCCTGAGATCGAGGTCGCTCTGCTTGTAGTTGAGGTTGGTGTCGGCGCACGGGATGTTGCTTCCATACGTCCCCGTTGGGATGATGGGTGGCGGGACCTGGAGGTCGCCGGCGTCAGTCCCCGGTTTCTGCCTGTTAGCCCCGCCGGCCGTGAAGTCGGTAACGTCGTAGACTTCCGTCAGGTTGACAGGGAAAATGATCTTCCTAAGGAGCGAGTGGAAGGCCTTGAGCTTGAACAGGAAGTTAATCAGATAGTCCAGGACCTTGGGATCGACGTTCTGGTCGACCTTGGACGTGAAGTCCACATCGAACCTGTTGGACTGGCGCCACTGAAGAGACGGCGGATTGAACGTAAGGGCGACTCTCTCGTACGAGGCGAAGACGTACATCTTCTCGCCGCCGGAGAAGTCGACCGACCCGTCAAAGCCGACGATCATGACGTTCGTCCGCGGATCGTATCCGATGCTCCGCTTGCCGATCGTAGGAAGTCCCTTGTCCTTATTCTCGGAAAGGGGCTGGCCCGTCTTTGCGTCGATCGTCACCGACGCGTGTCCCAGAAGCGTCTCCCCGGCCAGCTGGACCTGCAGGCTGTGCGGGACGATGCTTCCGCCCACGCGCATGCAAACGGGCTCGTTGAGCGCGTCAGGACTCCCTTCCAGGCCGTTAATCGCCGCGGAGAGCGTCGCATCCGCAGGAGAGCCGTCTGCCACGAGGTAGGCGTTGATCGTGATGATGTCGCTCTTGGGCGGATACATAAGCGGGACGGAGAGCCCGCCAAACGGCCTACCCGTGTCAGAGAATGAGGCAATCAGCGGCTCCAGCTGGCAGACTTCAGAGGTAATCACGCTTTGGCCGGCGAACTTCTTGGGGGCCGTTTCATCCGGGGCGACGACGTCGAGCCTTCCGTCGCCGTTGACGAGGAAGTAGGTGTTCACCAGGTCGACCGTGTATCCGAAGATCTCAAACAGCTCATAGATCGCCCGGCGCGAGCTCTTGAGCTTCTGGAGCTTTGTCGCGTTCCGGAGGATCGCACGGCGGATCTTGTCGGCCGACTGGAGGTCCTGGTTCGGGAACGTCGGCAAGTCCCAGCCGATGAGGTAGGCCAGATAGGGAATCATCTGGGCCGGAATCTTGGAAATCCAGTTGATGCCCCTCAGCAGCGAGTGCTCGTCGAAGATGTCCTGGAGAACGTCCGCGAACGGCCTGTAGAACCTCACCAGCGGATCGTCAGCCAGCGCCTCTTCTGAAAAGTAGAGGGGCGGCGTCTTATCCACCATCTCCTTGTGGACCTCGCCGGGATGGGCGAAGTTCACGCGGAGGTTCGTGAGCCTGACCGACGTCTGGTCGACGCACTTGAATTCATTATCCGCAGAGAGCACGCGGTGGTAATAGCTTGCCTGCCAGATGAAGTTGTAATGGTTAGGCGGCAGCTCCCTCGTCGTGATCTCGAAGGCGGAAAGGTCATAGTAGTCGGCATCCGTGAAGTACGGTACCAGCGCGGCCGCCTGGTTCTTCTTGATGGAGAATTCGAAGTAGTCGCCGTCCTTCGCGTCTTCGAACGATACGATAGGTCCGGTTGGCGATCCCTGGTGGAAGGCAAGCCCGTCCAGGTTGATCAGGTTCTGGAGCTTCTGTTCCTCACTGACGGTGATCTTGAAGAGGACGAATTCCGGGTTGAAGATGCCGCGGTGGTCGTACCCGGCAACGGGGGCGCGGAGGTTCGGGGCGTCTTCCACATAAAATTCCAGGGACAGGACACCAGACCCGGAGATGGTCAGACCCGTATTCGGGTCCCGCTTGGCGGGCTCGACTAGAAGGGTAGGAATCCAGACCGGCTGGTAGCCGGTCCGCGCATTGTTAATAGGGAATAGGTAGAAGCTCGGGTCATATCGGCTTTCTAGAGTGAGGCTGGTATAGTTATTTGCCATCACGATATATTTGCTATCTGGAGGTCGTCAGACGCACGTGATGGCAGAGGTACTAGGCTTCTAGGTGCCTGACCGGGAAGGTGCCGAAATTGCTAGGCACGAAGATGATTGTCTTGCGCGGCGGTTCCGGCTCCGGTACCCAGATTTCTGGCTCCTGGCGCTCGTCGGGTTCCTCGAGGATCCGGCCGCCGATCTGCCCAAAGACGTTCGGGATGGTCCGCTTGACAATGATGATCGGCGCGGCACCGTACCTATACCGCTGGAAGAAAATCATTCCGGCCGGGGCCGTCATGGGCTGGACCGACACGAGATCTGCCGCAATGAGCTGGGGAGCTACTTTCCTTATGAGCGGCATGACGAAGTTCTTGAACTCGGGGACAACGATTTTACCGGGCTTGATCTTGTCGATCACGCCGGTGTCGAGGCTAGGATTGGACAACTCTGGCGCCCAGGTCATTTGCCCTTCTCGAGCAGCCAGGTTAGCTTCAGGATGACGATCAGCAGGAGCGTGCCGACGACTTGGAAGAATTCCACCCTATCCAGGTGGAGCATGGGAGCGACGCACCAGTTGAAGGAGAAGTAGGCCACCACCCCCAGAAGGGCGCACTGGAATGCCCGGATAAAGAGATTCCTGTACACGCCGTAGATGTTGGAAACAAGCTGGATAATGAACCGGATCATGGCATTTGCGGGGGATTAAGGTGCCCGTCGTCATCTGATAACATCAGCGGTGATTCCCTTGGCCGACTGAAATGTAAAGCCTTGCACTGACAATTGCTCTCGTAGCAGACGGGGAGTCCTCGACGTAAGGCATCTTCCAGGTTACGCATATCCTGGCCTGGCTCGAGCTTGACGTCGTACCACTTCTCCCTGGCGTTGGAGGCCTTCTCGAACGCCTTGAGGCAGTCGTAGAGGTACTCCGCCAGGATGAAGTCCGGCGTGTTCGAGGCGTTCTCGGCGCAGCATTTGTTGAGCAGGTGCTGGAGTTCTTCCTTCAGGGTCATGTTAATCCTTTGGTCCAAAGGCTATCGCCGGATGTACGTATGGCTTTGCCACTGCGAACACCTTCTTGTACCCCCACGGCACGCGCCACTGGTACCAGCCGTACACGGTGGGTAGCAAGTCCGCGAAGTCATCCCATTCTGGACCCAACATGGCTCAACCCTCCACGTAGTCCACAGGAAGGCAATAACCAGTACCACCGCACTGGACGCATCGATGAATGCGAACTTGTCTGCGATGAGCGCATTCCCGGCGATGATACGTCTTTGTCAGATAGAGTTGCAAAGTCCGCGCGGCCTCGCGGAATATCCGCGCTTCCCGCCGGGTCAGCTTGTGCGTCAGCTTCCGTTTCCCATCCTTGAAGCACCGGATCGAATAGACAGTCATTTCTTCTTTCCCTTCTTCGACTTCTTGTCAGTCCAGACGATTGAGGTCGTAGCGGACTTGGCTTCCGTACCACCAGCAATCTTGTCGAATTCCTGTTTGGTGACTTCGACGTTGAGCGCAAAGGATGTAGGGATGGGTGAGCCATCCTTCTTCTTGACCGGGACCATGATGGGTACGCTCTTTAGAATCTTCACCCAGCAGACCCGACACTGGATCGGCTGGTCCGGCTTGTGCATTGCGACGACTTTGCGCTTGCACTTGGGGCATTGGAGGGTGTCTTCCTGCCACCAAGTGAAGACGTAAGGTGGCTGGTTCTTCTCCCGCTTCTCGATTTCCTTCTGCGTGAGCTGGTGGGATTTGCAGGACCACTTGGGGACGGTCTGTGCGGCCTGTGCGGACTTTGACCCAAGCTGCATGGCGTATCTCCTTAGGGGTTGTTCTCCTATTGAGATACGCCTGGGGATTCTGTCAGGCAGGAAGTCGCCAAACATTATGCATAGATCACGCGCCATCTGATCAGAAGTTCAACGTCATTTGATTTACGCACTGGGGTACTAAGTATTCTGTGGCTGAACAAACGGAGCGTCGACCTGAACACGCCAACCGATCCCGTCAGGGGCACGTTGCTGCTGTTCACCGGTACGCGGTCCAGCTGAACGTCGCTTCCAGACGGCTGCTTGGCGATGACGAGATAGAAGGGGCTGACCTGGCCGAGCTCGCCAGAAGAGCCCTCGCCGGCGCTGCCGCCTGCTTCCACGATCTTGATCTGGTCGCCTTCCTTGATGACCGACGGGTCGGAATCCAGCGTGATCGTATCCGTGCCGGTGGCCGTAGCAGGAATGGCGTTCCCCGCAAGAACTCCGCCCACGCCCTGGAGGAACAGCTCCTCTGGCGTAATCTCACACCTCGGCAGGAAGTCGATCTCGATGCCGGCCGCCAGGGCGACTTCCGTAATCGTGAAGTAGTCGCTTCCGGGACTGCTGGTGGCGCTGCCAGAACTCCCGCTGACGAAGCCATTGTACTCATCCGTCCGGACCGTCGTCTCCAGAAGCACGATGTTGTTCATCGCGCGGACGTCGTCCTGGAGCAGCGGCACGCTGGACGGCTGGTAGGACGCCTCGAATCCGATGTTCTCGATCTTCTTCAGAGGCCTGAAAGGATCCGACAGGGGAATTGGGTTGATAAGTCCGCCGTCATTGTCAGCCCCGACATCCAGCCGAACAGGCACTGGCTTGTTGGTAATCGGGTCCATCGTGTAGAACCGCGGATCGTTCGTGTCCAGAGGCACGCCATCCGCGTCGAAGCTGGCACCCAGCAGGATGTATTTGGCCGCGAATTCGCCTGTCGGATCGACGTCAGAGGCTACCCAGGCACCGCTGCCGGTCCCGCCGTTCGGGTCCCACACCTTGCTATGGAACATCCGGTGAGACAGGATCTCCTTGGCGAAGATTTTGACGATGTTCGGCTCGCACCACCGCCTGATCAAGCGGCCAGCGCGATCACGGAGCTCGAACTCGATCACGCCCTTGTAAGTCTTTTGGACTTCTTCGCCAGCGATGATTCGCATGTTCTAGGCCCTTTTGAAGACGTACCTAAATTTCTCTTTCCCAAATACCTTGGAATATCCGTGGAGTCGGGCGTATTCTGATTCTGCCATCCGTATCTTTTTCGCTGAATTATACAGAGTTTTCTTGTGCATAACCCAACCGTTTGCATCTACATACCAATAGTCAGGCCTTATGGTTTTGTCTTTGGTGAAGTTGCTGGCTTTGTAGACCGAACCTAAATGATTAAACGTCGTGTCAGAATATGCTATGATAAGTTTGTATTTCTTATCCAGTTGCTTAAGCGATTGACTTATAAGCCAGGATGCGAAATTATATTTCTGATACCGTGGATGAATACAAAGCCTGGATAATTCTCGGACTTCTTCGGCATTAAAGCCCAGCGTGTCGATATTCTGTCGGAGTGTGGGTGAGAAGATGCAACAACCAATAAGTTCGTCTTTTAAAAACGCCCCAAACATAATGCCGTAGCGACCGGGTCCTGCTAGATAGTGATATTTTGCAAGCAGCATGTCGCATTCATGGGCCTGGCATTTTCTGACGCTTACTTCAGAAAAATTAAACCCTATTAATTCGATTTTATGAAGATTCAACCAATATTTTAGCGCTTCTGTGATTTTGCCGACGTTTTGAAACTCATGCTCCCACAGATACTTAATCTCGTAGAGCCCCGAGAAGTTGTTGTTTATATAGGCTGCTTTCCTCTCGTCTCGTTCCCTATTGTTCTCAAGCCTATGCCAATATTCCCCTTGACATTCTATTAGAAGTGTTGGTCGTCCGCTTCTCGGGATCACACAATCGAACGTATAAGGCCCTATGACGCATTGTGGATCAGAAGGTTTGTCTTTGTATTCTCTAAAATGCTGGATTTTAAGATCGTCCAATGTAGAATAAAGCGTTTCCTGAATTGACGAAGTCCTTGGAATCCTGGAATTGAATTCTGCCCGTTGTTGTCTATAGTTGATATTTTGCCAGCTTCTCTTTGCAGATTCGCTTATCTTAGCTCTGCTGGATGGATCTCTCATCGCAACAAGCGTCTTGTTCCTATATGACTCATTCTGCCATCGCTCTACAGCAAGATTTGCCATCTTTTGTCGGTGCCCAGGCTTACCCCACATCTCCCTACTGTGGAGGGATATACCCGCCTTTTTTGAGACCATGGCAAGTTTAGTGCCATTTGCGATTTTGGTACGATCAATGGACGATACAACCTTGTCTCTGAATCCTGGCCTACGCCAAAGCAATCTTGAACGCTCAGAGAGCACAGGCTTGAGGCAAGCTGATCTTCTTAGGGCAACGTCAGATTTGTAAGTGCCTGATCGCCATCGATCTTTTATCAGACTTGACAATTTGTTTTTAAAAACCGGATTATTACATCGGCATTTCTTGCATTCAAATAATCCACCATTCTGTCGCGACCTAACTAGAATACTATCTATTTTAACAAGATTTGCTGATCCGCAACTCTTACAACAGATATGAACGGAATCAGACTTTTTAGCATCGACTAAATCGTCTGAGATTTGACATAAATAAGGTTGAAGTCTTGTATTCTGTTTTGCACTTAGCATGAAGGTGAGATACTAAGTTTCCTCTTCAGCTTCTTCCTCGGCTTCGGGTTCCTCAGCCTCTGGCTCCGCTACGGCCTCGCCTTCCTCAGCTCCAGCTGCTGGGATCTCAGGCACCTCTGAATCCACAGGAACCTGACCTCCACCAGCCTCGGTGGACGCCTTCTCCGCGGACGAGGGCCTTCCGATCTTCTGGTCGATGTCGATCAGGAGCTTGTTGACGATCTGTGCCTGAGCAACGAGCTCCTTGATAGGCTCGCGGATAGCCGTGGCCCGATCCCTGTCTTCCGGGTGCTCTATGATGTACTCTTCAAGGGCTTCCACCGCGAGGCCCTCGACGAAGTTCTTATAAAGCATCGTCCTGTCGAAGGCTTCCCGCAGCTTCTCGATCCAGTCCCTCAGGACGTCAGACGTGATGGTCTGCTCCATAAGGGACTTCGCAACGGCCCTTCGCTGCACGCTGGTCATCTGGTGAGATTGCATGGTTTTCCTCAGTCAGTAGACGGCAGAAAGAGATGGCCCTTGAGCGGAGTCTTTACTTCCTTGCCGCCTGTCCCAGGCCAGCTCTCCAGGAAAGCCTTTCTCTCTTCTGAATCCCTAGAAAGGCGTTGTCCGATTGCCTTCTCGAAGATGCTCACGAGCATGTTTCGCGCTTCCACATAGGCTTCGTTGGAGCTTCCTCCGCGACCCCCACTGGTCTTAGTCTTGGGAAGGATGTCCTCAGCGGCCATGATAGCGCCCCAGATATTGGGCTCGCCATCCGAGGAATACTTCATGCTGAGCGCGTACAGGATTAGGAGGACCCTGCACAACTGAAACCTTGTGGGGTCCTCTGTCCGCATCTTCTCCATTTTCTCTAACAGATCCTTCGGGAGGATCAGGTCATCTAACCCGCGCGGCGCCGGAATCTTGGATTGGACTTGCTCCAGCTCGCCAGGATCAAGTCCGATTTCTTCAGCCTTATCAAACTCCGCCCACCCGATGAGCTGATGCGCTGGATATTTCTGATCCGAAGTCCCTTCTGACAGGAGTAGCCTATCCAGCCTGTGAACCAACCTGCTCGAGACGGGCCGCAGATATTTACCAGCAAGAGCGGGCGAAAAGTCCGCGAAGAGCTTGCTGCCGTCCACTTCGAAGGCGATCGTCATGAGCCGGCCGGGCTTTTGGACGCTGCCGACGGTCCCTGCCGGCACGACGTAAGTCCCCCGCTCGCTCTCGATTTCCAGCTGTTCTGATACGACGACCGCCTGATCCTTCCCTGCAGTAAATCGGGAGAGCGGAGACTCGAGGGGCTTCGTGAAGAAGACCTTCCGGAACCTGTCGTAGGCGTAGCCGACGTCGTTGACGTCGAAATAGGCGGCACAGTTCACGGCATCGATGATGACCTTGGACAGCGCCTCGCTTCCTTCAGCCAGGCGCTTCATCATCGACCCGACTCTGTTGATCTGCTCTACGTCCTGCTGTCTTGCTGCCTTGATGAGCTCGTCAAACAGGTCGTCAATGTCGGACAGGCGGCCGACGTCCTCAGTCACCCGGATGGGATTCCGGACTCCTTTCCGGAGGACGGTTGTCGGGACGAGGTGCACGCGGCCCGGCCACTGATACTGACTTTCCTGGATCTGTGTCATGTCGTTCTCCGCCAACTCCTTCTCTGCCTTGGTGGGAGGCCTAGCCTCCAGGGACGCCAGGGTAAATTTGTAGAGAGTACCCTTCCGCTGGTTGCTGTCGACGTCCAGATGGAGCCTGTTGTCCCTGACGACGGGCTCCAGTTCCTGCTTTACCTTATCTATCTTTTCGTCGTGTTCGTGGCCCAGAATATAGATCTGGACATCCTTTTCATCGGAACCGAAGTCGATGTCGGGACGCCCTTCGTCGTTTACGATGCCGAGCTTCCTGCAGATCTCGCGAAGCTTGTGGAACACGTTGAGGAGCCGGGGATCTATTCCGGGTTCCTTGCTGGGCAAGCCGACCGGGATGTCTTTTTGTTTGTCATCCATCATTGAATATTTTTGGGCGCGATACGGCTGCAAAATTACCAATGTGAAGCTTATCAAGGTCCTGAAGCATCCGGATAGGTGCATAGGCCTGACAAAGGCAGAATTGAGTCTCTATATGAGAGACAGGAAGCAGCTCATCGAGAGGGTCAAAAGGGAATTTCCAGAAATGGAAATAGATGACACGGGGAAGTCCCGACGGAACCCGCAGACCAAGGTCAGGTTCTTTGACAGGCTCTCGACGGCCCTCAGCGACAAGCGCATCGCAATCCCTTACAGCTACGTCCTGGAAAATCTGCAGTTCTCTTTCAGCGAGGAAGACGACGACCCGGAAGAGGCAGCCATCGTCGAAGCCAGGAACGCTACGCAGAGCGCAAAGGCGGCATTCCTGGAGGCAGCAAAGTCAGTCCTTGGAAGCACGGACAACATAAAGATCAAATCCGTAGCGTTTGATGAGCTCGACGAGGAAGATGCCACTTATAAGATTCTGGTCTCCGCTTCGGATTCCGACCACTCCCAAATGTTGTCCAAGATCTGCGGAATAGGCGAGGAAGAGATCAAGGATGCGCTCGCCAAGGCTGCCGCGAAACCTGCCACCAAGCAGGTTCCCAGGTCCGTGGTCGACGACTTCGTCGCCTATGTCGCAGAAGAGCAATACAAGCTCTTTATGGAGTCCTTCCAGTCAGATCCGGAATCCTTTGAAAACCAGGAGCCTCAGAAGATGTCGCGGACTGAGGCCATCGACTTCATAAACCGGAGCCTCGCAGAAGGGAACGATGACGTCCTGGACCGGCTCAAGGACTTTGCCAAGTCCAGCGGATATTCCCCAGATGACGTGCTGGAAGCGATCATGGCGAAGTACAAGAGGTGTATATAGGGGCGTGCGACGGACGACGCCTACGCGAAAATAATAGAAGAGACAGGCACTGCTTAGAGAGGCAACCCGATGCCCAACATTTCGCCTAGTGTCATCCCGTTCATTCCGGCCGGCAGCCTCTTCAACAGGCTGACGACGGACAGCACCTTCAACATCCGTTGGATCACGAATGCGGACCCGGTTTATTTCGAGGTCCAGAACCGCCCGACAGCGGATCTGGACGTCCAGCTTCTGATCGTAGCCAAGGCCGTCGATAACGTCGGCCTCCGAATGAGCCACAACTACCTATTCCCCTTCCTGATCGTGCCGAAGCTGGATGCCGGGTCCCTTGGTCACCTCGAATTGCCAGCCGCCTGGATCTGGGACCTGCATGCATCCCTGCCACAGAAGTGGGAATATGTCCGGCTTGCCAGAATCAAGAGGCTTAGCGGCGCTAATGGCGGGAGTACTGGCGGATATTCGGGCGTCCTCCGCTTGATCTTCACCGCCCAGATCAAGGGCTCGATCACGGAAGTGGCCGTCTTCCGCGCGGACTTCACGATCGACTCCACCCTGGACTACCAGATCTCTCGGATCATCGTTCCGGCGACGGGCGAAGAGCCCATCACCGTGGCTGCATCCGAGACTTCCACCATCGACGGGTTCATCGAATTCCGGTCGCTGGACGACACGGACCCGACAGTCCGCGGGATGTATGATGCCCTCCCCTTTGGTGGTGGCTCCGGCAGCAGCGGGGAGATGGTCCTTTCCCTCGTGGACGGCGGCGCGCCAGGCGGGAGCACGGACGAGCAATCCTACAGCGCGTCGAACTTCGCGCACGGGACCGGGCTCCTGACCGCAAGCGCCTACAACCTGATCCCGGTCCTGGACTCCGACCCGAACATCTGGCTGGAATCGTTCAACTATCCGTTCAGGCTCGGAGCTTCCCGGCAGAGCACGACTCCGGCGTCCTCGCCCATCACGATTCCGAAGGCCATCTTCTCCGAGTTCGATATCTGCGTGCCGGTCAGCGACCAGCCGACAGGCGACACGACAGGCGCCTACTGCCCCATCTGGGTCAACCGCATCGAGCGGGTGGACGGAGCGGCGAATACCATCAAGTTCATTTTCGCCACGTTCAACATCACCCTGGATCAGATGTCTACCGTCCCCATCGAGTTCGCCGAGATGACGCTTTCTCGGAGCGGAACGCCGGGAATGGTCGTCGAGATCGCGGCGATCGAAAACCTGTTGATGATCTCAGGCGGCTCGGCGAACCTGGCTATGCAGGGATTCGGTCGCGGGCACGCCGTCCTCTCTGACAAGTGGGGCGGCTCCACCTCCGAGATCGAGGACTTCTTCGACGCCTTCATCCCGATCGTGGACGTGCCGCCTGCGGCGATCTACACCGACGAATCCACGCATATCAGCGCCCTGGCCGTCAGCCGCAGCCCTCGGAACATCCCGGATGACGGGCAATACGCGGCCCTCAAGAGCACTTCGGCCAGGCGAGAGACGCCCATCGTCCCATCCGACACCAACCGGTTCGTAACCGAGAAGGATTCCGGACTCGGCGACCAGGTCGACTTCTCCGCTGCAACTAGCCCGCTTCCTCCGGCCATCCGGGATAATCCGGACATCAACCGGTACGGATTTAAGGGAGGGCTGGTCAGACCGCTCATTACGCTCATCATCAACTCGGCCGGGACCGTCCACACTTACGACACGGATATCCTTCCGAGGCTGACAGCCCTGCTGGGCCGGCCACCCCAGTTTGGCGACACTTGGTTCGATGGCACTAGAATAAAAGTCTTTGTTATTGTAGGGAGTGATCCTGGTGTTTGGATCGGATAATAATATGTCTGATTTTGAGCAAAAGCTTGACGAAGCATTTCAGCCTGGCCAGCAGGTTGCCTTGCCTCCCGCCAGGCAAATCGGCCCGTCAAGAGATCTTCCTGGACCCGTAATCGAAAAATTGTCTACAAGCATAAAGCGGGCATTTGGAAGTCAAAAAGACTTTGAGGTGCGCCTAAAAGGGAGTGAGGTGGCAATCTTCCCCTTGGTCAATGGTCAGAGGTCTGGAAACTATAAGACCGTAAGCATCTTGCAAAATCCGAACGACACTTTCGAACTTCGCTCTACAGACATGAACCTTGGCGGGAAATACGACCTTAACGCGCTGGAACAAGCCCTAATAAAAGAAATCATTCCACTCCTTATGAAGAAGGCAAGAACATGAAGCTTTCCCGCCTGCTGGAAGACAAGGACCTGGTCCTTGGCGGATCGAAGGAGTACTCAGCCACTGAGAAGCTCGTCCTCCAGAAGCACGATAAGCCGGGAGTCGGATCCGGCATCAAGCCGCCGCCCAAGGGCGACATCAGCCAATTCGTCGAAGGCGCGTCGCCTGCCTTCGCCACGGATTCTCTCGTCCCCAGCAGGATCCACCGCAAGGGTCAGGAACCCAAGGTCAAGAAGCTCTAGTCCTCCCAGTCCTCCAGGATTACGTTCTCAAAGAAGTGGCACCCTTCGAACGTGCATTCCACTGGTGCCATTACAAGGCCGCTCGGGTGGATGACGTAGCAGTTCAGTGATATGACTGTACAGCAAACAGGACATCGAAGTCGGACTATCTTCCCGCCGGTCTCCTCGTCCAGGACGCAACACCAGGCACCCCTCTTTCGGTAATCTCCTTTTGGTGCGACGTGCGCCATGTCGTATCTTTTATCGTCGTCAGTGAAATATAGAAAGAGGACGCGTAAATAGGATATCCTATGCAAGACCCAAATATCGTAGACATCTACACGCCCTTCGACGGCCAGAATCTCGTGGACTCGTCGAGGACGCTCTGGGAATACGATGCAGAGCTCCTGTGCTGGGTCAAGATCGGACCGGTCGACAACCTGCCTATGGCCGACGACGTGACCACCGGCCTGCTCACCGCCGCCTTCAAGCAGATGCTGGACAAGATCCCGGAGCACGGCGGTGCCTTCAACATCGTCGTTAAGCCGTTCCTATCGATGCTGTCGTCGACGAATCCGGACGGCCTCCTCCGCGACAAGGTCAATCTGACAAGCGACTCCCTGGACATCGGGTGCCAGGATCAGGCGGGGAATCCGATCACGGGCAAGTGCGTCCCCTGCACGAACCCGTCGGCTACGTATCCCGCCATTACGATGGAGCTGAGCGAGGAATTCCTAAAGACCCTCTGCATCCAGACCACGACGGCTAAGGGCCCGAAGGGCGAGACTGGCGACAGAGGCGATTCCGGCAAGGATGGGACCGGCGACGGTCCGCAGGGCGACACAGGCGACCCGGGGAAGGACGCTGCTGGAGCCGTCAAGTTTGCGGGCATCGAGATCGTCGACGTAGACGACGTCTACGATTCCGCGGTCACTGCCGTGGAAGTGGACCAGAACGCTGGGAAGCTTGCCGTTACCAAGGCGCGTGTGCGGGCCCCGGATTCTAACACGCCCGCGACGCAACTAATCACCACGCAGGTGGACAGGGCCATCGCCTTCACCCGCGGCTTCGAATACTCGATCCAGAAGCCGCCAACGGATACGTCCGAAACGGACCTGACCATGGTGGCTTACCCGCAAGGGTTCAAGCCTGACGGGACCGTGTCGACGCAAATCAACGCCGTCAAGCTTAGCAAGTTTCTTGACCTCGTCGTCGCGGACTATCGCGCACGGCTGACCCAGATCGATCTGGACTATTCTCAGAAGGTCAAGGAATTCATCCTGGCGAAGGACGCCATGGCCCGCGACGCCCTCAACGAGCTCGCCTGCAAGCTATCCGAAGCGGAATGGAACCTGCCCGTCGAGACGTGCCTCGGCTGGACGCCAGCTGACTGCCTCGAGACGGGGGACCAGCAGGGGAACCCGATGCCTCTGGCAGGTGAGATCTTCGGTGGCGACTTCTGTGAAGACTCTGTCGGGTTTGAGGTTGGCAGGTTCACGGTGCCCGCCGGCGCCGGATATAGCAGTCCAGCCATCTATGTGACTGACCAGCCGGTCGGATCTTCGACGATGGCGCCCGGCGGCTATATCATCTCTTACGTAGATGGCTCCTACTACGATCCGACTGGCAATACGGTCATAACAGTCGCCCAGAGGGACATAAACGGCAACATCATAGGGTACTTCAACGTCATTTCTGGGTCCGGCCGGTTCGTCGGGCCTGCACTGGAAATCGTGGCTGGCGGCGTGACGACGAAATTCCCGGCCGCCTCGGTCGCCTGCAAGTCCAACCCGGAGGTCGAAGCGGCCTACGACAGGGCACCGTTCAACGGAAAGGCCGTGTCCCTGACTCTGACGGCTGCCGGCCAGATCATGCTCCGCGCGAACGTGCCAGTCATCAATGGCACGCCAATCGACTCAGTCGTCGTCCGCGTGTTCCGCGTCCTGCCTTGTCCGACGACGCCGCCACCGGGGAGCACCTAAACAAAATCGTACAGTGTGCTTATGTCTATGTATTATTGATCAAAAATACAAGGGATGATTTATGGTAGCACCCTTTTCGCCAGAAGAAAAACAGAAGATAATAAGTCTCTATGTAGGAGGTTTAACCGGACCAAGAACCGCAAAAGCGATGCACTGTTCAATAGCTGGAGTCTACAGGCTCCTGCAGAGAGAAAGAATCCCAAGACGAGACATCTATCTGCAGATCAGCAAATTAAAACCAAAAGACGTGCTGGAAGCGGCGCGACGCTATAAACGAGGTGAAAGCCTTGGTAGAATCTCCAGCTCTTTTGGCGTTGATGACACAACGTTGAGAGAAAGATTGTGCAAAATCGGAATAAAATTGCGAAATCCGCCAGCAAGGAAAACTGCCAATGTTACTTTCTTTAAAGATTTGGATACTCCCAGGAAATGCTATTGGTTTGGATTTCTTTGTGCAGATGGGAGCATTCCGGCAGGAGTGAGCAAGCGCAGGCATCTGTCTATCCACTTGGCATTAAAAGACAAATGCATTCTTGAGGCTCTCCAATATGATCTCAAATCGTCGAATAAAATAGGATTTTATGAATATGATACCCCTTTCAAAAAGAATACAAAGACTGCGATGTTGCGCATGGGATCCATACAAATCTGTACCGATCTCATAAAGCATGGTTTCTTGCAGATAAAAGCCGGCAATGCTATTCCCATCGGAAAGATTCCGTTCAAGAACGATTTCTTGCGCGGTTATTTGGACGGAGATGGTTCCTGTTATCGGGCGCACAGAAAAAAAACAAAAGTTGCGTATAAGATGATGTGGTGCTGCCGATATAAGGCTATTTTGGTAAAATTCTTGTACATCCTACGCCAGGCGGGTTTTAAGATAACCAAGAAATCCTTGGTAAAACAAAGTATATATTACTTGAACATAAGTGGATGCGCGAATGCTACAAAAATAATGAGTTGGCTCTGCGAGCACGAATCGTTCGGCCTCAAAAGGAAGCGCCCCTGGTTATGTCCTTCAGCATAAAATTCCCATCTGACGCGCCCGACAAAATGATTTATGAAATTTTGAAAGATGTCTATTATCAGTTCAATAAGAGCGCCAACGCCTGGATCAGGCTGGACGGCTATACGGCCATCGGCCTTGCCACGCCGGCTGATGACGGGCTCATGGACAGGGTGGACTTCAAGAAGCTGAAGGGCCTTATCGTCCCGCCTCCCGTCATCAAGCTCAAGCCCGATGGGTGCTCGGTGGAGCTCGATTCGGGGATCATCGACCTGAAGTCGCTGGACAACTTCCTGCAGATCGAGACCAGTCTTGACCTGGTAGGCCCTGATGGCGTTAAGACGGCAGTCGAATGGAACGTCGTCAAGGATGTCTATGGCATCGATTTCAGCCTGGACATAGAGGAGCTCCTCAAGGAAGTAGAAAAGCGCGGAAACCTGACGGTCAGACAGAAGACGGGAGATGCCGGAAAGAAGGGAGAGACAGGGTACGACGGAATCGACCAGCTTGACACAGGGCCCATCGGGGAAATAGGAGCCAGCGGAAAGAATGCGCCTTTTACCGGGGCCGTGACGGAAGACCCGGTCCCTACGGAGCGCTCCGGAGACAAGAATCTCGCCATCGTGGACGTGACCGCCCTGGAAGGCGACAAGGAAGGGAAGCTCGTCCTGACGCGGGCCAACGTGGGAAATCCGACAGCCTGCCCAAGCGAAGTGGTCCCTATCGACAAGAAGAGTCCGTGGGTCGTCGTCCTGGACGGCTCGCCTACGGACATCACCTTCCTGCGGGAAAAGAGCCCTGACTGCAAGTATAGCTGCCGCGTCTGCGTCAAGCTCAAGTTCCTTTACATCGACGCCATCCTCCAATCCATCGACCAGCGCTTCCAGGAGCTCGTCTACGAGCTCAAGCGCCAGAAGGAAGAGATCGTCAAGGCCTGGCTCAACAGGATGATCACGCTCTTCAACCAGCAGAAGGCGGCCATCTGCTGCGCGCTGGAGAACTACACGACCCGTGCCAGAAACGCCAGGGCCCGCGAGAGGGTCGAAGGTATAGCCGTCGGCGCAGCCGGGAACAATCTCAGGGTCGTCCTGGGTGGCCTGGACGACGCCAAGCAGGTCAACTACGACGCTCTGGACAAGAACTGCCTCGTCCCCGGCACCGCCACGATGCACGACCCTGCGGAATGCAGGGAATGCGCGGTCGAGTTCATCATAAACGGCAAGAAGAACCTGACGCCCGAGACAGCCGTAGTGGGTACGCTTCCGGCTGGATGTTATACCATCCAGATCACTAACTGCTGCGTGAATAAGACGCTTAACACGGGCCGCTACACTGGCCGAGCCGCCATCCAGTACGGCAAGACTACGGAATACTTCCCGGACTTCGGGGACTTCAACAACAACGCCGATGCCGCGTCGGCCTATGTCGGCCTTACGCTGACCTTCAATCATCCTGGTGGACCCGTCAAGATGTGGGTGGATGATGCCTTCGGCAACGACAACTCTGGCGAGGTCATCATCTGCGCCAAGCAGTCCCGTTGCTTCGAGCAGCCCACGGAACTCATCCTGACGTCTGGCCATACCGTCGAAGACATTATCGACGTCTATATGGACGGCACCGCGCCGGAAAACCAGCTGGGAGCTGGCCTGCCCTATCTCGGATCGCTGGATGCCGCGACGAACTACTCCCTAGGGAAGGAAAAGGGCGGCGGAGCACCCTGCGTCCCGGCTGATCCGAACTGCGACGAATCGGGCCCGAATCTCACCTACGGCCCGATCATGAACCGGAACGAGATGTTCGTGTTCTTCTACGACGGGTCTGACGGGCTGTCCATGTTCATCGTAATGAACAAGAAGAACGTGGACCAGCAGAAGTCCATCAGCCTCCAGATCTCAATCGACGGCAACGACCAGCCGGTCAACATCCTGGCGCTCAACGACGCAGGGGAGCTTACGAAGCTCAGCAACAAGTTTACCGGGGAGTGGGTCTACAGCGATACCCTCATAACGGTCCACGGCAGGGGCGGCGCCTTGGGATTCCTCCAGCAGGTCAATCCGGCCTGGGAGATCAAGATCAAGTTCCTGGACCTCGGCTACATGCAGCGCCTGCGGTATGCCTCGAGCGACGGATCCGTCGTCACCCTGGCCCAGACGGACGTCTACGAAGGCGACATGGACGCCCTCCCGCCGGGCACAGCTGGGATCGGCGACTCCCTCAAGAACAACACCTTCATCTTCCGGAAGAGCGGCCCCGGATGCTTCATGCCCGCCAGCCAGGTGGACTGGTACATCCGCGGCCTCCGGATCAATGCCTGCTGCTCCGCGGTGGTCGAATTCATGGGCGCTCCCTGGGCCATCATCAAGCGGTCGATCGGGCCTGACGGATCGTGCGGCGGCGGTGAGAGCGCCACGACGGAATGCATCGCGAAGTTCCTCAATGAGCGCGGCCACCCCAGTCTCGCCTGGCCAGTCCTCATGCCCTCCCGGGAAGGGATCGGCGTCCCGACCTCCGGATACGTCGAATTCGTCGAGGATGCCGTCCTGGAAAGCCAGTTCCTGGCCATGCTCCAGGCCGGACAGGTCACCTTCTACCACGGGGACCTCGCAGAACATCAGGTCATCCTCTTCCCTCGCATCTTCTGATGATGCCATTCACCCACGGAATCATTGCCGTGAGCCCGTCAGGCGAGGTCGTCCATTTCGCGGGCTACGTAAAGCAACCAACAACTGCCGATTTCGTCGCCCTCCAGATCGAACTAGATGAGGATTCAGACTTCGGCCTTGTCGGGAAGCGAGGAGGATATAAGCTGATCGAGGCCCCGAAGAGAATCGTAGAAGAGTATCTGGGGATGCTTCCCGAGGATCTGTAAAACAGCCGGATGACGTAAATAGCCTATGCTTCCTCTCAGAGAGGCTCAATTCTGCGGTCTAGTTCGTGCGCCGGACTGGCAGGCCTGGCTCGGGGAACACGTACCGGACCTGCTGGAGGACTTGCGTACCTTTCTCAAGTCCGGGAAGGGATGCCGCGCCAACAAGGAGAAGATGCTGGCCATCCGGGAGGTCATCTACAGTAAGGGCCTCGGCGACAAGTTCGAGCAGTTCGTCGTCCATAGGTATCCGCTCCTTGTAGCACGCACGGACCAGCAGGCGCCCGCATGTACCCGGCGCCAACCGAAACAGGACACGCTCCCCGTCCTCCCGATCCCATTAGCTTCCCGGAATCCAAAACTTAATAAGCACAGCGTATTCAAGGTCTATAGGCCCGACCTTTTGAGTTTCCCACATAAGCTTATCATCCAACATCAAAATAGGGTTGAATTACAGAAGCAGGTCGCCGACTTCACAAAGAGGATGGCTGGCGTCAGCGTCGTATACATAGACGATACGGCCTACATCGAGTACCTCCTGCCCAAGTTCGCAGACGTAGCCTCGAAGCTCCCCGAGAAGATGTACGAGACGAAGATGTTTCAGAAGCCGGCATCTCACTAAAGCCTGTGTCCAGGAACTAGTAAATAGTAATAGAATTAAAATATCTACACAAATATAAAATATGGAATCTGTTCTGGACCAATTGACGCGTTATTCACCCAATAGCGAGTACTTCGCTATTCAGGGAACGTTTGAATCTAGCTACGGACTATCCCCGAATGGACGCTGGTACGGCGCCGTCATAGTCGAAGGAGCTCACGCACGCGGACGCGCCCGGGGAGGCATGCCGGTCAGGACGATCCTGGACGGGAACGATGCGATCCTGGCGCAGCGGGCCGCGAAGCACAGCGTCATCCTTGACGATGCGGATCCCAATCCGCTGGCCGAATGCGTATCGACCGGCGGAATGGCTGACTTCACCGGCGGAGGCGGGGTCAGGGACGAGTCCCACAACGACCCTTATGAGATGCCGATGGATCCGCGCGATCGGCATGCCCAGCGCCATGCGGATGGCCGGCCCGTCATCTTCACGCCTCCGTTTGGTCCGCCGGTGAGCGAGGACCCGGAAGAGAGCGCGTCTGGCTGGCGGCGCGTCAATTCGGGCGATGAAGGGAAGGGGGCTCTCGAGGATTCGATCATCCTCACGAAGAGCGATGGCCCCTCCATCAACGTTGCCGAGATCTCCGTGGACGACGCCGACGCCCTGGCCGTCGTCAGGTCCGCGATCTTCTCCAAGGAAGACCTGGATAAGTTTGACAACTCCGCCGGCGTCTTCAGCGGGCTCATCGATGAAGCGTCCTGGAAGCAAGCGCCTTATTGGCTCAGGGCTTACGCAAAGTTAATCTACCACAGACAACAGGAGTTTGAGTTCCCCTCGCTCGAGCAGGCGCTTGGCTCCCTCGGCCTTTCCGAGGTCCCGAAAGAAGGTCCGTAATGGAAACGACGGTGGACGTCAAGGAAGAGGTTGCCAAGCTTCAGACGGAAGCCAAAGAGCTCCTAAAGTTCCTGCTGGACCGCTACGTCCGCAACGAGGAGTTTGAGTTCAGCAAGGCCATGGAAGTCCCCGGCATGAACAAGGGCGACGTACCCATGGCCTTCGACAAGCTCGTCATCAGCAACTTCGCCATCGGATCGTCCGCACGCCCAGACGTCGTCCGCCTGAACAGGACCCGGATGGATTCCCTCCGGTCCATTGGCAAGATCGACTAATGCGCCTGAGCAGCCTCTACACGGAAAGCGTCTCCACCGGGGCCATCGCAGGCTGGTCGCGCACGCCATTCTTCGGCGAGAAGCGGCCGCGCCCCAAGAAGCACAAGTTCCTGACGCAGGTCAAGCAGCAGTTCCAATCCGGCGGCCCCCAGCCACCTTACCAGGACAAGCCGCGAAATAAGCCCTACCTATGGCGTCGCGCGAAAGTCTGCACGGACCAATAAAGTAGAATAGAATTCGCGAGTAAATAGGCTTGCATGAGCCCAAAAATTCTGCCTACGCAGGTTCAGGCCAAATACGTAGAGCCTGAGACGTACGCCAGGCTCGGGCACCCGCCCCAGCCCCACCAACCCAAAGATGCCTGGCAATTCAGCGTCCTAGACTTCGTCCCGCACGTCAATCCGGTCAGTTATTTCAGCACGAGCGGCGAAGCCGTCATAAAGGCCAAGAAGCTCGAGCAGGACTTATGGCAGGCGGCCGCCGCGGCCCGGAAGTTCGTCAACGTCCTGACGAAGACGCGTGCGAAGCATAAGTACCTGGAATTTCAGATAACGGGAGACCGGTTCGCAGATGGCAGGCAGATGTCCATCGTGAAGACTAAGGATCCACGCCCCAACCAGCGCCTCATCGCAAAACAGAAAACGCACTTCCACGCCTGAGCCGTATTTTAGTGGCATGATGATCAGCCTCGCATCAATAACAAGACTGCGGAGATGATCTATGCACAACAGGCTCCAGGTCAAGTACGACGAGGAACTGAAAAAGGCCGGGTTCGTCCTGAAGTACGCCAAGGCGAACGACGTCGGGCTTGATCTGCCAGTGGTCATGACAGACAAGCTGAAAATCGCGCCACATAAGGACTATTACATCGACTGGAAGGAACGATGGTTCGACATTCCGCCCATGGGCATCGCAGAAGTCCCATGCGGAATGGCCGTCAAGGTCCCAGAGCACTCCTGGGGCAACATTAAGCCGCGGTCCAGCACTGGCTGGAAGCGCCACCTCGTGGTCTACGAAGGCGTCATCGACACAGGCTTCACCGGCCCGCTCTACGTCCTGGTCAAGAACCCGAACGCTGAGACGGTGCGCGTCAAGGAATTCGAGAAGCTGGCGCAGCTCATTATCATCCCGAAATTCATGGTCTGGGAAGCGCAGGAAAACATTCCCAATTACACGGACGGCGACGAGGCGTCTCTCGTAAAGAGGACACCCCTCACTGGCCATCCCATCGAGATCGTCGGCGTCGATGAGCTTCCAAAGACCGAACGCGGCACGGACGGTTTTGGGAGTAGTGGACGATGAAAATAACCGATCAAGATAAGTACCTAGTGATGTACCTCAAGCTGTCCAACATACGCCGCAAGAGCGGCGTGGACTTCAAGGGGCCGTTCATCGGCGGGATTACGCAGACCCAGAGGCAGGCAGAAAACATAGTGAAGCGGATCATCTCGGAACAGCGCGGATTCGCCATCATACCCAAGATATTCCCTATCACCAACTGCTACGAGGATACGCATCTGCTCGCCGTCAAGGAATTTAGAAAGATGAAGGACGAGATCAAGGAAGCGGATGGCATCATTCACAGGAAGAACTGATGGCAACCCAGGGCGTCAAGATCCTGACGGTCGGCAAGCCATGGGACTTGCCGGTCATAGAGACGAAGGATGTACCCCATAAGGGCTGTAAGCTCTACAACGTCAAGCATATCGATGACGCCACGAACGTCCTATCGACGATAGCCCAGTTCCAGCCGGATGTCATCCTCACCTCTACTTTCATCCCCGGCGCGCTCAATCTGTCCGCTTTCGAGATCCGGAAGAAGTGGATCAACGTCGACGTGAATGCCAAGATAGATGACGTCGTAAGGGTCATCGAAGAGTGCTACGCCGGCAGTGTCTGGGGTTCGCACGTCAACCAGAAATACAACCCGCTTATCTCCGTCTATACGCCGACCTACAACACAGGGGATTACTTGCGGGAGACTTATCAGTCCCTGAAGGATCAGACTTACAACAACTGGGAATGGGTCGTCGTCGACGACTGTTCATCGGATGGCACCTGGGAGAAGCTGCAGGAATTCGCAAAGGAAGACATCCGCGTCCGGCCCTATAGAAATGGAAAGCCCTGTGGCAAGATCGGCGGGATGAAGTGCATGGCCACGAGGCTGTGCAACGGCGAATATCTGGTCGAGCTGGACCACGACGACATGCTGATGGAAACTTGCCTTGACGAGGTGAAGAAGGGCTTCGAATCCGACCCGGAAGTCGGCATGGTCTACTCGAACTCGTTCAATTACTTCGAGAACGGGCAGCCGCACCAGTTCATGGACGACTTCTGGAAGTCCAAGTATAGGTGGGTCGAATATCGCGGCAAGAAGATGCTGGAATGCATCAACCCAGACATCTATGATAGGTTTGGCCCTCACTTCACCCAGCAGTTTGGCTGGTTCCTGACGGTCGGCCCCAACCACGTCAGGGCCTACAGGGCTCGCACGTTCAGGGAGCTGGGCGGGTATAACCAGAACATCCCCGTCGCAGACGACTGGGACGTCTACGCCAAGTTCTTCCTGCGGTCGAAGTGCCTGCACATCGACAAGCCGCTTTACTACTACCGGTTCCGGGACAACTGGACGAATACGACGTTCACCAAGAATCTGTCCATTCAGCAGCACCTCGCGTATGGTCAGCAGTTCTACCTGCAGGAATTCGCCGTCGTCAACCACAACCGCCTGAATCCTGTCGTCAAGAAGGAGATCACGCTGACCATCGGCGTCTGCGGCATCCCCCCGCGCGTCCGGACGTCATACTCTGACGTCATCGAGGACCTGGTCAAGCAGGCGGAAGGCAAGTCCGTCGAGGTCCTGAGCATCCTGGACAACAAGGTCAGCAAGGTCGGCGAGAAGAGAAACCTGATCGTCAAGCAGGCCAAGGGCAAGTACATCTGCTTCGTGGACGACGACGACAGGGTGGAACCGGATTATGTCGATGCCATCCTGGACGCCATAAGCAAGAACCCTGGCGTGGACGTCGTCGTTTTTGACACGGTGGTCCACGGATACGCCGGCGGCAAGGATAAGATCTGCAAGTACGGCAAGGAATACCCCAATTCCAACAAGGACCCAGAGATCTTCCAGCGCATGCCGAACCATCTCATGGTCCACAGGACCGAGCTGGCCCGGCGCTGCGAGTTCAAGGAAATGCAGGTCGCCGAGGACGTCGACTGGTCCATCCGGATGAGGGAACACGTCGACAAGCAGGTCCGGATCGAACGGGCGCTCTACCACTACAACTTTAACATCGAGAATACGACCCAGACTGGCTCCAGCGCCATGACTGCCAGGGATGTAAGCTATGTCGTGCTCAAGGCCGTACACAATCCGAGCCACAACTTCCTGGTCGAGCGCTGCCTGCGGTCGATCAAGATTAACGCCGCGAATTCGGAGACGATCCTCGTCGCCAACGGGTGCGAGGTCACTGAGGCGGAACAGAAGCTCGCGGATAAAATCGTCAAGCTCGAGACGAACATCGGTTATGCTGCGGGGTGCAACCACGGCGCCGGATTTGCCAGCCGCCCGATGATCTGCTTCATGAACGACGACGCCGAATTCGTCGACGACTCCGTCCAGCGCCTGGCCAAGGCCGCCTCCGAGGGCTTCATCGCTGCCCCCTTCTGCAACCGAGCCAAGCCGCCTCAGGGCGACCTCCCGAGGGAAGCTACGCCATCGACGGATATAGAGCCGGAAGCCGTTGTCGGCATCTGCATGATGATGACGACGGCCAATTTCTGGAAGATCGGCGGATTCGACACGCGCCTGCTGACTTATGAGGACGACGACTTCTGTGCTCGCGCCCGCACCCAGAAGATCAAGTGCAAGGTCGTAGCCAGTACCTGGATCAATCACGAACGCCATGCGACGTTCCAGGCCCTTGGCAAGAACGTCTATGAAGTCATGGACACGAACCGACAGAAATATGAGAAGCTGCACCCGAGGATCAAGATCGTCTGCATCGCCAAGGACGAGGAAGCCTCGATCGAGGGCTACTTCCAGCAGTTCGGATCCGTGAGCCTGGACTGGCACATGCTGGACACCGGCTCCGGCGACAAGACGGTAGAGAAGGCCAGGAACATCGGCGTCCACTGTAGCCGCTTCGATGAGACGGGCATCGGACGCAACTTCGACTTCGCCACGGCCAGGAACATGGCGACCGACAAGTTCGCCAGCGAGGGCGACTGGGTCGTCATGATCGATCCGGACGAACGTCTAGACCAGCACACGATCGAGAACCTGCGGGAGTTCCTGGCGTCCACCGCCGCAGATATCGTGCTCTCGCCGCTCCAGGCCGTCTATCCGGACGGATCGATCCGCACATTCGTCCCGAAGCCTATCGCCTATCGGTGCAAGAAGAGCATTAGGTGGGCGTTCAAGGTTCACGAAAAGCTCATCGGTTCGCCCAACCAAGTCCTCGTCAAGAACGCGATGAATAGCCACATGATCGTTCTCCACGATCAGAAGAGGCGGACCGGCATCGAGGACTTCTACTCGAAGCTGATGGCCGCAGAGCCCTACTTCACGGACGCGGACTACAAGGCGAAAGTGCGGGCCGAGTGGCCTATCCTGGACTACGATAGGCTGGACGACGACCGGATCAAGAAGGTCTTCTGCGGGCCGCTGGTCAGCGTCGTCGTCCCGACATACGACCGGCCTGAGCTGCTCAAGAAGGCGGTCTATTCGATCCTCGCCCAGGACTACACGAACCTCGAAGTCATTATCGTCGGGGACAAGTGCCCATCGTTGAAAGTGGAAGACTGGATGGGCGTCTTGAGCACGCAGGTCCGCGCCTATAACCTGCCGACCAACCATGGGGCCGGCGGGGCTATACCACGTAATTACGGAATAATGCACGCGGCCGGACAGATCATTGCTTATCTTGACGACGATTGTATCTATACACCAGATCATTTGTCGTCTCTTTATGCAAAAATAAGTAGTGGGAATTTCAGCTATGCGCTTGGGTCCTTTAGGATGGTTGAACCAGACGGATCTAAATCCGTAGATATAATCTGCGACAAGCCAAGACTATATAGGGTGGATACATCAGCCGTGATGCACAAGAAATGGCTTGTGAGAAAATTTGGATTCTGGAAAGACAGGACCGAAGCTTCTTATAGCCATGACTTCGAGTTCGTTTCAAGGTGGAAAGATGAACCATGCGTCATATCTGACAAAATCACAATGATCTATACCAATACAGCCCATCAAGACCTGGATTTCATCAAGAATGCTTAAGAAATGCACAAAATGCTTGCTGAAGCTTGACATTGGCAAGTTTTATGAAGGGTACGCGTGCTGTAAGAAATGCCATGGTATTGCGACAAAGAGAAGCAGCAGGGCGTTTTTCGAGAGAAAAGCTGCACTCATCCGTTCGCTTGGCGGCAAGTGTAGATGTGGAAACACCCGATTCCATTCGTTGGTCATCCGGACGCGTAGCGGAATAAAATCGATCACTTGTAAAGCATGTCAAAGGAAGAACCACAAGGCTACCAAGAAATGCAACAAATGTGGCCGATCATTACGACTGACTCAGTTTCACAAGAAAGACGCCAGCAATGATGGCCGCGCCCCTACTTGCATCAAGTGCTCCCTAAAGTACGTTCACACTCGTGCACATATCAAGCACGTGCAATATGTCGCGGATAAGAATAGGCTACGCGGCACCATACTTCAATATTACGGAGATAAATGCGTTGTTTGTGGTGAAAAACATCCGGACTTCCTGGCCATTGATCATACCACTAGCAATGGTGGCGAGCAAAGGCGAAAACACAACATGCGCGGTTTGAGGTTGTATCGCTGGATCGTAAAAAACAGCTTTCCGAAAGATCTACGCTTATTGTGCCACAATTGCAATATAAAAATGCACTTCTCCGCACACCGTAGATCGGAATATCATGCACTTATGAAGGCGAATGTTATGTATCACTATGGTGATGGCAAGTGCGTTTGTTGTGGAGCTGACGACATGGATGTTTTGTCTGTTGATCATATTCATGGTAATGGCGCCGCAGACAGAAAGAAATGCGGAGGCGGCGGTAGTCACTTTTATCGTTTACTAATAAAGCGCCATTATCCTCCAGGTTATCAGGTCATGTGCTTCAACTGCAATTTTAGCAAGCACATACGAGGCACATGTTGTCATAACCTGGCCTAGATTCAGAATTATGGCACGAACCGGCGCATATGAATTCCGACTCGCGGCTAAAGCGGTGAACGGGGAGGTTCCCGGCAACGGCCTCCACCTTCACGAATTAGTCGAGCCGGGCGAATGGGCGTGGATCGACCTGCGTTCGGTAGGAGGCAACGGATGGGACCTTATCATCCGGTGTCCAGACTGCGGTTGCTTCGGGACATTGTGGCGGATCGATCGGGGACACGACATCGACGCGCAGGGCAACATCAGTCCGAGTGTCCTCGAAACGTGCCAACACAACTGTGGATTTCACACGATGCCGACGAAATTGTTGGGTTTCATGAATAAGAGACTCAATGCGTCGTAACCTGATCTACCACATCTATCCGACATGCCATCCCTGGGGCGGCGACATGTGGAGATGGAACGTCGACCAGCTCCGGAAGTCCTATAGCCAGTTCGATAGAATAGTCTTCTCGATCGCCCTGGACGAGAAGACGGAGACAGAAGAGGAAGTCAGGAAGCATCTCAACGTCAAGAGCGCCGAATTCCTAATCCGGGCGAATAAGCCGACCTGGGAGACTGAGACGCTCATCGAGAAGTTGGCGATGGTCCAGTCGATCCGGAATGACGAAATCACGTTCTACGGGCACACCAAGGGGTCGTCCCGCGAGCCATTCTATTGGGAGAACGTCAAGGCCTGGACAGGCGCCATGTACCTGTTCAACCTCGGAAACCAGAGTGTCATAGACAGCATACTGACTACGCATTCAGCCGTTGGTTGCTTCCAAACTGACTGGCCCAATCTTGGCGGATCGAACTGGCATTTTGCGGGCAACTTCTGGTGGGTGAATAACTTTGCCTTGTTCTGGCAGCGCAACTGGCGCGATGTTGAACAGACAAATCTGGGTGCCGAGGGTTATATTGGCAGACACATTCAGAAAAATGAGGCCGTCTGCCTCTATAGGACGGCAGTAGATCCCTATAAGACAAGGCTGGACGAGGCGGAATACAAGGCAGAATTCGAAAGAACCATAGGAAGAGGCCACCTGCCCCTGTGAACCTCCCCTACGTCGGCCATCCCGCCTACGCCGTCCACCTCCCACTCCAGCATAACATCGATGCGAGCTCCTGGTACGGGCACATCCCGTTCGCGAGGTGGCTGGTAGAGCGCACGAGACCCGGGAAGATAGTCGAGCTGGGCGTGTTCCAGGGCGGGTCCTATCTGGCGTTCTGCCAGGCCGTAAAATATTTGAGGCTTGCCGCGCGTTGCTGGGGAGTGGATACCTGGAAGGGAGACGCCTTTACCGGACCTTATGACGGAATCTTCCCCGTATTACTTTCGACACACCAGCAATACGCCGACTTCTCCCAGCTCTTACGCTGCACTTTTGATGCCGCGGCGTACCAGGTGCCGTCTGACATCGACATCCTTCACATCGACGGGCTTCATACCTATGATGCGGTGAAGCACGACTTTCGGGAGTGGGTCGGGAAGATGTCCAATCAGGGAATCGTACTGCTTCACGACACGAGAGTCGTCCATCCAGAATTCGGGGTTTCTCGCTTCTTTGAAGAGGCGAAGGTCATGCACCCGACGTTCGAATTCCATCATTGCGCTGGCCTGGGAGTAGTCGCCGTCGGGTCCCACGTTGACGTGCCCGAACTCTTTAGCGCAGGCGTCGAGCAGGCTCAGGAAATCCGGGATTTCTTTGCTGGCGGAGCAAAGGCTGCAGAAGAACCGACCCAGAAGGCCCAGAAGAAGTGAGAATCCCATCGAGCCCGGAGAAGCATACCCACCGCCGAAGGACCTGGTCACGTTGGTCGTGTAAGTAACAATGATCTGTCCCGTCGCCCCGGCACCACCCGAGTCGTTGCTTCCACCGGCACCTCCACCTCCACCACCGGGGGCAACACCGTCACTACCGCCAGCCGTGTTGTTCCCTCCCTTTCCGCCGTCACCACCACCCGCCAATCCGGTTCCGCCAGCCCCTCCGGTTGCTCCTACGTTATTTTGTCCAATATTTCCTGTCGCTTGATACGCGCCTTCTCCTCCACCCCCGCCGCCCTGATCGCTGGTGGTTGATCCATTTCCTCCAGCACCACCAGCGAAAATCGCACCGGCATCCCCAACAGATGCCACAACAGCGCCACCCGCGCCTCCCGTGGTAAGATTCGCAGGACAAGTTCCTCCAGCCGCTGTGCAGGCGACGGCGTCCTCTCCAGTAAACGTAGTCGGGTTTCCGTTGCTTTGGGACGCCGCAGCAACAGCAACCCCGACTGTGAATGTATATGATTTTCCCGGAATGACCCTGATTGCCGCCCTCTTCGAATAGGCTCCTCCCCCTCCACCTCCACCGGACCTCTTGGCTACTCCCGGACCATTCGAGCCCGCCGCCGCACCACCTTGGCATTCGACCTGAAGTGAGTACACCCCAAGCGGGATGGTGTACGCCGCAGTGGCGCTGATCGTGACTGGAGACGCACCAAGATCTGCCATAACTCAGCCTATGTGTAGGTAATGATGACCTGAAGCAGACAAGCCGATGCAGCTAAGTTATCCGCTCCACTGCCCAGCCGATAAACCCTGATGTGCAGCAATTGCCCAGCAGCAGGGGAACTTGCTGCTTGCTTGATCGTGATTGCCGCCGTAGCGGCAGAGATATTTATGTCTTTATCCGCGTTGTTTGCATCCGTCACTTCAACTCCCGCCGAGAAAGTCATATCAAACGGGTCGCCATCTGTGTAAGAGTTCGCCGAGCAACCCCACACCACACTGTTGGTTGATGCATTTGCACAGGCCCATATAAATTTCGCGGTAATAGTTGCCGCCGCAGTATAGTTCGCTGGCAAATAACAGGTCCACTCAGCATACTTCTGTGCAGCCTGCACGAATTCCAAACACTGATAGTTCAACTTACTCGTAGTCAATTCGGTACGATTCGGTCCGGTGCATCCATTCGTTGTCGATGCCCATCCGCCAGCCGCTCCCAGAATAAATGACGATCCTTGTGTGAGACCTTGGAAGCCCTGCCGGCCCTGGACGCCCTGAGCGCCCTGGTAGCCTTGGAAGCCTTGATAACCCTGCTGGCCTTGCCGGCCCTGCCAGCCCTGCTGACCCTGCTGGCCTTGGCTACCCTGTAGGCCTTGCACGCCTTCGGCAGTTGGACCCTGCCAGCCCTGCGCACCTTGCTGGCCTTGCACGCCCTGTAGGCCTTGCACGCCTTCGGCAGTTGGACCCTGCCAGCCCTGCGCACCTTGCTGGCCTTGGAGTCCTTGCCAGCCCTGCTGGCCCTGAACGCCTTGTTGGCCTTGTTGTCCCTGCCGGCCCTGCTGGCCCTGCACACCCTGCAGGCCCTGAAGTCCTTGCCAGCCCTGCCAACCCTGCTGGCCCTGCTGGCCCTGCTGACCCTGCACACCCTGCTGGCCTTGCACACCCTGCAGGCCCTGAAGTCCTTGCCATCCTTGCTGACCTTGCTGGCCCTGCACACCCTGCTGGCCTTGCTGGCCCTGCTGGCCCTGAAGTCCTTGCCATCCTTGCTGACCTTGCTGGCCCTGCACACCCTGCTGGCCCTGCTGGCCCTGCTGGCCCTGTACACCCTGCAGGCCCTGCTGGCCATCGCCACCAGAACCCTGCCAGCCCTGCTGGCCTTGGCTACCCTGTAGGCCTTGCACGCCTTCGGCAGTAGGACCCTGCCAACCCTGTGCACCTTGCAGTCCTTGGAGTCCTTGCCAGCCTTGGCCACCCTGCTGACCTTGCTGGCCCTGAAGGCCCTGCTGGCCATCGCCACCAGAACCCTGCCAGCCCTGCTGGCCCTGCATGCCCTGTTGACCCTGAAGGCCCTGCTGGCCATCGCCACCAGAACCCTGCCAGCCCTGCTGGCCCTGCATGCCCTGTTGACCCTGAAGGCCCTGCTGGCCATCGCCACCAGAACCCTGCCAGCCCTGCTGGCCCTGCATGCCCTGTTGACCCTGCATGCCCTGCTGGCCATCGCCACCAGAACCCTGCCAGCCCTGCTGGCCTTGCTGACCCTGCTGGCCTTGCTGTCCCTGCTGGCCCTGAACGCCTTGAAGACCTTGGAATCCCTGTACGCCTTCGCCAACAGCGCCTTGCCAGCCCTGCTGGCCTTGCTGACCCTGTTGACCCTGTTGACCCTGCTGGCCCTGTTGACCCTGCTGACCTTGAACACCCTGAAGGCCCTGGAGCCCTTGCCAGCCCTGCCAACCCTGCCAACCCTGACCACCTTGCTGGCCCTGCTGACCTTGGACGCCCTGTTGGCCCTGTTGGCCTTGTTGACCCTGCTGGCCCTGATAACCCTGCAGACCCTGGAGTCCTTGCCAACCCTGCTGACCCTGCTGACCTTGTTGGCCTTGCTGGCCCTGAATACCATCACCAACAGAGCCCTGCCAGCCCTGCTGGCCCTGAACACCCTGCTGGCCCTGAGTGCCTTGTTGGCCTTGTTGACCCTGATAGCCCTGCAGACCCTGCAGACCCTGGAGTCCTTGCCAACCCTGCTGACCCTGCTGGCCCTGCTGGCCCTGCTGACCTTGATAGCCCTGAGTCCCTTCGCTTCCGGGACCCTGCCAACCCTGGCCGCCCTGCAGACCCTGCTGACCCTGGAAACCCTGCAGACCCTGTATGCCCTCTGCCGATGCTCCTTGCCAGCCCTGCTGACCCTGCTGACCCTGTAAACCCTGGAGGCCTTGCCAGCCTTGCTGACCCTGCTGGCCCTGCTGACCCTGGAATCCTTGATAACCCTGGAGTCCCTGCAGGCCTTGCCAACCCTGCTGCCCCTGGAACCCTTGCTGGCCCTGCTGGCCTTGAAGTCCCTGAAGGCCCTCAAGACCTTGCCAACCCTGATTACCCTGCCAACCTTGCCAGCCTTGACCGCCCTGGAACCCTTGCTGGCCCTGTTGGCCTTGTACGCCTTGCCAGCCCTGCTGGCCTTGCCAACCCTGATTACCCTGCCCGCCCTGACTACCTTGTAGTCCCTGCCAGCCCTGCCAGCCCTGGCCGCCCTGCTGACCCTGTACACCCTGCTGGCCCTGCTGACCCTGGAATCCTTGATAACCCTGGAGTCCCTGCAGGCCTTGCCAACCCTGCTGCCCCTGTTGACCTTGCTGCCCTTGGACACCCTGCAGACCCTGAAGGCCTTGCCAGCCCTGCTGGCCCTGCTGACCTTGCTGCCCTTGGACGCCTTGCTGGCCCTGGAGTCCTTGCACGCCTTGCAGGCCCTGCTGACCTTGCTGGCCCTGAAGTCCTTGGAGCCCTTGCCAGCCTTGCCAGCCTTGCTGGCCCTGCTGACCTTGCTGACCCTGCTGGCCCTGAAGTCCTTGGAGCCCTTGCCAGCCTTGCCAGCCTTGCTGGCCCTGCTGACCTTGCTGACCCTGCTGACCTTGGACACCCTGCAGACCCTGAAGGCCTTGCCAGCCCTGCTGGCCCTGCTGACCTTGCTGACCCTGCTGGCCCTGAAGTCCTTGGAGCCCTTGCCAGCCTTGCCAGCCTTGCTGGCCCTGCCAGCCCTGCTGACCTTGTTGGCCCTGCCAGCCCTGCTGACCTTGAAGACCTTGCTGGCCCTGTACGCCTTGTAGACCCTGAAGACCTTGCCAACCCTGCTGACCTTGCTGACCTTGCTGGCCCTGTTGCCCCTGCCAGCCCTGGGCTCCCTGAGGTGGAATAATTCCGAAGGATGTCAGGATCCAGGACGCATGAGAACTGCCCTGGTAGACGAAGTGGGCTGCCCTAGCCGCAGCGCTCGAAGTGAAGGCAAGAACACGTACGACAATCCGGTCGGTAGTCAAGAGCGTAACCGGCGCCGCCACTACCCACTGAACGTCATATCTAGTAACGGCATTCGCCACGTTGTCGGTCGGGCCAGTCGTATCGATGACAGTCGTAATGCCAGTGATCGTGTCCCTCTTGCAGATCTCGTACTTGAAGTACGTGTCTGACCCGACCGCGACGTAATGGTAGCAGTGGAATTCCCAGACCCCAGCCGGGATTGTCAGCTGACCCGGGACTGTCGCTACGGTGATGTAGTTGTCAATCGGGACGCCATTCACGTCCGCGCTGGTCACGCTCTGAGACTCATCAATCTCACCAGCCGCCGGCGGCAGACGAGATAGCTTCTCGTTATCGACGGTGAGGGTGACGTTTGCCCCTTCTCCTTCTATGTTGAGCGCCGATGCGTCAGACAGGGTTAGAGCACCGGCTGCCACGGATGCAATCGGGAATGTACTGTTGTTAGAGGCCGAATTAGTGACCTTCACCTTTTGGCGGGCAACCCAGAGATCAGTAAGGAAGCTGCCGCCATCGCCGCGGACGATCGTGTCAGGATTCGTATTGGCGAATGAGATCTGCGTTGAAGGACCAGTCTTTGGAGTGATTATGTCGCTGGCGCCGGTGTCGAAATAGAGGATCATGCCGGCGCTTGTGCCAGCATCGCCCTGAATGCCCTGTAGTCCTTGCCAACCCTGCAAACCTTGTTGGCCCTGCTGGCCTTGCTGACCCTGCTGGCCTTGATAACCCTGCCAACCCTGCCAACCTTGCTGGCCCTGAACGCCCTGTAGACCCTGCAGGCCCCCAAGACCCTGGTACCCTTGCTGGCCCTGCTGGCCTTGCTGACCCTGCTGGCCCTGAACGCCCTGTTGACCTTGCTGGCCCTGCTGGCCCTGCTGGCCCTGATAGCCCTGCCAGCCCTGATATCCTTGAAGGCCTTGAATTCCCTCTGTTGACGGACCCTGCCAGCCCTGCTGACCCTGCTGGCCCTGATATCCCTGAAGGCCCTGGATGCCCTCTGTTGACGGACCCTGCCAACCCTGCTGGCCCTGCTGGCCCTGCAGGCCTTGATAGCCTTGCTCACCACTAGGCGCTATGGCACCCTGCCAGCCCTGCCAGCCCTGCTGGCCCTGGTAACCCTGACCGCCGCTACCTTGCCAGCCCTGTTGACCTTGCTGACCCTGAAGACCCTGCTGACCCTGATAACCCTGGTAACCCTGACCACCTTGCTGGCCCTGCTGGCCCTGTTGACCCTGAAGACCCTGCCAGCCCTCAAGACCCTGCCAGCCCTGCTGGCCCTGCTGGCCTTGAACGCCTTGTAAGCCCTGAAGTCCCTGCCAGCCCTGCCAGCCCTGTTGACCCTGCTGACCCTGCTGGCCCTGCTGGCCCTGGCCACCTTGTAAACCCTGGAGGCCCTGCCAGCCCTGCTGGCCCTGCCTGCCCTGCTGACCTTGCTGACCCTGCTGGCCTTGCTGGCCCTGGAGTCCTTGATTGCCCTGAAGGCCCTGGAGCCCTTGCCAACCCTGCTGACCCTGCTGGCCCTGCTGACCTTGCAGGCCCTGTAAACCCTGAAGGCCTTGAGTTCCTTCGCTTCCCGGACCCTGCCAACCCTGACCACCTTGCTGGCCCTGTTGACCCTGCTGGCCTTGGTAGCCCTGTTGGCCTTGCTGGCCTTGCTGACCTTGATAGCCCTGGAGGCCTTGTATGCCTTCCGTCGACGGGCCTTGCCAGCCTTGTAGGCCCTGCCAGCCCTGATAACCCTGGAGGCCTTGTATGCCTTCAGTCGACGGACCCTGCCAGCCTTGCTGACCCTGGAGACCCTGCAGGCCTTGGTAACCTTGCTCACCGCTTGGCGCTATGGGGCCCTGCCAGCCTTGCCAGCCTTGCTGACCCTGGTAGCCCTGACCGCCGCCGCCTTGCCAGCCCTGTTGACCCTGTTGGCCCTGTTGACCTTGTTGGCCTTGATAACCCTGGAGACCCTGCGAGCCCTCCAAGCCCTGCCAGCCCTGCTGGCCCTGCTGGCCCTGCCTACCTTGTTGACCCTGTTGACCTTGTTGACCTTGTTGGCCCTGCTGGCCCTGTTGACCTTGCAGACCCTGCAGGCCTTGCAGGCCCTGCCAGCCCTGGCTACCCTGCTGGCCCTGCCAACCTTGACCGCCCTGCTGGCCCTGTTGGCCCTGCTGGCCCTGACGGCCCTGCAGACCCTGAAGTCCCTGCCAACCCTGCCAGCCCTGTTGACCCTGCTGGCCTTGCTGGCCCTGCCTGCCTTGCTGGCCCTGCGTACCGGCATCACCCTGCCAGCCCTGACCGCCCTGCTGGCCTTGCTGGCCCTGCTGTCCTTGCTGGCCCTGCCTGCCTTGCTGGCCCTGCGTACCGGCATCACCCTGCCAGCCCTGACCGCCCTGCTGGCCTTGCTGGCCCTGCTGTCCTTGTCTACCCTGTTGACCCTGCTGGCCCTGCGTACCGGCATCACCCTGCCAGCCCTGACCGCCCTGCTGGCCTTGCTGACCCTGCCAGCCTTGCTGACCCTGAACGCCCTGAAGGCCGGGTTCGCCAAAACCCTGCCAGCCCTGTTGACCCTGCTGGCCTTGCTGACCCTGCCAGCCCTGCTGGCCCGCATCACCCTGGAGGCCTTGTAGGCCCGGATCTCCTGTCCCTTGCCAGCCTTGTGAACCCTGCCCACCCTGAAGCCCTTCTCCGCCCTGGGGGCCCTGATAGCCGGCTCCAATAGGCCCCTGGATTCCCTGCATGCCATCGACGCCGATGTTTCCGACACCCTGCCAACCCTGCCAGCCCTGCTGACCCTGCTGGCCCGGAGAGCTCTGATAACCCTGTAGGCCTTGGATGCCCTCAGTCACTGGGCCCTGCCAGCCCTGCCTGCCCTGCCAGCCGTCTCTGCCGACGTAGCCCTGGCCCTGATAACCTTGTTGTCCCTGGCGACCGATCGGCTGTTGGGGGATCGGCATTAACGGACTGGCCTTGGCCTCGTCGATGATGCTGGGGGGAAATAACACGAAGACATATTTTCCTATCGTTTTCGTCGTCTCGGGAGCAGGCTCTATTATCTGATCAGAAGACCACCAGAATCTGAACGGTGTCGGATGCGACGATACGACCGTGATGGACTGAATGCCGATAGAATGATCGTGGGTAGAAATCCTGTGAATATAGTTGACCGGCACGATCTGAAGGGCAAATCCGTTCTTCGACCTGAGTCTTATCTGGATGGGATAAGAGCCGTCATTCGCAATGACGATACAGAGCGCCGGATTCGGTAAGAAATTAAGAGACTCCGTGGATGTTGATGTACCAGAAGAGAAATGTATCATCTGTGCCCTTTGCAAACTCTCTGATATATTTGAAGCGAGAAGGGAACAAGCCCAGATCAGATCCGTAAGAAAATATATCTTGTTCGGTTTTCTCTTTTCAGGGAGGGAGACATGCGGTACGTGAAGCTGCCGGTGCTGGCTCTGGCTTTCTTGATGGTGTCGGTCGTCGCCTTCGCCGCGGATGCCGTGACCGGGACGCCCGGAGCTGCGGCCACTGCGGTCGTCAGCATCTGGTCCAAGATCGGGATGGGAGCCCTCGGCGGCGCCATCGCGGCGATCGTCGGCTGGCTCAAGAACCGCGACATCGCCACGGACGTCCAGCAGCCGTTCGACGTCAAGTACATGGTCATCACTGCCGCGGTCGGGGCGATCCTCGGCGCGGTGGGTGCCTGGCTCGGCAAGGGCAGCGCACTTGATACGCTGACCTGGCTCGAGGCGTCCACGATGTGGGCGGCTATCGTGGCGTTCGGCGAGATGGTCCTGAAGGCCATCTTCCGGCAGGGTGCGCCTCGGATCAACGACATCATTGCCGTCTTCAAGAAGACCGGCGTAAACCCTACGGTGCCAGTGCAGAAGCCATAGTTGCATTCATCCAAGGCCGCGCGAAGGCCAAGGACGTCACGGCGCTCACGTACCTGTTCAAGGACGTGGTGACAGAGACTTTCGTCGGACCCCTAGCGCCGGGGTCCGACGATCTGTTCTTCCGCGAGCTGCTGGTCAAGACCTGGAACATGCTCCTGCTCCGCATATCGGATGCTCACCTGTCGGAGCAGGAGCTGGAAGAATTAGGCTCAGCCCTCAGAAGAGTATATATCATTTTCCAAAATTACAGGCTCAGAAAGCAGCAATATACAATTACCCAATGGTTGGATAAGCTCGTGGGTGCTGCAAAAGAAGTAGGAGTCTCACTATGAAGAAGCTTTTAGCAGCTTTGCTGGCCGTCTCCTGTTTCGGATGCGCCTGGACTGAGCAGGTGGCGACGGACTACATGGTTTCGGCGGCAGATGAAATCAACAAGACAGCCTTCGAAGGCAAGCTGCAGTATAAGTTGTGTTATTGCGACCGCAACAAGGACGTCAAGTGCTGGAGGCATCATGGCCTTTATTCTCCGGCTTCCAAATTGATTCACATCGCCCCCGAGTGGTACTGGGAGCCGTACTGGTACTTCCAGGGCGTCATCGCGCACGAGCTCATTCATGCCTACCTCGATCAGACGCATCAGGAGGCGAGCGAGTCGCACCCGCATAGCTGGCGGTTCCGACAGGAACGCGAGAGGGTCGCCCAGGCCATCGACATTCCGGAATGGGCCATCCCTGATGGCAAGAAATCCGGCGACAAATTGGACGCAACGCGCATGATGGCTTACCTGGAAAGATGGGAACAGGCAGAGCGGAACAGAGTACACGGCATCATAACAGCGAACGTGACGTCCGGCGGCTGGCCAACTGAGCTTTACGATCCAGAAGATTGGCGAGATGAACCGCCCGTTAAGAAATGAAAATCCTGATCGCCCTTCTTCCACTTCTCTGTGGCTGCCAGGTCCTCCGAGTATTGGACTTCGGCGGGAGCGACGACAAGCCGTTCGAGTTCAGATTCGGATGGGAGAAGGGCGTCGACGTATCGACGGCAAAGCCTGGGCACACCGACGAGTGCGGCGTCTACAAGCCGGAAGTGCCTGAGGTCGAAGCCGCTTTAAGCTTCCCGGACGTTTCAGCTGGCCTGATGGTCGAAATGCAGCCCCACGCCCGAATCACGCCCGTCGTCAACGTAGACCTATTCGACGTGAAGGTGCCATACGCGAGATGGTTCAGTGCACAAGCCGGGATGGGTTATCAGCTTGGTGAGCTCTATTTTGGCAAGAGAATCATCAGCATCCTAGAGCTGACCGTAGGCGGTTGGGGCGGTTACGACTTCGAAGAACACAAGTGGGCGTGGGGTCTCGGCGGGACGATCATCAAGTTCTAGCACTTCTTCTCTTCCACATAACATATCAATGGAGAAAATATATGATGTACCCTAACCACACGTGAGAAGAAAATGGCCCTCGGCTGCGACAAACCTGGACTCACCTGGCCAGAAAAGCAACGTATCAAAAACGGTGGCGGCACTCCAGGCGGCAAGGGCCCGCAGGGACCGCCAGGCGTTCCTGGCCAGCCAGGTCAGCCAGGCCAGCCAGGTCAGCCTGGCCAGCCAGGTCAGCCTGGCCAACCAGGCCAGGATGGACCACAAGGTTTGCAAGGTCTGCAAGGCCTCCAGGGTCTTGATGGCCTACAAGGCGGTCAAGGCTGGCAGGGTCCCGGCAGCCCCGGCACGCAAGGCTATCAAGGCGTAGATGGCCTCCAGGGTCAGCAGGGTGGACAAGGCTGGCAGGGTCCAGGAAGCCCAGGCACGCAAGGTTACCAGGGCGTCGATGGTCTGCAAGGCCAGCAGGGCGGTCAAGGCTGGCAGGGGTATGGTGAGCCTGGTTTACAGGGTATTCAGGGTCAGCAGGGCTGGCAGGGTTGGCAAGGCCCGATCGCGCCGAGCGGCGAGCAGGGCTATCAGGGACTCCAGGGTCAGCAGGGTCAGCAGGGCCAACAGGGCTGGCAGGGCGATTTTGGCCTTCAGGGTCTCCAGGGTTATCAGGGCCAACAAGGTCAGCAAGGCCAGCAAGGCGGCCAGGGTTATCAAGGCTGGCAGGGCTGGCAAGGCGATTTTGGCCTTCAGGGCCTACAGGGACAGCAGGGTCAGCAGGGTCAGCAGGGCTGGCAAGGCTTTGGAGTTCAAGGCCTACAGGGCTATCAGGGCCAGCAGGGTCAGCAGGGTTGGCAGGGCCCAATCGCGCCCAGCGGCGAGCAAGGTTATCAGGGCCTGCAAGGACTCCAAGGCCAGCAGGGTCAGCAGGGCTGGCAAGGAAACGAAGGACTCCAAGGTCTTCAGGGCGTTCAGGGTCAGCAGGGCCAGCAGGGCCTCCAAGGCCAGCAGGGCCAGCAGGGCCAACAGGGTCAGCAAGGCTGGCAGGGCTGGCAAGGTCAGCAAGGACTTCAAGGTCAGCAGGGCTGGCAAGGGCTCCAAGGCCTTCAGGGTGTCCAGGGCCAGCAAGGTCAGCAAGGTTATCAGGGCCTGCAAGGACTCCAAGGCCAGCAGGGTCAGCAGGGTTGGCAAGGACTTCAAGGCCTCCAAGGCCTTCAGGGCGTACAAGGACTACAGGGACTCCAAGGCCTCCAAGGCATACAAGGTTATCAGGGCCAGCAAGGTCAGCAGGGCCAGCAAGGCTGGCAAGGGCTCCAAGGACTCCAAGGCCTTCAGGGTGTCCAAGGCCAACAGGGCCTCCAGGGCCTCCAGGGTAATCAAGGCTGGCAAGGACTCCAAGGCATTCAGGGCCAGCAGGGCCAGCAGGGTCAACAAGGTTGGCAGGGACTTCAGGGATTCCAAGGCCAGCAGGGTCAACAAGGTCAACAAGGTCAGCAGGGCTGGCAGGGTTGGCAGGGACTACAAGGCCTCCAGGGTTATCAAGGCTGGCAAGGCTGGCAGGGCCTCCAAGGCGTTCAGGGCCAGCAGGGTCAGCAAGGTCAGCAGGGTCAACAAGGCTGGCAGGGACCACAAGGCCTCCAAGGCGTTCAGGGCCAGCAGGGCTGGCAAGGCCAGCAAGGATGGCAGGGACTTCAGGGCCAGCAAGGTCAGCAAGGTCAGCAGGGCCAGCAGGGCCAGCAGGGTTGGCAAGGACTCCAGGGTCTCCAAGGTTTGCAGGGCCAGCAGGGCCAGCAAGGCCTCCAGGGCCAGCAGGGTCAGCAGGGTCAGCAGGGCTGGCAAGGACTCCAGGGTCTCCAAGGTTTGCAGGGCCAGCAAGGATGGCAGGGACTACAGGGATGGCAGGGACTCCAGGGTCTCCAAGGTTTGCAGGGCCAGCAAGGATGGCAAGGATGGCAGGGACTACAGGGATGGCAGGGACTACAGGGTCAGCAGGGCCAGCAAGGCCAGCAAGGATGGCAAGGACTTCAGGGCCAGCAAGGTCAGCAAGGTCAACAAGGTCAGCAGGGCCAGCAGGGCCAGCAGGGTTGGCAAGGACTCCAGGGTCTCCAAGGTTTGCAGGGCCAGCAGGGCCAGCAAGGCCTCCAGGGCCAGCAGGGTCAGCAGGGTCAGCAGGGCTGGCAAGGACTCCAGGGTCTCCAAGGCGTACAAGGCCAGCAGGGCCAACAGGGCTGGCAAGGACTCCAGGGTCTCCAGGGCCTGCAAGGCCAACAGGGCTGGCAGGGTCAGCAAGGTCAGCAGGGCCAGCAGGGCTGGCAAGGCTTCGGCGTCCAGGGACTCCAGGGTTATCAGGGCCAGCAGGGCGGTCAAGGTTGGCAAGGTTGGCAGGGCTGGCAGGGCTATGGCGTTCAAGGTTATCAGGGCGGTCAGGGTCAGCAGGGCTGGCAGGGCTGGCAGGGTCCAATAGCACCATCCGGCACACAGGGCCTGCAGGGTTATCAGGGCCTGCAGGGTCAGCAAGGCTGGCAAGGCCCAATAGCACCATCTGGTACACAGGGCCTGCAGGGTTATCAGGGCCAGCAGGGCCAACAAGGTTGGCAGGGCTGGCAGGGTCTACAGGGTTTGCAGGGTGTCCAAGGCCAGCAGGGCTATCAGGGCCAGCAGGGCCAACAGGGCGGTCAAGGATTCCAAGGCTGGCAGGGTGGCGGCGGACAAGGCTATCAGGGTCAGCAGGGCCAGCAAGGCCAGCAAGGTCAGCAGGGGTGGCAAGGAATTCAGGGCGTCCAAGGCCAGCAAGGCCAGCAAGGGTGGCAAGGGCTTCAGGGCCAGCAGGGCCAGCAAGGCCAGCAGGGCTGGCAAGGCTGGCAGGGCTACGGCGTTCAAGGCTTGCAGGGTTATCAGGGCCTTCAAGGCGTTCAGGGCCAGCAAGGCCAGCAGGGTCAACAAGGCTGGCAGGGCCTGCAAGGACTCCAAGGCGTACAAGGCCAGCAAGGCCAGCAGGGTAGGCAGGGTCAGCAAGGCCAGCAGGGCGGTCAAGGCTGGCAGGGCTGGCAAGGCCTGCAGGGCGTCCAAGGCCAGCAAGGCCAACAAGGCGTACAAGGTCAGCAGGGTCAGCAGGGAGTCCAAGGTTGGCAGGGCTGGCAGGGGCTCCAGGGCCTCCAGGGCGTTCAGGGCCAGCAAGGTCAGCAAGGTCAGCAGGGAGTCCAAGGTTGGCAGGGCTGGCAAGGACTGCAGGGACTTCAAGGATCGCAGGGCCAGCAAGGTGGCCAAGGCTGGCAGGGCTGGCAGGGCCTACAAGGACTCCAAGGCGTTCAGGGCTTACAGGGTGTTCAGGGCCTGCAGGGTGTTCAAGGTCAGCAAGGTCAGCAGGGCTGGCAGGGCCAGCAGGGCCTCCAGGGCGTTCAAGGTCAGCAGGGTCAACAAGGTTGGCAAGGACTCCAAGGTCTGCAGGGAGTACAAGGCCAACAAGGCGTCCAAGGTCAGCAAGGCCAGCAAGGCTGGCAGGGCTGGCAGGGCTTTGGCGTTCAGGGCCTTCAGGGTGTCCAGGGTCAACAGGGCCAGCAAGGCCAGCAGGGTTGGCAGGGACTCCAGGGCTTACAAGGCGTTCAAGGCCTGCAGGGCCAGCAAGGCCAGCAGGGTTGGCAGGGACTCCAGGGCTTACAAGGCGTTCAAGGCCTGCAGGGCCAGCAGGGCCAACAAGGTTGGCAGGGCTGGCAGGGCCTCCAGGGACTCCAAGGCGGTCAAGGATTCCAAGGCCAGCAGGGCCAACAGGGACAGCAAGGTCAGCAGGGCCAACAAGGCTGGCAGGGCTGGCAGGGTTATGGCGTTCAGGGCCTGCAGGGCTATCAGGGTCTCCAAGGTCAACAAGGTCAACAAGGTCAGCAGGGCCAGCAGGGTTGGCAAGGACTCCAGGGTCTGCAGGGCGGCCAAGGTCAGCAGGGTCAGCAAGGCTGGCAGGGCTGGCAGGGACTTCAGGGTCTGCAGGGCGTCCAAGGCCAGCAGGGCCAGCAGGGCCGCCAGGGTCAGCAGGGCGTACAAGGTCAGCAGGGCCAACAAGGCCAGCAAGGTCAGCAAGGCTGGCAGGGCCTACAAGGACTCCAGGGCGTTCAAGGCCAGCAGGGCCAGCAGGGCCAGCAAGGCCAGCAGGGCTGGCAAGGCTGGCAGGGCTACGGCGTTCAAGGCTTGCAAGGCTATCAGGGTTTCCAAGGTCAACAAGGTCAGCAAGGCTGGCAGGGCTGGCAAGGACTCCAGGGTCTGCAGGGCGTCCAAGGCCAGCAGGGCCAGCAGGGTGGTCAGGGCTGGCAGGGCTATGGCGTACAGGGACTTCAGGGCGTCCAAGGTCAGCAGGGCCAGCAAGGTGGCCAAGGCTGGCAGGGCTGGCAGGGCCTACAAGGACTCCAAGGCGTTCAGGGCTTACAGGGCCAGCAAGGTGGTCAGGGCTGGCAGGGCTGGCAGGGTCTGCAGGGCCTGCAAGGCGTACAGGGCCTGCAAGGTCAGCAGGGCCAGCAGGGAAGACAAGGACAGCAGGGCGTCCAAGGTCAGCAGGGCCAGCAGGGCGGCCAGGGTTGGCAGGGTTGGCAGGGATGGCAGGGACTTCAGGGTCTCCAAGGTTATCAGGGCCAGCAGGGTCAGCAGGGACAGCAGGGAGGCCAAGGATTCCAAGGCTGGCAAGGCGGCGGCGGTCAGGGTTATCAGGGCCAACAAGGCCAGCAGGGCGGTCAAGGCTGGCAGGGCTGGCAAGGCCTGCAGGGCGTCCAAGGCCAGCAAGGCCAACAAGGCGTACAAGGTCAGCAGGGTCAGCAGGGTTGGCAAGGGGGCGGCGGACAAGGTTATCAGGGTCAGCAGGGCCAGCAGGGCTGGCAGGGTCTCCAAGGACTCCAAGGCGTTCAAGGCCAGCAAGGTCAGCAGGGAGTCCAAGGTTGGCAGGGCTGGCAGGGGCTCCAGGGCCTCCAGGGCGTTCAGGGCCAGCAAGGTCAGCAAGGAAGACAGGGCTATCAGGGCCAGCAGGGTCAGCAAGGTGGCCAAGGTTGGCAGGGCTGGCAAGGGCTGCAGGGACTTCAAGGATCGCAGGGTGGTCAGGGCTACCAAGGAGCCCAAGGCTATCAAGGGAATCAGGGTTGGCAGGGCCTACAAGGCGTGCAGGGTCAGCAGGGTAATCAAGGCTGGCAAGGTGGCGGCGGACAAGGTTATCAGGGTCAACAAGGCCAGCAAGGCCAGCAAGGTTGGCAGGGCTGGCAAGGACTTCAGGGCCTGCAAGGCGTACAAGGTCAGCAAGGCCAGCAGGGCCAGCAGGGGAGGCAGGGCCAACAGGGCTACCAAGGAGCTCAAGGCTGGCAAGGGAATCAGGGTTGGCAGGGACTACAAGGCGTTCAGGGTCAGCAAGGCCAGCAAGGCTGGCAGGGCGGTGGCGGTCAGGGCTACCAGGGCCAGCAGGGTCAGCAAGGCTGGCAGGGCTGGCAGGGACTCCAAGGTCTGCAGGGCGTCCAGGGTCAGCAGGGCCTACAAGGTCAACAAGGTGGTCAGGGCTGGCAAGGCGGCGGCGGACAAGGTTATCAGGGCCAGCAAGGCCAGCAGGGTCAGCAAGGCTGGCAGGGTTGGCAGGGCCTACAAGGTCAGCAAGGCCAGCAGGGCCAGCAGGGTCAGCAGGGGAGGCAGGGCCAGCAGGGCTACCAAGGAGCCCAAGGCTATCAAGGGAATCAGGGTTGGCAGGGCTTGCAGGGCCAGCAGGGTAATCAGGGCTGGCAAGGCGGCGGTGGACAAGGTTATCAGGGTCAGCAGGGCCAGCAAGGCTGGCAGGGCTGGCAAGGCCTACAGGGGCTCCAGGGCGTACAAGGTGTGCAGGGCCTTCAGGGCCGTCAGGGTGGTCAGGGATTCCAAGGTTGGCAAGGTTGGCAAGGCCTGCAAGGTCTCCAGGGTACGCAGGGCTGGCAGGGTTGGCAAGGTAATCAAGGTTGGCAAGGGAATCAGGGCTGGCAGGGCTGGCAGGGAATGTTTGGGGTGCAGGGCTTCCAAGGCCTGCAGGGTTATCAAGGCGGTCAGGGATTCCAAGGCTGGCAAGGGAACCAAGGCTGGCAAGGTTATCAGGGAAATCAGGGCTGGCAGGGATACCAGGGGCGGCAAGGTTTCCAAGGCTGGCAAGGGAACCAAGGCTGGCAAGGTTATCAAGGCTGGCAGGGGCTCCAGGGTAGTCAGGGCTGGCAGGGCCCTGGGAGTGAAGGCACCCAAGGTCTGCAAGGATTCCAGGGTTATCAAGGCTGGCAAGGCTATCAAGGCTATCAGGGCTGGCAAGGCCCCAGTGTAGCATTAACCTCTGGTTGCGTCACCTCTGGTTTCATCGGCGACGGCGCAGTCGTCTCTGGATCACTCGCCAGCGGCTTCTATCCGAACACTGAGCTTGTAGTAAATTCTACGATTACTCCGGGAGAAGGATTCAATCCGGCTGTTGTTGGCCCAAGAGCCGTCGCGATAACCACCAGCGGTGGAGTGTCTGATACTTGGATAATGGCTGGTGCGACTTCATCAGGCCGCATGCCCGCTATTGGCATTGTTGCCGATACCGCGCTAAAGCCGACTTATGTCCTTGGCAAGCTATTCCATCCAAATAACTGGATTACATTCTCTGGTTGGGCTCCGGGCTCGCTTGTCTGGGTGGGGTCTGGTGATAATGGTTTCCTTGTAAACACGCCACCGCCCTACCCGGCTTCCCAGCAAGTTATCGCCCAAGTTCTTAATAACTCTGGGCTGCACATCTTTGGCGGATATAACTCCGGCAGCATTATCACCTCCGGGAATATCGCTTCCGGGCAAGTCTCCACGCATCACTTCGCGTCCGGCGCGATCATCGACAGTGCTAGATATCTAGTCGACGACTACTTCGTGACTGCCGAGATGATCTCTGGTGTGAAGGCAGTGGCCTTCACCCAGAGCGGCTATCTACAGATCGCGATGTGCGGGATACGTTCAGGTCTACCCAACTCTTCCGGCCGAATGCCCGCCGTCGGTATAGTCGCAGACAACGTCGCATCCGGACAGAATGCCAGGCTATATCATCGCGGCAGGATTTCCAGCACGACGTTCAATTTCTCCGGCATCATCAGCAAGCCGGTCTGGGTCGGCTTGTCAGGCGACCTCATTAGCAAAATGCCGACCCAGCTGTACAGCGGCAGCCTTGGTGCTGGTGGTGCTGGTATTGGCATACTCTGGGGCGCCATTGATCAGAGGATTGGCGAGGCTACCAGTCATTCCGGCCTGTTCATGGGCTCCATGGAGAAGGCCGTCGGGCCCAGGGCGGCCACGCTCGTAGTCGATCCGGCTGGTAATGGCGATTTCCAGGACATCCAATCGGCGGTCAACGCCCTACATTATTTAGAAGGTGGTACCATCATCTTGAGGGAGGGGAAATACTGGCTGAGCTCTGGCCTGGGCACTGTCATCCTGCCGGAGGCTGTTCCAATAGTATTCGAAGGAACGTATGGAATTCCAGACGGGTTAGCAGCGGTTGGCAAGGGTACTGTCATTTATGGTGCGTCGGGGGTCCCGGTATTCTCCATAAACGACAGCGCTGGGGCATTATATCCCAAGGTCTTTAAGAACATCAGGTTCTATGGTAATAGCACGGCGTCCGGTTCGCCAATTATATGGTCCCAAAACGCAGGCGATGTACTACTAAGATTCGAGAACTGTGCCATAAATAGGCATGATTGTCTATACGCATCCGGCCTTGGCGGGGATGTTATCGAACTCGAAAACACAGATATCACGATTACTGGGAGAGTCGGTCGACTCTGTGACGCTTATGCCACTTTTAGGATCAAGGATTCTACTATCACTGGCGGCATTCCCCCAGTAGGTTTTTCCGGTCCGCAATTCATCGCGAGTGGCAGTACGGTGGGGATGATCAACGGAGAGCTTGATCTCCACGAAGCGACACTCATAGGAAGCTATTTTAATAACGTTGGAATGTATGGCACGAGCGATAGCGGCAGCGTACTAAATGTCGGTGCGGCTCTCACGTTGTCTTGTAAGTTCGACCATTGCTTGATATCTAATACCGGGATTGTCTGCCAAGGCGGAATCACGAGCATAGAGGATTGCGACATAAACAGCATTGTTGTAAATTGGTGCGTCACTGCGTTGTCTGGTGCGACGGTCGACATAAATAATTCCAGGTTCGGCGCCGTATATGGTGCGCCATATTCCGGCTGCATCCTGCTGTGTGGCCTACCTTACAGCGGTATGAATGGCATCGTGTCTCGCAGGATTGCAGACTGTCACGGCACGCAGTATTTCTGCCATGAAGCGTCGGGCGCGGACTATACGAGGCTGGTCAATAATTTTACGCCGACGCATACTTCTGGCGGTTATACAGCCTGGCCGATAATAATTACAGGTGAGCATTCCGAAATCCTGGATGGCCAATTAAAGAGCGATCAATTCTTGTGGGGTGATTCATTTGCCGTTTCGGGCGCATATGCTGCCGCACAGTATGGGCCTGGCGGTTTTGTCGCGGTAACGGCAATGCCAGGCCTCTCTGGCAGATGGCCAGCCATTGGCGTCGTCATAGGGCCGATTGGAACTCTCGGTAACCCGACAGTATATCAATGGGGTCCTGTCCATTCGCCGTACCTGAATTTCGCAAATCCTGTCTGGCTCAATGACGCCGGCAAACCGGTCTTTGCAGGCCTATCCGGCGCCATTACGACCGTAAACCCGATAAGCTCCGGGGCTCTCGCGCAGCAAATCGGGTACGTGCTGGACGGCTCCGGGATGTTCGTGACCGCAGTCCCGCCCATCCAGTCCGGCACGATCCAGAGCTATCAGTTTACATCCGGCGCGATCATAGACGCCGCTCAGTTCACCGCCACAAATTTCGTGGCGGCCGAGAACATCTCCGGAGTGCGGGCGGTTGCCTTTGCCGGAACGAGTGGTCAGGTCCAGATCGCCATGGCTTGGCTGGGCGGATCGGGTATGTTTCCCGTACAGACATCGAGGATGCCAGCCATCGGCGTCGTCATTGACAACGTTCTAGCTGGCGCTACCGTTCGCGTTTATGAGCGCGGGATCGTAAGTGTGGCTTCCGGTTTCTCTTCTATCTATGCGTCAGGTCTTCTGACATCTGGTACGCTTTATGTTCAGGCTTCTGGCACGATTACTGGTGCAAGACCCGGAATCACTTCCGGTGTCAATTACCCAGTCATTCAGACCATAGGTTCTCTTTGTCAGTGGTCTGGCTTCATCAACATAAATCCGGGATTCGTTGGCCTTGCAAATCCGAAACCGGTCACGGTCGTCGTAGATCCGGCTGGAAATGGCGACTTCACGGACATAACAGACGCTACGAATGCTCTAACGCATCGCGGCGGCACTGTCATCCTGCGCGAGGGAAGGCACATCATCAGCCTTTCCGGTGTCATCGTAGGATCTGGTGCCGTTCCCATAACGTATGTCGGTGCCGGCGTGTCGATGGCTGTAGGATCCGGGACGGACGTGAAGCGAGGCTTCGGGACGATTGTCGACTTCTCCAACGTCGTCCTTGGGGTAGCGTCCGGTGCATTCAGGGTAGGGGGAACAGGAGGAACACAAGGCCGCACGATCAAGTTCCAGAACATCCATTTCTGGTCCAGATTTACTTCCGGGCTCTTGTTCAACCTTGGGACTAGCGCGGTACGCGACGACTGGATATTTGAGGACTGTCTGATAGAGTGCGCCGGACAGGTATTCCGTGGTACGAATTATCCGGGTAGCATCTATCTGAACCGCAGCAAGATCTACCTACCATGGCCCGCGTGGTCTGGACAGCCAAACGCATGTACTCTCGTCGGCCAATCCCAATTGGCAATAAGAGCAGTAGATTCAGACATCTTGCTAGGTTCCGGCAATCTCGACTCCGGATACATCTATAATGGCCTGTGCAAATCGGGAGGCCAGAATTACTTGTCTCTATACATGCGCCACGGCACTCTCGACATGGGAGCGAACCCGATTTCTACTGACGGGAATATCATGTGTAATCTCTATTTGGAAGACGTTGCCGTACAAAATCAGAAAAACAACGCCGATGCTTCACTTGATCCTCTTGTCGTACAAACCGCCCGCGATTGTACGATATCTAGCTTTGAGGTTTCTGCCATAGACGTACTCCATAATTGTACGGTGGTAGGTCCCAACTCAGTTGCAGTCCGCCTTTTGAGCGGGATGTTAGCCAATATCGAGAATCTGAAGCTCCCCAGCGCCCTAACATTTTCCGGTGCAATATGGGTTGAAGACGGCGCCAGGGGCGTGGTAAATGGTATATGTGCTCAGGATATAGGGTCATTTGGCCAACTTGTTACCGACGTATCAGCTTCCGGTTCGCGGTCGAGAATAACGTACTCCAATATCGTCTGGAACTACGCCAGCGGAGCCACTCATTCCGGTTATGGTGCAGTAAGTGATGGATCCATTATCGAAGGACAGCAGCTCTACGACTATAGGCAATCCATTGATGAATTCTCAGGACCAAAGGCCGTAACCTACGCCGGGTCCGGTCTCGTCCAGATAGCTATGGCTGGCATTTCTGGCCGCATGCCAGCCGTCGGCGTTTCATTTGATTCGCCGTCGTCCGGCGACGGGACGATGTTCTCGATGGGCGTGCTCATCAAGTATTGGGGCCGCGTCAATTCGTTCCTGCTCAACTTCTCCGGCTATCCAGTTGGTCAGTCCATCTGGGTCGGTCAATCCGGCGACCTAGTCCTCACTCCGCCGACCGGCTCCGGGATGCCTCAGCAGATCATCGGGCAAGTCACCGACGGCTCCGGGATGTTCGTCGGAAACCTATGCGCCGGACTCGTCGGCTCCGGTCAGATCACGCAGACCATGCTCGCCTCCGGCGTGGGTGGTGGAGCGACGACATGGACGACCAGCTACGTGGCTGGCGAGGCCCTCAGCGGCGGCGAGTTCCTGGTCTTCTCCGGGGCCAAGATCGTCACCCTGGCTTATGCCTCCGGCACCTGGGACCACGCAAGCGTGGTGGGCGTCAGCGCCGCTGCGGTCTTGTCCGGTGCCTCGATCGCGTGCGAGACCCTCTGCGGCCGGGACGTCCGGGTCCAGATGGAGGCCAGTCTCTCCGGGCTCGTAGCCGGCAAGCCGGTCTACCTGTCCGCCCTCAGCCGCGGGGCCTGCACGACCATCGCCCCGACCACGTCCGGCAACACCTCCAAGCTTCTGGGTTGGATTTCCAGCACCTCTGGATATCTATCAGGCTCGGTTGCCAGCTCCCTGCTTTCTATCGTCTTCCAGCCTGGTCAGCAGATCCTGCTGGGCTAAAGATAACATATGTCTACCTGGGTGAACAACCAAAGCGGCCAGATGTGGCAGACTGCCCAGATAATCTCTGGGAGCATCTCCTCTGGCGGGATCACCTATGGGACGATCGCATCGGGGGCGGTCGTCAGCGGTTCAATGCCTATGTCCGGATTCATATTCGAGAGGCACATCGATCCCGCGATCCTGGGGACCAAGGGGAACGAATACTGGAAGCAGATCGGAGTCAATACGCATCTGCGGGACAGCGCGGGCTATTCGTCAGGGGTCGGCCATCGGTGGTACCTCGGCGGCATGCTGAACCGGCACGGAGGAACCAACGAGGCCGGAATCAGCTCCGACTTTGAGGTCCAGTTCTACCAATATGCCGTACCGTTCCTGGCAGCAAGGGGCGGCGCGATTGCCAGCGGCGGCATGGGAATCTACATCACGCGACTGTCGACAAGCTCCGGAGGAAAGTTCCAGCTCGGGATCTATGACTCCGCGAGCAGCGGCAATACCATCTATCCCAACACGCTGCTTGAAGTCAATAACGGCAGCGGGGTATTCTGCGCCGTCTTCGATGGCACCCTTTCGAGTGGCTCATTATACACATGGTCTCCCACGACAGTCTTGTCTCCAGGTAGCCTTTACTGGCTTTCCATTGCAGGACACCCGCTCGCAAGAGGTCCGTGGATCAAGCAAGTCGGACAAGCTACATATAGTCCGTGGGGCATCAATGACTGCTTCAACGTTGACAACACCGTGGCCATAAAAGGCATCTACGTGAATGACAATAGCTATTGGAGCGGCAATTGGCCCATGAAGACTACCTTCCCGACTGTCTCTGGACTCGTACAATTTTCTAACGTGACTATTCCGGGAATCGGAATCAGATACTGATGCCCCTCTTCCTGAACAGCGGCGCGTTGCAGTCCAGAGCCGTCTCCTCGGGAGACCTCATCTCTGGTGAGATATATGTTGGACATGTGGGATCTGGGGCCATCACGAGCGGAATTATTACCCAAAACGCCCTGCCTATCGTCATGTCTGGTCATATCGCATCTGGGGCAGGCGGCTCAAAGCTCGAACGATATTATAGGCAGATAGGCACGCTAGGCGCGTTTGGAAGCTTCGGGGGATGGGCGCATTCAGGCTTTGACGTGACGCGGGGGTATCCCGCTGGACAGAATAACTGCGCCCTTGGAATCGGAACGACGTTCAGCCCCTCGCAGACGATGCGCGTCTTCTGTATGCCTTTCGCTACGAGCAGGGCGCTATCTGCCTGGAAAGTCGCCGTCTGGCAGACTCAGAACGGAAACGACGGCAGGCTTTGTCAGATGGGCATATATGATGCGGGCTCAGATCTCTGGCCCACGACGCTGCTCTACAGCACGTCGCAGTTGCGGATGAGCGGACAATCAACATACCCAGACCCAATCTACGGCAGAACCGAAGAGAGCGGCCTAACCTGGTCCTTTGCGCCAAATAAGCTCTACTGGGCTGCGTGGCTGCAGGGTTCCGGAGCAGTCATAGGCTTAAAGGGAGTGTTTGCCCCATTGCAGTTCTGGGGAGTCGACGCAAACATGATCCCAACAAACATCGCCATGATATCGTACCGGGGAGTGAGCGGGACCTGGCCGTTGCCCGATCCGTTTCCCACGACGTCTGGTACGCTGGAAGGAACCGCAGCCAGCGTGCCAGACGTACAATTCTATTTCTAAATGGGAAAACCAATATCCCTGACAAGCGGCGCGATGGTCTCGAGGCAACTGGCCTCTGGAGACTTCGGGTCTGGTTGTGTGACCATCGGCGTTATAGCCTCTGGCGCCATAACATCTGGGAGCATTGGCCTGGCGGCCGTATGCTCAGGAAACGTAGACTCGACTGGCTTGGATCTCATAGGAAGCTCGGATTACGACCGGTTCAGGATGAAGGGGTACGGCTCCGGCATGTCCTTTAGCGCCAGTGGCATGGCACAGCGCTGGTATCCTGCCGGATTTACTGCCATGAACAGTACTCCCTCTCAAGCCCTCACAAGCTTCCCCGGTCAGTGCATTTATGCAATACCCATTTGTTCCGAAATGGGCGGAACCATCGACGACCTCCGCTTTTATAAGAATTTCACCGCATCCGGCGAGTCTTTCTGCCTTGGAATTTACGACAATGTCGACGCCACGATGGCTGACATATGGCCCGGAAGCCTACTTACCCAGGCTTCTGGCCTCTCGGCGAGCGGCGCGAACGGGCCTATCAACATGAATCCCGGCTTAGCCCTGAATCCGAACTGGATCTATTGGCTCGCCCTGCGCATGCCATCAACGGCAGGAACATACAGCCTACAAGGCATGACAGCCTGCTATCTGAACTTGTTCGGAGTCAACCAGAAATTCGAGGAGAATTCCCAAATATTCGGCGTCAACATGCCATGGAGCGGGACTCCGCTCCCCGACACGTTCCCCACGTCATCCGGAAACATCATGTACTATTCCGGGTACTTCCCGACTATCGCCATCCACTACGCCTAGACCACGCCACGCACAACATACGCACAGTATATAAGTTATCAACTCAGGAGATTCATATGCCCGGCAGCTGGGAATTCGGACCGCCGCAAGTCCTCGTAGCCATACTCACTCGAGAGACGGTCACGACCAAGTGGGCACAAGGATTCCGTGAACTCCAAATGCCGCCACAGTCCCAGATCATCTTCCTGACCGGCATGCCCTTCGGCCATGCTCGAAACTCGGCTTGCCAGACGGCGTTGCAGCACAACTTCACATACCTGTTCTTCCTGGACGACGACGTGATCTGCCCGCCGGACACGATTCCCAGGCTGATGTCCCGCGGACAGGACATCATCTCCGGGCTCTATTTCCGGCGTGCTGAACCCATCAACATGCCGGTCATGCTGAAGGACACGAAGCCCAAGCCGTCATTCATAACCGGCTTCCAGCCAGGCACCCTCATCGAGGCGGACCTGGTCGGTGCCGGATGCCTGCTCCTCCACAGGCGAGTCATCGAGCGCGTACCGCCTCCCAAGTTCGAATGGACGATCGACTATGATGGCGTGCATAGCAACATCAACGTCCCGGAATCTGAGCGGGCCAGCGAGGACTTTACGTTCATGCGCAAGGCCAAGAAGCTGGGATTCCGAATCATAGTCGATACGTCCGTCCAGTGCATCCATGCCGGGCTGTCCAGTGCCAGCATGGCCGGATTCGGACCCTTGCACTTATAGGAAGAGAGAACTATGAAGATCTGCGTGATTTCAACGAACATAATGACCTGTCCGCCGGCCGGTTATTCCGGGTTGGAAATGATAGCGTTTCATCAGGCCGCTGGCCTCGCAAGGCGCGGTCATTCGGTCATGCTGGTCGCGCCAGTCGGCTCCCAGCCGCCCGACGGAGTTGAGCTCCACGGGACGACGCTGGGCGAGAGCGAACAACAGTCCTATTCCGGTTATTGGCAGAAGCTGCCGGAATTTTCGGTTGTAATTGACAACAGCTGGAGCAAATGGTCATATATCCTAAAGGCAGAGGGTAAGCTCAAAGCACCAATTCTTGGTGTCATCCATGCCCCGCCAAACACGATGTATGCGACCCCTCCGCCGGTCCCGCTACCTTGCATCGTGGCCATCTCGCGGGACCAAGCTTTTCACGTTAGTGAATTCTGGGGCGTCCCGGCCCGAGTCGCCTACAACGGGATGGATCCAGAATTCTACAAGGCCGACCCGAAGATCCCCAAGTCAGGCCGTTATCTGTTCCTGGCCCGGTTCTCCAAGATCAAGGGTCCGCACATCGCCGTGGACATTGCTAGGAAGCTCCGGTTTGGTCTGGACCTGGTCGGCGACGACAAGATTACGAACGAGCCAGACTACGCCCAGCGGATCATGGCCCTGGCACAGAACAACATCAAGTATTGGGGTCCCGTCCCACGAGAGAAGTGCGTCGAGTTCTTCTCGTCCGCGAAGGCCCTGCTCCACATGAATCAGCACTACTGCCATGCGCCCGGCCAGAAGATCATAACGGATTCTGGGAGCATCGAGATAGAGAACATTAAAGAAGGGATGAGAGTTCTATCTCATGACGGTAAATTCCACACAGTGAAGCATACGATGCAACGCGCTTATTCAGGCCCCATCTTGAACATACGACATAGCTCCTTCTGCAATAGCGGCAGGTTGCGTGTGACCCCGGACCATTTACTTTATGTTATCAAACCAAAAGCGTGCAACGAGATTAAGACGATGTGTCGTCCGAATTTTCATTGCTATGAGCGATGTAAGATTCTAGAAGGCAAGGCGGCAACCTACAGAGCTATCATGGCCGCGAAAGGCACTGGGAGTATTGTATCTCTCGCGAAAAGGTTTGGTATCCCAGAGACGACTGCTCACTACTGGCTTAGTGGCATGACATCCCCTATGCGGATTCAGGCTCAGAAGCCCATCTTCGATAAATTCGAGCCATCCTGGGTGGAGGCTAAGGATTTAAAGACCGGCGATTGGGTAGTCACACCGGTTCCGCATTCCGTTGACACCAATGTGATCCCGCTTTGGCAGGATAGTCTCGTTAAACACGATGACGGTAGGCTGAGGGCCACACAAAATAGCAAATATGCCGGCAAACGGGGTATGGGTATCCCACAAAGCGTGGAATGCAACAGCGATTTCCTATCCCTCTGCGGATGGTATATCGCCGAAGGGTTTGAAAACCATGACGGCATAAGGTTCGCCCTATCAATCAAGGAAGACAAATATGCAAACGAGATAGACCAGCTGTGCAGAAGGATATTTAACCGTCCCGTTAGCATATTTAAGAAGCCTGAGTGTAATAGCCAGCTTTGTATCTTGCAGTTGTCGCCGATCGGTAAGGTATTCAAATCATGGTTTGGTGGAAATGCCAGGGAAAAGAGAATGCCGCAATGGATGTTTGAGCTTCCTCCAGACAAGCTTCGGCACGTTATCGCATCTATCTGGAAAGGAGACGGATGCGTCTGTAAGCGTGGCGGTCACAAGATCATGACATTAACGACAGCATCGCCGACACTCGCTCAACAGATTTGGCTAGCATTGACGAAGTTCGGTATTGTTAGTTATCTCGTTGAGAAGAAACAATCAAAGAAGTCGTATTCTCACGGTAACATCGTCTACAATCTGAATGTGTGCGGCGTCCATGCTCAGAAACTGGCGGAGATCGTTGGGTGGAAAATCGACAGGAAGAGATTCCATTGGAAGGGGATCACATTCATCCACAAGGGTTTCGTGTTTTCCAAGATCACGAAAATCGAGAGTGAGCAATATAATGGCCAAGTCTATAACATGTCAGTGGACGGTGCGCAATCATATGTAGCCCAGCTTGCATCCAGCCACAACTGTGAGCCTTTCGGGATGGCCCCAGTAGAGTCCCAGATGTGCGGCCTCCCGGTCATCGCCTTCGACAACGGGGCCATGCGGGAGACTATCAAGCACGGGGAGACGGGGTTCCTCGTCAAGACGCCCGAAGAGGTCGAACAGCTCATCAAGACGGACGCCGTCGCCAGCACCAAGCCGGAAGTCTGCCGGGAGTGGGCCAACCAATTCTCCGTCCAGAACATGGTGATCAGGTACGAGGAGCTCTGCAAGGAGGCTCTGGATACCGGGGGCTGGTAATGGCAACCCCGAAGCAGATAGCAAACTTCATGCTTAACGATCTGAGAAAGTATGCACGAATGGCGGGAGTTCGAGACGTAGCGTTCATTACGCCAGACGACGCGGCTGGCCTGCTCTGGCTTGAGGAGACTGGGCAACGTACCCGACAACAGACTCGTGAGTTGCTAGAAAGACGCGCAAAATCGGTCAAGGAATCGAACTTCGCGGCGGGGGCAAGGTGAGTACCATCACGATAGACGGCCTGTTCAAGGCGCCGTACGATAAGGCGGGCCTTCTCTACCACGACAAGGACATCATCAACAGGCACTGGCCCGTCAAGCCTGGCGACGTCTGCTTCGACATCGGGTTCGGCCCTGGATCGTGGACGCTTTACGCCCTGGCCAAGGGCGGGATCACCTACTCGTTCGATCCGAAGCCTTACGCGGTCGGGCTCCTAGAAGAGTTCACGAAGCTGAACGGCTTCACGAACGGACACATCCACCAGGCCGGGCTCATGGACCGCATCTGGATCCTGCCATTTGGGAATTCCTCCTTCAAGTGCGATCCGAAGCAGGTGGAGTGCAATTACTACGCCACGACGCTGGACGCCTTTTGCAACGGCGAGTCGACGCTATCCACTGCCAAGATCGATCGCCTGGATTACGTCAACATAGACGTCGAATCGGCAGAGCAGGAGGTCATCCGCGGCGGGCGCGAGACGATCAGGAAGTTCGCCCCGCATATCGTCATAGAGATCCATGCCGGCGTGTCGGAGGCGGACCTCAGAAGGGAACTGTCTATCCTGCGCCCCTACCAGTTCACGCTCGAGCCTGGCAACTTCCTCATCGCAAGACCCAAGAAATGAGAAGCCTCTTTTGTACGGCAGACCAGATAGGCACTCCGACGGGCGGCGGCGCAGTCACCCGGGAGGAGCTGCGTGCCCTGCGAGAGCTCGGGGACGTCGATCCGCTCGGTAGGGAAGACATCAATCCAGCCAAATACAGGATACCTGACAGCCCCTACGCATTCGACTACGTAGCCGATGCCGTCGTAGTCGGCAAGAGTACGAAGTATGACCTGGCTCACTTCTACGCCGGCATGTTCTCGAAGACCGTGCGCAGGCTCAAGGACGCCGGGACGAAGGTTACCTATACCGCCGCGGCGCACGACCTCGGACTAAGCCAGGAAGAATTCAAGACGCTCGGCATCCCGTACGATCTGCCGCACATAACGGAGCCCATCCTCTGGGCGGCCTACGTCGAGGGATACAAATCAGCCGACGTCGTCATTTGCCCCTCCAAGGCAAGTGCGAACGTCATGACTGGCTTCGGCTGCCACAATGTCCGCGTCGTATCCCACGGCGTAGACCCGGCAGACGAACTACCGATCCCAGAGGCATTCTCCATAGGATACCTAGGCCAGATCGGGCCGGATAAGGGTCTGATCTACTTGATCAGGGCCTGGGGTAAGCTGAATTATCCGGACGCGTTCATGCGCCTGGCAGGCGCCAATGTGGATGCTATGCGGCCCGTCATCCGCATGGAGGGCGGCGGTCTTGTCGACATAAAGGGCTACGTCCAGAATATCAACCAGCTGTTCGGGGACGTGTGCGTCTATGTGCAGCCCAGCGTGACCGAGGGATTCGGGATAGAGGTCCTTGAAGCTATGATGCGTGGGAGGCCGGTTATCGTCTCGGACGGGGCTGGCGCAGCGGACGTAGTCTCTGACGGGGTCGATGGTTTTGTCGTCCCTAAGCGCGACGTGGGCGCCATCGCCGACAGGATTACCTGCCTGAAAGAAGACAGGGCGAAGCTGCTCCGGATGGGTAAGGCGGCCAGGAAGAAGGCGGAAGGGTTCACCTGGGACAAGATCCGGCCAAGATACCACGAAGTCTGGAAGAGCTTGTGATCCAGTTCCAGCCCGGACAGGCCATCCTTGAGGTCGGCGGGGGTGAACGGCCGCAGTTCAGACCCAATATGGACATCCGGCCCGGACCGGCCGTCGACATTGTCCACGACCTCAACGAACCGTTCCCGCAGCCAGACAATACCTACGACGGCGTATTCTCGATGTACCTGATCGAGCATATCTCCTGGCGCAAGGTCCGCCAGTTCATAAGCGAGACATGTCGGGTAATCAAGCCGGGCGGTGGCGTGATCATCATAACCGCCAACCTGCTGGAGCAGTGTCGCACGCTGGTGAACTTGCAGGAATGGACGGACAAGTACGTCTGCATGCTGTTCGGCGACCAGAACTACGTAGGCAAGGACTGGACGGCCAACGCCCATCACTGCGGGTTCTCGCCCGAGTTCGCTATCAGGCTGTTCAAGGAGGCGGGCTTCTTGGACGTCGTCGTGAATCCGCATCCCAATTGCAACACGGACATGGTCATCGAGGCAAGGAAGCCTATGTTAATCAAGCCGACCATCAACGCTGCGGCCTGGACTCCGGAGCAGCGTGAGAAGGCCTTCGATCGCCTTTACTTCGATGGCGGCCGTGGTGGGGTCGGCGGCTATGCCAGGGAAGGCTATTGGGATTACCCGGTCCACTGGACGACGTTCAAGCACGCCATGGACCGCAAGCCAGAGAGCGTCCTGGAGATTGGCTGTGCCCGCGGCTACATCCTCAAGCGCCTGGAGGACGCAGGCATTCCCGTCTGCGGACTTGAAGTCTCCAAGCATTGTTACGGCACCAGGGTCGTTAAGCATGTTCACAAGCATGATCTGACGAAGTTTCCGTGGCCGGTCAAGGACAAGGAGTACGACCTCTGCTTCTCGATAGCTACCCTGGAGCACATTCCAGAGGACAAGATTCCGGAGCTGGCCCAGGAGCTCGAGCGCGTCTCCAAGCGGGGACTTCATGGGGTCGACTTCGGGGATAAGGATGACGGCTTCGACAAGACGCACTGTACGATGCACGACAAGGCCTGGTGGGAGGCGAGGCTTCCCAAGGGCCATGAAGTCGTCAGCAAGGAGGACCTGGAGTCAGGCCCCGTGCAGCTGCCGCCGGGCGACGGAAAGGTCAAGCTGAACGTCGGCTGCTTCACCGTCATGTCCCACTTCGGCTGGGTCAACATGGACATCCAGCCGCTCCAGCAGTGGGCCCAGCAGTACGGCTTCACGTTCCGGCAGCACGACGTGACTAAGGGGATGCCATTCGACGACGGCTGCGTGGACTTGATTTATTCAAGCCACCTCATAGAGCATTTGGACTACCGGCAGGCGGAAAAGTTCCTGAAGGAATGCAGGCGCGTCATGAAGAAGGATGCCGTCATCCGGATCATCACGCCGAACGCCGGCGAGCTCATGGAAGGCCTGAAGCACGGCATCCTCGACGCCTTCGACGAGATCAATGACGGGTGTGCGAACGCGAAGTCCCAGATGGAACGCTTCCACGCCCTGGCATGCTCCAATCACGCGTCCATGTACGACAGCACGACGCTCATAAACATGTTGAGCGCTGCTGGATTCTCCCACGTCGAACATTCTGAATTCAGGAAAAGCATTTCCCAGCAAATTCTCAAGGAGACGCTGGACATGTTCCCGCAGTTGTCCCTCTTCGCGGATGCCATTGCTTAGTACATAGGCTATGAATTTTACAGAAATCAAGAAGTGTAGGGTCTGTCAAGGTGCTGAGTTCGGGACCCTCCTGGACCTCGGCGAGCAGTGCATAGCCAACGCGTTCCACGAGAAGGATAGCCCGCCAAGCCCGCTAATTCCCCTGAAGCTCGTCCGGTGTCATAACTGCGACCTGGTCCAGCTGGCGCACAAGATCGACTACGACCTGATGTACAAGAGCTATTGGTACCGGTCCAGCATAAACCAGACTATGCGGGACCACCTGAAGGGCCTGGTCGAATCGGTCCTGAAGGTGAAGCCGTTGAATCCCGGGGATACCGTCCTGGATCTTGGTTGTAATGATGGGTTCACTCTAGGGTGCTTTGACTCGGCGGTCAATAGAGTCGGCGTGGACCCCTCGAACATCGTACCCGCCAATTGCAACCTGTTCATAAACGAGTACTTCTCGCCGCTGACCGCAGCCGCGGTCCCGATCCCCAAGGCTAAGGTCATAACCTCGATCGCCATGTTCTACGACTTGAACGAGCCCCGGAGGTTCGTGGAGGGGATCGATGCCTGCCTCGACAAGGACGGTATCTGGGTCCTGGAACTTGCCTACCTGCAGGACATCCTCAATTCGAACAGCTATGACACGCAGTGTCATGAGCACGTTGTCTATTACAGGCTCGGCACGTTTGAGCCCCTGTTAGACGGCCTGGATCTCGAGGTCTTCAAGGTCGAATTCAACAAGATCAACGGCGGCTCGTTCAGGATCTTCGTCTCCCGCAAGGGGGCGCATGGGATCGACGACTCCGTCCGAAACACGCGAGGTAATGAGCAGGCTGGATACACACCATTCACTTGGGGATATGCGGATTTTGCCGACCGGGCACTCACTTCCAAGACCCAGATGCAGAAGTTCCTAATTGAGCAGAAGCTGGCTGGTAAGAAGGTCTACGGCTACGGCGCGTCGACCAAGGGCCAGATTATAATGCAGTATTGCAACATAACTCCTGACTTTATGGTAGCCATCGCTGAACGAAATCCGGATAAGTACAACCTGTTCACCCCCGGTACCAACGTCCGCATCTGCTCGGAGGACGAGATGAGGGCTGCCAAGCCCGACTTCCTCGTCATCTTCCCCTGGTACTTCCTGCCGGAGTTCAGGGAGAGGGAGAAGGCGCTTATCGAATCCGGCACTCGGCTGGTAGTCCCCCTTCCGAAATTCGAAGTCCTCCCCGCGTAGCCGCATCCCGCCCATAGTCCAATCCAAAGATAATCTATAGTCATGAGACAGCCAGAAGAATGGCGCGAAAAGTGGCTTCAGGCCATGGGAGACATCGTGGATGTCGGCCCAGACGAGCTCGAGAAGACTATCCAGGAGAGGATGCTCTCCCTCATTTCCAAGATCCTGGCAGACGGACAGCTCGACGGCCGCACCAGTGGCCTCAAGGAGGCCGCGGCGAAGATCCTGCCGTCCAACGCGGAGGTGGCCCAGGAATTATACGAAATTGCCTTCCAACTTGAAGAGCTCGGGAGGACGGGATGACTGCCAGCATAAAGGACGTCAAGGATTATCTCGAGGCCTGCGGCTGGACTTTTGACAAGGGAACCAAGAAGTTCTTCAACGAGGGGCGCAACCAGCGCATGGACGGCGGGATCGTCGACAGGATCATCGAGGATTCGGAGACGACCTTGGACGCAGTCCACAGGCTGGATTGGGCCATCGACAAGACGGAGATGGTAAAATCAGGGAGATGAGGTGTACATCCATCCCTACTTCAAAGACCCGAAGATAGCCGGCAAGATCCAGGTCTTCGTGTTCTCCTGTCAGAGTGAGAATTCCAAGCGGAGGCGCCAGGCCTGCGCAGAGACCTGGATGCCGAAGCTGCCAGCAGACTTCTTCGAGTCCCGGTTCGTCGTCGGGGATCCGAAGCTCCCCGTAGAATCAAGGCTGGACGGGAATATCCTGACCCTGCGGTGCAGCGACACCTATGGTGGACTGCCCCAGAAGACGAAGGCAGTCATGCAGTATGCACTGAAAATGGATTACAAGTTCATCATAAAATGCGACGACGACACTTACATCCATCCGCATAGGATCACCCGGATCCCCATCATAGCCCACGACATCTGCGCCCGATGGGGAAGAAACAGCGTAGAGTTTCCATTCGGCGCCTGTTATTCAATGTCGCAGCACTTCATGAAAGCAATATTCCCCTTCTATAAGACGCACGACGGCGGCGAGGATCTCATGATCGGTAAAGCGATAAAGAACTGTCACATGTCCTTGGACATATGTCGTACGAATCTAATAAATCCATGGGGATTCGATGGAACGACCTGCGTTGGCCACTGGATAAGTCCGGATAGAATGCGGAAACTAGATAAATTAGCACATGCCAATTTCTTTATCGAACAAAAAACTGTGCTTCAACGGCAACAACTCTTAAATAGGCTCAAAAAACCATTTGCGGCCTTGAGCAAGATACCATATGCAAAGCTTTAGTTATAATCCCGCCCACCTATTACCTGAAATTCGCAAACCACAGGCACCACGCGGCGCAATAGTAGTCTGTCTTGGCTCTGAATTCCGTCGTTTAGCGCGTATTATGATCGTGCGCCTTCTTAAGTCAGGTTGGCAATACCCGATCATAGCTTTCTCTGATTACGTGGAAAATAGCTTTCCAGTCCCGATAATGCAAATTCCAGTACTACATGATATGAATTCACACAATGGCCACTTATATAAAATAAATTCATATTTCTTGACGCCATTTTTGGACACACTTTTCTTGGACGCAGATTTGTTAATGGGATCTGACATATCGGACATATGGCGATTCTCTGGTAATTGCTTATCCATAGTCCAAGAGAGGATAACGCCGAAACTCTTTAACGGACCTATGGACAACAAAGAGAGGAACGATACGATAAAGATATGTCCGCATGATTTCCCATACTACAACAGCGGAGTCATGCTATATAGAAAATGCAAAGAAGTCGAGAATTTATTTAGAACGTGGCATTTAGAATGGCGTGGAAAACAAGATCAACCAGCCTTATGTAGATCTCTTTGTATTACAAAAACTCCTATAATAGAAATGCCTCTAACATATAATTTCATGTTGAATCATAACTCAGGCATTCGAGAAGCAAGAGCCGCACTGAAAACAAATAAGATAGTACACTTTTGGTGTGGTTTAAAACATTTAATGTCAGCATTATGATATACCACAAGAAGCATTCACCACCATCTTGTGATTTAAGCTATTTTGACCATCCCTTCACATGGTGTAATTGTATCACACCACATTGCAATTGCGAATCTATTCATTCTTTTGTTAGGTCTTATCAAGACGTTCTTAAAAAAGTAAAACCAAAGGTCGTATGGGAGTGGGGCCCCGGACGCAGTACTGAGATTGCCCTCGCTTCCGGCGCTTATGTCATTTCAATTGAAACGCAAAGAAAGTTTTTTAACGTATTAAAACATCACCCTTTTCTCCGTGCGATGTTAATTCCGTCATCGGAACAATCGTATTACAGACCGGGGAAAGCCGATCTTTATTTTATTGATGGAGAGGCTCGTGAAAAATGCGTAGAATCTGTTCTGGATATCATGAAAGATGACTCCGTTATTTGTCTGCACGATGCTCAAAGGCACCGATACGAAATCGCCTTAACGAAGTATCCTCGTGTCATCTTCCTGACTCGAGGATTCGCCGTTGCGTCAAAAATGTTTGATCTTAGGGTATTATAGGCTATGCGGAAACATACATATAATCCACTTCATTTATTTGGCATAAAGAGTCAGGTAAAGATCTCCAAAATGCCGAAGGTTTTGTATATCAACCGAGCCGTACGCAGCGATCGCCGATTCTCCATGGAAAAGCAGCTTAAAGAGAGTGGCTTTCAATTTGAACGCATAGACGCGCCGACACCAGATCGCGCAATTGGATTCCTAAATCGTGCTACGCGCGGCGCGTTTTTGAGTCATTTGGAGTTAATTGAAAGGATAGCGCGAGAGACACGAGAATATATTATCTTGGAAGACGATGTAAGTATTAGAGATCGTCAGCGGATGGCGCTGGCAATTGCCAGAATAAGGCGAGAGGAATGGGCCTGCTTATACTTCTACGGCGCGTCGAGTCTGAGGAGGATCTACGGGATCGTAGATGTCCACGCCTACCTAATAAATCCGCAGTGGGCGTCGAATATCGCAGGAGCCTTGAGAGAAAGGTATAATGCCTTGTCGCTGAGCGGTCCAAAGGATTCTTCGACTTGCATCGATCAATATATTGCTCACCATTTACAGCATCTTCTGCCCTATTGGGGCATGAGCGCTTGCGTCATCCAGAACAGGAAAAAATTCGGCAGCGATACGGGGTGGATGGGTAATAAAAGAGAAGAATGATTTACAAACCAGCACACCTGCCCGGCAGCACTCCCGTCATATGCCAGAATAAGACACGCGGAATGCTCATAATTGCAATAAATGATCGCTATCTCCAATACGCGAAATGGCAGGTTGCGCATCTTCGCGCGATCGGTTGGATATGGCCGATTCGAATTGTGTCTAATAAAAGGGGGGCAGTTATCCCCAGTACTTCTATGGAGTATGTATCTGGGTCAGGCGACTGGTGGCATCGCGGCGTCAAAATCCGCGCGTATAAACTTAGCCCCTGGGATTTTACTCTCTGCCACGATGCTGATATGATCCCACGCAATATTGAAGATATCTGGAACTTCATCAAGAACAACGATTTCTGCATCACGCTGGATAGGGAACGACCATGGCTAAAAGATGCATGGTACGCATCGGTCAAATCCAAAGCGTTGACATTGGCCACGGCCGGGGCGGATACCAAACATTTCAATAGCGGACTTGTTTTATTCTCAAAATCTGAACGTACTGAATTGATTTATCGGACTTGGGCAATGGAATGGGACAGAGACCCAAATCAAGATGAACCAGCCCTCGCGCGTGCCATTGCACGGCTTAAGATTGCCCCAACTGAAATCCCAATAACCTATAATTGGAGTGAGCACGGCAAAATAGACCAAATTCTACAGGCGTATAAACGCGAACGGTGCATTCATCTTTGGGGTTCAGGAAAGTCGGCTCTTCCAGAAATCTATAGGATTCTCAGTAAATAGTTTATGCCTGAACGGATGACCTACGGTCAAGCCTATGTCTTCGATGAATCCGGCCGGTCCCGCCGGGCGATAGTCACTGTGTCCATCGGTCCAGCCTACCAGCAGATTTCCTCGCTCACCCATCCGCTCATGGCGGATTATGCCCACCGGTGCGGCGCCTCATTCGAGGTCATCACCGAGCGGGTGTACCCCAGCAACATTCAGATGTTCTGGGAGAAGCTCCAGATGAGGGAATATCTCCGGGAGTATGGACGGATAGCCTTCATTGATTCTGACGTCATAATCCATCCCCAGGCGCCCTCGCTATTCGACGTAGTGCCGGAGGACTGTCTGGGAATGCTGAACGAAGCCCACGTCCAGGGCGTCAAGAACAAGAAGAAGGAGCTGGAAGATTTCTGCCAGAGGGCTGGAATCCGGATGCCGGTCTGGGATGGCAGATATTGGAACGTAGGAATCATAGTCTTCGGGAGGCAGCACCTGCACGTGTTCGACGACCCACCGAAATGGGTTAGACATGATTATCCGGAGCAGGCCCTTGTAAATATAAGAATAGCACAGCAGAAGGTCAAGATGTTCGAACTGCCGAGGTGTATGCACGACTGGAAGCACGTGGCTAGAAAGGACTCGTGGATTTTGCACTACGCCGGGCATCCCAAAGATGGAAAGCTGGCTTCTAAAATCAAGGAAGATCTGGCAAAGTGGGGACTCTAACTGCATCATCTTTTTGTCGTTCAAGAAGGCATGCCAAAATATGTCTTTCTATCATAACGGCGACAACTCGCCTCAATAATATAGTATCTATTTTTGAGACAGTTTCGCCTGGCATCAGATTTTTCAACCTTCGTTGGTTGGTTATAATCGACGGATCAAAATGTAATGGAAGTATAAATATACAATTTCCTAGATTTGTGGAGATACGCACACTTGGCAGTAGTTCACTCGGATATGACCAGAAAAATATCGGAATCGATTTGGCCACAAAACCTGGGTGGGTGTTTTTTCTAGACGATGACAATTTAATCCATCCACAATTTTTTAACGCGATGCATAAAAATATTGTTGCGTTCCCATCGGCAAAAGGTTTCATCTTCCAACAGCAATTCATATGGCCCCCTGGGGATAAAAAAGTCCAAACAAGGCAAGTAGGGAAAGACAAAGTAAAGGTGTGCCAAATTGATCAAGCGCAATTTTTATTACATACAGACATTCTAGATAATGTGAGGTATGAAACTATGTATGCTGGCGATGGCAAATTCATAGAGAACATTTTCAGAAACAGGTCAAAAGATTTTGTTTTTATTAATGAAGTTTTGTCATACTACAATTGGATGAAAGTGAAGCGATGAGATGGTGCCAAAAAGGTGATGTGAGCGTACAGCCTCGCACCGCGAGCACGCCGTTGTCCGCTTTCACATATATTGAACCAATAATCTGCGATAAATTAACAAACAAACAAAAAGCAGATCTTATCTTAGCATCATTTTACAGAGATAATATACCCAAAGAGGCAGTTGACTTGCAGCGCGCGGTCTTCGCCAAGTTTGGATATAAACTGCGGCAGATAAAGTTTTCTGTGAATGACATAACCCGCGGATTTCACGGAGAGGCGATTCAAAATTTTTTATTTTCATGCGACAAGAGGGATTGTGCGTTGATTTTCGATGTGGATGCGATTCCATTGTCACGCTATTCTATTCCATCCCTTGCGCAGAATGCCTTATGCGGTCGAGTTTGTGGAACTGCGCAGCAATCAAATTTTTTGCACGCCGATCATCCATATGCGTCGCCGGCATTCTTCGGAATTACAATCGATACTTTTTATAAATTAGGGGGGAAATGCGCACAAACGCAGCGTTCTGATGCTGTCGAAGAATTAACATGGAAAGCACAAGAAATAGGCATTCCTGTGTCCTTGTTCTGGCCGCACTCTTCTGAAACCAAGAAATGGAAACTCGGTTTAATACAATGGTATGGTATTGGCACAACCTATGCATCCCGAGGTTTTCCAATAGCTTATCATCAGTTTGAAGCCAGAGTATCAACAGATAATTTTGTATGCAAATGCAAAGAGATATTGGAAATGTAAAATGCAATGGACAAGAATTGGGAGATGCGTGACCACCCCAAAGATATCAGTTATTGTAACATGCAAAGCGAGACTCCGATTCTTGCAGGAAACGCTACCAAAGATTATCAATCTTTTTGATGAATACATCCTTGTGGACTATGCATGCCCTGAAAAATCAGGAGACTGGGCATCAAAAAATTTCGATGTGAAAGTGTGCTTTATAAATAAAAATGGCTTTAATCTATCAGAGGCAAGAAATGCTGGCGCAGCCGCTGCTACACACGAATGGTTATTTTTTACAGACGCAGACATTATTTTATCTCCCGATGTCGCCAGTTATATAGATAAGTCACAAGAAGATATATTTTATTCATTCAATATCCCTTTCTGTCAGGGCACAATTCTTTGTAGGAAAAATGATTTTTTACGCGTTTCTGGTTTTGATACGTCTCTTTGTAAGGGTTATGGATATGATGATATAGATTTCAGGCGCAGACTTGAGAAGATAAACGTTAAAGAAATCTTACTACCAAACAGCATGATCAAACATATTGATCATTCAAATGATCTGCGTACACGCTTCCAAGAAGAAAAAGATTTATGGCGAAGCTTTCAGATGAATTATAAAATAGCGCAAGAGAGAGACAACAAGGAATCATAATGTTTGCTAAAAGAGGAGAAATGTTTACTAACAGAGAATCTGCTATTCCCAGAATGATTAAGAAGTCTGCGTTTGCGTATGGTCACGGTAGTGATACCGGCGGTCACATTCCCACCCTTTACGCGCTTGCAAAATATTTTGCACCTATAGGGATATTAATTGAATTGGGAGTTAATAAAGGGTATTCAACACTTGGACTCTTAACTGGTGTCCATGAAACGTGCGGAAAATTGGTAAGTTATGACACTAGGGATTGTAGACAAAACGTAATGCAAACAATAGATAAAGACATGAGTTTATTGAAACATTGGCAATTTATTCAGCTCGACAGCATATCAGCTTCGAAGAATTGGCAGAATAATAGCGTAGCGCTTGTGTATATTGATACCGTACATTCCTACGAACAGACAAAAAAAGAATTAGAACAATGGACACCTAAACTAAAAAAAGAAGGTGCGATATGTGGCCATGATTATAACTTATCATGGTATAATTATGGCGTGCGCCGCGCAGTAGATGAATGGGCAAAAGAACAAAAAGAACGATTTGAGCTACAAATCATACCGCATGACAGGGGCCTATTTATTCTTTGGCCTATCTAATTTTGTGGATTTAAATTTCAAATCGCCAGCCGCATTCACGACCTTAGCTGTCTTTTCACCATCAAGGATTATAAAGTCTACAGGGCCATGTGCCCATTCAATTCGTATCCTGTCATCCACGACAGTCCATTTTCCCGGAAGCACACGACCATCGCCGGCATAGAATCTTACAGTGCCATCCGCATCAAAAATGGCATTTCTATTATCAAACCAGACCCAAGTACCAACAATATTGCCCTCTGCCTTCCTTGGTGTCTCTGCAACTATTTTCATTCCCTTTACTTTCTCTGCCACTTCCAGCTCTTTCTTCTGGACCAGCTGTCTAACCAGTCCAGCAATTCCCACGTCCCATTTCTTTTTGGCTGTTTCAACTTCCCCCGTGTATCGCTTGGCAGCCATCTTGTGGGTCGGGCTCTTCCACCTGGATTCGTCGCCTTCCGGCTCTTCCATTTCCTTCTTGATGGCCTTCACGTCGTCCAGCGAGCCCGCCTTGGTGGCCTTGTCCAGCTCGACCGCCAATATCTTGTTGTACTTGTCCTGGGCGACCTTCACTTCCTTGTCATAGGCCTCCCGGAGCGGCTTGACCAGCTCTTCGGCCTTCTCGTCCGCCGTCTTGGGCTTGATGGGCGCATCCAGCTGCTGGGCCTGCCCGACCGGGGCCGGCGCTGCGCCAGCCTCTCCGCCGGCGCCACCCAGGGCGGCTAGTCCCATCCCGGCTGCACCGATGGCCTTCCGCCAGTCCAGCTCTTCCAGCTTCCGTTCGAATAGGGTGGTCTTCATGGGGGTCTGGATGCCGAAAGCCTCGTCAAGCCTGGACTCGAAATCCATGATAAACTCCCGAAATGTTCTCATTATCTTTGCAACTAACCCTGGGAATATCTCTATCTCTTGTTGTATAGGTGCAAAACCGTTGCCCAATCCCACGGAAGGAGCGTAGGAGGGAACTTTAACTCTTTCCCGCTCTTGACAATCAATTCTAGAAAGAATAGCGCGTGGAAGAACGCTTCCAGGATCGGCCGCACGACAGCCAACCAATTCTCGTTGTCTTCCAGTTTGAATTCCTTGCCGGTTCCTTCCTTTACGATACTCGTGAACATATAGTTCAGAGGTGCATTCGGGGTGACGGCCTGTAGCCCGCGCATGATGCTCAGGGTGTCATCTTGAAGGCCATATGCCTTATAACTCTCATGGTAGAAGCGGTAGAATGGCTCTTCATGTGCCCAGCGATGTTTCTCCAATAGCTTCTCCAGCGCCGGGAGCTGTGCCTGGATGCTTTGAAACAAAGACTGAACTTCCGGGTCAGTATCCGGTTCGTCCGAAGACGGGAGCTTGAGTTCTATCACCACTGTCTGGCCTCTCAAAGGGGCATTATACCATGTCCAGCCGTCCACATCAATCATTGGAGAAAACATACTTTATGAACAGAGATGACAGGATCCTGCTGATATGCGAGGCCTTGGGCTACTATGGCCTGGTAGAGGATTGGTTGCTGGAGGCTATCGGCAGCATCTCCATCCCCCTGGCCAGCCTGGAGACGGACAAGAAGTTCCAGGATGCCCCTCCTCAGGACGTTCAGGTCACGGACTTCAAGCTAGCAAGGCCTGGCGAAAGCATCTCGGCCAGCAAAGACATATATCTGCCGGACTTCGCCTTTAAAGATGAGGACGAATACAAGGCCGTCCTGGCACACATCAAGTACGCCATCGACGAGAAGGGAAGCGTCTCCCTAACCACTCTGCCGGGATTCAGCGTTGGGGATGGCACTCTTCCTTCTGCTGCTGCCGTGGTTCAACATCTCTCTGCAGAACAACGCACCTTCGCTTCCCAGCAGGAGGGCGGCGGGATCGTCATCGCCCTAGACGGGGTGCCCCTGTCGAAGCTGCTCGAGAAGCCGGTCCCAGTAACCCTAGCGGACGTCCTGGGGACCATGGGGAAGGGCGGCAAGAAGGATGATGGCAGCGGCCCAGCCTGGCTGACGACCCTGTCCGCGGCGATCGACGAGAGGCTCAAGGGCAAGAAGGTCGACTTCAACACGCTTTCCCGGACTCCAGGCTTCATAGGCGACCTGGTCATCTCGACGCGAGAGGGCGACTCGGTATTGATCGTCTCCAAGGGCACCGCGCGAGCTGCCTACATCATGAAGAAGAAGTACACCTATCCGGACGGCAGCACGACGGACTGGGACGTGGCGCTAAACACGCTCATGTCGGAATTCGCCACGAAATTCAGGCGGGAATCGAGACCCAGGCGCACCTCCAAGGAGAATATTCCTGCACCGAACCTGGAGACCGTCAGATACCCCAAGCTGCGCCTGCGGGACAACCTGAAGGAGACGGGGAACGGCTACGCGCTCCGGAGGGATTATCACGTCGACGACATTGTGGACATTGTAGACGATGGCGTTAACTACGCCAGTGCCAGGAAGCACGCGGAAGAGACGGTTCCAGCCGTAGAGTCATTTGTGCGGAAGCTTGATGCCGTGTTTGGCTTGATAAGCTAGCCTCGCGGCGTTTTGGTGCACCTCGCAGCACCAGGCACACCCAGACTTCTTTATCCGTCCACCGCAAGGCGTCTTTGATATTTTGCCTAGGAAGCAGGGTCCCTTCGAAATGATCATGCGGCGGCCCGTGGAGCCTGCTACGGGCCGGATGCTGACCTTGTACCCCCAGGCGCCCTGCTGGCTGATGATCTGGGCATAATGCTCAACCTTCTCCCAGGGCGCAGTAAGGATCACTTGAGGGCCCTTTGGAAGCTCGACAGCCACTTCTTTGCACGCCTTAAAGTCCCACCCGAACACGCGCTGGAGCATAAAGGCGATCTGCGTATCCGTGCAGAACCGCCGCCTGCTACCCAGGTGCAAGTAGAGATTGTAGTCGCTCATGACGCCCCCAGCGGACACTTGACCCACTCCGTCCGCATTTCCTTACTATTCCAGCGGGTGCTACCAGAAAGGCTCGCCGTCTGCCAGCACCCGACGCACAGCCGATGACGGACCTTACACTGCAAGCAGTAAGCACTGCCGCGGTCAGTCTTGACCGGACGGGAGCAGATCACGCAGGCTTCTGGCGCACTCACAGCGGCATCTTCCCGATGGCCTTCTCGACGATGGCCCTGTCCGTAGGCAGCATCGTCTCGTGGTCGTCGAACTCCCACTTCACCTTCTTCATGAAGATCAGCTTCGTGAGCTCGAACTTGGCCGGGACGAGGGTCTCCGCCTTATTCCCCGGCAGGGGCGAGTCGTTCCCGTGGTAGCAGACATAGATGCCGTCGATCAGGGTCACCCGGCCTCGTGGCATTCCCCGATAGGAATTCCGGACCGTGTCGGTCCAGTCGGTCTTGCTCGGCTCGATCTTCTTGACGTGCGAAGGGACCGTATCGACGGTCAGGCGCTCGTCCGGATCGATCTTGTAATTGTCCGCCAGCAGCATGCAGATGTACTTGCGCCAGACCTCGTCATGCGTAATGTCGCCGTATTCGGTCGCCTTGTAGAATTCCAACTGCCAGACGCCCTTGACGTAGACGAAGTACCATATCCCTTCGGAAGGGCGGGTGTCCTCTCGTAGAAGCAGTTGCTTCTTGGCGATCTCGTCGAGCTTCATTGGACCTCCTTTGAGCCTCGAATTCTCCTCACCCAAAGCACATTAAATCAGATAGGTATATAGCGTAGCAATTATTTGCTATCGGGGAGAGACTAATCAACAATCCACGAAGTCTTGCGTTCGGCGGTAATTCGTGTTCCTGCATTCTCCCGACGTTCCACACAGTCCACTTTTCTTTCGCGTCCGCGCCCCTTGGCCTTCCACTGATGACGACCTTTCCTCCACCTTTTTCTGGCTCCCACAGCCAGTCTCCTAGTAGTACTGTGCGCCACCTGGCCGGCCGGATCCGAGACCTGTCTGATGCTTCCCGATACCCCTCCCCTCCCCTACGTCGCACGGGTGGGAGGCCTGGCAAGCGTGGCAGATGGGGTCGCAGCCGCATTTCGGACACCTATGGTGCCCATCGGCCTTTCCACAGGCTGAACACCGCCCCGGTTTAAGGGAAGGGGTATGGGCATCGTGCTCGTAAAGATATTTCAGCTTCATATGGTAGATTTGAATGATTGACGGGTATTATGTTCGTGTGGTTTGATGCGCCTGGCAAAAGGAGATAGGTTATGAGTGAATGCTCGATCCTGGTCGTGAGCCACAACACGAAGCGGTTCACGGAACTGTGCCTCAAGGGCGCAGTCAACCTGGCCGCGGTCTCACGGGTCCATGTCGTCGACAACGGGAGCACGGACGGGAGCCTGGAACTGATCCGGGACGCCTCCCGCCGGAATAGGCTTTCGCTCGTCGAGCGGCATGTCCAGTTCAACGCAGCCGCGCATGGCTCGGCGATCGACGCCTTCATCAAGCACGGCATAGTTACTCCCTGGCTGCTCCTGCTGGACTCGGACTGCCTTCCACTTTTTTATGGCTTCGACCGGAAGCTCATCGAGATGGCAGAGAACTATGACGTCCTAGGGACGGCCCACTTCCGGGACGGCAACCTAACCCATCCGTCTACGATGCTCATCTCGAAGGCGGTCCTTGAGAGCCCTGCCAGCAGGGTCAGCTTCGTCCTGAAGAACAAGCCCGACAAGTTCTGGGACACGGGCATGGCCTTCGGCGCGAGCGTCAAGCAGGCCGGTTTCAAGATCAAGACGGTTTCAAGGGAGGAAATGTCAGGCATCGTCAGGCATCGCTGGTGCGCCACCCGGGCAGAGGTGGCCAGACTGGGAGGACGCACAAAACTGGATGAGACGCCGCTTTCTGCCTTCGACAAGGAGACCGAAGCATGGTTCCGGGACCCCGTTGCGCAGGAAATGTCGAGGTTAGAACTATGAGGAAAGTCCGCTGGACGACGGAAGAGCGCGAGGACCTGGCCAAGCGAGCGGCCAACATCATCCGCAAGCAGGGCGTGACCCTGGCTAAGGCCCTCAGCCGAGCGCAGGAGGCCGGACTCCCCGAGGAGCGCCGGCGCAAGCAGGGCGCCCTGGACAAGGTCATGCGGCTGGGGATCCATAAGTACCTGAACGAACTAAAGCAGGAACAACCTGCCGTGGTCAAGACCGAGGTCATCAGGGAAGTGCTCGTCCATCCCCTCACGATCCGCGACCTCCCAATGGAGGACCTGGTCAACGAGGTCTTCCGGCGGACGCTCTTCTCGGCCGGCTTCGACCAGAAGCTTCATGGCATGATCGTCGCCCCCATCGTCCAGGCGATCCGGCAGGAACTGCCGACCCTGGCGAAGATCCTGCTGTCGGCGCGGAAGGCTTCCAAGGAGACGAAGCCCAAGGAGGCCGTCCTGCCGCGCGTCTTCGTCATCGGACTCCTGCCTGAGCAGGCCCACGAGATCGAGAAGGCCTTCGACGGCGTGGTCAAGCTGTCCTTCTCCGCGGACGGGCGCATTGACCACCTGAGGCCGCTAGCCGCGAACGCCGACCGGACCATCCTCATGCAGAAGTTCTCGTCCCACTCGATTCAGGACGTGGCCAAGTCGGTGGCCGGAAAGCACTTCATGGTCTGCAACGGCGCGACGTCGAACCTCAAGGCGCTCCTGGAGCACCTTTACCTGCAAGGGGATCTGACGTGAATCGAATCGAAGCGATCAAGGCGATCAAGGAGTGGCCATGCTGTGCGGCGTCGATTGCGCGCGGTCGAGGCCTTGTCTGGTGCCCAAACTGCCTTGGAGTATTTGACACTACTGGGGAATACAGCTGGTGCGTCCGGTGTTTCGGCGAGAAGGCATGGTTCGGGGCACTGCCCTACGTTCCCATCGAGAGGCTAAATCTCGCCGAGGCGCTCCATGCCCTCGAAAACCTGAAGGGCGAGATGCATTCGCCGGAGGAGTGTAAGGAGCGAATGCGGATCCTCCGCGTAACAACCTATTCGTACCCGTAGCCGCCCCAGAACAAGGAGGACGCCGTGGAGACGCACAAAAGGCGACATGCTACTTGTGAAATCTGCGCCCGCAGGGTTGGCGTACACAAGCATGGGCATGTGGTGCGGCACCGATCCCGAACGCCATCGCACGACCCCGAGGGCTCACCGAAGTTGTTTTGCGGAGGCTCTGGTCGGCTATGCCACAACTTCAGGGAGATCGCAGCGTCGTTCGGACGGTTCCCCTCGAAATGCTCCCGCATCAACGACTAGCCGTCTATATAGGTAAAGAGCGGACTCAATCTTCCCTATGGAAGATAAAGATGCATCTTCCGGTGTACGTCCACAACGACAATTCATATATTTGCACCTGCGGCTCTTTTGGGCCTTGCCATCCCGAGGCGCATTGTGCTACCGACGGAGACCTCGTGAAATGCCACGAATGCGGAGCCGAGGGATTCGTCTCGATGGATGAGGAAGGCCCATTCTCCGTAGACTGGGATGAGACCTCAGTCCACAACGTGAACTGCTACGCGAAATGGGCCGTGGAACATCCAGAAGAAGCAGGCTTGGACAAAGTCTAAATACGCAACGGCCCCGGAGCTGACTCCAGGGCCGTTCTCATACCGTGCCGGGCCTACCTCAGTTCCAGCTGCCCGTGTGAGAACTCTGAGAACCTCATTCCCTGGTCCCTGACCTCAACCGCCCGGATCTTCGCACCAGGCCACAGGCGCAGGGCGGTCTTCCCGATGTCCAATTGGCTCGTGAGCGGGAAGTACGGCGTGTTCACGACCACCGGCGTCGGGAGTTCCGCGCTATCGAGCGCGCTCGGCGGGATCAGTAGGTTATTCCACCACAGCCAGAGTTGGCCGTCCCTGAACATCGCCTCGAAGACATTCCACCTCTCCAGCTGTCCGTCGATCTCGTAGGGCAGGAACCCGCCCGCGTAGCACTTGAAGCCCTCCGGATCGGCCGCCGGCGCCTCGTTGGCGGTGATGAAGCCGGATTGCGTATAGACCCGGCTGACCATGTACCCCGGCGTGAACCCGCGGACGAAGTCATCGTCCGGATTGCCGGATAGGTTGAGCTCGTAAGGCACCGCCATGTCCAGGGTGCCCACGACGAACCGGAGCTGGACCGTCTCGTCGCCCGAGGTCGGATTGATGGAGAACTCGAGCCGGACCGCCGGGGCATTGAAGTCCTGGTGGAGGATCTCGACGACCGTCGTGGAGAGAGGCGTATCGGACCCGCCGCCAGATCCGGACCCGGGTCCGGCTGATCCGGAATCCTCGCTGAACGGGAACGTGTCGTTGCCGATCAGCACTACCGCATCGTCATCGTAGTTCGAGAACGCGGTCTTGGCGTAGAAGTCCCAGATGGTATTCCGGTAGTTCCCCGTCATGATCCGGACGGCGCCCGACTGCGGTAGGTCCTTCCAGCACACGCCCTTCGCGATGATGAAGTGCCCGTTGGTGAAAGGGCCCTTCGTGATCGTACCGCGCCGGATGATCTTCCCGTACATGTCAGTCGTGCTCTCGACCGGCGCCTTGAGCAGGATGTCGATGGGCGGGAACTTGCTGGAATCCGGCTGGCCGATGAGCGCCTTCAGGTAATGGTTCTTGTGCGCCAGGCGATGCCAGAGGAAGACCGGCCTGCTGGGGTAGCTCGCCGTCGGGATGGGCTCGATGACCTTCAGGCCCGGCAAAGTCGGATCGATGTCGGCCATGTACTGGTCGTTGATCTGGACCCCGGACGGGTCTGGATTGGGTCCGGAGGAATCCAGAAGGTCATCCGATAGCAGAAGGATGTCCGGATAACCCTTGAGGCCCCAGATCGTCCGCTCGATGGTCGTGAGGTCCGACACGTCCGTCCGCACGCCCGTCGTCGGATCTGACCCGTGCTCATTCTCCTTCCGCGCAGTCAGGAGGTCGCCGAAGCGAATGGCTCCGGTCAGGTTCCAGAGGACGTCCGCAGAGAGCTGCGGCTGCAGGTTGAAGTAACGCCGGTAGATCGGCTGTCCGCTGACTTCGGCGATCTTGAATTCCCAGAGCTGGACGAGCGTGCCGATGTCCAGCAGGGCGCCCGTCGCGTCCAAGGTGAGCGTCCTGGGATTGGTATTGGCGGTCGGCGAATTTTCCGGGTTCTGATACTTCCAGATGTTCGTAGCTACGAACGCGCTGCCGATGGGCTCCGCCTTGAGGACGTCCCAATACTTCACGTTGTACTGGTTGGTCGCGATGACGGAGGGCGAGTAGCTGGTGACTACAGCCATCCGCCGCGTGAGCGTATGGCCCTTGTAGAGGAGGGCCCCGAGCATCCCGGGCTCGGTCTGGGCATCCAGGTCGAACCGGATCTGGTTCCCCAGGGAGTCGTCGCCCATCCACCAGGCGCACACGGCCTTGGTCGGCGTCGGAGTCATGGCCCAGCCGACCTGGGTCGTATAATTGGTCCGCCTCTTGAGCACGATCTCCAGCTCGGCCGCGCCAGCCTGGAGCTGGTCGGTAGAGCGCCGGAACTGGAGCGTCGGGTAGCGGCCCTTCTTGTTGAGCGTGTCCAGGGGCTTGCTCGGGTCGAAGATCGTCGTCTCCGGCATCGCGAAGATCTTGAGCTCGCCGTACTCGTTGACGCCAGGAAGCTTCCCGCCGCAGGAAGGCGGCATGATGGCAGCAACGTCTGAAGGATCCTGGAGCCAGAAGATGTTCGCGCACTCCTCGCAGTTGTGGACTGCGATGCCGTTTACGACGTAGGAGCGATCCTTTTCCACTTCCAGATTGTAAACGATGCCGTCGTAGTGCCTCTTCTCGACGGACCTGACGGTCCCAGTCCGAATATCTGTCTGACTGGAGATCTGGATGCCACTGAGATCTCGCAGGAGCTCAGGGCAATGGGAGCCGTTGAGAGTCAGCCTGTAGGCATAATTCCCAGCCTTCCTTCCGGCTTTCCGCGCGGCTGGCCCTGCGCTATTCCGTTTCCCGCCAGGAGTCTGGAAGTTATATCCGAGGCGGTCACAGATGGCAGCCAGTTGAGAAATAAGCCGCTCGCTTGCCAGATGAAGTGCGATGAACGGATTTTCCTGCTTCTGGACATATCCATCTCCCTGCAGCACGCCAAGCAGGAAGTAATATTGAAGAGCCGGATCCAGGCTCATTATCCAATCCGGGACACTCTTCTTGTTGGCACCCTTTCCGAACCACTCGAGAAGCTTATGTCCCAAGATCTTGCTGCTGAACTTTATGTCGCAAGCCTTTGCAAGACCGCGCTTATAGATCTTCGGCTCAAGCTTGAAGATATCCCTCATAAGGCGGATGACGTCGGAGCCAATTCCTCCGTGCATCTCCTTCTCGTGAACCGTGAAACGGATCCCGTTCTTATCGCTGTAGCACCCTTCCGCGACATAGATCCCCAGGAGCCGCATGAGGTCGGCGTTCACTTCCACGGATTGTGGGATGCCGGACGCCATCCCGTCCACAAACCCGTCGCTGCGGGTGGGATAGATCATCCCTTCCGAGAGCGTCGCGCTGGGCCCGCTAAAGTCTATGGACTTCACCTCCACGACGTGCGTCGAGGCGCCCCTCAAGGCGACCTTATCGCCGACCTGCAAGCTATCTGCGCGCACCCAATGGAATTCGTCGTGCAGAAGGCCGACGTCGCGCAGCGCCTTGTTGCGGACGGCGCTTACGACACCGGCGGCAAGAATTGGGTGATATCCAGTAACTGCCAGGCCCTCTCGGCCGATTACCGAGATATCATAGATATCGCCGTTCCACGGATTACGCTTCAAAGCGGATACCCTTCTCACGTCGCCAGAGTGGGTGACCACAAGGTCGCCAATCTGGACATTTTCAATGGGCTTCGTCGTCCCATCCGCCATATGCACAGGTGCGCCAGGGACGAAACAGCAGCCCAGCGGCACCGCCGAGTCTACCGTGAACCGGACGACGTTGCCTACTCGCTCCAGGTTGATGAATTCAGTTCCGGCCGCGAGGATGATGTCGCCCTGGAGCCACCCCTGGTCGTCCGGGAAGCCGGACCCGATGAATCCCAGGACGCCGATCCGGGTCTGGATGAGCGCATCCAGCCTGGCCTTGTCGTCCGCGGACATCAGCCCGTGCAGGTCGGTAGTCGCATCCGGCACCGGGTCCGAAGTCACGTGGGTCTGGCCGTGGAACGGCGGGATGACGATGTTCGAGTCCTTGTAGGTCAGGGTCTGGGTCTCGAGGTCATAGATGTACGTCGTCGATGCGCCGTCGTGACCCTGGATGGTGATCACTTGCTCATCGACGAGCGTTCGCGGATCAGGAATGTGAGCTTGAACCATTATTTCTTCTCCAGAGGCAAGACGTCCTTCAGTTGCATGAGTTCAATAAAGCTCACAGGCACCTGACCTTCTCCGGGGGTACCCCTCTTCTCGAGAAGCTCTTCAAGGGGCGTCTTCTTGGTCTGCCCAGACCCGGATTCAGCCATGATCCTCTACGACCCCCTTCTTCTCCAGCTCCTTGACGTTGCAGCCGTGGCAATGGTCTTTTGAGTATCTGTTCTGGCTCCCGTCAGACTTCGTATCAATGTAGGAGCGAGGGTTACCAGCCCTCTCCTCGGGCGTCAGGGGGCTTCCGCAGGTTTCACAGTTAGCCATCGCTTTTTGGCCTTATTTATCTTTGTACTCGGGCGTAGTGCAGCATGGTGTGTGGAATGATTCCCTGCACCCTGCGGACGGCATGGGGTACCACCACTACTGGGAAATTATCCACCCCGTCCCTCGGAGAAACGGCACACAGGAATAGGTGCCCCGCATCGACGTCCGGGTCTCCCTCCCCGAACGGCTTCAGGTCGTCGTCCGCAAACGCCACGTCGCAGGATTGCCCCTCCAACGGCTGGATGACGACGTCCAGGAACTCTGCCATCTTTCGGATAGCTTCCGGAATAGGCTCACGGACTAGATATTTACGAGCCCCAGCGGCGGCGGAAGCCAGTAGCTTGGCGCCAAACCCCGGCTTGAAGTCCGCTACCGTAGCCGGTTTGAGGTCGAATTTTCTCAAAATGCAGAGGTAGGCACCGGGAGTGACTACCTTCGGGCCAAACCGGAGAGTAGAATTGAGCAGCCGGGTCATGGCGGATCGAGTTATGTCTACTTTGGATTCCAGGAGCCTCAGGCAGGCCTGGTAGAGATACTTCGGCTTCCATCCGTCTACATAGGTTCCCTTGGCACCTGGAAGGCTGCTTAGCTCGTTGAAGTGTTCCAGGGCGATCCGTCCCGGAGCTGCGCTGTTCCGGTACCAGAGCGCGGCTACCGCATGAAGCTCCCCGTCCGGCGTCCAGTGCCTCCATTGCGGAGTAGCCTTTAGCCTGTCGAAGTCCTTACAGAGGATGTCGTCAGGATACCAAAGCTTCTGCCATCCGCCTTTGAGCAGTTCCGTGATGAATCTCTGAATGGCCAGTCGCCTCTCTACGAAGCAGGCCTTCCTGAATTCCTTAAACATGATCATGGGATGCTTACGCTTGAGAGGCTCTTCCGGATCGTCAGGCTCTATCTCGAACTGCGTCCGGATGGGAACGGGATCCGATTCGCCCGGCTCGAATACAAATTCGTAGCGCTTCTTGTCGAGGAGGCGGTCGGAGGTCATGAGCCAGCGTTCGACTACGCCGGTGGTGAATATGACGTCGATGCTGTTGAAATGAATCTTGACTTGCTTGACGAGAAGGTGCTGCCTCAGGCTAATGACGAACCGCTTGAAGCGGATCTTGTCAGATTCCATCATTTTTGGCTGGCCGCCGCATGTCGGATGATGGCCTGCCGGATCTTCTCCTTGGTCTGCGCAGAATGCTTCCTGCCATAGAACGGGTTGAGCGCCCCGGCCATAGCCTCCTGCGGAGTCCGAGGATTCATCCTAAAGTGGATCAGCCAGTTATAGATGGTATAGGATACGACGCCGGCAGCCTGGGCACACTTCTTGAGGGACCACTTCTTGTTGATGTAATGTTCCGTCAGCCATTCTACGCTGCAGAATTCTGATTTCGGCCTGACGGCCTCCTTGTGCGGCCGCGTCTTGATATTGAATCGCTTCAGACGCTTGACGACTAATACGATCGAGCGGTTGATCATCCGAGCAACCGTCGGGGTGCCATGCCTTTCAACCAGGTACTTCTGTCGGAACCATTCGGCATTGTCCCAGATGTCTGGATTGTCGATGACCTCGACGACCTTCCTCCTCGTGTGGGATGCGCCCTTCTTGAACGGGGACGGCTTCATCTTCAGGCCGGCACGCCTCTTCCAGTTTCGGATCGTGGAGGGGGACTTGTTCGCCAGCATCGCAAGGTCGTAGGTGGTCAAGCCGTTATTCGACTGGAACCAGGCCAATATCTTATCCGGACTAGAAAGATCTGGCTTCATGTGCTCGCCAATGGTTGGGGACGATGTTCTATTTACTAAAATACGACCTTCGCAACCACAAGCGCCAAACTAGATGTGATAGGAGAGCCTTATAGAAGATTTGCCGCGCATGAGAGGTTCGCGGTAATTGCGGTAGGCTTTGTAGAAGATCCTTCTGAACTGCTCGGACTCGCCGGGGGCTGCTCCCTCCACATGGCCTTTACAGAGAGCCTGGATGCCGGACTTCCCGCGTGCGGCCTCCTTCTGAATCTGTCCAAGATATTGTCTTATGAGGCCTCTCTCGTCGTCATCCAGGGCGGAATCGAGGAGGCCGCTTACGAGCCTGTTCCCCGTCGTGGGGTGCGTCCATTTGGCGAGGACGAGGACTACCGGCCTGGCGTCGTGGACCCGCTTCCGGCTGCGGCCATGGGAACCATAGGAGAACTTATAGCGCTGCGCGTACTTGACCGCCTCGGACAGATACAATACCTCGAGCTTCATAATGTATCTTCGAGCGAAGATATTCTAACATGCATTTTGCAACCAGGCTCAGCACCCATCTCGAACCCCAGCTCACAGAGAGCATTCTCGACGTATACCGGCAGACGCTTCCCCTGGATGTCTGGGACAAGGATAGACCCTTCTATAGGCTCAAGCCGACGGTCCGGGACGAGATCCTCCGACGCCTCTTCGACTTCATTCCCCGCGAGCTCGTCAAGAAGGTAGCCCTCGTCGGGAGCACGGCAAGTCATCTCTACAATCCGACGACGGACGTCGACATCCATCTCATTACCCCTCTCAATCCAGAATCTCCGGAGTTCGAGCGTTACAAGAAGCGGTCCGAAGCCGCCAGCCATAGGCCTATCCCGGATACGCAAAGACCCGTCAACTTCTTCATCCATAAGAAGGATGACGACTTCGCGGCGGCCGAATCGGTCTATGACGTCCTCAACGACAAGTGGAAGAAGTACACGCCAATGGAGCGTGTGAACATCCGGGATTACTATAATATCTTCAAGAAGGTCGTTGCGAAGCTGGACGTAGAGAAGGCGGATCTTTACCGCGGCCTGGTCGACTACGTAGAACTGAAGTCAGCCCTGAAAGATGCTCCCCTTTCTGAGATCTCCCTCCTGGAGAACGAACTGGAACTGAAGCTGCGGGAGGTCAACGAGATCGTCGACGCGATGGTCGCACAATACAAGGCGCTCAAGTACAACAGGACGATGGCCTACATCCAGCAGATCAAGCAAGGAAACTTGAATAGGGCACGCGAGCTTTCTTCGAAAGGCGACGCGAACGTCGTCTACAAGCTCCTGGAGCGGTATTCCTACATGGAGCTTCTGAAGGCGCTCAAGAAGTTCAAGAAGGAGAGGGGCGAGCTCTCCCACGCGGACATCAAGGACATGTCCAAGGTCGTCTCGACGACGCTCCAGCAGTCCATCAAGGACAAGCTTGACGCCAAGCTCGAGGAACTATGAAACTTTCCCTCCTGGAAGGTCCCGGCAGGCTTTATCAAGCCCTGCTTCGTCTGCGCCCACAGATGATCCAGGCAGCGCAGAAGGCCTATGACGAATGGGATCCGTCTGATGATGGCGATCCCGATGTGGGATCCGGTGGAATATGCGACAAAGTCGCAGAGGAAATCTCAGGGATCATTGCCCAGGGCGTGCAAGACGTCGAACTCGACGATTATGGCTGGGAGGGTGATGACCACGCAGCCGTCGTCGCGTCTCTCGGAGCGGAGAAATATGTAGTGGACATCCCAGCGTCAACTTATGAGACGGGCGGCGGATATGCGTGGACGAAGAGGCCTGGCGTGAAATTCGACATTAACGATGTGGTCATCACTTCCATCTAGACTTTGCAGTCGCAGAGCGTCTGAAATTCCTTGTGAATGACGTCCCGGACCTGCTCCCACCTCGCCTGCCCCGTGCTCCTGGCGGCTACCAAAATCTGGCCTTCCCTATGGTGTGGATTCGTCTTGACGTGCGTTTCCACGAATTGCTTTGGTGGAACCAGGCTGGCCAAACCCACCGTTATCCTGCCCCTCTCGTGGAGCATCTCGTTGAAGGATTCGAAATCGACGCTTCCATCATCTAACCGCGGCATGGACGTCGTCCTGTGCGGCGCCTTGATCTTCTGAGGCACCTGTTTGGCGATCTCCTTCCTGACTATGTCGCGGGTAGACCTCACGAATCCGCGAACCCTCAACCAGTTAAGCGCAGACGACGTCCTCTGCGACAGGTTCTTCTTGACGCCGACGCCTTCCAAGAAGTCCCGACACTCCTCCCGGATGCGATTCGCCTCGGCAATAAACTTCCAGAGCTGAAAATTTACTGCCGAGTCCTTCCCTTCATAGGAGAAACAAGCCTCGTCGACATAGAATTTCTCCATGTCGAACACTTGCTTCATCTTGGTCATGATTGCATCCTGGACATGCTATTGTCGTTGAGGAAGTCTTGCGCGGTGAGGTCTTCCCAGCCGATGTAGAAGTCTCCAACTTTGAAATACGTGCGATCGGGTGGCTTCAGGATAGCCGTGGGTTTGGTGCTATCCCTTCCCTTCGGTACCGCAGTCATGTCTCTCTTATCGCTGACCCAGATATTCATGGCAAATGTATTTTATAGGGACCATTAGCTATGGGGGATGAACCATGGCTTTTTGCAGACAGGAAGGCAAGAAGTGCGACTGTCTGAGATGCGGGCAACCAATGATTTCCACATGGCCGGGCAATCGCCTCTGTGCAAGATGTAGGGATAAGAATAACAGCGATAGCAGCGACACAAGAGTCTACAAGATAAGTTTCTCGCATCCGCTCAAATCTGCTACTTCTTAGCCTTCTTACCCCAACGCCTGAACCTCCTCGCGGTCCCTGGATGCGCGATGAACGACATCTCGTCCCTTCTCTTCCTTCCCTTAAGCTTCTTTTTCTTTACCATGCTGCCCGGATAGCCGCTAATAGGCCTCCAGTGTCCGTCCTCATAAAGCGTGCTGAGTTTCATGGTCTATGAGTCTATGAATGAAAGATCCTTCGCGATAAAGCCGGAGGCTCCTTTGTGGCCCCCGCCACCATATTTCTTGGCGAGTTCAGCGACGTCGACCTTCGTAGAATAAAGGCTGACTCTCCACTGCTTATCCTTCGTGTGTGAATAGGATACCATGATGTCGTGCTTGGCCGGATCGAAGAAGCCCTCAAAGCTCTCGCTGCCGCGACCAGTATTCCCGAAGATGGCTTTCTTGCCGGCAAACGTCCCTTCATAGTAGGACTCATCGCCGTGCGACTTGCTCTGTTCCTTTTGATATCCCAGGATGACCTTGCCGGCCTGGATGAGCTTTTCTATGATCTCCGGTTTGCTAAACAGATTCTCCCAGAACAGGAGGTTGTCCGGGCTTACGTTTTGCCCCCGCAGGCCCATCGTTAGGGGTACGAGCTTCTCCTTCCAGAGCTTCTCATCAGACTTGTCCCAGACGTCGTACCTCCCGATATAGGTCACGGCAAGGGGAACCTCTTCCGAGCCGTTTAGGAATTCCCACGTCAGCTCGCAGCCAGCCGACCCGACACGCCTAAGTCCGCCAATATCCGGGTTTATGGCACTTATGGCCGACGTGTGATGGTCTATCCAGATGAGGTCGCTAATCCCGCTAAGCCTTTCCATTTCCGCTGGCTGCAGGCTGACGTCGACCATGAACACAGGCTCGCCAGGCTTGATGGATTCCCAGGGGAACTTGTCGCCATAATTGAAAGGGATTAGCTGAACGTCGGGATGGGCCATCTTGACAATAGCGCCAGAGCACTTCCCGTCGGAGTCGGCCTTATGGTAGAAGCACTTCATCTGATTTGGCACCCTCGTCAGGAGGCAACACAAATATATTTGGCTGAACAAAAATACTGTATTTCAGATACAATGCCCACAAATTACGATATGGCGCGGCATGTGCGCCAGGCCAAGAAACTCGAGGAACAGGTCCTTCGCTTCGTCCGTGCGCACGGCCTAGTCCCCCTTAAAGTTATCTCAGAACAACTTCACATCTCGGAACTTCACGCTTTTTCAATCATCTCCTCTTATCAAGACAAGGAAGCACATGCGAGGGAACACAAGCTATCAAGAGCACACAGGTCAGCACCTGCGGTACAGCCTGAGCTTGGCGAGCTCGCGACGGCCCGCGATGGGGCCCTCGCAGAGGCAGGGAGGCTACGGAAACTTCTCGCGAGCCGTGAGTCAGCCGAATCAGAACCAGATGGGGACTAGAATGATAGGAAACATCAAGAAGCTCGTTTCAGAGCGCGGCTTCGGCTTTATAGCGGGGAACGACGGACAGGACGTGTTCTTCCACTTCTCCGCCTGCAGGGCAATGAGTGGCACCCCAGACCCGAAGCTGTTCGAGAACTTGAAACCCGGCGATTCTGTGGAATACGAGCTGGACAGGAGCGGTCATCATACCGGACTCCGGGCTTCTCTCGTCTCCCTCAAAGCCTACAAGGCTGATGTGCCTAGATGTGCCATCTGCGACAGGGATACGGTCCAAGACCCCGTGAAGCCGATCTTGATGTCTAACAAGCTAGTCTGCCGTCCCTGCGCATATAGTATCGTGGCGCTTACGGCAGAAATGGTACCAGGCCCACAAGGTGCCCTAGCAAAAGCGCCCATAGGAAGTGTGTCGAAGGCGAGGTTCAGCGACGGGGAGGAAGCATAAGTCGCCGGTGCGCCCCGGACTTGAACGCAGAGATAGCCTGCTGGATGTCCTTAGGCAGGCTCCAGGAAGGAAGCTCTCCAAGCCCCGTCAAATTAGCTTCGTAGGTATCGCCGGTTGGAATTCCCAAAGAGAAGATCTGGCCTCCTCCGGTCGGAGCAAGCCAGACAATCTCTCCGATAGCCTGCTCGTCCCCCGCCGCCAGCGTTCTCACGTCATGTAGTCTCTCTCGCCCGATGATTACGACGGAATGGCCGGGCGCAAGCGGCTTGTTCATGGGCCTGCCAGCCGGCTTCAGAGTACTCGGATTCACAGGCGTGACGTTGAGCGGACGCGCGACCAGCGCGGTGGGGACGGTCTCATCCAGCGCCTCGGAAAGCCTAAGAAGCTTCATAGGATCCGGAGGCCCATCTGGCGCTTCCACTCGTTCAGGGAGACTTTGGGCTCGACGGACTCCGTAGGCGACCAGCCCGGCGATGCCTTCACTTTCCCTACGATTCCTTCACCAGGCTTGTATCCGATGGCCTTGAGTGCCTCTGTGAACTTCGTCTTAATGCCCTTCTTTGCAGACTTAATCGTGCTCTCATCGACACCCAGCTCCTTGGCGATTTCGATCTCTCGCATGGGCTTCGGCTCTGATGGGCGCCCGACAGCTCGCCTATGAACGTCAGGATTATGCCACATCCCCGAAGTCTCACCAGGAACCTGCCAGGACATAAGCGCGCCATCGGGAAGCTTCGCAATGTCATCCTTAGGAATGCGTACTTCCTCACCGCCCATGGTCCTCATGATGAGGATCTGCGTGTTACCTTTCGTTTCGACGCCAGCCTTTCTGCCCAGAATAACCCTTCCGTCCTGCAAGATGACCCTGAGCAGGGACGGAGCGCCACCTGAAACTGGAAGTTTGTTTATCTCCTTTATATCACTCTTGGCGACCGTCCTCTCCGAATCATCTGCCATCGAAAGGACGACTTTGTGACCACTATTACGGATGAATATCCCTTTCTCTCCATCTTGCAAGGTGACCAAAACCTGAGGCGCGGTGCCGCTAGGGAGATCCGGATTTATCTTATCTATGTCGCTCTTGGAGATCGTCTTCTCTTTTCCATCCGCCATTCTGAGGGTCACCGTCGGCCTTGTAGCAGTGCCGCCAGTACGGATATGCCTTCCTTCTAAAGTCTCCCCTTCGACGTTCGCGGACTTAGCTTTCAGGATCACCTTATCAAGAGGCGTCCAGCGCTCGCCGGAATCCATTCCGATGCCCAGCAACCTGACAGCAATGTCCCTTTCCAGATTGGACAGCTTGGACTTCTCGAAGACTGCCCAGACCTGGTCCCAGAGGCCCTGTTTGATAATCTCGTCGACGCCGGTCCCGGCCAGGAGGTCGAGCAGAGGGTTCTTCTCTTCGCCTGCGGCACCCTGCACCGGCTGATCGTAAGAAATACCTTCCTTCTTCTGGATTTCCCGCTCCTTCTTGGCTCTCTTAGTCAGATATTTATTCATGTGCGTCGCTGCGTGGACGGAGAACGGGGCTCCGCCGACGTCAGTTCTTATGGCATCCAGCAGTGCAAGCCCCGCAACCTGGACAGCGTCGTCGAACGTGAGACCCTTGTCCCATTTCCCCTTATACTTCGTAAACCAGGCAGCCTTGTTGAGGATCGAGTTCCACATGGCATATAGGATTTCTTTTTCCGTCCAGCCATGTTCCAGGGGCAACGTGATCTTAGAAAGCGTTTCCCGATACTTCCCCGTCAAATGGTCCAGGGCCTTCTTCCCCTCAACCGAGAAGACCTTACTCTTGGGAATCTTGATGTCGCCCTTGTTCGTTTCGACGATATAATTATCGCCCTCAGCAGTGACCTTTCCAAAGATCTGCTTTCCATTCTTCAGCGTGATGACCTTCTCCGTAGAGGAAACTCCACCCATCTCCCGTACGGATTCGTCCTTGTACTCTTTCGCCTTCTCTCTGCTGACTTCTATGCCTCTCATGAAACCGGGCCTAGCGCGCCAGGCCTTCGGCATGTCAGGCTTCTTGAAATCCACCCAGTCAGGGTAATTAAATGTTTCTACAGTCTTTTTGAGGGCCTTCGGATCGTCCGGATCCAGGCGGTCGGCGAGGGGCCTCTTTGCCGCGGCGGCGATAAGGGCTTCAGGGCCCGCAAGGCCGGCCTCGGGGGGATCCGCAGCCTCGGACATGACCGTCAGGATGAGATCCAGGTCTTTCTGGAAGCGGTTCATGGCGACCTCATAAGACCTGCTGCGGCAGGACATGAATATCTTTGTACGCATCCCAGTTAGCGCTCCCATCCTTCCTGAAGAATAACATCTCTGCGGCATGCGGCTCACAGGCAGCCTCAAAGCTGGCCATCTCTTCTTTCTCCATGGGAGGCATGTCCCCGATGGAGATATTCCTCTCTAGCTGCTCGACATTCGAGACGCCAGTGATAATAGTGGAAACGGGAAGACCCATGACCCATCTAAGGCAGTCCTCCGCGGTCAGCGGAGCCGCAAACATGGCTCCGCGGCTAAAGGTCTTCATGGCGACGATGCCGACTCCCATCTTGACGCAGAGAGGTAAGAGCGTCTCCTGGAACGAGTTTATGTGCTTATCAGCCGCGTTCAGGGCCATCAGGACCTGGTCGAACGGATACCGCTTAAGTGCCTCTTCCAGGACGGCAGGGTCTGAATGGCCCGTAATGCCGGCGAACCTTATGATGCCGGACTTCTTTGCCCTGTCCACGGCCTCGATGGCGCCACCAGGGCCGAAAATCTCGTCCAACTCTGAGAACTCATCCAGGTGATGGAGTTGCCAGCAATCCAGCCTGTCCGTCTGAAGTCGCCTCAAGGAATCCGTCAGCTGGACGAATGCGTCTCTTGCCGTCCGCTTATCCGTCTTCGTGGCCAGGTAGAATTCATCCCTGCGCCCATCTGCGATGACCTCACCGATCCTCATCTCAGAGTCATCGTATGTGGGGGCTGTATCGACGTAGTTTACCCCAAGGTCCAGGGCTCGATGAATGAGCTTCCGAGCTTCCGCATGCTCCTCGGGGCTCGAGCCTTTTAATAGGGATTCACCACCCAAGGAGATGATTTTAGGCTTGTAGCCCGTCTTCCCGAGCTGCCTTTCCTGCATATCCTACTTTTGACATTGCCAATGTTAGCCGCTAACGTTGTATGTTAGTCAGATGTTAGCGGGATGTGGAAGGAATGTTAAATAATTGACAGGAATATTCTAGATGTATTTTAATTGGGGTGGAAATGGGATTCGTGGCCTGGGAGGGCCAAGTTCCGTGGAATTTGCTGGGGGCCTTATGACTACGCGTACGAAATCTGTTCCGCACAGGGGCGTACGTCGCAGGATGCTTCAGCTACTGGAGCGGCATCCTGAATTCTGGCGTGATGCGCGTATCGTGGAACAGGAGGTGAACATCGGGCTTCCCGAAGGTGTCTGGGCATTCATCAACACCTTCGCGCGTAAGAACAACCAGAAGCCAGGGGAAGCCATCGCCTTTTTCGCCCAGGAATATCTGGGAATCGTGCTGTCGGTTGCTCAAAAGACAGCTTTAGTAAGAGATTCTTGATCCTGGAGGCCAGATGCGCAACGTCTTCGAGATTGCCGGAGGCAGCATTGCTGGCCGGGATCATAGGCATTCGCTGATGAACACCCAGGACGCCTTCTGCTTCGACAGCGATGAAAATACCCTCGTCGCCGTCGTCTGCGATGGTTGTGGAAGTGAGAAGCACAGCGAGGTGGGTGCCCAAATCGGCTGTCGTCTGGTGGCTAACAGTCTTCTTAGCGCCTGCAAGACGAACTCGATAGTACAGACACACTATTGCCTTGACGGAGTCGCACGCGATCTCACAGCCTGGATTGGACGCATAGCTGACCTTATGGTCAGGGATCCGGCATTGAAGTCAACCATCATTTGCGAATACTTCCTATTCACCGTAGTCGCTGCGATCATGACAAGGGACTACACTTGCATCGCAATAGCGGGCGACGGCGTGTCCATCATAAACGGCGAAGTATCTCACAAGACGGCAAAGGACAACAAGCCAGACTATCTGTCCTACGGGATTCTCAATCCCTCGAGGATGCCAAGCCTAATGTCCGTACGGTGGAGGCCGACCTGCGAGGTCAATTCGCTCGTCATCGGCAGCGATGGCCTTGCCGACCTTATCGCCGCTGCCGATAAGAACATCCCAGGCAAGGACGAGAAGGTCGGTCCCATCAGCCAATTCTGGGAGCGGGACCTCTTCTTCAGGAATCCCTTTGCGATCCAGCATCGCCTGAATCTCATCAATCGAAGCGCCTCGCATATCGATTGGGCGAAGCAGATAACGTCCCAGGAACACGGTCCGATGACCGATGACACGACGCTCGTTTCCATTCGCAGGAAGACTCATGCATAAGACAATGGGACCAGATGATTGCGGATGCCGAAAGTATTCGACGTGTCGGCGTAAGCGTAAGTGCTGGATCTGTCGGACTGGATGGACAAGGTCGAAGGGCTGTGATCCTATAGGAAAGAAGCGCAGATAATGGAAGTCTTCATCGGCGGAAACAAGACCAGGCTAACGCCTTCCATGTCAATCGGGAAGGGCGGTGAGGCCGATATCTACCGGGTCGGCGACCTGGCTGTCAAGATATTCAAGGCGCCGAACCATCCGGACTTCAACGGCAACTCTCTTGACATGGAGAACGCGAGGCTTAGGATCGAGGAGCATCAGAAGAAGCTCCGCGAATTCCCGACGAACCTCCCGGGCCAGGTCGTGAGGCCCATCGACCTCGTGATGGACCGCACGGAGAAGACGGTCCTCGGCTACACGATGCGCATGCTGGATAATGCGGAAGTGCTCCTCCGCTATTCGGAGCGCTCGTTCCGGCAGCCGCTCGTGAATAACGGAGTCGTTGCTGCGATATTCCAGGACGTCTACAACGCCGTGCGCGGCATCCACGCTGCCCAGGTCGTATTGGGAGACTTCAACGATCTCAACGTCATGGTGGCGGACTCGAAGATCCACATCATCGACGCCGACAGTTTCCAGTTCGGGCAGTTCTTCTGCAAGGTCTATACGGAACGGTTCGTGGACCCACTGAACTGCAATCCGCACGAGAAGCGGCCCATCCTCGTGAGGCCGCACGGTCCTCAATCCGACTGGTACGCCTTCAACGTCATGCTCTTCCGTTCCTTATTGTTATGCGATCCGTACGGGGGCGTCTACAGGCCTCAGGGGAAGGCCCCGACGATCACCCATACGGAGCGGCCCCTTCACAGGATTACCGTGTTCAATAAGGATGTCAAGTACCCGAAGCCGTCGATCCCGTTCAGCCTCCTGTCCGACGAGATCCTTCAGCATTTCCACAGGGTCTTCGAAAAGGATGAGCGCATCGAATTCCCTGTCGAGCTGCTGCACAACTTCCGCTGGACGAAGTGCCTTGACTGCGGGACGGAGCACGGCCGCGAGACCTGCCCGGTCTGCAAGAGGGCCGCGCCAGCCGCAATCAAGGCAGTTACCATCGTGAAGGGGACCGTCTCGTCGACCAGGATCTTCGCCACGCAGGGCGAGATCGTCTTCGCGGCGTCTCAGCATGACAAGCTCCTTTGGATCTATAAGGAAGGCCAGGATTTTTACCGCGAGACGGGCATCAAGATCCTGGATGGCGGTGACCGCTTCCGCTTCAGGATTCAAGGCAGCACCACCTTTGCCGGTCGCGGAAACCAGGTATCCTCCGTCGGCGAGACGCTCCGCGTGGACACGTTCAAAGGCATCCCGCTCTTCGACGTCAACGAGCGGGCAAAATACTGGATCTACGGCGGCACGCTCTACCGCGACGGACAGCTCGGACAGGAGAGGATCGGAGACGTCCTCGCCTCCCAGACTCTCTTCTGGGTCGGGCCGAAGTTCGGATTCGGCTTCTACAGGGCAGGTGAGCTCAATATCGCCTTCGTCTTCAACGCGGACAAGAGGGGCATCAACGACACCGTGTCGATCCCGCCCATGAGGGGCCACTTGATCGACGCCACCTGCTATTTCACGGACAAGTTATGCTGGTTCCTGACTTCCCTGCGATACAACGGGAAGGACGTCAACCGCTGCACTGTCATCGACTCCGGCGGGAAGACGGTAGCGACGCAGGAGGCGGATGCCGGAGACGGGTCCTGGCTGTCCACCATCCGCGGGAAGTGCGCCGTCGGCGGATTCCTGCTGTCCGTCACGGACGAAGGGATCGTGCGCGTCGAGCCGGATAAGGCCACAATAGCCAAGACTGCGGAATTCCCGGACACCGAGCAGTTCGTAGATTCAGGCTGTCATCTCTTCCCGGCGAAAGGAGGACTCTATGTCGTAGATCGTCAGGAAATCCGTCTTCTCAAAATCAGTTAACCCCAGGAGGAGAAGCCCATGACCAAGATCGCGAAGCTGCCGACGCCGGCCTTCTTCAAGCCGGCAAACGCCGAGAAATGGGACTACAGCCCGGACGTCAGCGTCGTATCCCAGGCCGCGCAGGACTGGGCCAAGAAGCACGACGTCAAGCCCTCCGGCCACGACAAGGCCAAGATCCACCTGCTCTTGATCGACGAGCAGCGCGACTTCTGCTTCCCGAAGGGGACCCTGTACGTCGGCGGGCGCAGCGGGAAGGGCGCGATAGAGGACTCCGTGCGCATCTGCGAGTTCATCTACCAGAACCTCGGTATCGTCACCGAGATCACCTGCACGATGGACACGCACTTCCCCTACCAGATCTTCTTCCCGTCGTTCTGGCAGACCAAGGACGGCAAGGGGGCCACGCCGCACACGATCATCAAGTCCGAGATGATCAAGTCGGGCGAATTCCGGCCGACGCCGGCTGCCGCAGCCCTGACGTGCAACGGCGCATACACGTGGCTCCTCTCCTATGTCCAGCACTACTGCGAGGGGCTGGAGAAGTCCGGGAAGTACAACCTCTACCTCTGGCCGTACCACTGCATGCTGGGCGAGGTCGGGCATGCCCTGGTCGGCACGATCAGCGAGGCGCGGCTGTTCCATGCCTTCGCGCGCCAGAGCGCAGACCTGGTCGAGGTGAAGGGTGGGAACCTGCTGACCGAGAACTACTCGGTCCTCAGCCCCGAGATCCTCGTCGCCCACGAGGGAACGCCGATCGCCCAGCGCAACACGCGGTTCATCAAGACGCTGCTGGAAGCGGATGCCATCGTGATCGCCGGCCAGGCCGCAAGCCACTGCGTCAAGTCCTCGATCGAGGACCTGCTGACCTCGATCCAGACGCAGGACCCGAAGCTCACGAAGAAGGTGTACATCCTCAGGGACTGCATGAGCGCGGTCGCGGTCCCGGACGGCAAGGGCGGGTTCATCGCCGACTTCACCCAGCAGGCGGTGGACGCGCTCGCGAAGTTCCAGAACGCCGGGATGCACGTCGTCGAGTCGACGACGCCGATCGAGGACTGGGACGGCATCTGCCTGTAAGGACAAGATCATGCGACGTGGACGCGCCGGTAAGGAGTTGGCCGGTAAGGAGTTGTTCAGGGCGGTTCAGGCGGCGCAAGGCAACGGCCACATTTCCGATTCCGTGGAAGATATGTCCGATAAGGAGGCCAAAAGGGTGGCGCAGATTGCCTTGGGATGGACTACCGAAACTGCCCGGATACTCCGGGAATTTCTAAAGCAACAGTCTAGCTGAAAATGTCTTGGCGACCCTTTGTGGAGGCGACTATGAGCAAGACGGCTAACGCGAACGAACTCATCAAGGCCGCGCAGCAGGGCGGCGACCTGTCGATGGCCTCGGTGAACGTGCTCCTGAACAACGTGGATATCGGCGCTCAGATCCAGGCCGGCCTCGGCGTATCGGCGGAGGACGTCCAAGCGAGTGAGGTGGTCATCGTCACCATGATGCCGGACGATTCCGGCTCCATCCGCTTCGCCGGGAATGCCCAGACCGTGCGGGACGGGCACAACGCAGTCATCGACGCCCTCAAGAAGTCCAAGCAGAAGGACTCCATCCTCTGCCACACGCGGTACTTGAACGGCAACGTCCTCTACCCGTACCGCAAGGTCGAGGAAGCCGTCCTCATGGACGACACCAACTACGACCCAAACAGGGGGACGCCTCTTTACGACCAGGCCATCGTCCTCCTCGGAACAGTGCTCGCCAAGAGCAAGGAATTCGAGGACGCGGGAATTCCTTGCCGCTCCGTCACCCTCATCATCACGGACGGCGCAGACGAGAGCTCGAAGAGGCCCGCGAACGACGTCAAGGTCCTGGTGGATGACATGCTCAAGTCCGAGCGGCACATCATCGCGGCCATGGGCATCGATGATCAGGGGCGGACGAACTTCACGGAAGTCTTCAAGGAGATGGGCATCAAGGACGAGTGGATCCTGACGCCGAAGAACAGCCAGAGCGAGATCCGGAAGGCCTTCGTGGTCTTCTCACAGTCCGCGGTGAGCGCCAGCCAGAGCGCCGCCTCCTTCTCGAAGACTGCGCTTGGCGGGTTCGGGGCGACGCCGCCCCGGCATGTGATCGATCCGTAGAGTGCGGCGTGCTAGCCTCGTCCGAAAATAACGGAGAGGCTATGCATGTTTACGGCAGAGGAGATACTGCTTTTTATCTCCGAGCAGCGCGAGGAACTGCTCCAGCACTGCCGTTATCTCTGGGACATCTACCGGTCGCATTGTACGGAGCACGAAGCTGCGGTGGATTGGGTACACCGGTACGCGCACGAATATAGAGAGATAGGAACGCTACTCCTGGAGCTGATCGACGAAAATCCGGAAAAGAAGAAACTCTTCCGCGACGGCATGCGCGAGATCATGAAACATAAGTTTCTTGAGAGCGAGAAAGTCAACCACGACATCGGACTCACGGCGGCTGGAAATGACTGGCTCGCTCATCACGCATGCCAGTGGCTCTTGGAAGCCTGTCAAAAGTATCTAAAATAAGGAAGAAGGGACCTCCTCAGGGCTCTGCCGCAGGAAGTCCCAATTCCACGATCCTTTGCCGCAGGGTCCGTAAGGACCGCCGGCGAAGAACGCCGGGTAATCCTGGCGACGGCTCCGTTGGGTTTGGGAAGCCTTCTAACGCCCGGCATGGCTTTCGCACCCAGTGGATCGTCGGACGCCAAAAGGAAGTGGAGGCTGTATGTCTAAGCCTATCGTGTCCGTGTCTACACGCCTGGAGTTCGACAAGGTCCAGTTCGACGACCCCGGCAAGAATCACGTCCTGATCTCGCTCGAAGGCGGCAAGATCGACAAGCCCAAGGACCGCAAGCCCCTCCGCATCGGCGCTGCTCTCGACTGCTCCGGAAGCATGAGGGACGGCGGGAAGATCGAGAACGCCAAAATGTCGCTCAAGATCTTCATCGACAACCTCACCCCGGATGACGTCTTCGGCCTGTCCGGCTTCTCGGATGGCATCTTCTCCGTCTTCGAGCCGATGTTCATGACGCCGGAGAACAAGGCGAAGGCCAAGGACGAGGTCGACAAGCTCCGCACGATCAACATGACCAACCTTTCCGGCGCGACGCTCGAGGCCTACAACCTGGTCAAGGGCAAGCTCCCCAAACCGGAGCCGAAGGCGGCCAAGAAGGCGGAGTTCGGCAAGATCGGCGGCGTCAAGATCATCGACAGCGGCGAGGACACCACGGAATTCCTCACGCGCGGCTTCCTCTTCACAGATGGCCTACCCACAGCCGGGGAGATGGACAAAAGCAAGCTCATCGAGCTGGCTGGGAAGAGGTCTAACGGCGCGAGCCTGTCCTGCTTCGGGTATGGCTCTGACCACGACGCGGAGCTGATGGCGTCGATGGCCCAGAAGGGCGGCGGCAACTTCTACTACATCAAGAACGTCGACGAGTGCCCCGCCTTCTTCGGGCGGGAATTCGGCGGTCTGATCTCCTGCATCGCCCAGGGCATCAAAGTGAAGCTCACAGCAGCTGCCGGGGTCAAATTCGTCAAGGTCCTTAACGACTTTGACGTGATCTCCAACGACGAGCAGACGGAGTGCACCATCTCCGTAGACGACATCTACGCCGAGGAGACGCGGAAGCTCCTGGTCCTGGTCGAGCTCCCCGAAAAGAGCAAGGCCGTCGCCGCCAGAAGCTCCAAGCTCTGCGACGTGGAAGTCATCTACACCGACCTCAAGACGAATGAAGACGTGAAGCTCGAGGAGTCCGTCAAGATCGACTACGTCAAGAAGGATGAGGCCCAGGCCGACGGCGACAAGCTGGTCCTGGAGCAGATCCTCCGCTTCAAGGCTGCGGATGCCCAGATCGAGGCCAAGAAGCTGGCCGACAAGGGCCAGTTCCAGGAGGCCCAGAATCTGATGAGCAGTATCGTGGCGAGTTTCATGAGCGTCGGGACGGAGGAAGCTGGCCTCATGGCCTCTGACCTTCAGAAGAACGTCATGCCAAGCCTCAATGAAGTGGCTTACGATGCCAACTACCTCGTGTCCAACACTAGGGGCTACACTGGCGGGCGCGGCACGACGATCGGAACCGCCGGCGCGTTTGATAAGGGCGCGAGGAATCTGTCGGCGAAGAGTTTCCAGGCCCAGGCCGACCTGGGCAAGTTCAGCGACCCGATCGTTCCACCGAACGTCTACACTCTTCCCACCGATCCAGTCCTCAGCTCCGATCCGGTCCCCACCAGCCCCCCGGACGGCTCCGTGTTTGCTCTCAGCCCTCTGAAGGTTGTTCCTATTCAGAGCGTCCCGAAGGACGAGACGCTCGCCAAGAAGCGCAGTAAGATGTGATCGTTTTGGCGGTGGGCGGCCTTTGCCGCCCACCGCCATGTATTTAAACCTACGTCCATTCAAGGAGAACGTCATGGGCGAGTTGATCGGGACGACGATGGCCAAGTTGTGCGACGTCGCCGAGGGCAAGAGGGGCGAGATGGCCGTCCTGGATAGGGAAGGCGACCTCAAGACCGTCTGGGATTCCGACAAGCCCGAGGAAGTCGAAGCCGCGAAGAAGACCTTCGACGGGCTCAAGGAGAAGGGCTACGTCGCCTACAAAGTGAAGAAGGACGGCACCAAGGGCGAGGTCATCACGAAGTTCGACCCGGACGCCGAAAAGGTGATCCTTGCTCCCATGATGGCGGGCGGGTAGAACCAAACCAAGAACCTATGGCCAGGGGAGATCCCATGGTAGACTATGGGACGACAGACAGCACCAACGTCATATGGCGCACGTGGACAGTAGATTCATCGTCGTCCACGGTGATTTCCATGAATGATATCTGGCCCGCATGGGCAGGCGGGACTGGAACAAATGGAACTGCCGCTGGTATCACCGCTGGCGGTGGGATGGGGAACGGGGCAGACGGAACCTGGTACGCATGGACCGGGACCGGCTCAGGTACCGGCGACGTCATCTGGAGCACCTGGACTACCTTTGGTGGAGCCTGTAGTGGGGTCTGTCGCCCGGCGGAAACCGAGGAACAGCGGCTTGCCCGCCTCGAGCAGGAGAGGGTGTGGCAGGCGCAGTCCATCCTCCAGCAGGCGGAATACCAGAAAAAGGAAGAGGAACGCCGCAAGAAGGAAGAGGCTGCCGACAAGCGCGCAGAAGTCCTCTTCACAGAGATCGTCGGCGAGGAGCAGTTCAAGCTCTTCAAGAAGCGCGGCTACCACGAGGTCGTCAGCCCGGCTGGAAACCGTTATCGCCTGCGGCCCAGGACGATCGTCGATCAGATGGAAGGCAACTTTGGTGAGAAGGTCTTCCAAAGGATGTGCATCCATCACACGTACCAGAATCCTCTACCGCCGATGGATACGCTCATCCATCAAATGCTGATGATCCAGTGCGGACAGGAGGACGAATTCCAGAAGACGGCCAACAAGCACCGCGTTGCGGCCTAGGAGACGGACAATGGATAGTTCGTCCTTTGGGAATGTGATATCTGCGGCGATTATTGGAGCAATCGTGATCGCATTCGTCCTTGGAGCAGCTCTAGTTGGAATCGCGTGGCTTATTTTCGGCTAACAGGAGGAGGCGAAGATGTTCTGGGAATTCGGGCCATACGGGCTGATTCGCCCGATCTCCGACGCGAATCTAGTGCGGCTGCTGATCTGCCTTCTCTAGGTGGACTATGCCACGTCGCTGTGAGCTGTGCGACATGGGACGGGCGATGAAGTTCAAGACACCTCGTTGCAAGCGCCGTGCGACTTGCAAGGTGGTAGCACAACCTCACATTCCTGAGCTCGGAAGAAGAACTTTGTGGATCTGCGCCTATCACAAGAAGCTGGAAGAGAAGGCGAGAGGAATGTCAGGCGTATCTCATAATTGTGCAAATACTTGACAAACAGGCCGTGAATTGTTTTAATGTGCGAGTCGCCGGTCAAAAGTAGATACAGATTACGATTTGGGTGCTGACAACGAGCTGTCCGTGGTTCCGGAGCCTAAGGGGTCAGCACCCGATTAGCGCCGCGTGCAAGGACAGCTCTTTCTAGAAGGTTGCACGCGGCCATTTTCTTCGCAGGGGTAAGTCAAGGAAGCGAGCCTACTGTGACGACCAGATCAACAAAATGGTGTCTAGAGACAACCAGGATAGCCCGGTTGCATTCGTATATTATGCAACCGTGCCAGCGTTCGCCCCGAGCAGTCGAAGGTACGTCCGCCGCGCTGAGTTTTGACAATAAGGGGCCATGATCGCGGGGACCATAGAAGCAACACTAGGCCCCGCGAGAAGGTTTCGCGGGGCCTAGTGTTATTTGGGGCCGTGGATGTCCGCCCTGTCCATATGGGCATGCGGCCAACCTGATCTCTGACAACCCGGGACGAGTAAGCAGCTAATCTGGGCGGGGGCCACCGTTTGGCCCCCGCCCTGCGAAAGCAGTTATGCGGGTATGGCGTAATGGTAGCGCGCGACTCTTCCAAGGTTGAAGCGCGGGTTCGATTCCCGCTACCCGCACCAGAAACATTCGTTGCACCTTTCGTCTAGCAGGAGGACGCGACCTTCCCAAGGTCGAGGTGCGGGTGCGACTCCCGCAAGGTGCTCGGGCTCGTAAGATAACAGCAGTCGGCTGGTTTCCAAGTCCAGCAGCGGAGGAGCATAACCTCCCGAGCCCGCCATTTTCGGCGCCATGGTGTAGCGGATCTGCACACGTGCTTGTCACGCACGGGGTACGGGGTCAGCACCCGTTGGCGCCGCCACCGCCCTGTGGTCTACCGGCATGACGCCTCTCTCTGAAAGAGGAAGAGGAGGTCCGATTCCTCCCGGGGCGGCCATTTTCCTTTGAGGTGCACCATGACGGAATTCGGCTTTTCAGACCTGCAGACGTCGCCGCAGAGATTCGAGTGTTGCATCTGCGGCGGCGAGAAGCTTTGGCTGGACAAGAAAGGCTGCATCTGTACGATATGCGGAGAGAGGCATCCAGTCTGCCCTAAATGTTGGGGCATATCGGTTGACTCTCAAAAGCTGGTAGTCCAAAAGGGCCGGACGGTCTGGATCGTCTGCCCCATCCAATTTGCCACGAAGGAGCCCCGCAAAAGGCACTGTTCATTCAGTGCCTCTTCAGGGGCTTCCTAAGGGTGATACAGCTGCCGAAACCCAGGAGGTAGTAGGTTCGACTCCTACCGAGCCCACAAGGTGCCCTGACAAGGACACCTTGTGGGCTTGTAGCTCAACGGTAGAGCGCCTGGTCAAAGCAGTATGTCCAATAACCACCGCCACAAAGGGGCCTCCCAGAAGGCACTGATTCTTCTCAGTGCCTCCTGAGAGGAGTCCCCCGAGGGTGATACAGCCTATAGCGTAATTAGCGCGCCGGCCATGACAGCCGGAGGTCCAGGTGCGGGTGCGGTAAGCGCTCAAGTCCTGGTAGGATATGTCCATCAATAGCCACCAAAGGGTGCCGCCACTGGGTGCCGTCTGTACGACGTCCAGTGGCGCCCCCCGGAGGTGATACAGCCGATTCCCATACGGGGGATTCTCCGCGCCGGCACTTTGTGGGAGTCGGTATGTCCAATAACAAGAGCGGGGAGGTGCCCGTAGGGGCATATCGGCCTCATAAGCCGACCGCGGCGTGTGCAACTCACGCCCCCGCCACCATACCACCAACCCGTAGCATTTAGCGCGAAATGCTATGGAAGAAATATGGACGAGACGTGAGCGTAAGGAATTATGAGCTGCGGCGCGGTGGTGATACAGCTCGTCGGAAATCGGGCTTTCCGGCGAGCATGTCCAACAACGACCTGGGCAAAGCCCAGCAGAAATAACGGGCGGCAAGCTAACCCAGAGGAAGCGCCTGCCTGAAGAGCAGGAGGGCCCGGTGCGACACCGGGGCCGCCCACCAATCTTCACCCCTTGCTCCCATTGGGAGCGGAAAGGAGGACCGTGGGGTTCCAACGCGGTGACTCTACGGACCCCAGCCTGTAGAGATACAGACTGGGGAACTGGGGCCGTAGCTCATTTGGAAGAGCGGCTGAATGGCATTCAGCAGGTGGAGGGTTCAAATCCCTTCGGCTCCACCACGGGGACGTGGTGACAATGGTAACATGGCTGGTCCGCAACCAGCAGATCCGGGTTCGACCCCCGGCGTCTCCACCAGAAAATCAAGGGCCCGTAGCTCAGTTGGGAGAGCGCCTGCTTTGCAAGCAGGAGGTTCGCCGGTTCGAGGCCGGTCGGGTCCACCAAATATCCATGGGTTGAGCAGTGTAGTGAGCTCAGTGGACTGTAAATCCACCGCCTCCGGCTTTGTGGGTGCGATTCCCACCCCATGGACCATTCCCTCGTGGTGTAATAGCAGCACATGAGACTTTGGATCTCAGTGTGAAGGTGCAACTCCTTCCGAGGGAGCCAACTTCTTTCCGAAAGGAACTATATGCCGGAAGTCATCGTCTTAAGCTGGAATAACATACCGTATTTGAATCTCCGGATCAAAAATAACGTTATCCATATCCGGAGGTTCAAATGGCTGAATGGAAAGCATTTAGGTCAAGAAATAAGCGCATTAGGCAACTCAGACAAAATGGGTATGGCCTAAGAGAAATCTCATCTATTCTCAATTGCCCAAAGTCAACCGTAAAGTATTACGCAGATAGAATCTCTGTCTCATCAGATAAATCACGCGCATTAAAGCGCATAAAAGAGAATGCGGAAAATGGTCGCCTGGCCGGCGAGCTGAAATGGAAACGCAGAAAAGAAGAAATAACGAAGGAATCGAAAAAGGACTGGGCTACTCTCAAAAATGACCCGCGATTCATGGCTTTTCTCGGAATATATTGGGGTGAAGGATTTAAAACTGGGCATATAGGGATAGTAAACAACGATCCGTCAATGATCCTGGCTGGATTATTGGCTTTCAAGCGACTCAATCCGGAAAGCCATGTTGTTGCAACAATTTTCTGCTACCCAGATCACCAAAAAACGGAGTGTGCCAATTTCTGGATGAACCTTCTAAAAGGCGCGGAAATAAGAATAAGAAACGTTAGCGACAAAAGATCTGGCAAAAAGCCGCACAAATCTCCGCATGGACTATGTCGCCTGGAATACAGTGATTGGCGCACGTTTACGAAAATCATGACTTGGTTGGAATGCTGGAAACAGGATTTAAAAGCGGGTGTCGTATAGTGGAAGTACGCGGCTTTGCCAAGGCCGAAGCGCCGGTTCAATTCCGGCTACCCGCACCACCGCCCTTACCTCAATAGAAGAGGACCCGCTTGATAAGCGGGCTACGGTGGAGCGTAACCACCAGGGCGGACTAGCATTTAATGTGGGCGTCGTCCAATGGCAGGACGGCAGACTGTGGATCTGCTAATCTGGGTTCGAGTCCCAGCGCTCACCTAACGGGGTGTAGCTCAGCCTGGTTTAGAGCGCTTCCTTCGGGAGGAAGAGGCCGCGAGTCCGAATCTCGCCACCCCGACCAACATTTCACGGGGCGTAGGGGAGCATGGTTGTCCCCGCCAGACTGGGGGTCTGGAGATCGCTGGTTCAAATCCAGCCGTCCCGAGCCCGCGTAGTTTAACAGCAGAATGCATGCTCGACACGCATGCGACGCAGGTGCGACCCCTGCCGTGGGCACCATGCCGGCGTAGCACAGCAGCCTATGCACCGCATTGGTAATGCGGAGATGCGGGGGCAGCACCCGCCGCCGGCTCCACAATCATTGCCTTTCTCATATACCTTCTACTTTAATGAAGTGGAAGGAGGAGAGCCATGAACATCCCGATCTCGGAATTCGTGGGCGGATTCAGATTCCTGTCGAACTTTTACCCAGTCTCTATCGTGCTTGAAGGAAACGTCTATCTTTCCGTAGAGCACGCATTCCAGGCGGCCAAGACGGCGGACCCATTAGAGCAGCAGAAGATCCGCGAGATGCCCACTCCAGGCAAGGCGAAGCGCGCGGGGCGTCAAGTGACCCTCAGACCCAACTGGGAACAGATCAAATTGCGAGTCATGCTAGCCCTCATCAGACAGAAATTCGGGCATCCCGAGCTCCGTGATAAGCTTCTGGCAACCGGAAATAAAATACTCGTAGAAGGCAACACATGGGGAGATACGTTCTGGGGCGTTTGCAGGGGTAAGGGCGAAAATCACCTAGGTAAGATCCTCATGAAGGTCAGGTCAGAGCTCGCCGCCCTCGTTCAACGGTAGGACCTCCGGCCTGTATCCGGACGATCTCGGTTCGAATCCGGGGGGCGGCCCCATTTTCAAGGGTGGGTTATGAACCAACCGCCTGCTTATCTTCTTGGCATCGGCACAGTCCGCCACAGGGCCAGCCGTCACTACCACAGGAACCCGCACACGTTCCCGGAGATCAGAGCTCTGGCGGACGGCGGGAACCGCGGGAAGCGGTCCAAGAAGTACCTGCCCGATTCCTATGATGACCTGCGCATCAGCAGCAGGGAAGATCGCTCCTGGAAGAACTTCCGCAAGACGCAATACAAGCCAAAGATGGCCAGCTAGCCGGCCTAGCATAATAGTAGTGCGGCGGTCTCATAAGCCGCTAGTCCGGGTGCGATTCCCGGGGCCGGCACCATGGCGAGTTTGGGCATTGGCAAGCCCACCCCGTTTGAAGCGGGAAGCCCGTAAGGGTTTGCGCGTTCAACTCGCGCACTCGCCGCCAAACATTAACGCCCCCGTGGTGTAACAGACGCACGTCACTCTGCGGAAGTGGAAGTCGAGGTGCAATTCCTCGCGGGGGTACCATTGGAGAGCTTTGGCATTGGCAAGCCCACCCCGTTCGAAGCGGGAAGCCGTCACAGGCTTACAGGTTCAACTCCTGTGCTCTCCGCCAAAATCAGGATGCGGGCTTCGCTTTGGGCTCTGCAGCCGCTAATAGATCGACCGGGTACATCTCTACCATGAGCGTCAGAATTCCGTTTTCCCTATAATCTAGTTTCGGGATCTGGACGCTTGCGACACGATTCGGGTCGATTCCAGGCCCTTCGATCTGCCAACGGTGAAGGCGGGCCAATTCCCCTGGCTTTAGCGGCTCGCCTTTAGCGCCAAAAAAGGTGATTTTGACATCCCCTATCTCGATCTTCTGGATCTGGGCCATGACCTGCACGACCTCCATGCCTTCATCCCGGGCCTTAGCGAATCCGGGATTCGATCGCACGATTTCTTGATCCATTTGCTTTCTACAACTTGCGGAACTCGATAAATCCGAAGGTGTAACTGAGCTCGCACGGCGAGATGTTGCTCGGGTTTATGACGGGAATGCCCAAGGTCCAGTCAACCGGGCTGGCAAGCTTGAGGCCATACTGATCAGCGACCCAGATCATGGCGGTGACATCGTCCTTCGAGAAGATGCACCACGGCAGGCCAAGTATCGTCATGGTCGGATGGATCTTCGGGTCCCAATAGTCGAACGTGATGAAAAGCCGGCCCGACTCCCTCAATAATCTCGCACTCTCCCTGAAGAAATCCGGTACGTTGACCCCGTGCTCGATGACGGACAGGCACGTGATGCAGTCGAATGAGCGGCTCTCGAGTTCCGTCTCGGTCAGGCTCCCGACAAGATGAACGGCGCCAGGAGGCTCCTGAGACGGAATGAGGTCTATGCCGATCTTCTTACCGGCGAGCTTCCTCTTCACGCAGTTGGCCAGGACCATGGACCCGTTACAGCCCATGTCAATCACGTCTCCGGCCAGCCGTGGAATGACAAGGGACAAGTCCCAGTTCTTAGGGACGCAGGGGTGCGGGATGATGCCCTCTTTTTGGACGATCGCGACGGCTGCGTCAATTTCTGCAAAGCTCTTCAGGAACATAGGGCACCTCAAATCGGACGCAGTAGTCCAGCCTTGCCATTCACGATGATCCTGTTCGGGCCGACGTCCGCCGCAAGATTGAACCTCTTCGGCAGGTTGAAGTCGTTCCTGATGTTGGCCTTCTTGATCGCCTGCTGGAACTTCTTCTGCAGTTCTTCTGAAGGGGCATTGTCAGGCAGGATGTCTACGAAGCAGGATCCCGCCTTTAGAATCCATTCTCCGTAGTCGCAGAAGCCTCGCCGGTCCAGGGCCGTCTTTAGGGCAATTTCCGGATCACGATACATATAATGCCGGTAAGCATTGTAAGTACAGAAACAACACTCCCACTGCGCGAGCCCCGACGGCCAGGTCTGCATGTACTGGTCCGGGGCGTACCGGATGCCCTCCCTGTTCTTGAACTGACGGACTTCCGGCCAGCCCGGAAACGCCGCCCACGTCACCTGTTCAACGATGGACTTCGACTTGTCGTACTTGTACGTGGCCTTCTGGGACGTGTGTAGGAAGAACGGGACGCTGGTCCACTCGACCATCTCTACGCCGTTCAGCTCCACGTCGCGGATGACGTTCCGCGGATCTACGTCGTAGAAGATCTCGTCCGAATGCAGAAGGGTGACCCAACCCTCGTACCCGTGCCGCCGCTGGAGTTCCTCCAGCAGGATGCTCCGCATTCCGTCTCCGCGGATGGCATCCTTCGGTAAGTCGGCATCCGTCGCATAGAACTCGAGGTTGGAGTACGATTTGAGGATCTTCGAGGTCTGCGAGTTGTCATCCGTGCCGTCTAACACGTAGATGGCATCGAAGAACTTGTGATTGCGCCGCATGACCTCGTCGAGGATGTCCTCATCACCCCTGACGAGCATAATGCCGTAATGCTTCATACCCTGATGGCCCAGCTGGAATCGTCGTACAGCAGGATCTGCCTACCGTTCGCGAATTCATCGACGGCCTTCCGGGTCTCCATGATGTTATAATCGTGCCCGGCCAAGAGGCCTCCCGGCTTGATCTTCTGGACCCAGATGTTGATGTCTTCTTTGACCGCGGCATATCGATGGCATCCGTCGATATAGACCATGTCCAGCGGCTCGGTAATCTTCCTGGCCGCCTCGACATTGAGCATCTTCATCTTGATCACGCTGAGACCGATCGTCCTAGCATCGAACTGAGCCTCGACGGCACGCATGTCCGAGAAATTCGCGAAGTCCCAGTTGTCGTACCCGTTGAGCCACGGATCGATGGCATAGAGCCTCGCGATGCGCCTGGTGTCCATGAAGATCTTCGTGGATTCGCCGGCATAGCTGCCGATCTCAGCGACGACTGCGCTGGTCGGCAGGAGCGCAGCCAGCTCGACGATACCGCACCCATTCGTCCGCATCCTGAAGACGGGGTGCCACTCATTGATCTTGTTGATCATCCGCGGCGGCGTGATCGCCCTAATGAGCCGCTCGCGCTCGAGTGCCATGGTGTGGTTCTGCATGAGCTGGAGGGCATTGTTCCTGAGCCTGTTCCGATATTCTTCCTTGTGGATGAATACCATGTCGTTCAGGCCCTGCGCGAGCTTCTCCTTGTCGCCGTTGACGACGACGTGAGCCGTCTCCGCATGGCGCATGAACTCGTAGCCGCCGATGCCGGGAAACCCACAGACGGCGCAGCCAGCACTCATGGCTTCCAGGGGCGGCAAGCCGATCGACTCTTCCGTGGAGATGGCCACGAAGACTTCCATTCGCTTGAGAGTCTCCGCCACAGCCTCCTCATTCATCTTGTCGATGGTGATCAGGCGCATTCCGGGCGCCAGCGATTTCCTGATGACCTCGACGTATTCCGGATTCTTGCGCGGCATGATGGCCACTGTCCCCGGGTCCTTAGGCTCCCAGTTCCAGCGGAAGCAGTCTGGAATGCCGTAGGGGATGTAGCGGGCTACGCGGCCGGCCTTGTTGCATTCGCCCAGGATTGCGAGACCGGACGTGATGAGCTCAAATTCCTGATGCTGGAGCAGGCTGAGCGCGCCGGGCGAGGCATCCTGGACGTGGAAGATCTTCTTCTGACAGGGCAGGGAAAGTACGAAGGACGCGTCCCCATGCCAGGAGAAGATGACGACGTCGTTCGGCGCGACCTGGAGAGACTCCCTGGCCACGACCTCGCAGTTGAACCTGAACCAGTCCGGCTTCGCGCCTCCGGGGGTCACGGCCGCGGCCTTATCGACCGTACTGAGATGCTCGACATAGTGGAATCCCTTCTTGATTCCGCCCCATATGCCGACTTCCGGGAAGACGTAATAATGCATAGGCCCTCACTTTTGAATGGGTTTCCATTCTCCGACGATTTCGGACTGGACCCAGGACATGCGGTGGACGGCTATTGGGACGGGCACCCAGACGAGCTCGGCGTCCTTACCCGGCCATTTGTCGATCGTTCGGCGGAAGAAATAGAAATCGCCCATATAGTCGCGTTCCGGATCCTGTTCGCAAGTCCATGCAGACAGCTGCGATTGGATGTTGGGCAGCACAACCGTCTGGGTCCCAACCTGCCCTTCCTTGAAGACCTTCTCATTCCAGATAAGGCCGACTGACCTGTGGTACATCTGGAAGACGAGTACCTTCCCAGGATTCTGTCCGGCATAGGCCCGCATGACGTTGAGCGATCCTTGTATGTATTCGTCGTCATCGTCCATGAACGCAAGCAGGCTCTTAACGGCCTTGCGCATGCCGACGTCGCGTTGGGCGTTCCCGAAGCAGCAGGTCGGGCCGTGCTCGAAATATTTAATGTCCATGTACGGCTTGAACGTCCGGCAGATATCAGCCGCGATCGGCTGAGGTCCGTCGCCCACGACGATTACCTCGTCGCCGGACTCGAAGCCTGCCAGTTGGAGGCTTTGGAGGGTGCGGGCTAGGGTCTTCCGACCGCAAGTCGGGATGATAATAGAGATGTCCATTGAATTATCTACTACGGAAAGCTTGGGCATTGGCAAGCCCACTCGATTGGAGGTCGAGAGCCGATGAGGCTTCGGGGTTCGACTCCCCGGCTTTCCGCCATAAGTATTTTATTTCTGGAGGGCAGCCGGATGACAGCTTGCCGGAACGGTCTGCTAAACCGTGCGCCCCGAAAGGGCGACTGGGGTGCAACTCCCCAGCCCTCCGCCATGAAACGCTGCATCGCATGTAGGAAATACAAAGCTCCAAGTCAATTCTATACACGCACTTCCGGCGGGAAGGTATATCTTGCTAGCTTCTGTAAGCGTTGTGATGCGAGAAGAGTTAGGAATCCAGAATACATCAAACGGAAGTATAAACGTCATGGTGAGTGGGCAAAGAGGACGCGGCTGCTGAACCAACTCCAAGACAAATGGATTTGGACTGATTCTAGGAAATCAGATAAAATCCACGGGCGAGAAAATACCATGACCCGTGATTTTATAAGGCAACTAATAAAGAAAGGTTGCTCATACTGCGGTGAAAAGACACTACGAATGACTTTAGATAGGATTGATAACGCCAGAGGCCATACAAACGACAATGTCGTCGCTGCCTGCGTACGATGCAACGACATCAGAGGAAACATGCCACACAGCGCATGGCTTTGCCTATGCCATGGCTTAAGAAGAGCAAGAAGACAAGGTTTGTTCGCCGATTGGAAGGGTAGATCGAGTGCTCGGCGATAGTCGTATGGACGAAGATCCACCAAGCCGGAGGAAACCGGCAGCACTCTCTAAGGACGCGTAGCCAAACGGCAAGGCGCCAGTCTGCAACACTGGTATTTGGTGGGTTCGAATCCCCCCGCGTCCTCCAAACTATCAACGCTGGCGTAGCATAGCTAGCAATGCATCCGCCTCGTAAGCGGAAGACCGCCGGTGCAAATCCGGCCGCCAGCTCCATTCCCCTGTCCGCCAACGGTAGGCGAGCCGGCTGTTAACCGGTCAATGGAAGTTCGAATCTTCCCGGGGGAGCCAATTTCAAGGATGTATTTAAGATATATGGCCAAAATGAAACGCTGGTTGATCGAGTTCGCCGGACAGAAACGGACGGTCTCTGGCAAGGACCTCAAGTCCGCCATCCGGGAGAGTTTCAAGAAGAAGCCACCAGAATTCCTCGGTACGCTCATTAGGGTCGTTGACAAGCAGACCAATATCGAGACCTGGATGTCAACGGATTCAGTGGTGAGAGTCATTAAATAATTGACCGACGAACGGGCAGTCTGATTTAATGGTCGTTTGGAACGGGGGAACGGAAACCTTTTACTGGAGGGTACGGCGATGACGAAGACAACGATCACGGAAGGGCTGGCGGAGATCAAGACGGACCTCAAGCGGGTCGCGTCCAAGGGGCAGTTCATCGTGGGGAACGTGGGCCGGCCCGAGAAGATCAAGGACCCGCTGGTCAAGGAAGGCGGCTCCGAAAAGGTGGTGGCCAGGGAGCGCCAGGCCCATGCCGATCTGCTGGACCGGATCGTGAAGATCCGCGGGGCCATCCAGAAGAAGAACCACGAGATCATGATCGTGAACAACGGGAAGTCCAAGTCCCTGGCGGACTGGCTGTCCTGGCGGAAAGAGGCTGCTCCGCACCTGCAGAGCCTGCTCGAGGGCCTGATGAACGCGGTGGGTCAGCTGAAGACGCAGACCCGCCGGGCGGGTGCCCGGATCGTCTCCGAGGGCGCGTCGGCCAGCCCCGAGGACATCATCTTGCACCTGAGCGAGACAGAGCTGGCCAAGGAGGTGGAGGACCTGCAGAAGACGCTGGGCGACCTGGACGGGAAGCTCAGCCTCATCAACGCGACCACGACCATCGAGATCCCCGATTAGACTTAGCCGGCTGGCGGTAAAGCGGTGTATTCCGCTGAATGGGAACAATGCGCGATAAATCGGCTAGCGCACCCAACCGCCTGCGGCTCAATTAGGAGAATTGGAGTTCGGGGCTTGGCTAGCGAAGTGGGAGAATCATGGGACAACCGAAAGGTTGAAAATCAAGAAGGTCCTTCGGGACCTCCTTTTACCATGGACTGGTGAAAACCAGTGAAAGCTGACCGCTGAAAGTGCCAAAGCTTCTTGCGTGCCCGACAGGGCCGCATTAAAGCGAAAAGCGGAAAGCTGAAAGATGCTCAAAAAGCCACCGACAATCTGACCGCCCCGGAAACGGGTGCGGGGGTCCTGACCTGTGGGACCTTCCCAGGATGGTGGCTGCAAGTGCGAGCCCCGAACTCTTCTTTTCTCTTATGAACGGTCTCGTCAAAGCAATGTTCCGGGCGATGGATGAGCCTTATGCCAAAAAGGGCTTCGACATCGCATCACACCTTCCACTTCTCTACGTTCTGGCCCAACAGACTCCGGGCCAGGTAGTCGAGCTTGGCGTCGGGAACGGCTACTCGACGATCGCCCTCCTCGCCGGATCTAGGCATAGCGCCACCAGATGCTGGATGTCAGGAAAATTTCTTGTCAGCTATGATACCGATCCGACTGCCGAAGGAAGGGCGAAAGAGATCGTCGGACCCAACACCTGGGGTTGGAAGTTCATCGTCAAGGATAGTACCGAGGCTGCTGCCGACTTCAAGGACGGAGACGTCGGTCTCCTGTTCATAGACACCCTCCACACTTACGAGAAGACGATAGAGGAACTCGAGACCTGGCTCCCGAAGATGGATCCCAACGGCATCATGTGCGGACACGACTACCTCCTTCACCTCCACGAAGAAAAGATGTGGGCCACGCTGAGCGGAGTACATATCGCAGTGGACGAGTTCGCCAAGAAGCATTCAGACAAGTTCACGCTGCAGATATTCCCCAACGACAGAGGGCTCTGGGTTTTCTGGCCCAAACCAAAAGGAGGTGTCGCGTGAAGATCGTGCCGACGGAGGACCAGATCGCGGTCCAGATCCTGGAAGTGTCCGACACGACGGAAGGCGGGATCGTGGTCCCGGCGCTGGCCGCCAAGAACCTGCCGTACCACCGGGGCAAGGTCGTGGCGATCGGACCCGGCCGCTGGCAGGATGGCGTGCTCATCAAGCCGGACGTCGAGATCGGCGACGTGGTCTTCTTCGGGAAGCGCGTGGGAGTGGAGCTCAAGGTGGGCGCCGAGGTCTTTTCCATCCTCCGCATGGGGTCTCTCCTCGCGAAGGAAGGCAAGTAAACACACCAAGCGGGGCATTCATCCCGGTGGGTGGGTGTCTCGTGTGCGCACGCGGTGGAGACGCCTGGCCCTACCCAAGGGGTGACCGACAGCGGTTGGAAGGATCGGTCGATGTCCAGGCGCAGGAAGGGCAGGGCCGGGACGCCGGCCCGCCCTCCGTGCCATCCTCAGGCACTGGGTATGGCACGGAGGGCTCGATGGCCCAAGTTCCTTATGCAGGAAAGAACTCAAGCCCCCGTTCGGTAATAGATAGCCTACGAATCCTCTAAATTCGCAGTGGAGGTGCAACTCCTCCCGGGGGCACCACTAAACTCCCGATCTCTTCTCGTTCGCCTTCCTGGCATTCGTCGCGGTGGGCACTTCCTTGAACTTTCCGCCGTTCTTCCCGCAGTACGAGCAGTGATGACGGGCATTTCCAGGCTTGACCGGCGCGAGCTCACCCGACTTGACCCTGGCATTCACCTTGTTGTGGGCCTTGTACATATCAGGGTGGGCCTTGCGCCATTTGGCCACGGATGTCAGGTTGGATTCGTTGGATCCGGAGGCTGCCCGGCCCTTCTCCTTGCGGTCTGACTTGTAGGACTTGGACCGATATGCCTTGACACGCTTGCGCTGCTCGGGCGTCATGTCGGCGTAGGATTTGGTTTCCCAGAGCATGGACAGCTTCATAAGGTAATTTTGTCCGGCCTCGTCGTCTAACGGTTCAGGACATCGCCCCCTCAAGGCGAAAATGCCGGTTCGATTCCGGTCGAGGCTACCACGGCCCGCTCGTCTAGCAGTAGGACACGACCCCTTCAAGGTCGAGACACGGGTGCGACTCCCGTGCGGGCTACCAAACCGTAGGAGGGCAAGATGGCAGATTACACTCACGCCATCGTGGATGCCATGAAGAAACGCGGCTGGAAGCCCTATCTGGACCGCTGCGGAATAGGGCATCACGCCAGGTTCGAGCTCGGGACGTGGCCTTACCCTGGCTCAAAAACTGGCATCGGCGTCGGACGAACTCAGGCAGAAGCCATCAGGAATGCGGCATTTGACGCATTGCTCGACCTGGATGGAATGAATCCTCCGGAAATCGTCGCTTATGAGAAGACCCTTAAGAAAGGAGGCCGCAGATGAAACGCGACGGTAAATGCAGATTTCAGACACGGCCCCCGAAGCTTTAACCAGATGAGCACCTGTCTTTTACACAGGGGAACCTGGCGCGCTTCCAGGCGGGGGCACTATTGCCGACCTATGTCAACAGCAGACGAACCGGTTCTTACCCGGTAGATGGGAGTGCAACTCTCCCGGTCGGCACCAGCGCCCTCGACGATGTATTTAAGCCCCCGTAGACCAACGGCAGGAGTCGCCTGTTTCAAAAACAGGAATGTGGTGGTTCGAATCCACTCGGGGGCACCATGATAAACGCACTGGATCATATCTCCCTGACCAGCCTCTGTTCGAAATGCTATACGCCCTTCGAGACGCTCGGAAAGGGGCATTGGTATCAGACATGCCACGGTTGCGGGCATTACTTCAACATCGCAGAAGCCTTCCTGGCCATCGACGTGCAACATATTAAGGCAATCAAGGAAAAGCATCGGACCATCGAAAGGTCGATCGACGTCATGAAGCGCAGATACCCGCTGGTCAGGAACGGGAAGCTGGTCAAGGGCACGGCCGGGCGGATCAAGAACCAGCGACAAAAGGAGATGAAGCCATGCTGACCAGGCGCGGACTAGCACGGCTGATATGCGGAGCGACCGCCCTTGCGACCACCGGATTCAATAAGGTCGCTGAGGCCCTGGTACCAAAGCCGGCCTCTGATGCTCTGCAGGCGGTCAACCAGCGGCGCCTTCTTCTGTACGTCAGACAGAAGATAAACGAAGCAGTAGAATGCAATCTTTTTGAACCCCTAGATCTCATAGGGCATAACAGAATCAGATACACGATTCAAAAGACCCTTGCGAATCTTGTTTCTCGGGGTCTTTTAAAAACTTCTTCAGCCGAATTGGACTTACGATCGTACACCATATACGTGCGCTTTTCCACTAACTATCAACCACCGATGGATGGTTATGCGGTAGTGGGGCCGTTCACGTCAGAACCCTGGGCAGGTGGCGCAATTCAGCAGACGCCCATGTGAGGTAACTTGGTAAACCTCACTCACTTAAAATGAGTGGCCTGCAGGTCCGAATCCTGCCATGGGCACGCCCGCGTGAAGGTAATTGGCAAACCTCGCTCATTTAGAGTGAGCGGTCTGCGGGTTCGATTCCCGCCGTGGGCACCAACCAATCAAGGACTTGTGGCGAAACGGCAACCGCGTGTGCCTCAGGAGCACATGGCAATTAGCCTTGTGGGTTCGAATCCCACCAAGTCCACCAAAGATATTTAGAAGTGGAGATATAGTCATGGCACGCGCCCGGCACGCAATGAGTCTAGACGAACTCCTGGCAAAGCTCGCCAAGAAGTACAAGAACGTCAAGTTCAAGCCGGGGTTCTTCTACAACAAGCCAGGAGACATAGTAGAGGTCTACCTCGAGAACGTGAGCTACTACGCGCAGTGGATCAACCACGACGTGACGGTCTACAAGGCCATGGACGACGACCGTATTATCGGCCTCTCGGTCCATGGAGTCAAGAAGCACATCAAGTAATGTCGAAGGACTCCTTGTGCGCATAATCGACCCTGATGGCCCGCTCTTCCAGTCTGTTCCTTCCACGGTCAAGATGGCTGTAGACATGATCGTCAGCCGGCTCACAGACGAAGATCGCAAGGCAATCCTCGCAAGCAAGAAATCATATTGCGCCCACCATACCGTCGGTCGATACCTACGGAATAGTTGGTCATTATGGGAGCCGGACACCCCGCTGAAGCGGGATGCCGTAAATTCTTATGGCATCGCTCACCCCGACGACATAAGTGGACTTATCCTGAGTTGGGTATGGGCCAGAGTACACGAACGACCATTTGATCCAGTAGAAGCAGTAAAGGTCTACCATGAACACTGGAAGAAAGCAGGCATTGACTCTCTGACCGCTGGAGGATGGCCACCAAAAAAGGCTCGGCTAGCATAACGGTAGTGCACCAGTCCGATTCCTCTGTTGAGCACCAAGCCCGCCTCGTCTATCAGAAGGACGCCAGTATCACACGCTGGAAAGAGAGGCGCGACTCCTCTGGCGGGCACCAAACATTTAACCCGGCGGGTCAGAAAGTAAGACGCCAGCCTTACAAGCTGGAAGACGCGGAGCATTACCGCGGCCGGGTACGCAGGTGTGGCGAAACTGGTAACCGCGCTAGCCCGAGGCGCTAGTGGTGGAAATCACCTTGGAGGTTCGAATCCTCTCACCTGCACATTTTTTGCTGGGGCGTGTAGCTCAACCTGGTTAGAGCAGGCGCTTTATAAGCGCCCGATGGAGGTTCAAATCCTCACGCGCCTACCACTTCATGCAAATACGTCCACGTATCTAAATAATTGACCAGCAGATAGGAATCTGGTTTAATACGTCAATCAAGGAGGAAGTATGGAACCCCAGGTCCTCGAGAAGCACTTCGGAAAGATGGGCGCCCGTATCAAGTTCGACGATCGGTTCTCCGCCCTCTCTCTGAACATCGGCCGCGACAAGGAGGGCGAGTTCTTCACCCTCCGCGGCGGACCGGACACGGATATCCGGGTCGTCAATATCCAGCCCAAGGACCGGCACCTACTCCTGGTCGCCGACGTGGACGGCAAGAAGTCCAAGTTCCTTTGCGGACACGACGAGCGCCAGTGGTTCGTGGCAGCCGTTCCCGAGCGCCGTGAGCGGGGTGCGGTAGGGGTCGTCGACGTCAAGACCGCCATGGAGGCCCTCAAGCCTCAGCCCGTCATCGAAAGACAAGTGGGCAAGGCCGTCCAGGGCCGCCGACGCCGCCGGAACGAGGCCTACGTGCGCCAGGGCGAGTGGTTCTTCGTGCCGGTTCAGATGCCCGATCCCAAGATCATCTTCCGGAACGAGCCCATCCAGCGCGGGGGCAGCAAGCCGCACAAGTGTGAGTTCCTGACCCGCTCGGGTGGGACCCAGGTCTGGGTCGGCCCCGGGCATCCCAACGGCCTTACCGACAGCGAGTTCAAGAAGCTGAACATCCCCCATCGGAACATCGGCCTCTGGCAGATCATGGTCCGGGATGCCGGGGTGTTTGTCAAGGGCAAGATCACGCACCCGGACCACGCGACGATCGTACTCAAGTGCTGGCATCGCGTCCTGGCCAACACGGAAGGCCAGGCCCGCGGGATGCGGCACGTCGCCTTCCTGGACTAGGAGGACGTCATGGGATTCGTCGTCCACTTCCAGCGGTATGCTGACCGTTCAGAAGCCGGCGAGCGAGCGCCTGGCGAATGGTCAGAAGCCGAAGGCACCTCCTTTGTGCCGGACAGCCAGATATTCTCCGACAAATATCATTGGTGCATCGAAGACGAAGTCCTTCTCGTCGTAGAGGTCAATGAGAATACCGGTAAAAGCAAGAGGATCGCAGCCTTTGCTCATTGGGACAGGGTCGTACCGACTGAGAAGACTGAGCCGTAACCGTTCCCTTCCTTTCTAGGAGTCGGCGCATGACCGGCACGGTGAAGAAGATCGTCGCGGACAAGGGCTTCGGGTTCATCAAGGCGGACGACGGGAAGGAATACTTCTTCCACCGTTCGGCCATACAGGGCGACTTCGACTCGCTCAAGGGCGGGGAGAAGGTGGAGTTCGACACCACCACGGGTCCCAAGGGCCCGCGCGCCGAGAACGTCAAGCTGGTCGCCTGAGCAAGACCTAGCTCTTTCACAAGTAGGCCTGTTGACGGCTGAGGCCCGCAGAGGGCTGAAAGTGGCATGGTGGCAAGTCATCGGACGAACCGGCTCCGTGCCGCCGCTGGGTTAAGATGGGCAAAGCCGACCGGGGCCAATGACCCGACCGTGCATCGCCTCTGGACATCCGGGATTGGGGCGAAGAAGACTGCCGGCGTAGTCGGTCACGGAAATCCCCGTCCTCCGCTGAGATGCGGACAGTCGTCAACAGGCCTACTTGAATCTCCGGGGTGTAGCTCAGCCTGGTTTAGAGCGCTTGCCTTGGGCGCAAGAGGCCGCGGGTCCGAATCCCGCCACCCCGAGAATCTTTGAAAATACGGGCCCGAAATAGAATTCGACAGTGGGAGGGAATTGGACGCCTGCGCCCCGAGGACCGCCTGACTTGGCCTCGTTAAAAATGTCGGGCAAACAACAACTGCTGCACCTGCACGCATGGCCGCCTAACGGCGACCCGTCCCGCCTGAACGACGCCGATAGTCAGTGAATTGGGACGTTAATGCCATCGGCTGGTCCTGCGGTCTGGCGAGCCAACCAGGATAAGAGACCAAATCGCCCGTCGCCAACCGGCGAGGCATGCCGCAAGTCGTAGCCGGCTCAAGACGTTAAAGCAGTACAGACAGCGGCCATGGGCGTGAAGAGGGCTTCGATGAACACCACTGCACCCGGGGGCAGTACCCGGCGGGTCCACCACTTTCCGGCGAGCGGCTGGCGGTCCTGACGCCTAAGCCCAGCTCCGACTGTGAGCCCTTCGGGGAACCAGGTCGGAGTGAGAAAGTCAGGCGCGCTGCAGCGCGACACCTCGGCGACCGCTCGCTTCAATCTTGCGGCTGTACACCGGAGTAGCGGAGGGCGGCTGGCACTCCACCAGCCGCCCGGCGGTATTCCGGAGGAAACATGCTTTGCTTCTTTTGGCATTGTTGATATTCTTGGCAGTTGATATGCTTGAAGACATAAAGAGGATACTAAGATGAGAGCCTTCTTCGCGTTCTTCTTTAAAGGATTCCTGACAGCTGCCCTAAGCATTTCCATGGTCGTCTCCTGCCTCTGGCTTCTCAAGCTCATGGCCATAAACCTCCCGGAATGGAAGGGAACGTCATTCGATTTCTTCTACGAGTACAAGATCTCCATTTGTGTTGCCCTTGCCTTGATAACCATCGGAATCTTCATCAATACCAGGGGTAGCGAAGACTGACCGAAATGAAAATTGCCGTCATAATTCCGACTCACTGCCTCCCTCCTGTCATAAAGCTCACAGTCGGCTCCTTGCTCAAAGCACATCCGACACACGATCTCAATATCCATCTCGGCGTCCATACGAACTACGACCATTATTCCAAGGACCTGAGCCTGTTCGAGGACCTGAGGAAGGTCGCCCACATTCACCTGGTGGACGAAATCGACTGGGTGGTTTACAATGCGATCGTCTACCGCTACTCGCAGATGCACGCGACGAACATCCACAACCTGCTCAAGCAGATCAAGCACTACGAATTTGATCACGTGCTGCTCCTGGACAACGACGTCCATGTCAAGGCTGACTTTATTACGGAACTGACGACGCGCTTCCCGAAGGCGGACCTCATCGGGTCCTTCTTTGACGGACGCGATGAGATCATCCCATTCAACCTTTCCGGGACCGGCGAAAAGCAGTACATGCTCCCCAAGATAGCCGTCTGGCATGTCCTGTTCTCCCGCCGGCTTTACGACAGGATTATGGAAAATCCTTCCATTATCTATCCGCGGGAGATGAGGGATGACGTCGCGGGGACCGGCAGGAACGCCTACCTCAACATCCACAAGGCCACCGAGAACCTGCCGCTCTTCGTTGATACGTTCGCGGACGTGCTCCATCATTGCAGGCACGTCTGGAAGGACATGCAGGTAGCCACGGTCCCGTATACCGAATTCGACCAGTGGGCCCACCATTTCTTCACCAGCTCCTTCAACTACGGCTGGTGGGCCATCAAGGATAAGCACGGGACGCACGTCTCCGAGATCGTTGAAATATACAACCGGGAATTCCCAAAGGGCCTAACGCATGAAGCCAGATGAAATCGAGCAGAAGGTCATCAAGATTATGTGCGATCAGTTCAACGTCCCCAAGGAGTCGGTCTCCCGCGAAAAGTCGATCGTGAACGACCTGGGAGCCGACTCTCTGGACTCCGCCGAGCTCGTGATGGAAATCGAAGACACGTTCGACGTCTCTATCGCGGATAAGGACGTCGAGAAGATCAAGACGGTCGGCGATGTCATCAAATACGTAGAGAAGAAAGCGGAGTAGGACAGATACCTCCCATTTAATCAAAGATATTTAAATGGGAGGCAGAATGATCAAGAAATGCAAGCGGTGCACAAAAGAATTCACAACGCAAAAAGCAGGGCAGAAGTTTTGTGGTACGCAATGCTCTGAAAGCTGGCAAAAGGCTAATCTTTCGAAATTTGCCAGGTACAGAGAATCTGGTTTCAAAGTTTGCAACAAATGCAAGAAACGCAAACCGTTATCGGATTTCAGAGCAAAAGGCCCCACTCGGGTCCATCCCTATTGTGCCAAGTGCTTCAACCTGTACATGTTGATAAGGTGGCATTGCAACAAAATCAGAGCAATTGCGCACCTTGGTGGCAAATGCGTCGATTGTGGGAAGTCGTTCCATCCAGCTATATTCCAATTTCATCACAGAACAAGCAAAGGGAAAGAAGCTGAATGGTCACAAATGAGGAACAAATCCTGGGATAACATTAAAAAGGAATTGGATAAATGCATTCTTCTCTGTAGCGGCTGTCATACATTAAGAGGTATTAAGCCAGAGATCTGGGCAGCGGCAATCAAGATGGCAAATACGCCCCAGTAGCTCATTTGGATAGAGCGAGAAGTTCCTAACTTCTAGGCGGCAGGTTCGAGTCCTGCCTGGGGCACAGTCACCAAACACATGTTCAGCCTGGGGTCGAGGAAAGCCGATCTCACAAACGAGCAGCTAAACAGAAGGCTGCTGGTTCGAATCCAGCCGGGGGTACTACATGAAACTGCCAAAGCGACCGAAACGAACGCCGTTCGTCTGCCTGGTCTGCATGAAGAGGCATTATCCGTTCAAGCCGGGAGAGCGCCTCTACGTGAACGACGACTGTATGGAGCACTACACGGTTACGCGGAGCGGCCGTGTCTGGTATGTCGAGGTGTGGACGTGTAAGAACGTGCGCTGGTACCCGCAACGCAAGCGGAGGACAAGCCGTGGCAGATGAAAAGCCGGTCCTAGCCGAGGATGGCGTCATGATCGGCGTGAGCGGCGTCCACCGCCTCGTCTGCCCGAAATGTCAGAAGCGCCTGGAATGGACCGAGCGCGTTGTCGGTGCGAAGTTAGATGATCTTCTGAGCCAGGACCAGAAAGATAGGCCCGCCGACATGGAACGGGCCAGCCCCAAGGAAGCAGTCTGCTGCGACACGCTATTCGTACTTGAGGCTTGGGCTCATTTCCAGGTCTCAGCCACGAAGCTCGAAGTAGAGATAGAGGATGAGGAGCCTCCGCAGTGAAAAACAACTGTCTCAAGCTGAGCGATGGGACCTGGGCCTGGGCTGGCACTCTCCTCAAGAATAACAATCCCGAAGACGGCACTGTCGTCCAAATGACAGATAAGGACCTGATCGGCGTGGTAATACGAAACGGGTCCAGCTTCAAGATTGCCACTATTGGAATCCGGCGGAAAGCCTCCAAGGCCATCGGCGGCAAATGGGTCGTGAGAAAGGTTCTTCCGTGATAGATCCCAGGCCATCCTGCTTCGGGGGTGATCTCCGAAATGAGTGTATGGCCTGCACGTTCGGCATAGAATGTGAGATAGAAGAACGGAAGAAAAAGATGCCACCCAAATGGTGCGCCTGGTGCACTTGCGAGGGACCCACGGAGGCCGAACAAAAACACTGGCCGTGCCCACTCTTCAATAACGAGATGCTATGTGAGATCTGCTGCGAATACGACAAAAGGGCTGTCAACCTGAAGACAAGCAGGCTTGAGATAGGCGAGAAGACTGACAAGACGGACGAGCAGGTCAAACAAACCTGCAAGGATTGTCCTCACTCACGCCCTAGAGCCAGCCAGCGATCTGGGTGAACAGATCGTTGTAATCGTGGTCGCTCCGGAGGGCGGCGTTGATCTTCAGGAAGTCGGCGAGGCTGGCACCGACGATCTGGGGATAAGGGTGGTCGCTGTCCCCGTTGATGCCGAGCTCGTAAACTCCGCCATTCGTAACAGTTGCGGAGAACCTGAAGACGAGGCTGGAAATGTTGACATATCTCCACGAGGTGGCGGAATACCCCAGGGCCGCCAGAAGATACCTGAAGGATTGGACGTTCTTGAAGGCGCTGAAATCGGGCCGATTGGCGCCAATAAACCTATAGTCCCTCTCCTCGCCGGTCACCGGATCGATGAACTTGGGCGGGTCGTTGAAGTCCTTGATGACGCAGAAGCCGCGGGATGCATAGCCAGGAAATGACGCCACGACGGAGAGCGACCAGACTTGCTTGGCTTCTAACATTGGGGTTCCTTTCAAACCAACGTATTTTTGAGTCCCCGTGGTGTAGCAGATGCACGCCAGTCTCCGAAGCTGGAAGGCCAGGCGCGACCCCTGGCGGGGACACCAGCCCCCGTAGCGTAAAAGATAGCGCACCAGCCTTCGAAGCTGGGAGTGGAGGTGCAAGTCCTCCCGGGGGTACCAGACCTTCTAGGAGGTGGGCTGCGAGACGGTGATCTGCCAGTATCAGTGCATCCTCAACGGGGGAGATGGATAGGGCAGACCCGGGGCGTAAGAGCCTAAGCAGCCGACCCTCTTGGAGGCCTCATTTGAACTTCTCGATCATCATTCCCACTTGCGGCCGGAAGACTCTGGCCCGTACGCTCCGGAGCATCCAGCTTGCTGGATTCCAGGAAGGCGATGAGGTGATCGTCGTGGGGGATGGACCACAACCTATCGCGGCGGAGATCTGCAAGCGCTTCCAGCCGTTCATGGACGTCAAGTACCTCGAGCATGGTCCGACTCACTGCTTCGGGAACGCCCAGCGCGACTTCGGGATGCGCACGGCCACCAAGGACATGCTCGCATTCATGGATGATGACGATGAATACGTAGCGGGGTGCTTGGCCGTCATGCGACAATTCGCCGTAGAGAATCCTGGAAAGGTGCTCATCTTCCAAATGTATCATAGGTCGGTAGGGGTCATCTGGAAGGAAAAGGTCCTCAGGGAGGGGGAAGTCGGGACGCAGACAGTCGTGCTCCCCAACGTACAGGAGCGATTGAGCCAATGGACCTGTGAGCAGATTCCTGAACGCGACTATATGGGAGATTATTATTTCTTCCGCCGGACTGTCGATAACTGGCCAGAGAAAGATGCCGGCATCGTCTGGGTAAAATTTCCGGTGGCCGTCCACCACATGTCTTGGGTCCAGTCAGAAAGCGCTGGAGAATGGGAACCCGTAAAGTGAAAGACACCACGGTCCGTCGCGAATCTCATCACGATCGTCCAAATTCGCAGCGGCATTACCGATACCATCAGATGAAGGATGGAATCAGCAATAGTTGCAGGGAGAATAGGCATACGGGGTGTTATTCGTTGAACTGCAAGTGCAAGTGCCACCCGACCTCGCTTACTCGTTCTGGGCTTTTGAGGTGACTTATGACAGCCGTCGCAGCGCTCAACCAGCCCGTGCTGGTCCTGAACAAGAACTGGCAAGCCATCCAGACCACGCCGGTGCATAACGCATTCGCTCTGGTCATGAAGGGCCATGCCGTCATCATCGATCCGGCGACCTATGAGGAGCACAACCTCCTGACCTGGATCGACGTATCCAAGGCCAGGGAAGCCATGGAAGGCGTCGTGATCCGGACTCCCCGGCTCAGCCTAATCGTGCCCGAGGTCATCCGGCTCAATGGATATGGCGGGCAGGGCGAGCGCGCAGTGGTGTTCTCCAGGCGGAACGTCTTCAAAAGGGACAAGTACACCTGTCAGTACTGCAACGCCCAGCCTGGGCCAGAAGAGCTGACGATCGACCACGTTCTGCCCAAGTCCAAGGGCGGAATAAGCGAGTGGACGAACTGCGTCCTGGCCTGTCTCAAGTGCAATGCCAGGAAGGCTGACAGGACTCCCCAGGGAGCCAAGATGGTGCTCAGGAAGCAGCCCAAGAAGCCCAGCTGGGTCGCCCTCTCGCACCTGCCCAAGGGCGGGCGCAAGATCTCCTGGGACCAGTTTATCTCGAAAGCTTACTGGGAAGTCGCTCTCGAGGAATAGGTGCCCGGATATGGGACGACCCCGTCGGGATGACCGGCGGGGTCGTTTTGTATTAAGCAATCTGGCCAAAGCTTCCCGCGCCACATCCACCCCCGAGTGGCGCGTTTTGGAACGTCCATTTTGCCACCCGGATGGCATCACTGTCTCCCGTTGCCTTGCTCGGGTCATCGCTCAATTTGCAAACGGGGGCATTGTTCATCCCGCGCATCTTAATGACCATATTGAGCGCGGGGCTCCCCCCGAAGTCATTGGTGAAATTGGTGCCGATCCCGAAAGAACATCGAATCTTACCCTTGCAGGCAGCAGCGATACGGCAGGCAAGTTCCGGATTTAGGCTGTCACTGAACACGATGGTCTTCGTCATCGGATCAATTCCGAGCAGATTATAGTGCTGGACCACCTTATCGATGAAAGCGAACGGGTCGCCGCTGTCCTGCCTTACGCCGTCAAATAGCTTCGCCAGATAAATATCGAAATCCTTGAAGAACGCGTCAGTCCCGTAAGTGTCCGTCAGCGCGATGCCCAGGCTGCCGCGGTAGACCTTGGTCCATGCATCCATGGCGAACCTATTGGCATTGCGAAGGCCTTGCAGGACGCTATGGGCCATGATCCACTCATGGGCCATGGTACCGACCGCCCTTGCATTATATTTCTGGGCCAGGTAGACGTTGCTCGTGCCGACGAAGCCGGACCTGCCAACGAGGCCCTCAACAACGGTCCGCTGCGCCTCAAAGCTCCGCCTGCGCCTCGTGCCGAAGTCCGCAAACAGGCAACCATGGTTACTGAGCTGTTGCCGCTTCTGCTCGATCCTATATTCCTGCACGTCCATGTTCCATTTCGTATCGATCATTCGGAAATAGAGCTCGCTAATGATGGCCAGGAGCTTGACCTCCCAGAGGATAGTAGACCACCAGCGGCCCTTTATCATGACGCTCAGGTTGTTGTCCGGCTCCGTCAAATGGACAACGACCTCACTGGGATTGTATCTGTAGGATGCCAGGAAGTACTTGTACCAGGGCTTGAAAAAGGACTGCGAGAGCGCGTTGATTTCCGCCTGGGTCACTTTGAGATTCTCCATCTCGGAGATCTCAAACCTGAGTGCATTCAGGAAATCTCCGCCGAGAACGCCATCGAACCTCTGGGTACCTCTGTTCGTGAAGGTGTACGTGGCGATGGCGTCAGGATAGAGCTCCAGGACCGCCTGTTGCATCGTGAACTTGTAGAGGTCGTCATCGAGCATCGATTTGATGATCATCTCTGCCTCCATGATGATTCCATACACATTATACTACAGGAGCACCAGGTGGTCAACTATTTGGCCGGATATGGAACGACCCCGTCGGGATAACCAACGGGGTCGTTTTGTATTTAGCCATAACGGCGACGACGGGCGATGCAGAAGTGGCCGTCTTTCGTCATGTCCTGCGTCCACTTCGTGTAGAATTTCCCGGCCGCGTCGATTTCCATTTCCGCGCCCGCCGTCCCCCACACCGCCGCAGCCTGCAAGGAGGCGAAATCCTGCTGGGACAGGATCATCACATTCAGGAGCCCGGCTGTCACGGCCAGGGTGTTCACACCATCGGGCTTGTAGGTCCCGTAGACATTCGGGGCGATGTAAAACGACGTGATGGAGGCCGCCACCGTAGGGTCGGGAGTGGCAGCCGTGACAAGTCTATTCAGGGTGAGATACTCGTACGCGGGATCATAGACGATCCCCGTGTCAACGTAGGCGCCGTCGCTGGCGGTGGTCGCCGCCACCTTCCGTGTGTAGAGCACCTCCCATGCGCCAACTGCTGGTACGGCATCTCCAGTAGCCAGGCTGGCATAGAACTCGTTCAGGTAGGTAACGAGATCTACCATGTTCGAGATGCTGGTCGGAATCTGCGGGACTGGCATGATTACCTCAAGTCGATCTTATTGAGAGTCTTCGGTACAATCTTCGACGTAGGCCCGCTCCACATCAGGAACCGCTTGATCCCGTCATTGATGCCCTGGAACAGGGACATGAGCATCATCCGCTGGTCCGACGTCAGCTTATCCGTCGGGTTGGGCGGGAACTGGACCAGGTGCGTTACCTCACTGACGGCTAGCTGGATAATGGCCTTGAGAGTCGGATCGATCTTGTCACCAAGCTTGAGAACCGCCTCGTTGACCGCGGCCACAGTCAGTTTGTCAAGCGGCGTCCCAGCGATGAATGGAAGAATGGCCGTACCAATCACATCCTGGGCGATGTTGCTGGCCTGCTTCGTCTTCTCCCAGCTGGCCTGGTCCTTGGACAGCAGCATCAGGCCGACGTTCATCGTATTCGAGGAGATCTGGAGGATGGCCTCCTCAGCCACTTCCGGATCGATCGAGATCGACCTGCAGCCGACGGATATGAATGGCAACGCACATAGTGTCAGGATCGCAAGCGTCTTCATGCTACCTCCTAGACTGGATTACCGACATCAATGTGGTCCAGATAAGCCATGTCAGCGCAGTGCAGGCCAGCCTGCCAGTAGGTTCCCGTCGGACCAGGGTAGGCCCAGCCAGTCCAGATAACGTCCCAGTTCTGCATGCGGTTCTTGAGGCATTCGATTACCAAGACCCAGACGCACAGCTGACTATCCCAGTAGATCGTAGCCCTGACCAGGCCCGGGGTCCCACCCACGTTGACGTAACCAAAGTAGGAACAGTCTCCCGTCGGCTCGAGCGTCGCCAGTGCCGTACCGCCGCTGGCGCCCATGCAGTCGCATGGAGTAGTACCGCCGAAGAAAGGCATGTCCCAAACGACCGTCAGGACGCCCTTCGGGCACCGCGGAGTGTCGCAAGGACCTGGCGGCGTGTAGGGATCATCAGGATCGTACGGCGTAGGAGTATACCCAGGATCGTATGGCGGAACGTCTTCACGCGGCGGATAAGGCGGAGTATGCTCCTTCAAGATCTCGGAAATGTCATTCGCCGGAATGAGCTCACAGCATTCAGTGTATCCCGGAGCCGTCTCCAGGAATGCCTGGCTGCGCCGGATAGCGCTTGCCCGGGTTACGTTCGTAAGGTTCTTGAAGAAGATGCCCGGAATCGCCTCGGCCACGTGCAGGGGGATCTTGCTTGGCCCGTAGTCCGGCATTATGACATAATCGTTGATGATCGGGAAATTACGGGTGATGGTAATGTCCAGCATCTTCGTCTCCTTGGCAAGATCCTATTGATCTTTGCCTCTGGAGATTTAGGGATTGCCGTGCCGGTTCATATCCTCCGCGACCATGAACGAGATAAGCTGTTCAAATGACGTCTCCGGCTCCCATCCCAGGACCTTCTTCGCCTTGGACGCATCTCCGCATAGGTCTATGACGTCGGCCGGCCGCATCAGCTCTGCATCTATCTTCACGTACTCCTTCCAATCCAGACCAGCCCTTTGGAAGGCAATCCTGCAGAAGTCCTCGACCGAACGCTGGACTCCAGTAGCGATGACATAATCGTCCGGCTTGTCTTGCTGAAGCATCATCCACATAGCCTTGACGTAGTCATTCGCATACCCCCAGTCGCGCTTGGATTGGATATTGCCCAGGCGCAGCTCCTTCTGGAGGCCAAACTTGATCCGCGCGACCGCATCCGTGATCTTCCGGGTGACGAACTCTGTTCCACGTCTAGGCGACTCGTGGTTGAAAAGAATGCCGGAACAACAGAACATTCCATAGGATTCCCGGAAATTGACAGTCGTCCAGTGGGCGGCGAGCTTCGCGATCCCGTAGGGGCTCCGAGGGTGAAAGGGCGTGTTCTCGTTCTGGGGCGGAGCTGAGATTCCGAACATCTCGCTGGTGGACGCCTGATAGAACCTGATCTTCGGGTTGATGAACCGGATCGCTTCCAGTAAGTTTATGGCGCCGATGCTGTTAACCTCGTGGGTATAGACTTTCTGGCTGAACGACGTGGCGACGAATGACTGGGCCGCCAGGTTGTAGACCTCCTGCGGATAAGAATCCTTTAGGGCATCTATCAGGGACTGCTGATCCAGCATGTCTCCGGCGTGAAGCTCGATCTTGTCGAACAGACCATCACATATACGCAGTCTCTGGAGGTTGTCCCCGCTGGTCCGTCTAACGACGCCATGGACCTCATAGCCCTTATCGAAAAGAAACTTGGCCAGGTATCCCCCGTCCTGCCCGGTAATGCCCGTGATGAGGGCGCGCTTGGTCACTTTCTCCTCCCCGCGTAAATCAGGGTCCCGTAGTGAGCATCCGGATTGCGGCCTTCCGCCCTGGGGATAGTCTTGTTGATGACCGGGACAAAGTCAATGAGGTATGGCGTTATGTCCTCGAGGAGCAAGCGGATCGGATGCCCTACGTCATGTGGGTATTTCTTTTCGTCTTCCGCATTCGAGAGGTCCTGACCCAAAATGAAGATGCCCCCAGGCTTGACCAGCCCGACTGCCTTTGCCAGACAAGCATCGGCATCCTGGACATGGTCCAATACGTTATTCATGATGACCAAGTCGAAGGACCCTGGCTGGTAAGAACAGGATTCGGCCGTATGATTGTCTACCTCGATAAGCTTGCTCTTATGTGCTATAGCAAGCCAGCAGGGCAATGTCAGATATCTACCTGCCAAAGGGTCGTTACAGACGACCCTCTTCCAGGCTCTACCTCTCATAATGACGCGAATATTCGTATAAGGCCCGCACCCAAGTTCTATAACATCGCCCAGATTCGCTGGTAAGAACCTATAGGAATCAAAATGCGCCGCCCACCAATTATTCCAGTCGTCCCCATCCGGGGTGACGCACCCGGCCCAGACATCCCCCTCCCATTTCTGGGCCTGCATCCACCTCTCCTGGGAAACCTTCTTGACGCTCATGGGTACCCCTTCCAGTATTAGACGAGGGACTATAGCCCTCCCGGAGGGCTTCCTGACGTGTTTCAGATACTGCTGAATATTTGAGTGCCAGCGGCGTGATGAGCGTTTGCGGGAATACCTACGGTGCGTCGTCTATGGCCCCTTCGGGGATTTTCATGTTCGTATTATCCTTGCCGATGGCCTCATGGGACTTTCCAGCAAGGCGCTTCGCCAGATCCTCGGGAGATAGCCTGAGGAACTCGTCCACCCGGTCAATGATGCGCATAGCCTCGCCGACGCAGGTATCTATGTCCTTGTCGACCATCTTGTTGACGCTCCCAGGCCGGCGGAGAGAGAAAAGACCGGCCAGGATAGCAGTGAGTTCCGCGCGGTCCATGAGTCTTCCTCCTATGGGTATTGAATATTAATTCCGACGATCATATTGCCGAAATGCCGGTCGATCCAGCCGATGAACGCCTGCATGATCTGCCATTGGTGCCTTTCGGCAAGGCACTGGATCTCCGCGGTCACGACCCCGCCGGCAGAACGTTCCAGCGTGATCCAGCCCCTGTACGTCTTGTGCGACCACTTGGCGCGATTGTGCCGCTTGTGCCCGGAACGGAAGAACGTACCCCTCTCCGCATCGGACAATGCGATCTCCTTGGCAATCATCTTGCCATACAGGTTCTCACCGGGCTTTGGGATGACTTGCAGGGATCTGCGCATAGTCGTCTCCTTGAATACTAGTCATTAAAAAGGTCGATGACCTTCTTCATGTTGTCCAATGCCTTCTTGGCCTCTCGCGCCGATTCATCACGTGCCCGTCGTTCCAAGGCGGCTTCCATGCGGGACATCCAATCGTGCATGGCCTTATGATCGGCGTCGTGCGTCTGGAACCATTTGCCGATGGCGATCCCGACTGGGTGCTGGGTTTTCTGGAGCTCCGCGTACATGTTCCGCAGGTTTGCCAGCGTCTGCCTCTCTTCGTTCAGCTGATCCTGCTTCTCTGCGAGCGCGTCGCGAAGGGCTTGCATGTCTCTCTTCAGCTTCGCACTCTCGACCTCGAGCTCTGCTGGAGAACGTGCTTCTATGACGGAAACGGGAGGTGGCGGAATCGCTGCGGGCTGCGGCGGCTTACCCTCGCCACAGGACGCCAACAGCGCCAATAGGAGCAATGCCTTTTTCATGAAGTCTCCCTGGGCTTGATGATCCGCTCGCGGGTGAGCCCTGCGACCGCGACGAATTTGCAATTAGGCCGCCGAAAGGCTGTCTCCGGTTTCACAGCAATATCGAGGCCGATTTGGCACGCCTCGTTATCGCTGGTGGCCATGGTGTCCATCTCTATCATGGAGACCACCCGGTAGACGCGCACGTGGCGCATTCTTTTCATGAGCATCCGTCCTCCAACGCCTTGACGGCATTCTCCTGCCAGGGGCTCGGGTCCGGACGGGGACGAATGGCTGCTGGAAGAGTGTCGGGCCTAGCGGAATAGCATCTTTGGCAGACACAGAATCCATCGATGGTGTATTTGGGGCGGACGTCGCTTTTCTTCATCCCCGGCTCGACATCCAAATCCGCTTTGTTCAACGGATTCTTGCAGGTATGGCATTTCCAGAGAGACTTAAGCGGAGGTCGGCCCCGCTTGGGTTTGCCAGTGAAGATCAGCTGCTTTTTTAATAGTTTCTTCATGTCCGCGCCTTAACGAGTTTATCCATATGGAATTCGAGGATTCTTTCTCCAACGCGTCTTTCTAACATACGCCTGCCTGCTTTGTCGGCTTCTTTTCGCGAGGCAGCTACGACACTCGTTATCCAGTAATATTCACCGTTAGTATTGCTGTAGCAGATGTCATAAGTACGCATGCAGTCCTCATGGCAGGCAGTTGCACATGTGGTTGAGTTTGCCGAGCTGCTCGAGCACCTGGGTCGTCTCCTTGCAGAGGCCCCAGGGAATCTTCTTCGCATCTAGAGCTGCGCCCAGGCGT